AAATTAAGAACATATAGATTTAACGGAACTACATGGACAACAGTTGGTAATGAATTAGCTATTTCTGGTACAATAGGTGCACCAGCTCTTTGTTCTTTGAATGGAACAGATGTTGCTTTTGTTGATAATGAAAACGACAAATTAAGAACATATAGATTAAATTTTACTATATCTAATCCTTATCGTTGGTGGTAAAATATTTTTAAATAAAAGGATAAATGAATTAAATGAAAGTACTTATTGGAACACCCTGTCATACTTGGAATCTACATACTAAATATGTAGATAGTTTAATCAATACTAAAGAGTTTTGTAGAAAAATAGGTATTGAAGTTCATCATTGTTTTCTCTGCGGTGAATCTCTTGTGCAACTTGCAAGAAATGATTTGTTTAAGATTGCATATGAAAATAATGTTGATAAATTATTTTTTATAGACGACGATATGTATTGGAATCCAGAAGATTTTGTTAAACTTCTAAATAGTGAACATCAAATTATTGCTGTTGCTGGAAGAAAGAAAACAGAAGAAGAAATTTTTGCTATTAATGTAGGTGATCATGACTTTAATGGTCAAGAAGAAGTAATTCCTGTAAAAGGTATTGGTGCAGCTTTTATGTGTTTTTCTAAAGAAGCAATTAAAAAGCTGTATGAAGATGCTCCTTTTTATCAAGGTCCAAAAGGAATTGGTAAAATGGTATTCGATATTGGTATAATAGATGGGGAACTTTATAGTGAAGATCATTTACTATGTAAAAAATGGAGAGATCTGGGCGGTCAAGTAATGGTAGATATCAATATTTCATTGGGGCATATCGGACAAAAAGACTTTATAGGAAGTGTAGGAGATTTCGTTAGAAGAAAGGTATACGAACTCAATAAAGAAAAGATAGAAAAATCGATACAAGAATAATGTAGTTTAAGACCAGTAATATATAAAAATAGGATGTTCAATAGCAACATCCTATTTTTATCACCTAAAATCTATCTTAAATTTCTTATATTTCTATAAATATATGAAATATGGAGATATTAAATGAAGTCAGCTATAGATGAAATAATAGATAATGCAATTAGTATAGCTTCTGAACAAGCTTTTCAAATAGAAGATATTCCTTGTTTTCCTCAAGAAGATAATAAATACGCTCCGCTAAGTTCCTGTTTTAATACCTCCAATGCAATGTGTATTCAATACTGTTTAACTTCTATTGGAAAATCTAAAGAAGATATTGGATGTTCTTCTGATATGCAATTAGAAGATTATATTTTTGAATTTATTAATGGATCAGAAACAACAGAATATATTAAAAGTAATACTTCTACTTTAGGGAATTTAGTAAATTCACCTAAAAGAAGAATTTATTATGATATAGAATGCTTTGTATTTAATTATTTAATGAATCCTTTAGGATTTAAAGCAGTTTTTAAAACAGATTTAACCTATGAAGAAATTTGTTCTTGGCTACTATACAAAAAGTTACCTGGAATTATTGGTGGTAATTTTAAATCTGTAAGTTCAGTAGAAGGACATATGAATTGTCTTGTTGGATATAATAAAGTAGGTTTAAAAGAATTTATTGTAAATGATCCTTATGGAAATGCACTTTCTGGGTATACAGATAAAAATGGTTCGTATAAACATTATGGGACACGATTTTATCTTGAGTACGGTTTCTATAGGGTAATTCTTCTAGAAAAGGTGATATAATTATGTTAAATAAAATAAACGATATTTTCTCTGCTATAGGTAGATTTTTACTTTCTTGTATATTTTTTATACGTAAATTTCTATTTTCTTTTATAGGAAGCGACGAAACAGGTGAAATACAACCAGTATATGTTTGGGTCACAATCCTGATGATCTTATTAATTATAACTTGGTTTGGAAGACTTTTTAACCCTACTTGGGGAAATAAAATTACAGATACTATGTTTGTAGCTCTTTTAGCTTATATCGCTATCTGGCTAAAACTTTATAATGACGATAGGAAAAATAATCCAAAATAGATTTTAAAGGAGTTATTTTATGGCAGATTTACCTAAATTACTAGCATTTCTTGAAAAAGTAAAAGTATTTTTCATAACAACTCTTCCTACATTTTTTAATACTTTTTGGGAAAAGGTGAAAACAATGGCTACATGGAAAAAAGCTCTTATTATTGTTGCTATATTATTAATTACTCATGGCGGTGTAGGTTTAGGATTATACATAATAGGAACTAAAACTTGTGAACCAGAAGGTAAACCAGATATAACACCCGGAAAACCCATACCACATACTACTATTTATAAACCTGTTGAGAAAAATTCAGTTTGTGGAAAAGTTATAGATATTGCAGTTACTATGGAAACTGAAAAGAAACTTAAAGTTATAGCAAAGGATACTTGCAAAATTACTACAGCTTTTTTTAATATAGATTTCAATTGTCCTACAAAATCTCATAATATAGGATTTGGTCCTTCAGTATTATTTGTATATGATAATACAGGACATAGATTCATGCCTCTTATTGGTGGTAAAGTAAGTTATACCCATTTCTGGGGTGCATTTGGTCTCGGCGGTGCTGTTAGTGGTTATGGTGCTTTTGATAAAACTGCTTATGCAGCTGGAATAGATTTAATGCTTAACTATAGATTCTAGTTACTAGTTGTTGAAATTTAATTTAATTATTATATTTTAAGATATCGAATATGAGCTATCATCAGAATTTGATTAATAGAGCTTTGTCTATAAATTATTCTTTTCTGGAAATTTATCATGAAGAACCAGAAATTTTAGAACTAAGAATAGACAATATGTCTATACGCCAGATTAAATCTCAAGTTAAAAAACTTAAAAATATAACTAGAGTGGGATTAGTAACAGTAGAAGCAGATGAATTTGAACAATATAAACTCATTCTTAGTTACAGCGAAAATGAAGAATTAAAATGTTCTTTAATAGATAAATCGAATAAAATCATTAAAACGCAGTATTTAAAAGATCCTATATTTGAATCTGTAATTCTTCAAGATAAAGAAAATAATATTATACACTAACTTTATTTCTAGAATAAAGTTAGTTTTATATATTATAAAGAATACCAAATGAAATGAAACTCCAACCTACTTATGATTTCTTTACATAATTTAACTTGTTTTCGGAGATATTAATGAATGATGCAATTTTGAAGCTACTTCAAGATAGATACTTTGTTGATGGTGAAAGTTCTTGGGAAGATATTTCAAAAAGAGTTAGTACAATCTATCCACCCATAGAATCGTATATAAAGGATATGTGGTTTATTCCATCTACACCTACACTTATGAATGGTGGTACTGATAAAAGATCCGGAACATTAAGTTCCTGCTTTCCCATGAATATTGAAGATTCTATTGAAGGTATATTCGATGCATTAAAAGAATGTGCTATAGTAACTAAAAGTGGGGGAGGAATTGGGCTAAACTTTTCTACATTACGTTCGTCACAAGAAATTATTAAAACTTTGGATGCAAAATCAAGCGGACCTTTAGCATTTATTGAAAATTTTAATTCTATGCTTGATAGTATTCGCCAAGGTGGTAAACGAAGAGGCGCAGGTGCTGGATTACTTTCTATTGAGCATCCAGATATATTAGAATTTATTAAGTTAAAAGATACTTTATCTAAAATAAATAGGTTAAATTTATCTATCATGATACCTTCTAGTTTTTATGAAAAATTAGAAAAAGATCCCGAAAGTATTCATAAAGTTAAATTTAAAGATAATTCATATAAAGATTTAGAAGATATTAAAGGAAACAAGGTGTCTGTAAAACAACTTTGGGATCTTATTATTTCTCAAGCATGGAAATGTGCAGAACCTGGTATTTTTAATGAAACTATAGCATTTGATAGATGTACAGTTACTCATCTTAATACGAATGTTATTATGAACCCGTGTTCAGAATATACAAATATACCTTATACCTCCTGTGCTCTAGGATCTATTAATCTAGTAAAAATGTTAGATGGAAAAAGATTTAATTGGGAACGATTTGAAGAAACAATAGTACATGCAACAAGATTTATAAATAATACGCTAGATGTTAATAATTATCCTCTCAGAAAAATACTAGAAACTACACTAAAAGTACGAGCAATAGGTATAGGTATAATGGGTCTAGCTCATGCTCTATATCTTAAGGATATTCCTTATAACTCAGAAAAAGCAAAACAATTTACTGAGGATGTTATACGATATCTTACTTTACGGTCTATGCAAGAATCAGTAAAATTAGCTAAGGAATATCGAGAATATCAGCTATCTAAGGATTCGAAATGGCAGTTTATTTCTAATAAAGCTTCTATTGGAGGATATGAAGCAATAAATATAGATTTATATATGAAAGCTAATGAAAGATTTTTCACAAAAAATTGTAGAGATATTAATATTGAAGAATTAAAAAAAGAGATTAAAGAATATGGTGTTAGAAATTCAGCTACTACTTCAATTGCACCTACCGGAAGTATTAGTTTTATAGCTAATGTCTCTGGTGGTATTGAACCAGTATTTGCTTTATCATATGCTAGAAAAATTGAAAAACTTAATAGAGAATATGAAGTTGTATATATTACAGATCCTATCTTTGAAAAATATCTAGATGAAACTTTTGATAAACAAACAAAAGAAAAGATTCTTAAAGAAATTACTGAAAATCAAGGATCCTGCCAAAAATGTAAAGATATACCTGAAGAAATAAGAAAAATATTCGTTACTGCAGGTGACTTAACACCAATAGAACATTTAGATATACTAGAAGCTGCGTGTAATCAAACTGCACTTTCAGTTTCAAAAACAGTGAATTTACCTTCTACTGCTACAAAAGAAGAAGTTGCAGAAGTATTTATAGAAGCACACAAAAGAGGAATAATAGGAGTTACTGTTTATAGAGATGGGTGTAGAGAAGGAATACTTGTTCATAATACTTCTTTAAATGGGAATGGAGATAAAATTGTAGAAAGACATGCACCCAAAAGACCTAAGAAACTCCCATGTGATGTATACAAAGTAATGTATCAAGGAAAAGCTTGGGTTGTATTTGTTGGTCTTTTGGAGAATAAACCATATGAGATTTTTGCTGGATCTTCTGAAGATGTTACTATACCAAAAAATATAACTGAAGGGTTTATTATAAAACAAAAATCAAGACATTATTCATTCGAATATGATGGTGAAATTATAGTAAGTAATATTTGTAAGACCTTTGCTAATAAAGAAAATGATGCTTTTGCTAGAACTATTTCAATGGGATTAAGGCATGGTGCTCCCATTCAATATGTAGTTGAAACTCTAAATAAAAGTGAAGGCGATATTACGCATCTTGCAAAAGTATTAGCAAGAACTCTTAAGAAATACATAGAAGATGGACAAGAAGCAGGTAAATGCCCTTCTTGCGGTAATAAACTAGCTTACAAAGAAGGCTGTATATGCTGTCCATCCTGCGGTTGGTCGAAGTGTTAAAAATACGATTTTTGCCTTAAAAATATGATATGAAACCAATAATTCATTATAGGACATGGAAGTAACAGCAGAACACTTAAAAGCAGCAGTAATAAGTTATTTTAGATTCGAGAGATTCTGGATCTCTGCTACTGAAGTTAACTACTCAGAAATGAGTGGTATTGCAGACGTGCTATGTGATACAGGTAGCGAAATTATAGAAGTAGAAACCAAAGTAGTTAAAAGTGATTTACTCGATCTAGAATTACAAAAGAAGAAACATGATTACTTTAAAAGTTTAGAAGGTGATCTAGTTGCTAAACATGTTCCTAACAAATACTATATTTGTGTTCCAAAAAACCTCGCAAGATTAGCAGAAAGATTTATACAAGATGTTAATCCTTCATATGGTTTAATGATATTTGATACTAGAGAACAAGAAATACATTCACGAATAATTGCTATTAAAAAACATCCTACTCCGCTTCATTCTGGTTATGACGATTCAGTTAGAAACTTACTAATTATGAGATTATGCAGTGAAGTTGCTAACTTTTATCTACATAAAGCCAACAGCACTTTTCAAAGATCTTTACGACATTCACAAGCAACTGATAAAGAAGGAAATGCAGGAAGAAAGAAAGGTTATCGTAGACCTTCAGGATTTCTGGATCCTTCTCTAGAGGTAACTTCGGAAGAAAATTAAAACTAATTATATAGTTTTGGGAGAATACTAAAATGAAAGTAGATACTAATCTGCTAACTATTCTGTCTGGAAAGAAAGTTAGCCAAGATAAGAGGAACAAAAATTCTAATCCTCAAGGATCTCAAAAAGAGATTACACAGGTGAAGAAAATTCGTTCTTTTTACTTTTTTTCTTTATCACTAATAACACCTAAGGTAAAGAAATTCCTAGCTTTATGTATGTCTTATATGCTAAAGCTAGAAAAAATACTGAAGGAGAGAATTATGCAAGATACGATAAAAGAATTTCTTAAAAAGAATGCTAAAGTCATGTTAGCAATTGTAGCATGCTTTATATTCTTTGGAAGTATTCTATCTCTAATCTATCTCGATTATAGAAATAATATGGGTTTTGTGTTTGAAAAAAGATTTGTTATGCTAGCTAAAAATAGAAATAGTCTAGATAAGTATAATACGTTACAACCAGATGATTTACACATTATCTGGTTTAACTCTCTAAGAGGATTCACAAAAAATCATACAACTATTCAAGCAATAGCAAAGGTATTAAATGAATTAGGTGCAAATATTGATGGTAATGATGATTCGGTAATGTTTGTTAAAAGAATCAACGCATACATCGAAGTAGGATTATCACCTTCTAGCTCTGCACCTAAACCCGGTAGTTTAATTATTTTTAGGGGGACCTGGTACGGAAAGGTACAATCCCACAGGATAGGTATTATTGAAGAAGTTACAGGTGAGTATATTAAATACATGACCTGGACTCCAGACTTGAAAACAACTTATCCTGTTGTAAGAAAAGGAGATCCTTCTATTCTAATGATATCTGAAATGAGTTATCCTATTTGGTCGGGTGTTTTATTAAAAAATGGAATTAGAATAACACGAGGTATTGGTTTATTTCATGACGGTGTTGACATGAAAATAAGCAATTTTGATAGAAGAGTTTATGCATTTGAAGGTGGTGTGGTAGTTAAAGTATTTAATAAATATAATCCCAAAACTAGATGGACAGACTGGAGAAATTCTGGTGGTAATTACTGTGTAATTCAATCCAAAATTGGTGGGAAAACCTATCTAATGAGATACCTTCATTTAGTAAATCTAAAGGTTAGACAAGGTCAAAAAGTAGCAAAAAATCAATTATTAGGTCAGTATGCAGATGTTGGATATAGTTTTGGTGCTCATTTACATTTAGATATGCACGATCTGGCACATAATCGTGTGGATCCTTTGCCTTTTCTAAATGACTATGCTTCATTTATTATTTATGGATATGAAGACGAAAGAGCTTATATTGCTACTAATATGATTTTAGATCATATAAATTAATGAAAGGAATACTAAAAAATATAGACAGTTTGGAAGAAATCGAGATAGATGTGAATTGGGAAGATTTAAAGTTACAATCAGAATTAAAAGGCCTGAAAATTTCAGGCCTAATTTTTTCTGCTTTAACTAATACCTTAATTGTTTATGGGTATAAGCAACCTAATAAAAGAGTTATTTGTAATAATTAAATAACTGATCTCTAACTTTTTTGAATATATCAGATAAATTAATAGAAGCAATAATGGAATTATATTCTTCTCGATTAGGTGCGAGTATAGGATTAGTAGAAATAAATTCTTTAAGCCAGTTATCTATATGTGTACCGATCATATAATTTAAAGCTTCTTGTGGTGTATAATCTTTATTAATTATACAATCTTCCATAGAATCTTCTATAATCCAGGTTAGAATATCCAGAATAACTTCTTCAGGATCTTCATTAGATTGTAATCTGCTTATAAGAATATTACCATAAAGATCAATATTATCTTTAATAACGTCTGCTTTTTTAACAAGAAAATTATACATAGAGGTTTTAATGCTATTTATAAAATTTTGATAATCCATAGTTATTTACTTTCTTCTATCCAAGAATCTACTAAAGCGTCTATTTCTTCATAAGAAGCTTCTTCAGATAATTCTAGTTCTGCTAGATCTTCTAGTAACATATACACCGCTTTAAATCTAGATACTAGATATTCTGGTTTGTCTGGCATTTCTAAAAGTCGAATAGCTTCTTGAATCAATTTTTGTTTATCATAACGAAATTCCGTTGGATCTTGTAAGGTATCAGTGATATTAACATAATCGTCTATTTCTAGCTTTTCATATATTCGATTTAAAATGAATTCAATAAGATAATCATCTTGCTGTTCAAGTAATTTTTGTATTTCTTGAAGAGCTTGTTGTCTAGTTAGATCTGGCATAAAACTATTCCTTGATATCTAATTTTTAAAAAAAATAATTTTTTAGAAAGAAATTTTAAGGTTTACTTATATATTATTTAACAATAGGAGTTTATATGGAATCTTCACCAATAACATTTAGTTTTTTGATAGATAAGGATTTGCAAGGTACAGACATATATTATGATATAAAATGTTTTAAAATCTTTATGAGTAAAGATTTATTTGAAATTATTACAAACATATCTAATACCACTGTAATACAAAATATATTAAAAAAATGCAAGATAATAGACTATAAACCCGGGGGGTTTATTAGCTATACGTATACACCAGTGTACACAACACCTATTATTGGTAATGTAACATCTAGTAATACTAACATAAGTGTTGGATATACAACTTCGGTTAATAACACTAACGAATCTATTAATATATCTCAGATAGATTCTGTTCCTTTTGGTTTTTCTATTTCAGATATATCCATATAATTATATGCCATTAAAAACAAAGATTGAAGTAGAAATAAAAGAAGATAAGTTTTTAGAAGGGAATCAAATTTGTGTGTTTCCGAGATATATTTTAGTTTCTTCTGAATTATACAAGATTTTAAATGTATTAGAAAATCAATACGATAAAATCAATAATTTATTAAATAAAGCAGATGAATTAAATGAAGAAGAATACTCAGTAAAAAAGATGGGGCTTCTTCCTGGTCAACAATATCCTATTAATTTAGCAAAACACGGAAGAAGAAAATCCAATTCTTATAAACGAAGAATTAATAGTTGATTTCAAACGGTAGTTGTTAAATCTGTTAACTTATCTTATTATTAATATATAAGACATTAAAGATACAATCATTATATAAAATATTATGAAACAATATACAGACGAAAAATTCATTAAATTCTGTAGAAAACTTTGTTATATATTTTCTACTTTTTTAATACTTATTTTATTAAATAATCTTTTAGATCTTAAAAAAAATTATGATGAAAAAAATCATAATAACATAAGATCTAAAAATTATTTTTCTTATATAATTAATAAAATTCCTGTAAAGAGGAGCAAATAAATGAATACTAATATTAAAAAATCTACTGTACCAAGAATAAAAAATACAGTAAAAGAAAAGAAAAATCTAGTTTTATGGTTGATTTGGATTCAATTAATTATTATTTCTATAATTTTAGGATTTATTGCAGTAAATGTTAATAAGAATAATTCTACTAATGTAGCTACTTTACAATTACAGAAAAAACTTAATGATAGATTATATGTAGATTATAATTCTAATTATGAAATGACAAGCGATGTAGATGATATTTTAGCCGATAACTTACCTAGTTCTGTAAGTACAAACAAATTTAATGAAAAACTTATTACAGGAATTAGATATATTGAAAGTTATTTAAAAATAACCAATTCCACAGAAATTACACAAAATGGTACTAAAACCATATTAAATTCAGAAAATAATTATCCAATTACATCTAAAATTCTTAATTCTTTTAAAAAATGGTTAGAACCCAAAAATGTAAATGGTTTTATATTATCTACAAAGATTGCGAACGATATTGCAGGAGAACATTACAGAGTTCAATTAGCTTGGTTTGCATATAAAAAGAAACAACAAGAAGAAGAAAAACTAAAACTTCTCAATAGTTCTGGTGAAGAAACTTCAGATATTACTCTTGGTGATAATAAAATTAGTTTTAATTATTAATTTTAAAAAAAAAATAATTGACTCTTTTAAAATATTTTATTATTTTAATTTTGAGATAAAAAATCTCATGTTGATACTTATAAAGATCAACAAAATTACTACCAAAAGGAGTAAAAATTATGACTAAACAATTAGCACGCTTATTGTCTCAAGATGCCTCGCCATTTTTTAGGGATCTGGAAGGATTTGTTAATGTAGCTTTCCCAGATTTTCTCTTTTCTGATTTTCACGATGTTGTGCATTCTCAAGGTTATCCAATAACCAATATCTATGTAAATGATAAGAAGGAGATCAAGATAGAGATTACAGTAACAGGTATGTCAAAAGATGATATTAAATTAGAGGCAGAAGATGATGGTATTATTGTAAGAGGTGAAGTTCAGGATCAGGAAGATATAGATACTTCTTGGAGACTTATTGATGGTAAAATTAAAAAGAATTCTTTTGAAAAACGTATAAAACTATCGAATAAATTAGATTATATGAAAGCACAAGCAGAAGTTAAAGATGGTTTACTTACAATTAATATACCACAAAAAGAAAAGTTTGCCACGAAGCAAATAACTATCAAGTAGAATCAAAAGCCCCTTAGAAATAAGGGGCTTTATAGTTATGTTTAATATTGTATTGGTACTAAGTTACTGGATTCATTCATATTCGGTGGTGTATCAAATTTAAACTTAATTATTTTAATTATCTTTTTTTCGGTGGTATACCATACTGCAACAAAATCAACTTTGGATACTTGTAATAAAGTAATTCTACCTTCTTTTTCTGCTTGCTCAATATCAGCACAAGAATCTTTATTAGAAATATCTTCTTGTGCTACTACAATTGAAAAGAACATACATAAACACATAATCAAAATAATGTATAATTTTTTCATATTCCCATCCAAAAGAAAATATATCCTCTACAAAAAATAAATATAAAAAAATATAAAAAATTTTAGGATCAAATTTTTGAAAGCTATAGTAAGTAAACCATCTAGTGTTTTTACCAGAAAAGGTGAATGTTTTGATATAGATAGGTATAAAAATAATATGTATATTCTAACAAGTATATACAGAAAGGATGTTATACATAATTTAAATCAGCAGACACTTGATTGGTATATAAAAAGAGGTACATTTATTATATATGATACAACAGATACTATATTAATAGATTTTTAGAATGTAAATACAACTCTAAAATTCTTCGCAAGAACAAGAAGAAATAAAATTAGTTATTTTGTAATATTCCTCTTCTTGAAAATGAATAAGAAGATTACATTTTTTACAAAGTAATCCTAACTGAGGTATTTCTCTAAAAAAATGGTATTCTGTAGGAGATACAGAACAGCCCAAAACTTTATAAATTTTCATAGAACTATTGAAATAGAAGATATACTTTATTTAAACATACAAATATTCTACAGAATTTAAGTAATAAATATTATCTAAATTAAAATACATGTTAGAATACTAAATCTAGATTATATACTTATATTATAATAAAGGATTTACTATATGAAACTATCTAACAAATGCAGAGATTGTAAATATTGTAGTTATCAATTTAAGTTTGCACACGATAATAGACCACAATTTTATTATACAGATAGATGTGAACATGAATCTAATAAATTAATTATAAAGAATGCTTTTCAAACCATAGAGAGAGGTAAACCCTGCAGGGATGTTCATGAAAATTGTATATTTTTTGAACAAGCAAAAGAATTTATAGATACCCATGGTTATAAAAGAAAAGGTATTTACAGTGAGTATCTAGAGGAGAAACATATTAAATGAGTATACCAGGTGTAGATAAGCTATTCGATAGAATCTTTGAAACAGAAAAGAAACTAGAAGCTGCAGAAAAAGATAAAGAAGTATTATTGCAAGCTCTCAAAAGTTTATTAGATACAGCTATATATAAAAGAGACGATGAATGGGTTATGACAGATTTTACTCACGATCAGTTTATTAAGTATATAACTAATATAATACAATTAATGGAAGAAAAGAAATGAAAGAGTCTAAAGGAATGATGATTCTTACTGATGTATTTGAAATACTCCTAGGGCTAACAGGACTATTAGCAGTGCTTGCTTTCCTCTTATTAGTGCTGGTGGGTCTACAGGCTGTTTTATACTAAAAGTATAGTTATTTTCTATTCAAATTCTCTGCAGTAGGCAAAAAGTAAAGAAACTCCCCAAACATTTTTCACCCCGAAATCCGTGTAAATGAAAACAAGGATATTCTCAATGAAAACAATACAACAAATAATAGAAGAAAATAATTATCTACAAGATAGTATTTTAATAGGATATAGAGGAAGTATTGCACATGGTATGTATGTTCCTAATACTGATCCAAATTCTATAGATGATAGAGATATAATGGCTGTTATTATTCCCCCTGTAGATACTTATCTAGGGTTAAAACATTTTGGTTCAAGAGGAACGAAAGAGATCTTACCTTCTGATACAAATGAATGGGATGTAGTTACGTATGAATTCATTAAATATATTAAATTATTAATCAATAGCAATCCAAATGTTCTTAGCTTATTATGGTTAGATGAAGATTTATATGTGCAAAGATCCAAAGAAGGTCAAGAGTTAATAAACAATAGAGATTTGTTTATTTCAAAAGAGATTTATAAGAGTTTTACTGGATATGCTTATGGACAATTGAAACGAATGGAACATTTCAAATTTGAGGGTTACATGGGAGAAAAGAGAAAAGCTCTTGTAACAAAACATGGATATGATTGTAAAAATGCTGCTCATTGTATTAGATTATTAAGAATGGGAATAGAATTTCTCAATGAAGGTATATTATACGTAAATAGAAAAGGGATAGATAGTGAAGAATTATTAGAGATAAAAACAGGGAAATGGACTTTAGAACAAGTTAAAAAAGAAGCAATGTATGTACTTAAAAAAGCAGAAGAAGCTTATTGTAATTCTAAACTACAAGAAAGACCAGAAGAAGAGAAGATTAATAAGCTATGTATAGAACTAATCAAATCAAAATTACATTTAAATGAGATTATAGTAATAGAATAATTATGTTAAGATACGGAAAGAAGAAAACAATATATCACATCCATTCACATGATAAATGTAAGATATGTTCTCCGGAGAATGGAGATAGGAAGAGTTGCAGAAGAGAAGGTAAAGAAGAGATAGAAAAAGAATATATTATTTACTTAGAATATAAAAAGGAGAAATAATTAGTATGAAAGAGAATTTAATATTATGCTTATTATCATTCTTAGTACAATTAGTAGATAAAATAACATTATATCCTATAAGATATATAAGAAGATATTTATTACAACTCTTAAAAAAAGAAGAAATAGGTTACGATGGTGTGACATATGATTATTGGAAATATTCGATAAATAAAAAAAATAATACAGTTATAGACTCTTTTCTTATATGTAAAAAGTGTTATGATAAAAATAAATATCTTTATAAAATAGATAAATACAGAAAGCACCCAAATTCTGTAAAATACTCCTATATTTGTAGACAATGTAAAGAAATATTTTATGAGTGATGCTCATATGTAATGTGCTTTTTTCCTTTACCAAAATAAAAAGTTTTTCAAAAAATTTTCAAAACTCACCAAAAGTCGAAAATCAATAAAAAAAAGTTCTGAGACGCGGGATAGGTTGGGCGTACCCGCGACACCCCCCACCCCCCGGCCTATGGCGGGGGGTTTTTTCAAACGTTAGTTTGTGAAATTGCTTTTTTTTTATTATATTATATATATAAAATAAATAATAAATATAAATAATAAATATTTCAAACGTTAGTTTGCGATATTAAATTATTATATTATATTATTTATATAAATTAAAAATAATAAATAATAAGGGGGCTTTAATATGAACGAGCAAACGATGAAAGTGTATTTTGGACGTGGCGAGTATGCGATAACCGGGCTGAACATCGATAAGTTTATCGCAGCGGCGAAGGGCTACAACGACGAGAATAAGTGGAAGTCTTACGTGTGGGATTATCTCGGCTTCCACTATGAGAAGGGCCAGCTTAAGAGGTATAAAGATGTGATGGCTGTCCTGAGCCAGAGCGACGACGAAAAAGCGATGGCACTCGTTGCTGAGATGGAGCGCTTCCAGGTCAAAGCTGCCGATACGCTCGAGATTCGCAAAAAGATGACCGCCGAGCAAAAAGCCGCAAAATTTGACGCAACGGTTGCCAGACTGCAGGCTGCCGGGTTCTCCGAAGAAGAAATTACAAAATTGACGAGGAACTTCTAAGGCGATTTTAAAATGCCCTGGGCTTCGGCCCGGGGCTTTTTTTTGTATCCAGGCTATTTTAAAATGCCCTGGGACCCACGTAGGTCTCGTAGGGCATTTTAAAATGGATTCACTGGAATCCAGGTCGTTGACCGAATAGGTATGAAAATCGTTCTCGGTAGACGGTCTTCGATGAATATCTATGTTTAGAAGGAGGTTTTGATATGATTTTCCTTTTTATTTTAGCAGGGGTAGCTTGCGGGACATTTATTCTCTTTCGTGCATGAAAATCGGTGCAGCTTGACCTTCATGTAATAAGGTCAAGATAAAGACCAGAACGATTGATAATCGTTCTGGCTAGACCGTCAACTGTGGCGGTCTACATTGGAGAGAGGGTAACAGAAGAAATGAAAATCTTCAACTTGGGTTTTAAAATAGGATTCTATTTTAAAATGTCTAGTTTTTATTTTTTAATATTTTTATTATATTTTAAATATAATTTAGATATTTAAAATTAAAAATGCCTTATTTATTTGTAGGGCATTTTAAAATCGTCTAATAAAGGGGGTCTTAAAATGGAAGATAAAAAGCTGTTTTGGGAATCGATCCAGTCAAATTTCGTAGATGATCACAGAAGATATTTAGATGAAGAGATAGTACGGAGAATGAATTCCGGAATGGATTTTATTAAAGCAAAGGATCTCATAAAACTGGATTCTAAAAAGAATCCCAGACGATTTGATCCTGATAAGAAAAGACATAATCCTACTTCTGATTTTAATTTCGATTATAAGTTGGAAAGATTATCTCCGCAGTTAAAAGCAGAGATTCTGGAGAAAAGAGAAAGAGCAGCGCAAAATGCAGGTTCTGGGCATCGCAGAGGTCCTTCTCTGGAAACGATTATCAAAAGAGAGATGATGAAAAAGAGATTAGTCGCTGCCGGAATAGACGATGCAACAGCCGAAAAGATGTCAAAAACAATAAAATAAGGGGGAAAATGAAATGAATCCCAATCCTATTAAGATCATCGACTTTATTAAACGGCCCGGAGAATCAAAACTCCGGACCTGGTTGTTTCTGGGCTGTATAATGTATGCGATTAAGAAAGGTATCCTGGAAGATGCAGAATGGACAGGTCTTCTCGGAGAACCTATTATAAATGAACTTAAAAAGATGATCAAGGAGGAGAAGTAAATGCCTGAAGAAACCAGAGTAACTGCACAAGATGTACTCAGGTTGATTGAAGAGGAGGAGAAAGCTCAAAGAGATTTCTTCGAGGAAGCAAAGAGATTAGGAGATTATCAAAAGACAGAACAAGTAATGATCAGTCTTTTGGATCTCATAGAATTAAAAGAGATTACTAATAAGATTCTCAAAGGAGAATAAGATGTGGTATTTATGGCTACTTCTTCTCATTCCTTTAGGAATGATGATAATAGGAATAATTGCTTTTCTCAAGTGGCTTTGGTCTTAAAGAATGAAAAGCGTTCCGGCTAGACCGTCATGTAAGGAGGTCTAGTTGGAAGGCCGATTTTATCAATTATTTTATTTTATCTAGTTTTTATTTTTTAAGTTTTTTATTATATTTATTATATAAATTAAAATTGCAAATAATTTTGCAAAAAAACATCATTAAATAGGAGGTCTTAAAGACCATGGCAGACAAACTTCAAACGATCACAGTTTTCACGGGCACGAAATCGGACAACATCAACTCGTCTAACATCGATGGTTTCCTGAAAGCCGCCAAAGCCTACAACGAAGAAAAGAAGTGGGCCTGGAGGATGTACACCCTCGGCGTCAACAACGACGGAAAGATCCGGCGCGATGCATACGAGAAGGTGAAGCGCGAGCTGATCGAAGCCGAAGACGAAAAAGCCCTGGAACTCGCTGAAGAGATGTCCAAGTTCGTCGAGCTGAAAGCGGAAGATGTCGTCCGCAACGCCAGGCCCAATCCGGCAGAAAGAGCTGCGAAGCAAGCCGAAGCCCGGACCAAGCTCGAAGCAATGGGCACTTTCACGAAGGCCGAGATCGACAAAATGGTCTCCGCTGTCCGCTAACCGCCTATGAGTTCCGTTCCAGTTTTACCTAGTGGCTGATCTGATAAAAAGGGTCAGCCACTAGTTCTTTGTCCCGGTAGCTCAGTGGATAGAGCAACTGCCTTCTAAGCAGTCGGTCGAAGGTCCGATTCCTTCTCGGGACGAATGCTTTAACCCCCTTAAATACTCCATGTGAGCTCCTTACTAGGATGATAGCGTAATTCTTAGTAAGGAGCAACTTTTTTTGAATCAAAACTTCTGAAAAGGAGAAAGATATAAATGAAAGCAACAAAACAAGACATACAAATACTAAGGTCAAGTCTTAAAGAAGTAGAGAATCGTCTTCTTCATAAACTTTCAAAGAAGCAGATTACTCTAGAATTCTTCAAAGAACAATGGAAAGTAGTAGAAGAGACGAGAGAGATGATCAAGAAGATAGAAGCAAAACTTATAGTATCTATTCATTAAAAAATGGCGGTTCTTGCCCAGTCAAAGTATAACCATTTTATCTTTTAAAAATCATAGAAAAAGGACCGAAAACATATGAAATTCGGTCCTGGTGGAAGGTCAAGAAGAAGAGAAAATGGCGGTTCTTGCCCATGAATCATTCAACGCTTTTTTAATAACGTGCAGAAATAAGGAGATTATAATGAGAATCAAGATATACAGAAGTATTATAATCATCTTTCTTCTTGTTTTTAGTATAGGAAATCTAATTAGTACTACTATAACTATTGAAGGAAGAAGGACACTATTCATCGTAGAAGCAATTCTCCTTGTAGGATTCATGATTCTCGATAGTCTTGATAAGATGAATGAGTAAATTCGGATAGATGGTAATAATTTGTAAAGTTTTAATGTTGTAGGGCATGCGGGAGACGGCGCATCTACGCCCAAATCGCGTAAATCTACTCATTAATCTTAATCAAGTTATATATTATAAATCAAACTTACTTTGTTCTATATCTAACACATAGAAGGTGAATAATGCATCTTAACTATGATGAATATAAGTATAAAGCTTTTAGAACTGGTGATCTTGTTAAGATAACTTCTTTATCACAAGCTACTCTTTGGGAATGTGATAAATCTAAAAGAAATACTTCTCTTCCTAAGATAAATGATATTGGTTACATTAAATCTGTTGATTTAAGTTCTGAACCTTATACAATCTATACTTTATCTATTGGTGATTATAGGGATACTTATCATTCCACTTGCTTTGAGTTAATAAAAGCTACCCCTAGAAATACTTTTTCTTTTGTTCAGAGGGAATATGTAGATTTTCTTAATTATATATTCTCACAATATTTGCTATCAATTAAATCTTCTAATATAGAAAATGCTTTACTACTCAAATCTGGTCTAGAATTATTAGGTGCTTTTATTGAAGAGTAATTAAGGAGATTCTTAGTACTATGTCTACTAAATTTTGTTCTAATTGTAATCAAAGAGTTCATCCTCATAGAAAGATTGGAATAGGTACTCTTATTCTCTGTCTCTTTACTTCTGGTGTTTGGATTCTTATCATTCCTTTCTATTCTAAAAGATGTCCTATCTGTCATGGTACTAACTTATGCAAATAAGATTCACTAAATGTATTGAAGGTAATTCAATATGATCTATCTCATTGGTATTCTCTTTTGTTCTATTCTTATCATTATCTTTACTCTTAAGTCTGCTCATATATCTACTTACATTAAGTAAAAGGAATTATATTATGATTACAGAATTTGTAGCAGGTAAATATTACAGATGCTCTCTTTCTAAAAGACCTAGTGCATGGAACGATGATGGTGAAATGGATTTCATGTTAGATGGTAACTGGCATAAATGTAAGAACGCATCTGCTGCAGATGCTTCTTTTTATGATAGTCCTGATCCGGAATATATGTGGGCATGGGGTGATCTTGATTACTTCGGAGAGAGAAATTATCTTAATCTTGAAGATGAGTTAAATGTTTTGCTTAAGCATCATACTCCTGAAGAACTTATCAAATCAATTTTAATTCTAGCTAAAAAGAGGTAATTACTTATGATTTCAAAAGAAAAGAAAATAGAAACGCTTAAAAATATCATTAAGCAAAAGGGTGCATGTCTCGGTATTGATTGTTTCCACTGTTTTCCTGCTCTATTCAATGAGGATCGTCCTGGTCCTTGTAAAGAAAAGTATCATTCTCGTAGGCTGGAATTAGCTGAGAAGAGATTAGCTGAACTCACTGGTTCTATCTCTTTTGATAATGAGGAAGCACCTATCATTCTTAATCAATCTATCTAAAAGAGAAATACTATGAGGAATACTTATTACTTTATCACCTGCAATAAAGGATACTTTTGCAAGAACTTTGATGTTGAGAATCCCGATACTGCTTATTCTTTCAAGAAGAGAGATGCTTATATTCTTTCTTCTTCTAAGCTTAAGAAGTTAGAAACTATATTAGGATGTTCCTTTGATGAACACCTTGGTAAAGCTTTTAAACTCAAGAAGTTATCTATTATTGATACTATTCTTTATATCTAAAGGAATATGCTATATGCTTTCAAAAGAAGAGAAGATAGAAATACTTACAAAGTTTATCATACAAGAGGGTGATTGTAGAAACATTAGCTGCACTCATTGTCTTGCTGCTTTATTTGATAGACCTTTATGTGAATGTATTGCAAAAGATCGACGTTCTAGATTGCATACTGCAAAAAGAAGATTAGCTGAACTTGCTAGTTCTTCTGTTGGTATATGTATCCTTGCTGATGCAGATCAGATAATTCTTAATCAATCTAACTAAAAGATAAATATTATGAAAATACAATTTAATAAACCTTATCGTATTGAAGCTGAGGTAGTTTGTGGGGTATGGAAAGTTAGTGCTACAACGCAAACTGTAAATGATAAGGAATGGTTCTTACTTAGATTTACACCCGAGGATATAAGAATAACTTTTGCATTTACTGCTGGTCCTGAATATCTAAGAAAATGGCTTAGAGAAGGAATCATAACTATTATACCATGAAGAAGGATGAGCAACAAATTCTTTCTAAATCAAGTTACCTTGAAAATAACTATAAGTATATAGACTTTCTATTGTCTTTATCTTATCTAAAGATTGGTCTTTTATACTACTATACAAAAGGAGTGCTTTATGAAGTTTACTTTATCTATTCTTTCTCTCATGCTTTTGATGAATCTGAGTTTTCTTTTCTTTGCCTGCGATGCAGAGGAGAAGCAAGTGCTTCTTCCAATCATTCAGATGGAGCAATGTAAAGCAACAAAGATTCAGGATGGTTATACTCTCAAGTGCGGGGATCAGACGGTTACTATTTATAACGGAGAAGATGGTCAGGATGGAGAAGATGGTAATGATGCTTCCATAGAGGTTATTCATGTCTGCGGTAATACAGATGGAGAAGTGCTTATTCGATTGCCTGATAGTACTCTTGTTGCTTATTATAAGAGTGATTGCCTCGGTACCCAAGAATATCTTAAAGTACTTACTCCTGGAGATTACACATCTTCGGATAAGTATCATTGTCACTTTGCTGTCGATGAGAACAATAATATTACTTATAAGTAATTTAACTATGTACTCTCTATCTTATATAGTGAGTACATACTTAATTCACTTATAGTAACCAAAGGATGCTATGATAATAAAATTTACAAAAACTTTTCGGGATGAAGATGGAGTTCAAAGAACAGAGTATGCAAATAAGCAGATTTTGCTCTGGAAGAATCATAGAAACTACATGACGCACAGAGAACGTTCTATGCAATCTAATATGCTTGTGGTTTCAAGGGTTGGAGGGCGTGATGGTTATTTTCTATCTAAGGAGAAATTTAGAAAGTTTCTTTTAGATGGTACTATCAAAATAGTTGATCCAAAGGAGATTTAAATTATGTCTATTCAAGTAAGAGATATTCTTAATGACTTCATTGCTGATAAACTTACTTATCCTGAAGCTAAAGATAAGATAACTATACTTTATCAAAATGGTTATCTTGGTAAGTCTGCATATGAGCAGTATATGGGTACTCTCTATGATATTAATATGGTTATGTAATTTAATTAAGAATAGGAGGAATGTAAATGGAAAAGAATCTAACTCTTATTAATATTGGTACAGTATCTATTACTACTGGTACAGAAGGTCCTAAGCATGATCCTTATGGATATACAGAATATTCTTTTACTCATAAAGGAGAAGACATTGTAATTCATCTCGGCCTCAGAGAAGAGATGATTATTGGTTCTTCAAAGACATATGGTTATGATAATATTACTATTGCTTTTGCTGATAGGTTTAATCATACCATTACTCTTTCTGAGTTTCTTTCTGAAGTAGATGAAACCATGCATACTCCTCCTTCTTGTGAATGTGGTTGCCAAGAAGGAGAATGGGTTTCTGGTTTTCCTGGAGAACATCTTTACATTTGTTCTAAGTGTAAGAATGTTCTTGATTCAGAGTTTCATGAAAGCGAAATAATCTGAAAGAAATTCGGTCACACTGAAAAACTGAAAGAAGGATGAAAACAATGGCAAAGAGAAAGAAGGTTTTTAAACTTACTATACAAGACGAAAAAGAATTTAATAAAGCAAGATCTATGCTATTCGATGTATGCGATGTTGATCAGCTGTATGATGATGAAGTTATACAAGAGTTATTATTTTTTGAATCATCCTATGACACTGCTGATCTTCGAGATACTAAAGTTGAGAAAATAATGACTAAGAAAGAATATGATGCTCTCGAGCTTATATATAACATTGCTTATGGTGCAAGAGGTTCTCGAGTTTCTAAAGAAGAAGAAAAGAAGTTTAAGACATGCAGAAGGGTTTTAACTCGAATATTCAAAGAAATACAATAAGGAGTTTTAATATGCTTACTAAAAAACAGAAAGAGATACTTGATGAGATAGTAGAGAAAAACTCATGCAATTATATCGGTTGTGGAAACTGCTATAATGCTTTCGGAGAAGGGGAGAAGAAGCTTTGTTATGATATAGGACATAGTAAAATATTAGTTGAAAAAGCTAAGAAGCTTTTATCTAATTCAATGCTTACTTCCTCAGATGAGGAACAAATTATTCTAAATCAAACTAACTAGACAAAGGATGTTAATCATGTCTTCAAGAAATAGAAGAGTAACAAGTCCAAGAGAAATAACTGATCCAAAAGAAATACTTTTAACTATCATAGATCTAGGTGGGTCATGTACATACTGTTCTTGTAAAGTTTGTGAAAAAATGTTTAAGTATAAGGGTCATAAGATATGTATGGGATATGACATAACAGCTGAGGATAAAGTGCGTCTAGCAAAACAGTTTTTAAAAGAGAATGTGTTTCTTTTTGTTAATGATGAAGAACAAATTGTTTTAAACCAAAATAGCTAGAAAATAACTATAAGTATATATAGGAGAATCAAATGATTACTTTCCATGTTATAGATAAGCTTACAGGAAAAGAAGCAGATACTTATGAGATAGCTCTTAAAGAAGAATGGGCAAAGAATCTTATTTATTGTGACATGGAAGGGTTTGCTTTACAAGAAGATGGTTCTCTTATTCTTGTTGATGAATGTGGCACTTTTGCTTATTGTCCAGAAGATAGATTTGAAGTAATACTTACTTCTCAATCGGTATGCTAACTATGAGAGTAAAAGGGAATAAAGACAATAGATTAATAACTTGCACTTCACACGGTTCATTTAAAATGCACGGTGAGGAAGGAACTATTAGGATTTCAAGCTTTAATGAGGTTCACATAGCAACACCTACAACTATATATCGTATGCGTAAAGATGAATTCAGAAAAGCATTAAGAGAACAATCTCTTATAATAATACAGGAAGATGAAAGTATATAATACAATTGGTGAAATCTATTCTGAATGTGGTTCCTTTGCTAGGCAGCCAGGTACTATATTTAGAGTTGAATATTTTTATCAGACTTCACCGGCACCACATTTAACAGGAAAACATAAACGAATTAGTTTGTGTGAAGAAGGTGAACATGGTGATACGGGTTGGTTAATTTTGCCAGAAGAATTTAAAAGATATATTCTTGATGGAACTTTAGTTATTATAACAAAAGGAGAATAGATATGATAGTAACTGATGCTATTAATAAACTTGAAAGTATTTCCAACAAATGTATTCTGGTTTCTCCAGGTATGACAGTTAACGATTGGTTAAAGATGCTTCGTCGCCTTCGTGGAGAACTGAGCTTTAAAGATGTATTTCATAATCAATACTACCAAGCATATGAAGACAGAATCGAAAAGATGTTTCGTGATGAGTTGTGTAAGGAGGAATAACATGCAACGTAGAGATTGGACATATAGCAAAATAGGTGATTTAGAAGAATGGGATAATGGGTTATTCACTATCTCCCATATAGAAAATTCTCTTTTTTATAACATCGCTTGTTATAAAGGGGATACAAAAGAAATACAATCTGCTTTAACTCTTTCTGCTGCAAAGAGAAAAGCAACTATCTGGAGAAAGGAGTTAGAATTATGAAAGAAACTAAACAATGTATAGATTGCGTTCATGTCTTTGTTCCATACGAGGAAGGAATCTGCAAATCTTGTGGCGACGAAGAAGAGTATAAAAACTTTCAACCGAGAGAAAAGAGTTCTGAATCTGCTTCAATGAGATTGCATACTGCCACAAAGACTCTTACAGATGAGTTTGCGATGCATTGTAACTTTCCTATGGAAGATATTCTTGCAATTTTTAAAATTGAGTATGGAATAGAAAAACCTACTATAAATCAAGTGCTTGAATTTCGTTCGCATTTGAAGTTTATGGAAGCAGAATTCATGATGCAAGCTCGAGAAGGAAAAGAATTATCTTTCTCTAAACAAGGAAAAGAATAATGAAGATTATTATTAAAGATACAGAATTTGAATCAATATTCGGTGACTTCTCAATAGAAGGTTACTATAAAGAAGGAACACTAGTTACTATTGGAAAGGAGTATTCAGAAAGCACAAAATGCGATATAGTAACATTACATATTCCGATAGAATATGGTAAATATGGTAATTTTCGTGTAAAGTATTTTACTAAAGAAGAGTTTCGTTCTTATCTTAGAAAAGGAATTTTTGTTATTGTGAGTGAGTAAATGAAAGTAAAACGAACTACAGATTTTTTTAGATCTTATCATGGTGATTTTGTCTATGATAAAGATGATCCTGAAGTTTTGGAAGTTAAAAAGGATACTCTTTTATCTGGAAAAAATATTCGTCTATATACTGATACAGATTATTACACCATAACAGCAGAAGAATTTCGTTATTATCTACGAACAGGTGATTTAATTATTCTAGACGAAAAAGGAAGTGAAGTATGAATTCAATACCAATTGTATTTCTTATATTATGTGGGGCACTTTGTATCTTTTTTTCTGGATACTATCTTGGATTTAAAGATAGAGAAAGAATTAACAAAAGAGATAAAAAGGAGAAATCAAAATGATTATTCTTCAAATATTTTTTATTGTTTTTCTTGCTTCAGGTTTTACCTGGATATTTACTAAAGGATAGTTATACTATTAAAAGGAGGTCTTCAATATGAAAAAGCTAGGATTTATCATAATACTTCTTTCTTTTATTATCATAGGATGCAAATCACCGGATGATCCCTGGCTTTGGAAGAACGGAAGAATTCCTTTTAAGCTGATTTCTCCGCGTACTCCTGGAATTGAATCATTATATAAAGCAATGGTTATCTGGAGTTCAATGACAGGCGGAAAGATAAACTTTGTTGATATGTCTCTTAGAGATGCTTCTGACGAGGAAAGAGTATTAAACATATACTTGTCTAATAAGTTTCCTGATAATATGATTATGACCTTTCTTCATAACTATCATCAATTTACAGATATGGAAATGATAGTTAATTCTGACTTATATTATTTTCATTCAGATTCAGAATTGGTTGGATTCTTTTGTCATGAGTTAGGGCATGTATTGGGTCTTGATATACATGAATTTCAAAGATTTGATACATCTATGTATTTAAAATTTAATGAAAAGCATCTTAAGAAACAATCTCTTCTGGTACAGTATCAGTTTATACCAAAAGAACCTAGGTTTTACGATGCTAGAAAGTATCCATTTGATTATCAATCTATTATGATGTATCCAGAAGACATAATGAGATCATTCTTTATTATAGATGAAGAACAAAAGATTAGCAGTAATCTTCCCTCTGCTCTAGATTGTTCTAAAGTAGTGGATATGTATGCTGACTTTAATTGGGAGGAATAATATTATGAAAAAATTCATAATAACACTTTCTATTCTTTTGTCCTGTTTAACAGGATGTTATCACTACTGTGATCCATGTTGCAATAATGATTATATTCTTTTTAATCTTCTGCAATATCAACTGGAGCGTCAGATATTAGAATATTGTATCGATGCTACTTGTTGCTATCATAATACATATTGTAATATCTATGGATGCTACGATACTATCGAATGTTATTAATCCATGAAAATAAAATTTATTAAAGAAGATCTTCGTGGATCTGTTGGCAGTGAAATATATACATATCTTACTTACGAAGTATATATATGGACAGAACAAACTGCTACACTCAAAGGCTGCGAGCACAGAATAGGTGAGTTACACTTACGACCAATTGAACAATCTGGAAATAGATTTGTTTCTGTTAGTAATTTTCGGAACTGGTATAGAAAAGGTTACTTCAAAATTATAGAGGAATAATGATAATCAAATGTATAAAATCTATTAACTTTGAAACTATAAATGGAATGGAATTAGAGATGCCTTGTAGATTAGATATAAACGATTTATTCATAGTTTCAAATGTTGGTGGATTTCATACACCATGCATTCTGTTCAAAGAAAAGTATTGTCCAGAAGGATATGAGCAGATAGTAACATGTAAGGATTTTAGATTATTACTTAAATATAACTATATCAAAATTGAAGAATAAATTCGTTCGCATTAAAACTGAAAATAACAAGGAGAGCTACTATGAAAAAGATTAGAGAATTATTGGATCTTGGTTTAGCGGTAATCCTTATGATTTTTCTTTCTATCTTCTATAGAAATAGGAATGATTAATAATATGAAAATTATATTTACAGAAGATATTCTTTCTGAAAAACGAAATACTATTCACAAGGATGTTATATACACAGTTAACATTTGGAACGAAAAGAATCCGGAATATAGACAGGAGAATCCTGGATCAACCAAATCTTCTGTATATGGTTGTCTACTGTTAGATGACCCAAAAGATTTTCAAAAAAGCAGAGCTCTTTCTCCTAAAAGATTCAAAGAATATTTAAGACAAGGAATTTGTAAAATAATAGAGGAGTAATTATGTCACATATAGATCGAGAAAAATATAGAAAGATGCTTGCTATATTTCTTGTCTCAAAAATGGAGATTGGAAGAGCATATACTTCAAACGAACTTAAAAACCTTATTCATACAGATTCTCTTCTTATCGATTATCATAAAAAATATACTAAAGAGTGTTATAGACGAAATACAATTACAGAATATTCTGATAGATGGAAAAGATTCTTGCTTATGATGGATAAAATAGGATATGTTAAGCTAATTCAAAATAGGAGATATTATACAATTACAAGAATAAAATAATGAATAATAAAACTAAAAATTCTATTCGAATTGCTCTTAATTTATTATCGTATTCTGTTAATAGAAATTCAGAAAGAACATGTGTGTGTATAGAACCCGGTGGTTCTTGTAGTAGCAATACTTGCGCTTTTATTTCAATTTGTTCTACTGTTTCCAGAAGAAACATAATACAATATTTAGAAAGTATTTCTAAAGAAGATTTATTTAAAGTTACCTTTAAATATTTACAGGTATTACAAAAACATTCTGGATTAAAAGATTACTGGGTTGCTGAATTTGAATTACTAGGAATATGAAAAAGAAACTAAACACTATTCGAATAGCTCTAAACGCACTTGCTTGTCAAAGAGATGATCAGTGCTATGAACCAGGAGAAAATTGTACTGCATATAGATGTAACTTTCGCCGCCAACGAGCTTCTTGTCTATTACGTAAAGCAAGTGCAGAACACTATTTGAATCAGTTATCAAATAAAAAAGAATTACGAGAACTAACAATAAGATTTCTTAAGTTATATGGGATAAAGAAAGAATTCTTTTCAACAGACCATGAACTATGGATTACAGCAAAAGAATTTAAATCTAAGATTATTAATAGTGATATTTAACTATGGATACAAATCTTTACAATAAAATTAGAATTGCATTAAACTGGGTTTCAGAAGGTAGGGACTTATTTTGTGGTGAACCCGGTTCTTCATGTAGATCAGAACTCTGTGCTATGAAATATTCAGATAGTAAACTAGCTAAATGCGGCTTAAGAAATCAAAGAAAGTTTCTTGAGAAAGAAGTAGATAAAAGTACTCTAGCTCATGCAACTTATATCTTTTTACTAGCTAAAGAACAACATGGTAAAGATTGCTGGATTACACAAAAATAAGTTTAACGAAATACTGAAGAAGAATCAATCATGATTATACAAGTTATAAGACAGATAAATGGAAAAGAAAACGATTGTAACTGCGATTTAAATGAAGGAGAATATGAAGTTAGAGTTAGACACGTAGATGATCATTTACATGATAATATCTGGATAGAAATATCTAACGATAGGGCAAATCAATCTGTATATACTACTACTTTTAGACAATTTCTTAGAGAAGGTTATATAAGAATAATAAGACGATAATTTTTTAGTGCTAGTTTTTTATTTTCGATATTTTTATTATATTATAAATATATATTTATATTTAACTTAAATATAAATATATCTGTTCTTTTACACCATTCCCCTTGCATTTGAGGCAAGGGGACGACAGCTATGTTACCATGCCTTCTTATTTATATTCCTTGATGGAAGTAAATTGGAAAGGAACTTTGGGCGAGTTCAAAACCGGACATCGGTGGTAGTAGTTAGGGATAACTTTGCAAGGGGTTGTCACACCCATTGAAAGCCCTTAATTGACTGACTGACGGACTAACGGGAGTACCACTTAGTTGTCGATAAATCCTTGCTATTTGCCTGAACAATAGCATGAGGCTTTAGGAGAGACAACCTAAAGTAGAGAGTCCCCTAACTCAATCCCCGCAAAATAATAGTGCCGTAGGTCCAACTGGAAGGCGCAAGGGGTGGAAGGATGATGCGTTTTGTAAATTATCCTGGCGGCTTGGAAGCGTGCGATGTCTTCCTCACAGGAACGTAAAGTAGCACAGGAGCTTTGCTCCTTATATAAACTCCCCACAAAAGGCATTGTGGCTCGAGGAGTGATACTAATCTTATTCATTAGTATCAACGCCCTTGCCGGTGAGAAGCCGGCGTTATGGGCAAATGGCGAAGTGGTAAACGCTAAGCGTGAGATAGATACTGGATTGCAACAGAACCGTCAAATTCTATCATCGCAGGTTCGATTCCTGCTTTGCCCAAAACTGTTATTGAGACGAATGCCCCGCTCTAGTGAAAGGACTTTATGGTTGGGTGGAGTTGTAGGAAATAAACCATTATTATTAGCTGAGGTACTTATATGAATTTAAGATTTAAAACTAAAGAGGAATTTGAAAAAGAATTCGGTGAGGACTGGAGAACTAAAGTACATTTATATTGGGTCTCAGATCCTAAGGTGGGTGGCGGAATGGATTATCTATTTGGTCAACCTTACGATGGAACAGGACATGTTACAAATCCAAAAAATGGAAAGCTTTGGGCAATTTCGAGTTGTATGGTTACAACAAAACCTTTGCCTGCAGCAATATGTTCGATAGCAGATGAACAACAGATTATTTTAAATCAGGAGATATAGGAGAAATTCGTTCCTACTGAAATTCAAGAATAATATAAAAGAATTTTTATAGAGAAATACACGTAATTTATAATTTACAAATAGGAGAAATAAAATGACAAAGAAAAACGTTTCGAAAGATCTCGAAGTTATACAAAAAGGTGCTCCTTCACTCATCATAGATAATACAGTTACTGTCGATAAAAAAGAACTTATTGACTTAATGATTCTTGAGAAGGAAGAGATTTTAGAGAAGCAGTTAAAAGAAGCAAACGTAGAATTGGAAGAAGTAGAAAAAGCCTCTGTAGATGCTTTTATCCAAGATCTTCTAAAGAAAGAAATAAATGAAATGAAAGAAAAGCATATCAAATGTTTTGAAATCCTCGGTGCTAAACAAGAAAATGTTGAATTTCGAATTGATACTGGATATCATCAGGGAATAAAAGTTCGATCAATGCTAAAAGATGGTAAAAATATTTCAGGTGACTATGTCCCTGAAATACGTATTTGGATATCTTATTCCAAACCACTTCAAGTTAAAATTGAAAAATATAATGATGAAGTGTACAAGAAAAAAAGAGAGTTGGGAGCAAGGATCTGTTCTCTTGAAAAAGAAATAAAGGAATTGCCCAAGCAAGCAAGAAAGCTTCGTGCGGCTCTGTTGAAGAAAGCATTGCTTCAAGATGAAGAAGGGAGAAAAATTCTTGAATACTTCGAAAGAGTTGCTTCATCAATCAAGATAGAGAGTTAAATATGAAGATTATAAGCAAAGAAAATCTTTTAGAAGAAATTATTTCCCAAAACGGAAATTGTTGGGGGATTAATTGCGATACTCAGTGTAAACGTCTCCTTGATAAGCGTCCTTGTTTTAATTTTTTTACAGGCAACTTACTCTCAATAGATCAGGTAAAAGAATATGCTATTAAGGAGCTTGAGAGAATCAGAACTCTACAAACAACGTTCTTTTTAGAAGAAGAACAAATAATATTAAATCAAAACTAAATATAAAGGAGGCCATTAATATGGCAAAAGACGAAAAAGAAATCACTGAAGTAGCAGAAGGAGAAGGATGTTTTTTCGACAAATTTTTCGGTGCTGCGAAAGAAGTGCTGGAAGCGGCGAAGAAGCCGCAAATTCGCAAAGCCATTCAACGCAAGATGTCCGCTGCTTACGATGATGCAGAAAACAAAAAAATCGATCAGGAAGCTATCATTGAAAAAGAAAGACTGAACTTCAAAGACTACAATGTGAACAATGTTATCGAAGCTCAGCGCATGATCGAGCGCTTGACCGAAATGCAGGCAAAGATCAAGAAAGAATACGTCTTCATGTTCGGCGAAGAGATGAAGTAACGGAAGTATTAACAGAGTTTAATTTAGGTTTATTTATCTCAAGATCTGCTGCATGTCTGTAGCAGATCTTTTATAAATACATCAATTAAATCACAAAAGAGGGATTAAATATAATGGATCTTAAGATTGGCGATAAAGTAAGGGTTTGTTCTTCACTAGAAGATGATATTGTAAGATATAGCTGGGATGGAAAGATGTATGGTTTAATAGATAAAATATTTACTATTAAAGCAGTTATTCGATTATATGGAAATATACCAGCTATTACTCTAAAAGAAAATTCTTTTGTCATTCCTATTAGGCATGTTGGGTTAATATGTTTGAGTTATGTTCTTGATGAATCACAAATAATTCTTAATCAGGATGTTTGAAATGAAAAAAGATAGTGTTTGAGTGTTTAAAGAAGAAACTCCTAAAGAGATATTGAATATTGACTATCAAATATGGCACGGGTGTAAACAGAAATGGTTTATTTGTGTGAAGGAAACAGACCCTTCCTGTAGAAAACAATGCTCAGAAAAAGATTTACAATCAATTGATCAATTAAACTTCAATTCAATTTTGATTGAAGAAAAGAAAATAACTCTTAATCAGGATATCTAATATGAAATTTAATGTGGGTGATAAGGTTAGAGTTAATAGAAGATCTACTCAACATAATCTTCGTGGTAAGGTAGGTACAATTCTTGACATTCAAAGTTATTATAGAGGATGTAGGGATAAGTTTCTTATTGTTGTTGTTTTTGAAAGAGAAGCTTATATATTTCAGCAAAGATATACTGCTAACTTTTCACCTAACAGTTTAGATTTGATTGAAGGTAATCCAGTAGAAACTATTCCTATAAGCTGCATATCTTATAACGATGAGAAGCAAATTATATTAAATCAGGACAACTAACTATGCATAAGTTTAAAATAGGTGATAGAGTTAGAACTTTAAAAAATGAATGGATAAAAAAGGGTGTTACTGGTATTGTTTGCGAATATGCGTCTGATTCTTATATAAGATTTCAGCCAGACAATTGGGATGGTAAATCTTATCGTTACGGTATTCTAGAAAGCCAGGTAGAATTAATAGGTATATCTGAAGTTGAAAAACAAATTATATTAAATCAGGATAATTAACTATGAAATTTTTTCTTACAAGAAAAGAGAAGGAAGAAGAACAAGAATTTCAATCAGTTATTGTATCTTTCTATTGTGAATCAATAGAAGAGTTAAGATTACTATTTCATATATGCAACAGAACAGATTTGAAAAAAAAATTATTCGAAGATCATTATAAGTTAGCATCTTATTCTGATCAATTCTTAGACAACATAATAACAACAGATATTAAACCACCCTTTCGTGTAATCGAAGAAGAGGTACAAAGGCAAGGATTTGACATTTGAAAGTTTACTTTATAATCGTGAAAGACAATTCTATTCGGTCTTATACAACTCAATTCAAAAGAGGAGAGGTTGTAACAGTATCATACACTAAGTCTTATACAAACTTTATATTACGATCAGTAGTAAATAGAAAGAGATTTATTTATACATCCAAAGAAAGTCTAAATTTTCATATTAAGGATAACGCTATTCTTCCTTTTAAAAAAGAGATATAACTTATGAAAATTTTTATACTTAAAAGTTTTGAGATATGGAGTAAGATATGGAAAGAAGGTACTACTGCTGAAATTTGTTTATATAAACATCATTCCCATTATCGTATCGGAGGTCCCAGAGAATCGGATACTTTGATCTTGTGTAAAGATATGCAAAACACAGGTTGGTTTATAGATAGAAAAATATTTAAGAAACTTTTAAGAGAACATAAAATTAAAATAATAGAAGAAGATATACAATGAAATGCAGAATTATAAATAACTCACATGACAAGCTTAAAATGTTTCAAGTAAATGAGATAACTGTGTTACTCCTTTGGAAAGATCACCCAATGTGGTCAGAAAGAAGCTCTCGTCAAAAAGACATTCTTACAATTTGTCGACAAGATTTAAATCAAAGTGGAAACTTTCTAACCAGAGAACAGTTCAAAGATTTACTTAGAAATAATTATATAGAACTAATATATGAAGATTAAATTACTTAAACCAATTCCATTTATTTCTGATACAAAAAATTGGGTACCTGGAGATATTCTAGAAATTAGATATTGGAAAGATCACCCCAAGAATACAAGTTCACATGATACATCTAATAGATTAATTATATGCCCAATTAACGAACATGGTTACTTTATTTCAAAACATAATTATAGAAAATTATTACTTGGAGAGTATATAGAAATTCTTGATAGTAAAAAAGAATTTGGGCAATGAAATGCAAGTTCAACTCTTAATAGAAGAAGAGGATCTTCCTTTTGCATGGAGATATAAAAACTTTAGACCAGGAGATGTATTGGAAGTTTCTCCTTGGAAAGGATATGGAGAAACACATATACATAATGTACTATTACATAAGATAGGCGGTAAGGGTATTATATTAGATAAAATATCTTTTAGATTTTGTCTAAGATCTGGTATTTTTAGAGTAGTGAGATCCAACATAAATGAAAGTTAGAATATTAAATAACACAGATAGTAATACAGAATACTTTTCTATTAATGATACCTGCAAAATTGATCTCTGGAAAAATCATTTAAACTATTCACCAAACAGATTGTTTCCAGATACATATCTAACAATTTGTGGTACTGATAATCATGGATACATTATATCAAGAGAAGCATTTAAAGAATTATTAAGAAATAAAATAATAGAAATAGTTAAAGATGAAAGTTAAAGTTAATAAACCAAGTAGGGAACTTCCTTTAATATTTCAAGATACAAAAACTTATCAAGGAAATATTCTTAATGTAGATGTTTACGGGGAGTTAAATAATTTAAATGTTTGCTTATCACAAGTAGGAGGTTCATGCATAGTAATAACTAGAAATGAGTTTAGAGATTTTTTAAAACAAAAGATTATTTCAGTAGTTATAGAGTAGTAAATTAGCCCAGATGGTGGAATCTGGTAGACACAAGGGACTTAAAATCCCTCGACTGTTGAAGTCATGCGGGTTCAATTCCCGCTCTGGGCACATTAGATATTTAGGATAATATATGGTTGTTAAATTAACTGATAATCAAAAAATTTCTTTTGGTGGAAATTTATCTTTTACTTTACATGGTAATATTATTTATGAAGTTATGAATACTTCTGATTATCATGATGCACCTTGCTTGATTCTAATAAGTTTAGATAGATCTAAGAAACAATATGTTACCGTATCTGATTTTAGAGAACTAATCAAAAAGAATATACTTGGTATTTGTGACGAAAATGGTGATTTAATATAATGTATATTAAACCTTATCATATGATAGCAACCAAAACAGGAGATTATGAAATAGGATTTACTTTATATGTAGATGCTTATGAAGTATCTTGTCATTGGAATGACAGAGTTCGATTACAGAGCTTAACACTAGGATATGGCCAGAGTATTTCAGTTAAAGATTTTAGAAGATTAATTAAAGAGAATCTTATTTATTTTTGCTCCAAAAAAGGAGATAAACTTTAATGTATATTAAACCTCGTAACCATATTAACTGGAGAAGACCTAAAGCTGAAGTTACTTTTTCATTAAATCCACAATATATTTATCTTGTTGTCCCAAATACAGCAGATTCTTCTACTCCGCAGTCAGAGTTAATATTTTTATCTTGCAATGCACACTGTAGTCAATTTATTTATTCTTCTGATTTTAGAAAGATGCTTAAAGAGAATTTACTTTTCTTCTGTGATAAAGATGATAATAAGATATGAAGTTTCCGAAAAGATTTATTTTAACTAAGGATTATGAATTTCCAAAAGCTAGATCATGGTACATTCCTTTAGCGTATCTAACCCAGAAGAAGGGTCAAGTATTTAAGATAGATAGAAAAAACTCTATTAATACAATTTGTTATGACACAAAAGATCATAGTGCATTTATACAATATCATACGTCAGAAGGTATCAATTTACTTAAGAAATTAATAAAAGAAAAAGTGATTATTCCTTTCTAGGAGAATGAAGTGTTCAATAAAGAGATAAGTGAAATATTAAAACTACTTGCTCAAAAAGAAGAACATAAATATAAAAAGCAAGCTTACTATTCTGCAGCTTCAACCATTGCTGCTTATCCAGTTGATATCTCTTCTCTTTCTGATTTTAGAATTATTAGAGGTGTAGGTGAATCTATTAGTACTATTATAAAAGAATATAAAGAATTTAAAACAGTTAAAGGTGAGAAAGTAAAACTGCATTCTAGCATTGCTAGAACAGGTAAATCAGATTCTATTCGATATGATCGTGATGAAGTAATTTTTCGTATACAAGACTTACTTGATAAAGCAAAAGAATTAAATATCAAGTTTGAAATTTGTGGCTCATACAGAAGAGGAAGAAAGGATATAGGTGACATTGATATATTATTCGAAATAGATAAGATGTATTATTGGGAATCAATTGCGAATGCTTTTGATTGCAAGATAGTAAATAAAGGAAATGTTAATATGGATATTATCCATAATAACATTCCAATTAATTTTAGAGGAGTAGAGCCTGACGGATGGGGTGCAGGTCTCCTATATCTTACAGGCTCACAAAATTTTAATATCATGATGAGAGGAAGAGCAAAATCGTTCGCACTGAAGCTGAATCAAAATGGTTTATATAATCATGAGGGAATAAAGCTTTTATCCACAAGTGAGCAAGAGATATTTAATAGATTACAAATGGCTTATGTTAAACCAGAAGATAGGAGTTATTGAACTACTTTTGTCTAAAGGCAAAAGATTCTTGCCCTGATTCAATAAAAGAATCATATTTGGCAAGCGTAAATTCGGGTGATTCCCACCCTACTATATTTTGTTTTTGAAGTGCAAATTTTTTAATATTTAAGGCAGCATGTATGTCTCTATCTTCAATTAACGTTTTACATGAAGGACAAATCCAACTTCTATCTGCTAGTGTAAGAAGCTGATTAATTGCTCCGCATGAACACATTTTTGAAGAAGGTTCAAATCTACCTATAAATAATAAATTTTTACCATACCAGTCACATTTGTATTTCAAAAGCTCAATAAATTTACTCCAAGAAGCATCTGAAATAGAACATGCTAGTTTATGGTTTTTTAACATTCCAGAAATATTAAGATTTTCTAAACATATTGTATCCACTTGGTTATCATGGGTTAAAAAATATGTTAATTTATGTAGAAAATCTAATCTTTGGTTTTCTATCTTTTCATGCAATAAAGCTACTTTTAATCTAGATTTATTTCTATTGTTAGATCCTTTTACTTTTCTTGATAATCTCCTTTGTAATAATTTTAAGCGATGAGAGGATTTCTTTAAAAACTTTGGTGAATCAATTTTAATTCCATTTGATAATATAGCAAAATGTGTAAGTCCTAAATCTATTCCTATTGTTTTATTTTCTTTTATACTTGGTTTAGATTGTATATCATCAGGAGTTTCAACAAGTATTGAAATAAAGAATTTACCTGTAGGAGTTTTAGAAATAGTAGACGTTTTTATTTTACCTTCAAATTTTCTTGATATTTTAGCTTTAATACTTTTTATTTTCGGTACTGAGATTCTATTTGATTCGAAATCAATTTTAGTATTTTGGGGTATTTGGAAAGATTGTCTATTATTCTTTTTAGATTTGAATTTAGGAAATCCTTTTTTATCTCGAAAGAATTTAGTAAATGCTTTATCCAGATTAAAAAGAGAATTTTGTAGAGATTGGCTATTAACTTCATATAACCATTCTTTACCAGGTTCACTTTTAAGTTTTGCAAGTAATGGTATAAGAGAGTAAAATGATAATGATTTACTTTCTTTTTGATAAGCATCGATTTTTGTTTGTAATCCCCAATTATAGACAAATCGAGCACAACCAAAATGTTTTTCGAATAAAACAATTTGATTGGATGTAGGATAGAGTCTGTATTTATATGTTTTCAACATTTTATAATTTACTTTATTCAATTATAAATATAATATTAAGTAGTATATTTTTAAGTAAAATAATTTTGAGGTAATTAAATGACGATAGCACATCCAAATAACTTTTGTAGCGGAAGTTGCTATCAGGATTGGTTAGAAGTAAATCTTCTTTCTGATTGTAATGGAAGGTGCTCTTGGTGTATAAATAAGAATTCTTTTATGCCCACAAAAGAAGTAAGTATAAATACTATTTGTAAAGCTGCTATTGATTCAGGAAAGAAGAATGTTATTTTACTTGGTGGAGAACCAACACTACATAAACATTTACATAAAATTATTGATATTTTAACTTCTCATAATTTAAATGTGTATTTAACTACTAATGGAAGTCTGCTTACCAGAAAGTATTGCAAAGAAAATTTACAAGGACTCAAGGGAATAAACATTTCTGTTCATCATTATTCACCATATATAAATAGTATAATAACTGGTCTTCTTCTTGATTATAAAGTACTTCAAAGTTCTATACAACAACTCCAGTTACAAAATACAAGTGTAAGACTTAATTGTAATATAATATACGGTGAAATAGATACGGTTATTTCTATTCAGCATTATATCAGATTTGCCAAAGAAATGAATGTATTTGAAGTTAGATTTGCAGAATTAAAAAATGATACGAATAATTTTGTTGGTCTAGAAACTATTTTTGGTAAAGGTGTCTATGGGTTGAATGAAGATCCTTTTACGCAAGGATGTGTTAATACAGGGTATCTAGACGGCGTATTTTGTAGTTTTAGACAAATGTGTGGATTACAGAATCCATTAAGACCTCTTCCTATTGCACCTGAACAAGTTCAAAAAGATGTTTTATATTATGACGGAAATATATACAAAGGTTGGCAAATATCTCTTCAGGAAAGGAAAAATATGGATGAAAAACTTCTTACTTTAATTCTTGAAAAAGTTAAATCTGGAGAGCTTACAGTAGAAGAAGCAAAGAAAGCTTTTGAAGTTCATGAAAAAGAAATGCTTAAAGCAATGCAAGGCAATCATAAACCACAGCAATCTGCTTCAGGTTTTGGTTGCGTATATTAAGGAGGAGCTTATGAAGGCAATAGTATACGATATGACAGGAAAACTAGCAGTTAGACCTATTGTGACTTTGGATCAAGTCTATAAGTCTTACAAATATAGAGTGTCTGATACTAACTGGATATCTATATCTGCAATCTGGTCTTTTGGTGAGTATGTAGATTATGTAAAAACTCTATATACTGTTTATTAGGATAATTTATATGGAACATACTAAGAAATCTTTAAGATTTAAAACAAGAGAAGAATTTGAAAAACAATACGGTCCAGATTGGAAAAATAAACTTGCTATTCACTGGAATCATAACGGTGGAATGGACTACTTATTTGGCCAGCCACATGATGGGTCTGAAATACTAGATTCATATATAGATGGGCATCCGTGGAGATGGGGCATATCAGAAGATATGCTGACTATAGACCCCTTGCCCGGTAAGATTGGTATATCTTCATATGAAGAAGAACAAATTGTTTTAAATCAAGAAAATTAAAAGCAGTACTCTACACATTGAACTCTAGATAGATCTAAATCTGCTCCTGTCTTTAAGAAGGATGTGTGCCAAGATCAAACTAGGTGACCAATGTTCAATATACAGAGTTTATAGATTAGTGCCATGCATTACCAATTCCCTACTATTATAGAACAGACTTTGAGGTTGGGTGGAAAGTAGGTTATAAACCTCTTTAATTAAAAACTATGAAAGTAATTAAAAAATTTATTGTAACTAAAGATAGAATAAAAAGAATAAGTGATTATTCTATAAAACAAACTATTTCGTATAAAGGAGAAGTTTTTATTTTTCAGGGTGGCTATGACGATAGTGACAGTACTTTTCGTTATTTTAAAGCATCTGATTTAATTAAATTTTTTAAAAAAGGATCTTTTGTTCCAGTAGATTGTGTTTATTGGTTTACCACCGATGATATCATACAAATGCATCAATCTGGTTTAATTAGAATTTGCTCTATAGGAGAAGAAGAATGTTAGCAACAATATTAGAAATAGTTTTTATATTATTAGTTGCTTTTGTTTTTTCTTTTACGATCAATTCTCTTAAAAATAAATAAGGAGATAGAAATGAAAAGAATACTATTTATTCCTATATTACTTGTTATCCTTTGTTCTACCTCTGCTTATTCAACAAAGGATCAATGTTATAAACAATATGTTAAATCTAATGTAAAGAAAGCAATCTCTTTTCAAGAGAAAGATATTCGTCAGCAATGGACATCGAATAATATTAACAAGCTAACAACTGTTCTGATAACAATTGAAAATCATTTTGGTATTAATCATAAAAAAATGCTGTCTACTATTCTTACAGAATCAGATATGGATATATATGCTGTTAGTGGACCTAACAGAAATGGTAGCTATGATTATGGTCTTGTTCAGCAAAATAGTCCTTATCTTAAAAGAAGATATAATCTTGCAAAGAAGATTCTTAATAAGTATAATATAGCTTATTCGAATGATGTATTTGACATTTCAGTAAACGTAATGTCTGGAGCTGTTGTTCTTAAAGACTTTAAAAGTCAGCTTAAACAGAAAGGTGTTCAAGGAGAATTTTGTCACTTTGTTGCATATAATTGTGGTCCTTCTGGCTACTTTTATCCCAGCTTAAAGAAAGTCAGATATAGATATCTAAAACGCTACAAAAGATTTTATTATAAGTTACAGGTCATTTAAACATGAAGGTATCATCTTTTGAAGTAGGAAAGTGGTATAGATATATTGGTCCCAATGTCCGCCAAGCTGGTTGGAACAGTGAAGGACGTATGGATTTTGTCTTAAGTAGAAAAGCTTATAAATATATTGGTCTTGGTTCTTCGGGAGGTGGCTATTTTTTAACTGGTATTGATATATCGGATAGATCGTGGTGCTGAGACTCTTCTCTTAAAAAAGGTTTCTTTGAAGAAGTTTCTGAACAAGAAGCTCTTAAGGAAAAAATAGAAATATTAAGACAAGAATTTTCAGTGACAGATATTATTAAGCAATTACTTTTTGAAGAAAGAAAAACAAGATAATAATAGGAAAAGAAAGTATAATGTTAGTTCAAGTAACACAAGAGCTTACTGATCTTGTATCATTTTATATTGCTTCTTTTACTGGAACATTCGAAATATACCTCGATCATAATGTGATAAATAGAGAAGGAGTTTATATTAGATTTAAAAATAGTACAGAGGGTCGTGATCAAGGAATACCACCAAGCGAGTTTAAAAGATTATTAAGACAAGGAATACTTAGAATAGTAACGAAATGAAAGTAAGAGTTAAAAAAAATATAGCAAATTATAGCGATGTTCCTATAGCTTCTTTTACTGGTACTTTTGAAGTATATATTGATCCTTGTGTTCAAGATATGGAAAAAGTTTTTATTAGATTTAAAGGAAGTTCTGATATTACAAACAGGTCAGTGGATCAGGGAATACCACCAAGAACTTTTAAAAGGTTATTAAGAGAAGGAATTATAGAAATATGCGCGTAAGAGTAAAAGAATTTTTACAGCCACATATCGGTGGAAGGATTTATAATTTTACAGGGGATTATGAAATATTCATAGAATCTTCTAGATCAAAAGTAATTAGATTTAAAGGTAGTGAATGCAATTGCTATTCTGATGACGGTAAAAAACACTCACCAAACATAGATCAAGGAATTAGTGTAGCAGATTTTAAAAAGTTATTAAGAGAAGGAATATTAGAAATAATAACAGATAACTAAATTCGTTCAAAATGAAAATAAAAGAAAAAGCAATGAAAAGTTCTAGAATAAAAAACGATATTTTACAAAAAGAGATTAAGAGAATAATTGGTAGATTACAAATCAAACCAGAAAAAGTAATCATAGATAAAAAAAGATACACAAGAAAGCACAAACACAAACAAGAATATGATAGTTAAATTTCTAAAAGATTGCCGAGGAATAACACATTCTAGACCAAAAGAAAATGGTATCTACAAAGTTACTATTCATCATGCAACACATTACTCACGTATTGCTTTATTTAACATAAATAATCTGGAAGCAGATCCTAAGCATCCTTGGTTAATAACTAAAGATGACTTTAAGAATTGGTTAAAAGAAAAGAGTATGATAATATTACAAGAGGAGAGTGATAATGAAAGTTACAGCAATTAAAAGAATTGAAAAAGTGCTTCATCAACCAGATCGAAAGCATAAAAAGCACTGCACTTGCAATATGTGTAAAGTTAAAAAGTTTGTAGATTCCAGAACAGAAAAAGGAAAATACATAGATGTTATGGCCTAATCGAGGATAAGTGTTATGCTATATAAACAGGGTGATATATTAAGGATACTTCCTTCTTGGGTAGATTGTTGTAAAAGGCATGGATGGTCTGCTTTACTTCCTACTTATAAAACAGGATATATTATAGAATATTCAGGTGATGCAAAGATCGGTACTTTAATTACAAATGAAGGAAAAAATATTTTTCTTAGAAAAGATAAGAATTATTATATACCATCAAATCATGTAGAACTTCTTTTTCCAAATCGCTTTATAATAATAAAATTTACTCCTTATAAGAAAGGAGAAGTTTTTCATATAAGACCAATAGATTTGGATAAATTAAATACTTTAGAGGAAGAGGAACCTAAAGCTACTTATACATCCAGAACATCTATGCACAAACTTGTTATTTCAAACAGAGGAATAAAGGAATTACTAGACAATAAACACATATTAAGATTTTAAATAGGAGATACATTATGAATACTGAAGAACAAAAAGTTATGAAAGAGCAAGAACAATTTATAAAACAAGCACAGCAACTTGCAAAGCAAAATTCAACAAACAAATTTCTTTCTTTTATTATCTGGTGTGCTTCTGCTGTAACAGGAATTCTTTTTCTTTTTTATGTTCCGGAAAGTCCAACAAAGAATGTTATACTATCAGTTATATGGATAAGCACACTCCTGCAGTCAGCAGTATTATTATCAACTCTTCGTCTTTTGAAGATAGATCTTATCAAAGAAAAAGCTTTATCTGCTCTTGTTAAGTTCTCTTTAGAAAAGATGAAGGAATGTGAAGCAATAGTTCATGCCACACAAGAAGAATTGAAAAGAGAACGAGAAGAAAAAGAAGAAAGAATAATACAATGAATGCACAAAAAGAAGAATATTATAAAGTATATGGTTTTTGTTTATCCCAAAACATTCCAGTTTCTACGTCACAAAAAGCAGCAAAGTACTTTATAGAAAATCTAGAAGGTAGACATAATCTGGAAAAAAAGATATGGTTTTATTTAAAAAAGGTGATTTTTTTCTTGTTAAAGAAAATCTACGGGATACTATGCAAAAGTATCGCTGGTATACTCAAGAAGCTGTGGATTACTTTATCAATAAAATAGGAAGAGTTATAACAGATAGTGGTCAAGTTGATGATAATCAAATGGTAAACACCGCATTACATCCTTATTATACTTTTCCTGCAGATAACTTAATGTATCTTGATCATACTAAATTTATAGTAGATTCGAGTGTAGAAAAAGGAAGTATATTTTATCTTTTAAATATTTATGACACTAGTAATAGACTAGTATTGTGGTCTGAACGAGACCAGCAGCCTAGTTCTTATTCGAAAAATCATCTAAAAGAACTTAGTAAACAAAACAAGATTCTAGTTGTATCTATGTCCTGTTCAAAAGAAGATTGGAATATTATTAAAGAAATAACTTATAAACATTCAACATACAAAAAATTGGAGGATTGGAAATGAATATAGGTAACTTATTGGCAATGGCAAAGCCAGAGGATATAGCAGTTTCTTCTGGTCGTTCTCTTATTCATCTTTCTTTAAAGTCCACTTCACAAGGATCTTTAACTAAAGATGAAGAACGAGCTATAGGAGTTCTTAATATACTTCATACTATTTCGATAGTACCATTAGTAGAAAAAGGAACAGTGGAATTTAAGTTAGATCAGGAGTGATATAATGAGCGGCCAAAAAAGTAAGAGTGGTAGACCGAAAAAAGAACTTAAAAGCATCCAATTAACAGGGTCTATTCCAGAAATTGAAGCAAGAGAAATTCAACTAGAAGCTTTTCATTTAGGTAGAAGTCCTAATAATTTTGTTGGATTTCTTTTACTTAAGGGGTGGGAATCTTATAAGAAGGAAAGTAAATTTACTTCTAACGAGACGATAACACAAGAATAGATTTTTAAATGTCTAGTTTTTATTATTCGAAAAATTTATTATATTTAAATTATATAATATTTTTATGGAGTTAAGAAATGGAGATAGGTTTTACAGGAACTCAAATAGGTATGACAGATAAGCAAAAAGAAACTGTAAAAAAGTTTCTTATATCTTTCAAAGCCACTGAATTCCATCATGGAGATTGTATAGGAGCAGATTCACAAGCGCATGACATAGCAAAAGAATTAGGTATTGCTATTACTATCCATCCACCTATTAACTCTTCTAAGAGAGCTTTGAAAACTGGATATGAAAAACTTCTTGATAAAAAACCTTATCTAGAACGTAATCACGATATAGTAGATAACTGCAGAATTTTAATTGCTTGTCCAAAGGGAAACGATGAGCAGTTAAGATCTGGTACATGGGCTACTATTCGCTATGCAAAGAAACAAAAAGTAGAAACAATTATCATCTACCCAGATGGAATGTGGGTAACTAACTAGGAGGTCGAAATGATTTTTCAAAAAGATTCTATTCTCAAACAAGCATATAAGCTGCAAGAAAGAATAGAGAAAGAAAGAGTGGAACTTCGAGAAAAGGAAAGGCAGTATGAAGCTTCTAAGAAAGCTTTTTCTGTTCTTGTCAAAGAAGCAAAAGACAAGGGGATTCTTAAAGATGGTCCTTATACCCTACAGTCTTCCACCGAGGCTGGAAGAAGAGAAATAGACAAAGATAGATTTCTCAAAATCTTCGGACAAGCTGCTTTTAATAAAGCAGCTTCTATTAAGCTTGGGGATGCAGAAGCTATTATAGGAAAGATTTCCCTTGAAAAAGAGAAAGGTGTTATATTCTCCAAAGAAGTTATCAAAGATAAGATTCTAGAAATCATTTAGGAGGATATAATGTATAATAAAGATTTCGGTAAACACAGTGCAAGAATAAGAAAACCTTTAGGTACCCGTGCCTGTCATTCTTGCGGGCATAAAATTCCAAAAGGCACTGCTTATCTTGGTACCAGCGGTATGCAATATGTAAACATTTGTTTGGATTGTTGTGCTGAGGCATACTTCAGAACTAGAGGTTCTTCCATTGAAGTTCTTCAAGAACAAGAAGAACAAAAAATAGAAGAATACAAAAAAGCTTTAGCTGCAAAAGAGCACATGCATAAAACTATTCTGGAGAAAGAGGATCAGCTGATATTCGAAGATAGAATTAAACACTTATTAAAGGATTATAAAGTAGAAAGAATTCTGAAATTTGTTCTTTCGAAAGCTAGAGGAAAGTAATGTTGCAATATTTAACAGGTGTTTATATTCTTACTGAAGACTATGAAATTGCAGGTGTTTACAGAGAACGTGGGCATTGTATAGAAGTTTATTGTAACAGATTTGATACAACAGGTGTGTTAAGATTTAGCGATTTGATAATTGCACGCGGAAGAAGTGAACGTGGAATAGGTTTTACAATTCATGTAAATAGAGTAAAGGATTATATTAAAACAGGAAAATTAATTAAATACAAAAATTCGGAGGAATGAGAGATGATCAATTACAAGAAGAGAGCAGAACAATTAAACATGCTCATAGACGAAGGTAAGTTCGTATGGGCGCTGCACGATGACATAGGCATCAAAAAAGATGGAGGAATCGTGCAGAAAAAGTTTGATCGTGTCCTTGCAGATCTTTCTGATGCTGATCCTGAGCAGAAAGCTTTGAAGGATGCAATGCTTAAATTCAAAGAGAAAAAGGAGAAAGGAGAGACAGTGGAAGTAAAAGAAGACGTCTCAGCGAAAAGCGTTCAAACTGAAGATGGAGAGCTTTATTACGAGACTGCAGAACACAGGATTGCAAAAAAGATTTTTGAGATAGGAGCAAATTTGTACATGCTGGGTCCTGCAGGTTGTGGAAAGACAACGTATGCCAAATATCTTTCTGGTAAAGGCAACTATTATCTTTCTTCTATTTCGAACGATATGAAACCTTCAAAGCTTATCGGTCACTTCGAACTGGTAAATGAAGAGACCAAGTTTATAGAAGGTCCTCTTGTTCGTGCAATGAAGGAAGGAAAGATTCTGATTCTCGATGAGTTTGATAGAGCATCAGAAGATCTTGCTGCAAAGCTTCATGAGGTACTCGAAGCTGGTCAACTCCTTATCGAGGAGACGAATGAGATGGTGAAATGCCATCCTGACTTTAAAGTAATTGCTTCAGGTAACTCGGATATGCAAGGATCGGTTGAATATAATACCAATGCACTCGATCTTGCATCGATAGACAGGTTCGAGTTTGTTCAGTTCGGATATACCACTCAAGAAGCTCAGATTCTGAGCGACAGCGGTATGCCTTCTGAAGACATTGATATTCTGATGGATACCGTCAAGATACTGCGCAAGCAGAACTTTTCGATAGTTCCGACTACCAGAAGATTAAAATCAATCGCCCAGCTGTTCAAGAGCGGTTTTTCTCTTCAAGAAGCTTTTGATATTGGATATACTTCCAGGCTTCCTGAAAGCGAAAGACATCAAGTAGGTGCTCTGAAGAAGCACATGAAAACTTCCAAAGAAGATACTTTGAAGGTATGGTGCTTCAAAGAAGATACCCCGAAGCATCTCATAGAAGAAGTTGCAAAACATCTCTCACAAAACGAAGCAGAGATTTTCAATACAACTTACACTTGCCTGGTAACTGATTCGATGAAAGGCCTCCAATCCAAATATGAAGAATGGATGGATGAGACTATTAAAGATCAACAAGGAGTCGAAGCAGAAGAGTTTTTCAAGTAAGTCGTAAGTATTAACAGGGGGGACAATTATTGTCCTCCCCTGCTTTCTAGGTATACAATGCAATTAAGATATATAATTAATCAAGAAAAAGTTATAGGTACTGCAGCTCACATGCAAGTAGATTATAAACTACATTATAATTCTTATTATCCTAAAAAGGGAGTTGTATTAAATATTGTCTATTTTCCAAAAGACAAAACACATACACAACACGTTGTATTTAAAATGAAAGGTGATAGAGCAAGGTATAAATATTTTTATTGTAAATTAAAAGATTTTATAATTTATGTAAGAGAAGAATGGATTATTCCATATTAAATAAATATAGGAGACTGGAATGAAACAATACATAAAACCGTATACTTTTGAAGATGAGGTAATAGATTATTTAACAATAATCATTGGCGATATTATTGATCGCCAAGCTGCTTCTAGAGTAGCTATTAAAGTAGGTAAACATCCTTGTGCACAATACTATCCTACTAAACAGGATTTTGATACGCAACAGCACCATAATTATCTACAAGGCAGATGCGACATACATCTTCCTATCATAAAGAACATGAGCCATGAGTTCTTTGAAAAGTTGAAGATGTTTGCTGCACACGAAGCAGGCCACGTTGCATATACTTTTCCGCATCCTGTTCTCAATATCGAACAAAAGAATGCTTGCGACAAGAAAGACTGGCTTAAACTGAATGCTATGAATGGCTTCGAAGATATTAGAATAGAATGGGAGCTTGAAAGAAAAAGAATGCAATCTTCCACTCTTAAAAGACTTCTTCCTGTTTCATTTAAAAACTTCAGAAAGCTTGTTTATGGACAGACAGGAACTACAAGAAGATTAGATCCTGATACTCCTGAAGAAAAGAAGAAGTTTGATAAGGCTTATTATCTTTTCGGAAGGTTGTTACTTAAATCGCAGCTCGATCTTATTGGATTTAGCCACATAATTAACGAGCCTGAGGTTAAAGAAGCATATGATACAAACTTTGCCCCTATCATTGCTGCAAATAAGCATTATGGTTACAACAATCCGAAGTGGACGATTAAAATAACAAAAGAATTTCTTGATATGTTTAAGAAAATCTTTCCGCAAGAAGCACAGGATCTTAATGATCATCAGGATCAGGCAGATAGTGATCAAGGTCAAAGCACAGATTCTCCTCAAACTGGTGAAAGTGGAGAAGGTAAAGAAGGAAAAGGTAAGAAGGGTAAGAAAGGAGAATCTGAATCTATCGGAAACAAATCTGCTTACAAAAGTGAAGATGTAGGTCCACTGCAAGGCAAAGAAGTAGAAGAAGCTTTAAAGGAAGCTATGCAGCATAGTGGTGCGGGTGGTGGTGATGTTCAATATGAAGATAGAAAGAAAAATAGTCTTTCTCTTTCTGAGATAGCAAAAGTTCTCCGCCAATATGGTAATGCGGTATCTGCTTTCAATAGAATGTTCTGTGGTGGATGGAGAGCTCCTTCTCATAAGGTCTACACAGAAACAGATGAAGGAGAAATAGATCCAGAATTTCTTTACAAAGCAAAGTTCGGTGGAAAAGACAGAACCATTTATCAAGATACCAGAAAAGCAATTGCTGAAGGATTAAATGTACTTTGTGTATTTGATAATTCTGGATCCATGTCACATGCACAAATGCGTAAGGTTCTCGATATGTCAATCATTATCGATAAAGCTTGTGCTGTCAGGAACAACATTAAAGCAAGATTAGTTTACTTTACTAATCGAACTATTGTTGCAAGGGATTATGATGATAAATCGGCTCACTTTGATACATTATCAGATCTTATGAATGATCAAGGAGGCACACCTACAGGAAAAGTTCTTCAATTAGAATTACCGAAACTTCTTTCTAGAAAAGGATCTAAGTTTTTAGTAGTTGTAACAGATGGTCAGCCTAATGATGTGCGACAGACTAAAGCAGCTTTACAACGTTACAGAGAGTTTGGTGTTAAGATTCTTTATGTTGAATTAGATGGAGGTGGTAATACTTTTAAAGATTCAGTAGATTATTATATCGAATATGATTCAGAACAAATGGAAAGAATGCCGATAGTTTTATCTAAAGACATTCTGCGAGTTGTAAGAGATCACGCTAAGAAGAGTTTGAAAGGCGTGGCTTAATATTAAATACAGGAGAGTGTATATGAAGTTTAGTAGTGTGATTTTTGCACTCCTTTTTCTGTTCAGTACTTCAGTACTATTTGCAGAAAAAGAAAAAGTATCTACCTGGAAATGCAAGGATTGGGAAAAGGTAGATATGCTGGTCGATAAGGCTCCTACTTCAACTAAACAGGTTCCGGTCAAAAAGAAGCCTGTGCCTATTCCTCAAAAGATTAAAGATATTGAACCTGAAAAAGTTCTTTGTCCAAAGCAAAAGCTAAATACTATTTTTCTGGAGCCGATGTTCTATTTAATGTATCATCAGGGAACTCATCGTTCAGTAGTAGCACCAGGATTAGGTATTTCTTATGTTAGAGAACTTACACCTAAGTTTAGTCTTGGTGTTGGTGCTCTGTATGTTCATGCTGTTTATGGAACATTTCCTAATCGTACATTTAATATGTATGGTGGAAAAGTCATGTTCGGATTCAAGTTTTAATTACCTAAGGAGATAGTATGAAGAAATTTATTTTTAGTTTTATTCTTATCTCTCTGTTCATAGTAGGATGTGATCCTATTAACGATGCAGGAGATAAAGCCTCTCTTCTTCCTATTGCAGTGGATAGTAAGAATTGTCCTGTGTGTCCTGTTTGTCCTGATCCTACAGTTTGTCCTGTATATGAGACAAAGATATACTGGAAAAAAATAGTATGTGCAGAATCTTGGGAAAATTCAACTATTACTATTTTTAAGGTTGTATCTTTAAAAGATTCAAGTATCGAATCAATTAAGTATATCGGTATACTAAATCATGACAAAGATGATATAAAAGGAATGGAACCTTTTATTATAACAACTGAACGATCATATAAATTTTGCTACTGTTATGTTAAACTAGTAGGGAATCAAATACAATATGACAGATATGATGGAAAAGGTGAGAATCCAATTCTAGATTCAGAATGGATTCAACTTTAATTCTTAAATCTTTAAGAACAAAAGCTCTTTAGAAATAGAGAGCTTTTTTCTTAATATATTCATCCGGGGAGCGATAAATACTTCGCTATAACGTGTAGGATTATAAAATAAGGTATATACTAAAAGATACAAACTTTTATAACAGCCTTGCTTATGAATCAGATGACACCGAAAGGAAGAAAAAACTGATCGCCCGCCGAATGCATATATAGTGGGATTGGTGTAAAAGTATATAAGTAGAACCCCGTACTCTACCAAAAGCAAGTAATATAGTAAAGGATAAATCTACAAAGCTTACTACAAGTATCGTTACTCCTGAAGTTGTATACACTCTTGATGGATCTGGCGCTGGTCTCGGGGATATTGATTTTAAAGTAAGTGGAGATATAATAGTTTTTCTCTAAGACGTAATTAATTAAATACTTAAGCACAAAAACCCTTTATTTATATAAAGGGTTTTTCATTAACTATTTAATTTAAAGGAACGTTACATGACTACACATTCAAGAATATTTAAGATAATGAAAGTTTTTGATTGTCAGGATATGCCAGATGACGTTAGAAAAAGATTCTTTTGTTATGCAGGTGATTGGAATACTTCTAACGATAGTTTTGTTGAGTGGAATACTTCAGATCATTATTGTGCTATTCTATCTGATGAAGTAACTCATGGTATTGTCACGCATAAAGGTCGTCTTTCCAATGGAACTATGGTAAGTATAGTAAAAGGTTATAATATAGTAAATGATTGGCTTCTTGATAATGGAGCTGATTTTCAAGAGACCATACTTATTAAACACTGGTGGTAAAATGAAAGCTAGATATTACATAGCGACTGAAGACTATCTTTCTAAAGAAATTAAAAAAGGTCAAATCTTTTGCTTTAGAACAAGCGATGATTTAATAGCATTGAATTCTATTGATCTATACAGAAAACATAGTCAAGCATATGGTCGAGATACTGATACTATTACTCTCTTTTGTGTATCTGGTTTAAAAAAATCTAGATCAATGTGTTTTTCAATAGATTTAACATTATTTATACTTTTTGATCTTATTAAACGAAGAATTCTTTTAAAAATCAAAGACATTGATCCCGATCCATATCTACTATAAAGTAATGGAGGATAACATGAAGGTAGGTGATAGATTTAGATTACTGGCAACTTCTAAAAACAGACAGATGAATTATACAATAATGGCAAAGGATATTGTAAATAAATCTGATGGAAAAATCAAGAAAGGTTACTTCTGCATTGACGAAGATAATAATTCTAGATTCTTTTCTTATCCTCAATTTCATATGTTAAAGAATCATAATGTTATAGAAATAATTACTAAAGATGGGATTGAATTACAATGAATTATAGAGTTAGAATGTATATAGCAACAGAATCCAATATTATTTTTGATAAAGGATATTTGTATTTATATATACTGAGTAGTTCTGAAGACGTAAATTCGCTTAATTCTATGCAATTATTTCTTGATAATAATGCTAACTTAGATTGTGATTCAGTGTTAGGTTTATATAAGATTACTAATCTTACTAAAAATACTGCGACAGTAGAAAGCAAAACTACTGCTGTATTAGTAAATCAATTTTTTAAATTACTGGAACAACATAAACTTATGATAATAAAAGATTGTATATTAACTTGTGATATTCAAAAGTAGAAATGATAACATATTATAAAAACATAAGAATATATATAGTATTAAAATCTACTAATGAGCTAAACAAAGGAGAAATCTTAGCTTTTGTTTTTCCAGATAAAGAATCTTTTAGACAACTAACTTCCTTAGAAGATTATATTGAATGTAATCCTACTTGGGTGGGTTATACAGTATCACTCTATCCTATAGTATCTTTTTTATCTGATAGAATAATTATGGTTTCAGGAGGAGTTAGAGGGACTAGTAGTAAAGAAATGCGTCTTGAAGATTTTTTTTCACTTATAAAAAATAAAACACTGCTTCAAATCAAAGATAAATATTCAGTAGGCGTAGAATGGAATTAATAAAGTATAGAATATTAAGTAAACATGAATTTATTCAGAAATTTGGTAGTGATTCACCAGATACTAAATATGATCATCATTGGAATGCGCAAGGACACATGGATTATCTATTCGGAATGAGTTTGGAAGTAAAAGATAATGCTAAATGCGTAATAGTGAAAAATGCATCTAAAGAATCAGATTGGTATGAATGGACTATCTACCCTGAGCATATGATTGCTAGAACAGAACCGAATAGATTTATCATGACAGTTACAGATACTATTTCTGTTCTTCCATATACCAGGGGATATCATCAATCTATTTCTTTTACTAAAGGATTAGTATTCACTAGGGAATGGGTTTTAAATTTTGCTTCACCAGGAAGTGACATTAGATATGTTTGTGATACAGATAGACATATATTAAACATTCCTTTTACAGCAAATCTTTTAAAATATTGGGAAGACAATAAATTTATTTTGAGGTTCTAGCTTATGCTTAAGCATATAAAAGATTTTATAATAGAATTAGGAAAAAGTTTTCTAAAGAGTATGGGAAATTTTCTTCTGAGAATTTCTATTATATCTATTATTTCGGCACTTTCAATAACAATAGCATTTTTATTAAGTCTACTTGTGGGATATATACATTGGTCTTTATTTGAAAAAGACTATGTAATGCTAATTGAGATTTTCCAATATTCTACCTTTGATATTAAATTACTTTGTCTTATAGGTCTAATAGATATTTTATTAGGTACATGTATTGTTATAATAGCAAAAATAATTCACATTATATTCAGATATTTAAGATCTATTTGGAAACAAACATATGAAAAATAAAAGAAAATGCCCTTCTTGCTTTTGTGACAAGTTGGATAAAGGTAGAGCCTTCGATGGTAGAAGAGCGTATCGTTGTAAACAATGCAAGCATGTTTGGACAGAAGGTATGCAAGGAAGAGAACAAAAGTTTCATTCTCAAAGACTTAGTTTTCAGTTTGCAGATAGCAAAGGAAAAACACATCAATCATGAACTGGATAAAAAATAATTGGTATATTATTAAGTTCTATATAAGTATATTTGTTCCAACTATTGTTGCAATAATCTCTGCAATTAAAACTAATAATCCAATGATTGGTTTAATTACAGGTATTCTTTTGGCATCAATTTTTATTTTGATATTTTATTGGAAGCAATTATAAAAGGAAGATAATGAATAATTTTACACTTTTAGTTTTACATAGATTCTTTTGCTGGATAAATTCTTTTATTCAAATATTTTGTTGTATTATAAATATAGTAACTTTTACAGTATATAGACCTTATTTAGAAATAACATTTTTCTCCTGGAGCTCAAGATTAGTAATCACCTTAAAGCAAAAACAGGATAATAGGAGGAGAAAGAAATGAAATCAAAATCTGAGATAATTAAAGAAATAAATAGATTATCTGATTTAGATTTTTCAGATGAACATGATTACCTTACAAGAATAAATGCATTGAAGTGGGTACTTGATGGTGATTATTCTTCTGATGAAGATATTGATAATATAGATTATAAACCTCTCCACACCCTCGCCGTTGCCCGGTTCAGGGCGGGGGAGGAACTGCGGGACGGTTGTTATTGCTGTGTTGAAGTTGAAGATGGAGTGGAGTGTTGCGAGAAATGCTTATTGCTTAAAGAACATCAACTCGCCATCGCCGCCTACGAAGCGGCGGTAAAAGGAGAAGGGGAATGAAAAACAAAAAAGAACCACAAGTTGTTAGATCGATGAATTTATCAGATTTTGAATTACTTACAAAGGAAATAAACACATTCCGTGATGGGGGTGATATTTCTTTTGATGATGATACTTTCGAAATGAATATTTATGACAACGGTGATATTGAATTGCGTGGTGAGTTCAGATCGTACGAAACAAAAATGTTGCGAGCATAACAACAAGGCGGTAAAAGGGGAAGGGATATGATAGAAGCGTTTTTTGATATTTTATTCAACATAATTCTGCTCTGCGTTGGTGTTGCAATAAGTTATCTAGCAATATTTATGATTTAACAAAGCGGTAAAGGAGGGAAGGGTGAGTGAGGTGTTGTTGATTATATCCTTAATTTTAGTTTTGATATTATTTTATGTGTTGGGATATCAAGCCGGATATGCCGTTGGTTATCGCAAAGGAGGGAAGGGATGAATAACGACTACGGGTATGATGCAGATTATGACAGAGAACCTACGGAATTTGAATTATGGTATCGGAACAATGGTCTTGGCCGAGACTTTGATGACTTATCAAATAGCGAGAAGGCTAATACAATGTGGAGATACAAGGAATATTTGAAATCAAAGCGGTAAAGGAGGGAAGGGATGAAATGTCCGTATTGCGGAATAAATGAACTTGGAACCGGTGACATTAACGGTGTTTGTTTGCCTTGTTCTAACAGATACAATTTAAACACGTTTACTGTAAGTTTTCCTCCAGACCATAGGCCGGATACTGACACAAGAGATTTGGAATACGAGCAATTAAAAGCCGACCGTGACAGGCTACAAGAAGAGGCGAAAGGTTGGAAAGATTCTGCACTGCAATACGAAATTGTTGCAAAAGAATGGAAATCGAAATTCGACACCCTGACCGCCCGATGCAATGAACTACAGGCAGAGGTGGGGAGACTAACAAGGGAACGAGATGCGGCAATTAAAGAACTTGGGGACTTTGCACGTAAAGCAGGACATGAGGCCGGACTGTTGACCGCCCGATGCAAGGCGGCAGAGATACTTGGAAAGAAATGTGGTAAATGCGCTTTTAAAAAAGAAGAACCGAGTTGTGGGCAATGTCCAGAATTAGTAGAATGGCTCACCCTCAAAAAGGATGGAAACAATGGAATATAAATACTGTAAAAATTGTAAACATTATACAATTTATTATCATCCATTTGGATACGTATTAGAAACTAAATGCATTATTCAAAACGGATTTAGACGCACACCGGTATCATTGATTAGGGCGTATAGAGTATTTAAGCCAGAAGAGAGAAACAAAAATAATAATTGTGAAGATTATGCCCGCAAGTGGTATAAGTTTTGGGTAAGGCCATAAATTTCATCCTCAAAAAGGAGTAATAAATATGAAATTAACTTTTATTAAACCAAAAGATAAAATAGAACTATTAAAGGATGGATCTATATCTAAATCAGATGGGGATCATTCTTTTAAAAAAATTCCTAAAGGTTCTATTCTAGAGGTAAGTCAAGTTTATATTAGAAATAGAGGTTGGTATCCTTCTAGTATTACCTTTAAAGTTTTAAATGGTTCTCTTTTAAATAAAATGATTTCTTCTCAAAAATCAAAAGAGGTTGCTTATCTTGAAAAATTAATTAAAGGATTAAAAGAAGAGATTTCTCTTCTTGAATCTAAGAATGCTACCTTTAGGTATGCTAAAAATGATGGTTCTATTTTTTATAAGAATGAATCAGAAGAAGTTTGGAAAACTTTCCATCCTTTTGGAACTAGATGGAAATCTTTTCATATAGACTATCTTCGTAGGGATGTAATAAACAAAGAAAACCAGATACAAAAGTTAAAAAAGAAGAAGATTAAAAATAAGAAGTCTAATCAAGTAATTCGTATACTTGTTTCAGATGTAGAGAAATGGGATGTTGAATTAATTAAAGCAAAATGATAATACCTTTAAAATTTATTTGTTGCAAAGACTTTGCAATGCAGGGTGCACAGTTAAAAAAAGGTATGGTCTGTCATTTAAATACTGATGTTCGTCTACACAGTGATAGTGCTAGATATAATTTCTTTTGTACACATAAAGATATGCATTATGGTAATGTACCATCACGTGATAAATATTTTCACTTTAGCTTTGATATAATACAAAACTATCATAAATTAAATTATTTAATAATATATCAATATGAAAGTACCAAGTAAGTTTATATTTCTGGAACATGGTGAAGGTGATTACTATCAAAATGCTAATGTAGAGCTAGGTATGCTTTGTATTTTTAATCAAGTATATGGTTCCGGTAATCTACAGTATAAATTTTATGGTATGTCCTGTACAGGTGTTTTCTCCAGAGGTAATCTCTATTACGGATTTAGTATTGAATGTATACAAAAGTGGATTAATGATAAGAAGGTATTATATCAATGATATTTATTATTGTTATGAGTATATCATTTTTCATGTTAATTCTTTGCTTGTATTATTTAAATAGAAATCAATGGGTTTGTTCTCAGCTTCTGCAAATTAGCCAAGATTGGTATAACAAAGGTTGCAATTGCATTATTTTGAATGAGTTTTACTATACAGAAATAGAAAAGCATGTTAAATCATATGATAGAATTTTATATGATATCAGAATAAGAAACAAAAAACAAATGATGACTAAAGAATTCTATACCTGGTTATATGGAGAAGAAAAATGAATGCAACAGAACTTACTATTCAAAGATTAAAACTATATTCAGGATCTCTTCTTTCATCCAGATGGAAAGTTCCTAAATCTAAAAGACAATTTTCACATGCATTGAATAGAGTAATAAAGTTATTTTATGCAATGCAAAATAGAAATCTGTACTATCCACAGCTTGTAAATGCTATCAAGCAAGTTGCTATTTACTTCAAACTTTATATTATTAAGCATAGACCAGATAAGATGCTGTATTATCTTACTGAGCTTGATACTATAATTAATTTTGAACCTCCTTATGTTTTCGATCGAATAGAAAAGGTAAGGGTAAAAGAAAATAAGAAGTGCTCTGTATGTAGATGTAATCTTACATATCCTGCCTATTTAATCTATAGAACTAATGAAGGAATAGAAATCCAATCTGAAGCAACAGGTATCTTTTGTCTTGAACAACTTCATGGGTATATTCAGAACTTTAAAGACTCTATTGAAGTAGAATGGGCTATTAATAGCATTAAAGAAGGTATAACAGAATCTGGAAAAGAAATGTTAAAGGTTGGTTAGAATGTTTGTATACTTTATTGCAACTGGTGTTTGTTCTACCTCTAAATCTAAAACTGATATGGTTTTTGAAAGGGGAGATATATTAGAAATAGACACAAGAAAAATGCAAATATTTAGAACAAGTATTTATAGATTTACTCCAGATTCAGATCCGGAGATAGAAATTAGATTTCCATTATACGTAAAAGATAATTTTGCTTTGCAATGCAAGAAATGGTTTAAAAAAGGTCTTCTAGAATATGTAGGTTCTAGAAAAAGCAGACTTATATTTAAGGAGAAATAGAATGTATGTTGCTTTTATAGCCACAGGAGATTGTAGAGATCGTATAGATAAATATATTCTCTATGCAGAGAAGGGTGATATATTAGTACTGAATACAGTTCTTTGTTCTTTAACTAGAACTTGTCTTAGAAGAGAAGGTTCTATTGAAAGGAATCACACTCTATCTGCAGGTCCATCTAATACTATAGAAAACTTAGAGTACTGGATTGATAAAAAATTAATAATACAGTATCTACGCAAAGATACACCTATACTTTTTTAAGGAGTAGATTATATGATTAAAACCAAATCTGATCATAAACCAGAAATAGATTTAAATGGTCCGGAGGGAAATGCCTTCGTGCTTCTTGCTTACGCTAGAAATTATGGTAAACAGTTAGGATTAGATTATAAGAAAATACAATCAGAGATGCAGGTTGGTGACTATGAAAACCTTATTAATGTATTTGATAAATATTTTGGTGAATATGTAGATCTAATTAGAAGAGTTCCTACTGTGGATGAGGAGGAAGAATAATATGTGGAAAATAATTAACAATCAATTACTAGATCTATCTAAAGTAATTCATATTGAAAAATATGGTGAATTATGTATTAGATTTACTTCAGCTACTGGTAATAAATATTTCGATATTACTTTGAAATCATCTGAAGAAAGATATAGATTATTTGAACAACTTTGTAAAATTTTAATGGCAGAAAAATTATGAAAAAAGAAGTTAATTATAAGAAACTAGAAATAATAGAAAGAATATATTTACATGATATAGATTTAACAAGTAGCATAGATTGGGTTAATCTACCAGATTTGATCGAGTTCTTACAATCTCTTCAAGATCAGTATTCTGATAAGTATTATAATATATTCTTAGATATAGATCACTCTTATGATTACTTTGAAATTGCTTTAAAAGGTGAGAGATTAGAAACAGAAGAAGAATATACAAAAAGAATTAAAGCAGAAGAAAGCAGACTCCAAAAAGAAAAAGATAGGCATAAAACTCAAGAAGAGAAAGATCGTGCTACGTATGCAAGATTAAAAAAGAAATTTGAGGGTAAATAATTGCAAAAAATTAAAATCTATTATCATGAAGATTTAGATGGTATCTTTAGTTCTATTCTCTATTCTAAGCTATTACTAGATAATGATTATAGAAAGATCAAATTCGAGTATAAAGGAGTTAATTATGATAACTCTGATTGGCAAGATAGAGATTTAAGAGAGAAAGATACTCAAATAGTAATAGTAGATTATCCTTACAACAGTTCATCAAATTTATGGTTCGATCATCACCCTTCTGGATGGGGGAAAATCGTTCCAACTGAATTTGTAGGTAATTTTGAAGATAAGGCCCCAAGTTGTTGCCAGGTTATTTACAATACACCCAGTAGGGAAAAATTTAGGGATGAAGAGCTAATTCAAAAAATAGTAAAAGAAGTTAATATGATAGATTATGCATTGTATCCAGATATTGATACAGTATATAATCCGAAAACATTTGGACCTAAATTTAGATTAGCAGAAATGGAAGATGCAGATGAAAACTATCGGCAAGAAATTATTAAGATGTTTTCTAATGATAGAACTCTTTTGTATAGATTATTGGATGGATACCTACCTTGGTCTGTGGAGTGGAGATACTCAAAAATTCAAAATAAACTTGAAGAAGGATATAGAGAATTTGTTAAAGTCGCTAAATTAGAAGATGATATAGTTACTTTTGAGATTCCTAAATATCATAAATTTGATAGATACTTTCCATTCAGATGGAAACCAGAATCTATCTATACTGCTTATATAAGAGATATGAGTTACTTCGGCAAAGGATGGCACGTTGCGATTTCTCAAAATCCTTGGAATCAAGAGAAACGTAGACATAACATAAAAGAGATTTGTGAAAAATATGGCGGCGGGGGTCATGAAGGCGTAGGCGGTATTCATATCGATCAGAGTATGGATAGAGCTAGACAAGTTTTATCAGAGGTAAAAGAGATGTTAAAAATATGAAAATTTATGTTTATAAAATATTGCATCAAAGTGCAAATTCCGATTCTATATTAGTTAAAGAATGGATTGAACCCGGTGAGTATGAGTTAGATATAGATCATGATAAAGATATACGTCTTTCTGACCGTCATAATATTAGATGTTATTTAAGTACTAGTAGTTTTAGAGAAAATCTGAAAAATAAAAATATTAGGGTTTTGATATGAAAGTCACTTATATTACTGAATTTATTATAGTAACAGATAAACTTCTAGATGTAAAAAGAGGTGAGATTTGGAAATTACAACAAGCAGGGCATGTTCCAGGAGCATTTAGATACTCATGCATAGTTCATTCTAGAAATAAGGATCAAGGTTGGAATACAGACTTATACTATAATCCAATAACATTAGCAGTATTAGAAAAGTGGGAATACATTAAAATATTAAAAACAATTGAAGTTGAAACAGAAATTAAATAATATGATACCGAAGAGATTTATATTTATTTCTGATTATAAAGATTGTAAAAGGGGTGAAGTACATATTTTTGATTTATTTGATACAACTAAACAACAATTGGTGTATACGTATAAAACTAGATCTGGCCAATATAAAAGTTATTGGCCTAAATCTTTTTTAAGAAATCTAGTAAAAATGAAAATTATACTTCCTTTTTAAATAATTAAAAATCAATGCCTACAACATATAAGATTCCAAAACGATTTATTTTTACACAATCTTTTAATGATTGTAGAAGAGGTGAAGTGTATACTTTTAATAGTTATCTAGATAATCAACATATCTATTATAATAAGAAGTATAAATATCATTATGTCAGAACTCAATGGAGATATGGAACTCTCTGTTTGCTTGTTAAAAATAATATAATTCAGGTTTTTTAAATGAAGATATTTGTTAAAAATCAACTACATGAATCTCTTAATTCAGATAAGTTTTTTTCTAGTGATAGAAATAGAATTATTGATAGTGACAGCTTCTATATGGTAAGCATTGATGCAGATAGTGATATTCGATTATCTTCAGAATCCGGTGGATATATGTGGAAGTATTTATCTACTAGAGCTTTTAAACAAGCTATCAAAAATGGAGATATAATTTTAATAAATGATAGTGATCTTTAGAAGAGATATTGACCCAGGGGATAATCGAACCTTTGCTCGTATTTATCCAAATATTAAATACGCAGTAGAAGTTATTCCTTTTGATAGAAGATTTACAGAGGATTGGCAAATACTCTTATCTGCTTTAGATTATGTAGATGTAGATAAGAGTCTGAACAGGACACAAAGTATCTGTGTTCAAGATTTCAGAAAGTGGTTAAGAAATAGAGATATGCAAGTAATATGTTAATAAAATATATCCCTTCAGGTAAGATTTATATTATCGAATTATCTAGAATAGAAAAAAGTAAATTTTATATAGTAAATGCAAAAAATCTTAGTGCAAAATTAATGAATCCATATAACAGCAGTTTGCTTTGGTCTAGAAAGAATTTTAAACAAGCTCTTTTAGAAGGACAATTGAAAATAATATGTTAGTACGAGTAACTAGGGAAATCGATGATGAAAACAGCCGTTCTAGTGTAATTCTTACACAGAATGTTATATATAGAATTAGACCGCTTACAAAAGATGAACAAAAGTATATAAAGCCTTTCAACAATGGGACTAATCACAAAAATGGATATATTTGGAATCTTATAATAGAAAGAGAAAGTGGAATAGGAAATCCATTATATCTTATGTCTTCCGAGTTTAGAGAATGGATTAAAGATGGTACAATGGTAATTGTTAATGAAAGTTAAAATAGTAAAACCAATATTTGTGTTGAGTGAATATCCTCGTGTTAATTATCTTAATCAAATCTTTGATGTTATTGTAAGATATAAAGGTTATGTAGATTTTGGTTTTCCTGATAATGGACCTAGAATTGAATTAAGAAATTTTAGTATATTTAAAAAAGGTGCTCCTCTATTGACTACAAAAGATTTTAGAAGATATCTTAAAGAAGATTATATAGAAGTTATCTATGAAAATCAATAAATTTATAGTAGTAAAGAATTTTGATCACGGATGTACATTTGAAAGAGGACAAGTACTTGTTATATCAAAACGAGATCTCCACGCAGGAGAATATTATTTTGAAAGTAAAGTATTCCCAAAGCATTTATATATAACATCACGCGTTTTGGAAAAATTAATTAAAAAAGAGGAGAGTATATTAGTATTAGGATAAACCGTGGATACTATTGTCTTTTAACTGCATGTTGTAGATTAGAAAGTCTTCTGTTCTTTTAAGAAGATCTTTTAAATAGAATTCCAATGAGGTTAAATTTTCTTTGGCATATTCATAGGGATCTTTTAATTTACCTATCTCATCTTTTATAAAATGAACAAAATTAGTAGCATCTTGCTTAGATGTTTTAGATTCATCTAGGTATTCTAGATTATCAGAGATGCTTCTTAATTCTGTTTCTATTAAAGATATTAAGTTATCTTCCGTTGCTTTGATAACTCTTAGTGAATCATATTCACTAACAACATATTTAGAATTTAAACTGAACATAATTATACTATATATGATTTTTCTCTAGGTAATTCAATATCACTAACAGAATATGTTTCACCAGTTAGATTATTATAACTATACATATCTCTTGTATAAAGTTCTACTTCATTATAGATATCTAAAATTTGTTTTTTAAATTGTTGAAGAGTTGGTTCTAATTGTTTTTCTATTTGATCTAGTTTTTGTTTTTGCTGATTAGCAAATAATGTAACAGTATACGGAGATGCTACATCAGTATCTAAATTTTTTAAATTCTCCGGATTAGTTAATGAATCTATTAATCTTTTAGTTTGCTGCACTAAATCTTCTAGATTGTTTGCAAACTTAATAACGTGTTGGTTATTTCCTATAGCAAAAACGATTGTATTTGAGTTTAGATGTAGCATCTCTTTTCTCCAAAAAAGAAAAATAAAAGTTATTACTCATTTTTTAAGTATAATACTACATCACAAGGAGATTAATAAAAAATGTTATTAGACACTTCACTATCAGAACATGATATAATAACTTTGGTAGATGATCTACCTGAATTTTATCTCTACAAAGGAGATAGAGGTGTAATTGTACATATTTATTCTAATTTTTCTGATTTTGAGGTAGAATTTTCTAAAGATTATTTTACAACTAAAGTAGTTACATTAAAAAGATTTCAGTTTAGGATAGAAACTAAATAAAGGAGATTTTGTAATGCCAATATATTTTTGGTTATTAATAGCAGCAATGATAGTAGGTATAGGTTCAACAGGAATACATTCTTATTTAGTAAATAATTATGAGTCTTCAAAATTTAGATGGGTTACTATTTCTGTAATGATATTAAGTGTAGTATTTGCAGTTGTAATTATGTTCTTAGGTTTTTCTGATAAAACAAAGATTTCTAAACATGTAGATGTTCTTCAAACTATAGAATTTGATGAAAAGATTATCTTGATTTTAGACGATCATACTGTTCTAGAAAAAACAGACCTTATATGGAAATCTAATTTAGATAACATTTATAAAGAAGTATCTATAAATAATTTCGATGTAAAAACTATCAATTATATTATCAAGGAGAAGAAGAATGAGAAATGAACTTTATAGAAAGTTCTATGCTGCTGATGTTATAGGACAAGCTTTTGTTGATTCTGTGAATAATATTGGTATCTGTTTTACAGATACTCAAATAGAAATATTTGATCCTAAAACAAATAAAGTAATTCATTATTTTGAATTTACTAATGCAGAGGAAATAGAGTAAATAAATAAAAAGGAGGCTTAAAATGTCTAAACAAATTATTACAGGTTCGTATGGCGTAGATGCAGGAAATATTAGCGTGGTTGATCTTGATTATATAGAATCTTGTGGTGGCAAATTTGGTAGTACTGCTTCCAGTCTTTGTAAAAAAGTAGAAGTAGAACCTGGTGAATATAAGTGTTCTATTTCTATTCCTAACTGCTGGGCAGGTAAGATAAAACATAACTTTATTCTTAAAACAAAAGGTACTATTGTAATAGGTGATGTTTGCTATCTATTTTCTTCATCTGAGACAGATGATCAGTATTGGTCAGATTTTCTTTCTGATACTGATTATCTTGATGAATCATTTGAATATTGTTTCTTTGCTAATACAGGAGGTGACGGAGAATTTAAAACTACAGTTACATTAGAAAAAATTTAATTTAATAAGGAGTTTATATATGAAACCTACTGGAAGATATCATGATTCTGTTTATAGAAGAATTGACAGAAGACCAAAGCTTGTTAAGGTAACAGAGAAGGATAAAAGACTTATTGCTAAGGCCTATCTTAAAAATCTTTCTTCTCAGAAGATATTGGAAAGATATGATGAGAAGTTTGATTATGAGTATACTCTGATGCAAATAGCAGCAATCAAAGCCCATATTACAATGGGTACATATTAAAATAGGAGAAAAGAATGAAAGGGCAAAGATATGTAAAAAGATTTCAAGAATATGAACAAAAAGTACCAGGTATTACTCAAATGATTAAAGCATGCGATAGAGTTTCTACCAGTGAACTTTCAGTAAAACTCGGTGTTCCTAAAAGGAAATTAGAAGCAGATATCTATCATATGCGTAAATTTGAGTTATCTGATTCTTCTTGTTCTTGCGTTCAAGAAGGTCCTTTTCTTGTTCAAAAGAAAACTTTAATTTTTGGGAAGGTAGAGAAGGATTTAAATCATATTCTTTCTTATTGTGCTTGCGAAGATAGAGAAACTCTTGAACTCATCCGTTCAATATTTCTTAAGTATGCAAAAGATCTTAATAATATGATTGAAGAAAAAAGTAGATAAATGATTAAACTATATACAGATCCAGAAAAATTATTAAATAGAGAAGAAATGATCTTCTCTAATTATCTTTCTATCACAGGTAAATCTTCTATTCCCTGTGATAGAAAGTATTTTACTTTAGCAGGACCTTGTATAGACGATTTTGGAAGAATTATTCCAAATACAGAATTATATCATCTTCTTAAAAAGAAGTTAATACAAAAAGAACAACTGATTAGTTTTGAAAATAAGAACTTTGATACACACAATAGAAATAGTAAATTTAAAGGTCCTATCTGGCTTAAACAAGACATCTGCTCATTTGATTTTTCTTTATTAGCAAAAAATCAGCTACCAGCAATTATTAATTTTGATAGTTGTGATTATTTTCCAAATGGATTAAAAGGTTTAAAAAGAATTATAACATCAATTGATGCTTGTAATATAAGAGATATATTAATTGTTTTTAATAGTATTCTAGATTACAGCAATAGGCTAATTCCTATTTCTTTGGAAGAAGCCACACAATCTTTTAACTTTAAAAAATGGAAAATGACAAAGTATACTACTTATCGTGGTAGATCATCTAAAACTACAATGGGTACTTTTTCTTTTTATAAGGAGTGAATATGAGAGATAAAATACAAGATTTAATTGACGAGTATACGCGAAGAACAGAAACTCTATTTAATAGAATTATAGAATGTACTGGTATAAATTTTCCTACTCAAAAGGAGTTAATATCTTATAATACAAAATCATCTTTTCTTCAAAAGAAACTTCATATAGAAAATGAGAGCATAGATATAATCATGTTTTACACTGAATTAGAAGATTTAGAATGTGTTATAATAGATTTAAAAAATCTTTTACAATAAAATTTATATAGAAAAAAACAATCAGGAGATATTATTATATATGATAGCTAGTTGAAGTTTCTCAAAGCCTCCTATTTAGGAATGAATACTATTCATTCCTCTCTAAGACCTAGACCTAAAAATCTAGGTCTCTTTCTTTGACATCTAATTTATTATCAGGAGATATACATGAGAGAAAAGACAATGACTTTAATTAACAGGTATTGTAGAGTAGTTGGTATTACAGAGGATAAAGATAAGAAAGAACTTAAGAATAGATGGAAGTATCTTTCTCACAAACAAAAAGGAAAAGAAACTAAACTAATGAAAGAAAGAATAATTGAAGGTAAATAGGAGGTAGATATGGAATTCGTTGTCTCTGGAGTATATAGAACTAAAGAAAATAAGCTCATAATTATTATGGGTGATGTTCCTCATGCAGTAAAGATAAAAAATGAGTTTTTACATCAGTATGTGGGTAAGGGTGAAGCAGAACATACTGAAACGGGTGAAACAATACAATTATTCGAACATACTGATACTAAAGTAGTTGTCGGTGTAACAAGAGGTTTAACTAAACTTGTTAAAAGCGATATACTAACCATTTATCAGGATCTTGAAACTAAAAAATTATTTGCTTGTCCAAAAAGGATTTTTATGCAATTAGAAATGGTTAGAGTGGATGAATAGAAATGAAATCTGTTTTTTTATTTTATAGTTATGAAAAACATACCAATTCATTCTTTGAAAAAGCATGAATGTTATAAAATTTCATTTGGTAATAAATCTTCATTAGAGTTAGCATATATTTTGATATCTTTTGATCAAGATTTTAAATTAACAATTATACCTTATAATATACATGATCAAATTTCTTTAAGAAGAGTATATATAACAGTACAACAGTTTATATCTTTAATTGAGAAAAAGGAAATACACTTCTTTAAAAGAGAGATAGTAGAAGATGATTGAAAAATTTCATACTTATCATTTTATCTTTTCAAAAGATACAAGTACAAAAGAATCCTTTTTTCATAAAGGTGAATGCTGGAGTTTAACTATTCCAGATAGATTTTTCTATTCGAAAGATTTTCTTCAAGGAGTTCATCTTTTAAATAAAAATCATGCTAATGCATTTAATCATAGTAGTCTTGTAATTGTTAAAAATAGATACAAGGAAGGTAAGCAGGTTGCACAGATATCTATTAATACTTTAGAAGGGATGATTAGAAAAAATAATTGTATAGGTTATTCATACACTACTTTTACTCAAAATTTATGACAGCAAAAATTTTATCATTTTTTAGATATCATAAGAAAAAAGAAGAGATCACCTTAGATTTCGAAAAATGTCTAGATCTAGCAGTTGATTTAACTCTTCTTCTTAAGGATGAAGCAGATGCAGATAACATCAAAGCTGCTGTTCGTGTATTATTCGAAAAGTATAAAGACGATTACTCTGTAGTTAAACTTAAATTTTAGGAGTTTAATATGATTTTTAAACGATTTAAAGACTTAGAAAGCAATTTTTCACACTATAAAGAAGCAACAAATTCTGAAATTCAGAGTTTAAAGAAAGAAATTTTCTTTCTAAAGAATCCTTTTATCTTTAAAAAAGGAGATAAAGTTCAAGTTAGATTAAAAGATAAATCTTGCCCTGTTCTTAGATATACTGATTCAGTGCAGGACGATAGGGTATTTATAGTAACGGATTACACACAAGCTGAAGAGGAACATAGCTATTTTCCATCTTACTACCATAGCTATGAAGTTGTAGATGATAAATTTACAAAATATTTTATGAGACAAGAATCATTAATACTGTATATTCCAAAAAAGGAGAAGAAAAAGAAATGATAGACGAATACATCTGTGAATGTGGTCATATTACAGAATTTAAAAAGGAATATGGAGTGGATTTTCCAAAGACTATTCCATGTGAGAAGTGTGGGAAAGAAGCTAAACGGCGCTATCAAAGTAAAAAAATAGTTATTCCAGAAGAAATGAAATCTACTTTTAATCAAAGTTAAATAGGAGTTAAAATTATGGAAACATTTAAGAAAAAACTTCAGAAATTTATTGAAATATTTTTAAAATATCTGGAAATAGTTACAGATAAGTTTCGTGAATGGTATTACACTATTAAATTTGCCATTCAAGATTTCTTCGAAGATTATCTTGAGATTTTCTCAAGAAACTTTAAGAAACTTGTAAAAATATTTAAAAAGGATAAAAGTAAAATTATAATACCTTTAGTTGTCGGTTTGATTGGTGGTGGTTTTGGTTATCTTCTTTCAGTATTATTAGGAACATTATATTCTATTTTTCTTATAATTGTTTGTGTATGGACCATAGCAGATATTTTTGTTAAGGATAGACCGCTCCCGTTAAAAGTATTAGCTTGTGTTCTTATGGGTTTAATTCTTATGCTTATTCTTGCTGAAGCATTTTTGAGGTAATATTATGATAAAAGCAGTGTTTGGTGTAATATTTGTGAGTATTGCAGCTTTTATAATACTTGTTCTTGCCAGTCTTGGTTTTGGTATTGTAAGCTGTAATAAAGTAATTTACAATGTACTTCAACCTAAGGTAAATACTATGGAAAAAGAAAAAGATTTTATTGCAAGTAATATCAAAGCAAGTATTGAACAAGAAGTAAAAAGATCTTCTTATTTGAATAATACTTGGAAAGTAGAAACAAATATTTGGACTATGACAAAAGATGATAAAATTCAAACTCTTGAATATCATTCTGTTGCCTTTGTTAAATTTGAAGATTTGGATAAAGTTAAAACAGAAGAATATGAGAAAGCTCTTCCTTATCTTTCTAAATTAAATAAACTTTTGGAAGAAGATAATAATGTTAAGAATAAGTAACACACAAGTTTATGGTCTAGAAGAAAGTTGTATTGCTTCTGGATATCCAATGCGAACAGATTTACCACATGAATTTAGCGATGGTGTTTATTTTCATTTTGATAAAACACCTCATTATAAAAGAAGCTGTAAGCTAGGTAATGCACAATCAAATTCTGGACATGCAAATTTTCTTACTGGTATTATTGTTCAGTTTGATGTAACCTATCCAGCTTATTGGTCAATGCAGTTTCAGAGATATCATTTTGCACAGTTTATTAGTTCGCAAAGTAAAATGCACAAATTAGCTTTTATGGATTTGGAATCTGGAATGAATAAATATGTGTCAAAACAAGTAATAGAATATCTTACTAATCTACAAAATGATTATCAAGCTAATCCTACTTATGAAAATTATATGAAGTTACTTTCTAACTGTCCAATGGGATTGGAGTTAACAGCCAGAATAAGTACTAACTATTTACAATTGAAAAACATTTATAATCAAAGAAAGATGCATAAGCTAAAAGAAGATTGGGGTGAGTTTTGTTCTTGGGTAGAACAGCTTCCACACTTTAAGGAATTAACAGGTGTTTAATTATGAAAAAGTTATTAGTAATAATATTTATTTTACTTGGCTCTTTTTCTTTTGCAAAAACTACTATAATAGATAGATTTTCTTTATCCAAAGATGAATCTTATAAATATAGTGACAGAATTTATTATAGAATTTTATGTATCGATGGATACAAATATTTAACTACGTATACTTCAGATAAGTATTCTTCAGCACATACTATTCAAATGTATCAAATAGAAAATGGAGATCCAAGACCAATAAGGTGTAATAGTAATGGAAATAGATAAAGAAACTCTACATCATCTTCTTCAACTGATAAATCAGTTTTGTTATTCTTCATTCGAAGAGGATAATAAATTTAGTACTAGATTTTCTGCAGATGCCAGAGCTGCAGATTTTCTTGTTAAGCAAGGATATGCAGAATACTTTTCAGATAAACATTGGCCAGATACTAAATATTGTGAATTTAGACTAACAGAAAAAGGTTGGGAATTATTAAATAGTAATATATACAATTAGATAAATTCTAATTTTATATATAAATTAACTAAAGGAGGATTAGATATAAATGAATATGGAGGTGGATGCTATTAAAAAACAGGTACCAAAGATTATCAAATGGTCACTACTTGGTTTGCTTAGTTTAATTCTTACTTGTGGATCTTGTTATACAGTTGGTGCAGGTGTAGTAGGTGTTACATTTAATAGAATTACTGGTGCTACAGACGCTTATTCTCAAGGATTGCACTTTAAGCTTCCTATTGTAACTGATGTAGTTAAATTTGATGTAAAAACACAAAAAGAAACAATTGATGCAGATTCTGCATCAAAAGACTTACAAAAAGTTTTTGTAAAAGTAGTGATTAATTATCATCTAGATTATGAAAAAGTAAATAACTTGTATGTTAAAGTAGGTAGAGATTATGCAGATAAAGTTCTGCATCCTGCTGTTAATGAAAGCGTTAAAGCTTCTGTTTCACAATATCCTGTAGAGGAGATTATTGTAAAAAGAGAAGACGTTAAATCTCTTATAGAGAAATCTTTAAAAGATAGACTTGCTTTTTATAATATTGTTCTAGAATCCGTTAATCTAGTTAATATCTCTTTTGATGAAGAATTTAATAAAGTTGTAGAAGAAAAACAGATTGAAGAACAAAAGATTAAAACTGCAGAGTATAAAAAGAAACAGGCTGAACAAGATAAGCTAGCTACTATTTTAACAGCTGAAGGTGAAGCGCGTAAGCAAGAACTTCTTCGTGCAACTATCAGTAAGGATACAGTTATGATGCAGTGGATTCAAAAATGGGATGGCAAACTTCCTATGTATATGATGGGTGATAAAACCATGATGATGGTACCTAACCAAAAATAGTATCTAATGTTTTGAGGAGCTGATGCTCCTCTTTTTCCTGGATGGCGGAAGTAGAAGACGCAAGAAGGGACACCGGCAATATGAATTAGCATGTATAGGGGTAGTCGCCTAATAGGTTGTTGTGGGCCGGATACTAACAACGAGACGGACGGTAGTGTAGTAGATAGTAATATCGAGGGTAGGAGCCAAACATGCTGTGTGAGGGGCAGTGCCTCACTCCAGGACATTAAAATAAAATAGGAGACGATAATGAAAAAACTAATTTGTCTAGTAGCTTTTGTATTTCTTAATTGTTCATCCAATGATTATTCTACACCAGGTAGCGTCAATCATGGAAATTACTTACAGAGTTTTTATATTCAAAGAAGATGCATTGAAGGGCATGTGTATTATTTAAATAATGGTTATCAGGCTGGTGGTATAGCACCAAAGTTGCATGATGATGGAACACCTGTAAAATGTGAGGAATAATAATATGAAAAAGTTATTGATTATTTTACTAGCTATTTTTATATTTAATTCCGTTGATAGTTATGCAATAGAATTAAAGAAGCATCATAAAATGTTTATTGGATGGATACCCTTTAATACTAGTGAGTATAAAGCATATGGATATAAATCTAAAGGTGAATTTAAAGTAGTAACTGATTATGCAAATAGAGAAATCTTTCAAAAAGAATTATCTAATTTATTATATAATTTCTTTTATACAGATAGTGCAAAAAATAGTAAAGATATTCTGAATACTTATACTTGGTATTCATTAAAGATATCTAATGTAGAATTAAGTTATAATCTTAGAGAGCTTTTTGCAATAGTTTCTATTATAGATATAGATGAAAATGTTTTAGAATACAGATTTCCAATTAGAGTTAGAATACCAGATGGTATAGAACCACTAGAAAAAGATGATAACATTTCATATCTTTCTAGTTTAGCAGCAGTAGCTATCTATTATGAGATAATATTAAAATAGGAGAAATGTAATGGCAAAGATTGGTGGTAAAGAAGATAATAAAAAGGATAAGAAAACTAGTGGTAAGAAGATAGTATTACACTACTATCACTATACAAAAGCTAATGGTGCTACAGGATTAAGATCTAAATTTGAAGAAGTAGAGGTAGAAAAGAAATGAAAAAGATTCAAAAGAAATATACTTCCAAAAAGAAAATAGTATCTACTGAACAAGTATATAAAGATGTTAAAGAAAGCATAGAACTTTTTATTAAAAATCTTAAAAAGAAGAAATGAGACTAATAGATGTATATCATAATGATAAGCTCCTTTGTCAAATGAAATTAGAAGATGATTTGATAAAAGGATTATCAGAAGATGAAATACAAGATCTTTGTAAAAGTATTTTATGGGAAGAAACTGTTCACAAACTTTTGGGTAAAACGGAGGTATGGCATAATCCATGGAAAAGAAAAAAGTAAAACAAGAGAAGTTATACACAGAAAAACAACTTCAAAATAAGTTAAGAAAAGAATTTAGTAGAGGATTTGAGGTAGGAAAGAAAGAGGGTGTAAAAGATGTAACAAATGCAATGCTTCGCCTTCTAGGGTTAGATAAAGAATTAACTACTATACGAAGTAGTTTATCTGGTATTAATTATGTTGTTAACAAGTAATCTAAAACTTCTTAAAATAGAAGAACTTAATAACAAAGACTTTCATTCTAAACATATGTCGGAATTAAAGGACTTTTATGCTAGAGTAGTTTTAAAAAAGCATTCTAAATATTATTCTATTCCTATAGAATCTTTAAAAGAAAGATCCTATCTTACTTATATAATTATATTAGGGCTTAATCAAATTAAATTACTTGGTACAATGTTCTTTTCTTCTTCCAGAAATAGATATTTAACCAGGTATCATTGGATCATCCAAGGAATAAATATTTATTCTAGATATATAGAAGAACAAGAAAAGAAGTATTACATCTGTACTAAATGCGGTTTTCCTGTTCCAGGATACTCATATCATTGTAATTATTGTGGAACGGATAACGAAGAAAAATGGGTTGAATTTGAGCAACAGTTAAATGAAGTTTATGATTTAGATTATCAAGAAGAAGAAAACGTATTTGAGAAAGCAGCAGAGGCAATACTTAGTTTAAGTCAAGTAATATCTAAGATTCCTCCTGGAAAAAGAAAGAGTGATTTCTGCCCAGGATGTGGTGTTGCAAAAGAAGGTGCTAAGTGTAAGTATTGTGGAACACAATTTTGGAGGGAATATTAAATGATAATAAAAGAATTGCTTCCGTATAATAGATATACAATAAAATCTTATTGTAGATCTGAAATTGATCCTAGCTATACAGCTTTAGTAATCACTTCTTTTAAATGCCCTAGCTGTGGAACTGAATTACCACCTCTACACCATGATGAGTCTGTTACATGCAAATGTAAGTTACAAATGACATTGCACGGCAATGCTTTGCAATGTACTAAATCCTCAAAGGAGAAGAAAAAATAATGCTTTCAAGAATTAAATACAAGTTAATTTTCATGACTTCTGAGCTGGATTATCTTTTTTATAAAAAAATAACTAAAAGAATTAATGCTGTTAAGTTTGCTTTAAAAAACAAAGATAAGTATTGTTCTTGGGATGTATATAACTCCTCAGTAGAATTGCTTTTCAGTCAATTTAAAGATTTTTATGAAATGCATGAAGAAAAGTTTTCTGATGAAATGCTTTTTAATTTTTATAAGGAATTAGAATACTTTCAAAAAGTGAAGATGGATAAAAGTATTATTTCTAATACCAAAAAACAAATAAAAACAGACGAAAAAGCTTTTGTAGAACTAAGAAATATTTACAGATATATTACTTATTCAAGAATACAAAATGAAAAAAAGTTTCAAGAAATTCTTGATAAGCATGTTGGTATATCTACACCTTTTACTTTAAAAGCTTCTAAAGAATTTAAAGTAAATTGGAAGTTTGATAATATAGGTCTTGCAGATGTTTCGTATGAAGAATGCTCTTCTATTTCAAACAATCTTTTTGATTTTGAAGATGCATGTAATGATAAAGATACAGAAATAGCAAAGAGAATTTTAGATCTTAGATCTTATCTTATAGATTGATGGAGACATGGATGAACGATATAGAAGAATTTGGTACAGAGATTAATTCAGATATTCTAAATCTTAGAAAGGAAATAGCAGAGATAGTAGGAACAGAAGATGCCCCAATAGAGTTATCAGAGGATAATCAACAAAAACATCCGCAAGATGTTAATCAATGGTCTGCTTTATCTAGTTATTCTTTTGTGGCTTCCGGTAATACTATTAAAGCTATACCTGCAGGATTCTATGATCTAGATAGAACTAATATGGGAATACTTTTCACTAAACAAGATTTATCAGTAGATAATTGGTTAACATTTCCTGATAGTATTATGAGTCAAATTACTTCAGAAATTTCTTCTTTTTGGAAGAAAGCAGATCTATTTGAAAAGTATGGCTTTCTACACAAAAGAGGATATATGTTTTATGGTCCTCAAGGAAGTGGAAAGAGTATACTTGTACAACAAATTCTTAATGCTCTTATCAAAGAAGAACATGGTATAGTTTTAAACGGAAATACGGCACCTGCTCTTCTTATTAAAGGAATCGAAGTAGTAAGAAAAATAGAACCTCATAGAAGAGTTATCTGCTTATTTGAAGATATAGATTCTATTATTAACAGATATGGAGAAGAAAGTTTACTATCATTTTTAGATGGTGAATCTAATACTAATCATGTATTGCATATAGCTACTACTAACTATCCAGAAAAATTGGATCCTCGTATTGTTAATCGTCCGAGACGATTTGATAGAGTAATAAAAATAGGAATGCCTTCTGAAGTAATGAGAAGAATATATTTAGCTGAAAAATTAAAGATAGAAGATCAAGATGAGTTAACTAGATATGTAAAGGGTACAGAAGGTTTCTCTTTTGCTGGTTTAGCAGAATTAGTTATATCAATTAAATGCTTAGATAAAACATTTGAGGAAGCATGTAAGCTACTTAGAAAACTAATGTTCAAGAAAAAATCTAGCGATGATTTTGGAGGAGCAGTAGGTTTTCATAAATAAAAATAAAATTTAAATTGAGGTTTAAAAAATGAACAAAACATTAAAACTTAATCAAGTTATTGCCATTGCCAATGGTCAAAAAAGTCGCAAGGAAAAAGTACTTTCTAAAGTATATCATACTTTAGAAAAAGCAGATTTATTTCAGGGTTTAGCAAAACGATACACACCTAAGGATGAAGAAGGAGATCGTTTTCCTAATGAGGATAAGCAGATTCAAACTTCTGTATTTGAATGTATTAAAGAAGCAAGAGAAGTTTGTGAAGATATGTATAATGTATGTGCAACACAAGATGTTGCAAACTGTAATGCTAAAGCTGATGTGTTAGTAGATGGTAAAATAATTCTTAATCAAGTACCCGTTACACATCTTCTTTTTCTTGAAAAGCAGCTTACAGATTTGCACACATTTGTAAATGCCCTTCCTGTTCTTGATCCTGCAGAGAATTGGACATGGAAAGAGGATTCTATGCAATATGTTTCAGATTCTAAAGATACTTTTAAAACAAAAAAAGTAATGAAGAACCATGTTAAAGCGGAAGCAACAGATAAGCATCCTGCCCAAGTAGAGGTATACAATGAAGATGTGGTTATTGGTACTTGGTCTACTACAAAATTTTCTGGATGTATTGCAAAGCAAGATAAAGAAAAAATGCTTGAAAAAATTCGTGCATTAGATAAAGCTATTAAAGTTGCTAGAGAAGAAGCTAATTCTATTGAAGTAAAACAAGAAGATTTTGGTACAAAGCTCCTTGATTTTGTATTTGAGAAGTAATAGTTTTAGTTATGGTAAAGGGGGTTAGTGAAGGTTCGAGTCCTTCCACCATAAAGGGTTCTATTGCTATAAGCAATAGACAGGCTTAGGTTTAAATTTAATTTGATATAATGATTGCTCATTGAGCTTGAAGGTTCGAATCCTTCCTCTCCGAATAGCATTAATAAATTAACGGAGAGTGCTGAAACGGTAAACAGAATCATTTAAGATTTAAGTTATTACCCTAAGTTAAGAACATGTGCTAGGAATGTAGTCAAGTCTGAATTACTAATGAGGAGAAGTCGCAGGTTCGATTCCTGTCCCCTCGACTAAGTTTATATTCATGAAATGTAGATTTAGTCGAGGGGTGGACCAGCAGGAAGGTCGTCTCCTGTAAAGCTAAGAATTCAGTTAAACGGAAAGGTACATTCTAAAATTGAGCACAATCATCAGCTACAAATACTCTTGAAAAGTATTCGATGATACTATCAATCCCGGCCTGAAGGTGATCAGGTCGGGATCTATTTGAAAATTAATTTTATAAGAGGATATATATGAATAGGTTTAAAACAGGAAAATATCTAGTATTAGTATATAAGTTTAAAAAATGTATTCCATGTATAATAGAATTTTCTACTTTTAGTGAGCTAAGAAAGTTTATAGGATTGCATATAACTACTAAACAGTTAAAAGGCCTTAAAACACAAAAGCAATTAGTAGATGAAGTAAGAAAATTAAAAGAAGGTGCAGAATTTTCAAATGAGTTATTTCAAACAGAAGTATACTATATCAAACCTAATAATGATTTAGTTCCTTTTTTAGTATAGGAGATACAATGAAAAGATTAATAGTATTATCATTTATCTTTTTCTTGGGTTGTAATTTATTTCAACTCAGAGAAGACGAAGAATGCTTTCCTTTAACATTTTCAAAGTTTAAGATAACTTCTGAAGGGTTAAATACAATTAAAGCAGATGTAATAGTATCTATTTCTAACACTTCTAATTCTAAAATCTATTTAGATGCAACAGATTTATATGTGGATTTTGATGGTACTACACTTACTAGAATTGCTACTAATCTTAAAAAGGAAATTGGTTATATAGCTCCTAAATCTAAAAAGAATTTTAGATTTAGGATTTCTTTTAAGAACACAGATACTATATCTAGATTAACTTGGGGTAATAGTCAATCTAAATTGTTACTAGCCGGTCTTGTATATTATAAGTTTTCAAAATATCCAACATATTCTTCTAAGTGTATTGTAAGTACTTATAGAGTGAGATAATAAATGAAGAAAAAATCTGGATCTAAATGTGAGAAATGTAAACACTGTTCTCAAGATGGTTGGATGGAAAGATATGTATGTATACATCCTAAATTTCCTTTAGCAAAAGTTATTATTGATATTAAAGAAGAAGGATATCCATTTTGGTGTCCTCTCAAAAAAACATTAAAGGAGATGTAGTATATGTCAAACGTAGGTAAGATCTTTTCAGTAATAGTATTAATAGGTCTTATAATAGGTGTGGTCTTTCTAGTAAAAAGTTGTTTAAGAAAAACTTATCTAGAAATGGAAACTGAATATATTTCATGTATTCAAACATGTTTGGTGGATAGAAGTATAGATATGAAAGCTAAAGCAGATCCTAAAGAATTTAGAGCTATAATAGAATATTGTGCAAAAGACGTAGTTGATTAAACTGCTGGGATGGTATAAATGAATTTCTTTAAAAAAATGATTGCTGAAATCCAAACACAGATAGAATGCAAAGATTATGCTAAGAAGAAAGATTCAGTAAGACAAGCTATGATCTTAATGGATCTTAAATTTAAAAAACCTGTAGATGAGTCATATGTTCCGCATGACGATTATCAAGATCATTTACAAGAATGCAAAGCTAGCTTTGTAGATTATATGCAAACTTCTTATACAAGAGATTCTGTTAGAATACTTGGTATAGGAGATTCTATTCTAGCACAAAGTAAAAAAGACGCACAAGACGTTATAGATATAAGAATGAACTGGGCATTAGGTGGCATGCGTGCATGCCACATGCTCCAGCTTTTAAAGGATATGGATTCTGATATAACTAGATATAATTATCAACCTAATTTTATTCTAGTAGGGACGCCGGGTGGGAATAATTTATTGCAACATCAAAAAATAGAAGTAGTGAAAAAAGAATGTAATATATTATTCGATTATATTAGAAAAAGATTTCCAAAAGCAAGAATTATTATGTATGGACTACCAGCAACGTGCGTGGATTATGCAATGATACATTATGTGGAATATACTCAAAATCTTTTTAACTGGTTGGGACAAGATAAAAATACAGTAATTATACCATTAATCAAACATTTTGTAGCTGCTTGGCATGTTATGATGAAAGCAGATTATTCTTCAGATGGAGTGCACCTATCACCTATTGGACGATTACTGTTCGTAGATTTAATAGAAAGAAGCACGCATAAGAATTGTCTTCCCATTATAGCATAAAATAAAAGGAGAGCAGATAACATGGAGAAAATAATTGCTGTAATTCAATCTAGATTTAATTCGACTAGATTACCAGGAAAAGCAATGCTTCCATTAGCAGAAAAACCTTTATTAGAACATGTAATAGATAGAGTACAAAAACTCAAGAACGTAGATTTAGTTATTGTAGCTACTGGTATACACGAATCCAATCAACCTATAGTTGATTTAGCTAGATCTAAAGGATGTAATGTTTACAGAGGTCCTGACGAGGATGTTCTTAAAAGATTTTATGATGCGACTAATTATCGTAGCTGTCAATATGTAATTAGAGCAACAGGTGATAATCCTTTTGTAGATGTGGAATTAGGAAATAAGCTTATACAAAAGGAACTAAAAGATAAGATAGATTACTATGGTATGTCTGGCATTCCTATTGGAGTAGGAATTGAAATGTTTAAAAAATCTGCTCTGGATAGAGCATATTCAGAATCCAAAAGAAAATCAGATAGAGAGCACGTAACAACTTATATCAAATTAAACAATCATATCTTTCATTCTGAATTTATGGATATGGGTATAGTACAAGGTGAAGGTTTAAGATTAACTGTGGATTATAAAAGTGATTATATTTTAGCTAGTAAAATATATGAAGAGCTTTATCATGGTAAACCCTTCTCTATACAAGAAGTTTTGAAATTCTTAAAAAAGAATCCAGAATTAATAGCAGGTGTCGAAATAGAATGAAAAGAAAACGAGTTAAAATTACTATAGAATTATCTGATGAAATACTAATTCAATTAGCTATTCTTTCTGCTGAGTATGATAGGTCTGTTAATTGGATTTGTGAACAAGCTTTAAAACAATATATCAAAAAAATAAAAAAGGCATGAAAAGAATAATCATAAGTCTTCTTAGTTTACTACTAATTTCTTCTTTTGTCTTTGCAGAAGAATTTGAAGAAATAGATTTACTTAGATGTATTTGTTTATATAATAAAGAATATAATAAGTTGCATCGTCTGAAAAGAATGAATAGAACTAAATTAAACGAAGTAGAAGAAAATATGCATAGATGTTTAATTACCTATTCAGATAAGTTTGGTAAATTTTCTTGGTCTAAATGTGGAGGAATTAAATGAAAAAACTTGCTATAATATTTGGTATTATAGTATTTACAATAAGTACCTTACTACAACTATATATAATAGCAGAATATATTAATCCTCTTCCTTTTTTAAGTGATTGGTTTATAGCAATGATTATACAATTTATTATTTTTGCTATAATAAATGGTTTACTTCTTTTTATAACTAAAAAGATTTTTAAACATAAAAAAGGTAATTATGACACCTCAAGATGATATAGTTAATCTGGCTCAAAGAAAGGCAAGTCAATCTAGATGTAGATATAAAGTATCAGCAGTAGGGTTGGATAGAAAAGGAAGAGTATTGGGTTGCACAATGAATCGGCATCGCCTTTCACACCGTGGCGGTGGAGTTCATGCAGAGATTGCTCTGATAAGAAAGTATGGAGAAAGATTAAGAAGTATTATTATTTGTAGAACAAACAAGAGAGGAGATCTTTTAGATATACATGCTTGTCCTGCTTGTGCACAAGTTGCTTCAAAACTTAAAATAAAAATTTATTCTATAAAAGAGATATTAAAGGAGGAGGTTTAAATGAAAGAATTAATAGCAAATATTATCTGCAAATTTTGTAAAGTATTTAAAATTCATCTTATGGTCAATATAAGATTGGAAGCAAAGGATGCTAAGCTTATTAAACTTACAGAATACGGAGTAATTAGATATTGTGAGTTCTGTGGTCATACAGTAATTGATACTGATAATCGGAGTAAGTAAATGAAAACTATTTTAGTCGGAATGCTAATTTTATGTACAGGGTGTGTCAGTATAGAAACATACGAAGCTGATATACAGAAACTTCAAATAGAAAGAGATAAATTTAAACAAGAAAATTTATGGTTAAGAGTTGATTTAGAAATGGCAAAAGGATTTAATAAACAATGTGGTGAATACACAAAAGAATTAGAAAGTAAATTAAAAGAATTACAACCTACTAGTAATGCACAGGGTAAATAGTTATGATGGATGCAATTGAAAAACAACGAAGAGATTTAATAAATGAATTAAAACAAACTTGTCCGCATAGAAAAATGAGAATAGTTGGAAGGGGTATGTCAGTACCAGAAAACAAAAGTTGCAAGTATCCTAAATATAGAGGTAGAACAGATTGTGTTATCTTTGATCATCCTTTAGGATGTCCAGTTGTTAAGGAGCAAGTAGATAATCAATTTTAAGGAGAGTTATTATGGATATAACGGCTCACGACAAAATTAAGGATTTAGAAAACGAACTTAAAAAATTAAAAGAAGAGCATTTTAAAGAGATAGAAAAACTTAAGGACGATATAGCGCATTTAAAATCTGCGCTTTGTTTTCCTGCAAAGAAAGAAGTTAGAATAGGACAAGATTCCTCTTTAAATTCTCTGGATAGAAGAATGAAAAAACAGCAGGAAGAAAACAAAAAGAAATCAAAATGAATATAAAAAAGTTAACTTGGCCAGTAAGAAGAAGATATTACAAAGTTAGATTATTTTATAAAGCAAGTAAAGCATTTTATGCTCCATGGGAATGCCAAGAGATGCTTCTTACTTTTAACTTTGAACTTCTTTGTGATTTTTATGAACACGGTGGATTAGATAGTGTTAACTGGAATAGTGATAAATATCATAAAAAAGCTAAAGAAGAAATAGATAGATTATATTCTTACTGGAAGATAGAAAGAAAACAAAGAGAAGAAGAAATAGATTACTTATTAGATCAATGGTCCGAGCATACCGTTCATTATGAGACTCCTTGTGAAGATCATCCAGGTCTTTTTGAATGGCATAGTGTTAGTTCTAACTATGGTGAATACTTAAGTAATTTATATAATCAAGAACAAATAAAATTTCTAGAAGAAGAGGAAAAGAATTTAATTAGATTAATAAAAATAAGAGGTTATCTTTGGACATAAAGAGAAAAGTTATTCTACTTTCTGGAAAGAAGCAGGTAGGTGAGCTACTAAAGTCTAAAAAACTTTAGCTTCCATCTTCAACGAATCATGATTTAAATTTTCTAGATTGCTCTTTGAAAATTCATTGATCTTATTCTCAGATGTTGTACTGTTACGCTCCATAACAGAATTGGATTTAGACTTTCCAATTAAAAGTATATTATTAGCTGAATGAGTATCTCTATCTTTTTCATAACCACAAGAACATTTATAAGTTCTTTCTGATAAAGATATTTTATTTAGTAATCCACAAACTGGACATAATTTAGTAGTTGGTTCCCATTTCGATATTACTTGGGTGCTTTCTAAAGTTTTTAATTTAGACTTTATTGCCCCAAGTGCAGAATGTTGAACTTGTTTACCAAATAAACCTTTATGCCAATTTGCTATTTGTTCTTCTTGAATATAAATTGTATCATAATTATTCTTTAAATAAGATACAAGTTTATTTACTTGATCTTTTTTCTGATTTGAAATTCTTTCATATTCTTGTTTTATTTTAATAAGATTCTTTTTTCTTTTATTTGATTTTAAATTATTTTTCTTTGCAAAACCCTTTTGAAGTCTTTTTAATCTATAAGATTCTGGAATTTTAATATTTAATTTTTCACCATCAGAAGTTGTTATAGAATCTTTAATTCCAAAATCTAAACCAACTTCTTTATTAGTTTTTTGTTTTTCTTTTCTTTGTTGAAAGGTTGTAATTTGAATATAATAACCAGAAGGCTTTCTTACAAGTTTCGCATTAGCAAATTCACTTCCTTTTGGAATTTGTTTTAAACCATGAACTTTAAATGGTTTCTTTAATCCCTGTATTTTAATTCTAGTTTTATTAAATTTCCAAGTATTATTATATTGAGGAAGATCGATGGAATTTATTTCAGATTTGAATTTTAATCTACCAATAGTAAAATTAAGTTTTTTAAGTTTAGACAAAACTTTAATAGCTTCTTTTATTCTCTCATATAAACCTTGTTTCATTTGAGAAGATAAAAATTCTATATTTCTTTTTTCAAACTTACTTAAAACTTTTATCGTAATTTCTTTTTGTTTATATAAAGAAGTATTAAGAAAAATATTATCTTGTGATATAATATAATTATAAAACCATCTAGCTTCTATAAAGATTTTTTTCAACCATTTCTTTTGTATAGAATTTAAATGACTTTTATCTATCTTTAAAGTATAAACTTTACAAACTTGAGATTTTCTTTTCTCTCGAGTTTTAGCTAAAGAGTTTTTTATCTTTAATTTCTTTTCTTGCGTAACTTGCATAAAAGAATAATATAAAATTTTACCTAATTTTAAGTATATCAGGAAAAAATAATAAAAATGTCACAATCTATATCTACACCTAGGCGAGTTGTATTACTATTATCAGGTAAAAAGTGTGTTGGTAAAGATACTTTTTCTAATATTATATGTAGAACGAGTAAACGATCTAATATACCTTTTTATAGATTAGCTTTAGCAGATGAATTAAAAGAACAATTAATTGAAATAACGGCTGGATTAGTTAGAAGATTACCTAATGTAGGAGGTATACCAGATTATTTTTTAAAACCTGAATTAAAAGAAGTTCCCATATGTGATCTCACTTTTCGAGATTCTGGTAAAGCTTTTACAGCAAGGAATTTAATGCAGTGGTATGGACAAGTAATTAAAGCCACTTTTGACGAATTGATTTGGGTTAATTTATTATTACAACACTGGGTATTTCAAGATATAAATAAATGTAATATAGTTATAACTGATTGTAGATTTAAATATGAACTAGAGGAATTAAAAAATAATTTACAAGATAAATTTGATGTTATAACAGTTAGAATAAAACGAACTACAGGTTTAATAGATTCAGATATATCTGAAACAGATTTAGATTCTTTAGAGGATTCTTATTTCGATTATATTCTAGAAAATAATACCACGAAAGAAGATTTTAGAAAAAAAGTTAAGGATTTAAAATCAATAATATTTAAAAGGAAATGAAATGAGCAAAGTTAAATGTGAATGTTGCAACGAAGAATTAGAATCAAAATCTAGGCATGATTTTCAACAATGCAATTGTGAACAAGCTACTTTTATAGATGGTGGTAATGATTATACCAGATGTGGTGGAAAAGATTTACAACAAGTTCTTCTTTGGAATGAAGAAAAGAAAGAATATTGTCATTTAGAAGGTCTCCCTTATGAAGAAAGTAAAGAAGAAAAATCTTTAACCATAAATGATTTTGTAAATCAAATACATGCAACCGCAAAAGAAAAAGGATGGTGGGATAATCCAAGATCGCCTCTTGAGATTCATGCTTTAATTCATTCTGAGATATCAGAAGCAACAGAAGATGTTCGTGAGCAAAAGCAAGATTATTATCTTGATATGAATGGAAAACCTTGTGGTGAAACAACAGAGCTTATAGATGCATTCATTCGTATAGCAGATTATTTTGGATATAAAGGTTGGGACTTTGAAGATATTCTAAAAAGAAAAATGGAGTATAATAATACCAGAGCTTATCGTCATGGTAATAAAAAATACTGATTATGAAAGTTAAATTTATTACAGAATTTTCATATGGAGATTGGTTAAGAAGAGGTACTATCTCTTTTGATAAAGATGAAATATTTGAATTAAAACCATACCGTGGTTCAGATAAAGATTTTTCAGTGATTTTATATAGAAGTGATCCTAAAATAGAAAGAAAAATAAATATTACTAAACAAGTATTTAAATATTTTCTTAAAAAGAATATTATAGAAATAATGAAAGAATAAAATGAAAACTAAATCTCAACAATTAAGAGAAGAAGCAAAACAAATAGAATTAGAATTAAAGATCATTCTTCATATAATTAATAAGACAAAGGAAGAATTAAAAAAAGATGGCAAATAGAATTTACATACCAGTTTGTTCAACCGTAGCAAATAAATATCAAGAATGGTCCAGTGGGAATAGCACTCTTCAGGAGCTTGCAGATAAATCTATAAAACAAATGAGATTAGAAAGAAAGAAAAATGAAGGTAAGAAACATGAAAAAAATCACAGAAAAGCTTCTACAATTTCTCCTCTGCTTTAAACGTCTAAAAGTAAGAAAACTTATTAAAGAGTATTCCAAATGATAGATCAATTTGGATGGTTTTTTGTCTCTATAAGTTTTATAGGTTATCTTCTTAATATCAAAAAGAATAAATGGTGTTTTCTTCTTTGGATTCTTTGTTCTATTTGGTGGATAGGAGTTAGCATTTACAGAGAACAATGGTCATTAGTTGGAAACTTTATTCTATATTTGGGTGCTGAAATCTGGGGTTTAATTCAGTGGTCTAAAGAAGATAAATTCGTTCAAACTGAAGAATAAAGAGAAAGGAAGAAAAAGTTACAGAAAAAAATTCGATTTTTAATATTTTCAACAAGAGGAAAAAAGATGAGTTATACATTACTTAAACACCCAAACGATTTTTTAAGAACAAAATGCAAGAATATCGATAAGATAGATGAAAAAGTACATTATGTTGCTAAAAGAATGTTTCAAGTAATGTATTCCAATAAAGGAATTGGTTTAGCTGCTAATCAAATAGGTTCTTCATATAGAATGCTTATTATAGATACTATTATGTACGAAAATGGTGTTAGATTAACTTTATTAAATCCAGAGATTACGTCGCATAGCGATGAAACTATAAAAGGAATGGAGGGTTGTCTTTCTTGCCCAGGTCAAGAAAGAGAGGTAGAAAGATGGAAAGAGATATCTGTAAAAGGAATAGATTTAGATGGTGAAGAACTAAAACTAAATCTTAGTGATGTATCTGCAAGAGTGATACAACAAGAATTAGACCATTTAGATGGTATACTAATCATAGATAAATAGGATTATATATGCCCTTAAATATCTTTATACCTGTTATAATAATTATATGTGGTTTAGCGTTTTGTATAGGTTTTGCTACTAGAAATGAATGGGTTTTAACTGCCAAACTTAAAGTGTTTGAAAAAGCAATTAAAAAAAGACATTCTCTAGAACAAGAAGGAAAAAAGGGTAAACTCCTGCGTGAAATAGAACAAGGAATGTGGTCATATAATAAAATGCTATACAGATTTTGGGAAAAAGATGTTACAAAAATGTTTACAGATGATGAGATAAAACAATATCTTTTTGAAAAAGAGGATGGTGAATAATATATCGCGGGTTAGACTAGCGGACAGTCAGAAGGTTCATACCCTTCTTAGGTGAGTTCGACTCTCACACCCGCTAATGCAGTACAGACGGAGCTCATTAAATTTGAGATATAGCTTCTAATAAGGTAGGCTCGAAGTTACACCCTCCTTCAGTGGAAGAGATCATACGATGCCGTGACGGTGAAGCAGAAATCGGCTAAAGGTTATATTCGCTCGGTGTACACCAGTATCCGTCTGTACTGCATTTTTTAATATAAAAAAGGAGACTTAGATGAAGTATTGGTATAAAATAATTGATTTTCAGAATGGAAATGCAAAAACATTATTTCACGGATTAGAAGGAAGTAAAACAATACCAATAAAAAAATGGCTTAAAGCAGAAAAGAAGATGGTAAGGGATGGTATTGGATCTGAATATATGTCAGGTTGGCATATAATTCCTTCACCTGAACTATGCAGAGAATACCTTAAGAAATTCAAAAATACAGAATACAAAGCTATTGCTAAATGTAAATGTAAAAAAATAGTTAAGAAAGAAAAAAGTCCAGATCAAGTGTATTTAGCAGACTACTTATATATTGAAGATATTATTTCAGTTTAGGTAATAAAAATATGAATCCTTTTTTAACTAAAAATCATATAGATCATTCTAATTATAAGATTCTTACTTATCTAAGAATAAGTTATAATCTAGTTCAATATGATTATGATACTTTTTGTCCGGAATGCGGTAGAATATGCTGTGAATGCCCAGGATTATGTTCAGGTGATGCTTATAAATTTCTTAGTAGATTAAAAACGGAAAATATTAGGTTTTATATATTAGGAACTATTTTTTATTTTTCTTTACTAAGAAAATTTTCTCCAAAAGAAAGAAAATATTGGGTGACAGAAGATAACTTTTTATATAAGTAATTATGAAAGGTAAATGTGCTAAACAAGAAGTAACTGCGTATATCTTAACTTTGAATTCCAAACTGATTTGTGGATCTAATTGGTGTGCTAATCCTCAAAAAGAGTGTCCAAGAAAAGATCTACCTTCTGGACAAGGATATGAGTTATGCAAAGATATTTGCAAACAAAAAAATCACGCAGAAGTAGATGCTTGTATTAATGCAGGTGATGAAGCAATAGATGGAACATTATACTTAATAGGACATACTTATTGCTGTGAGAATTGTATAAAGATAATGAAAGAATACAAAATTAAAAAAGTTGTATTTGAAGATTCTTCTGAATTAATTTTATCTGAAAAAGAAGCAATTTAACTAATGTTAAGAGGCAATAAAAATGAGATATAAAACTTATAGAACTAAAGATAACAAAAGAGTTTTTCATTTTATATTTGAAGATCAAGAATCTATGAATAGAACCTTCATGAGATTTAGTGAATTTAATGAATCCCCTATCTACAAAAATAGATTATTTGAGACAACAGATATCTTAAAATATATTCCTAATTATTATTCAATAGTATTGGGGCATAATATTCCAGGTGAAGTTTGTAGAAAATTTCATGAAAGATATTCTGTAAATTTTTCATTAGATGAACTTAAAATTATAAAAATTGTTCAACAAAATAATCAGCAATTAATGAATGATTTTTATATTATAGCTACTTTTGAATCTGATAAAGCTAAATATAGCGCTATTGATCATGAGATTGCACATGCTTTATATTATCTAAATAGAAATTATAACTCAGAGATAAGAAGAATAGCAAATAAGTATACTAGAACATATAAATTAGATTTCTCTCCAATGTTTAAAGTTTTAACTTATAAGCAATATGATAAAACTGTTTGGTGGGATGAAATACATGCTTTCTTAATTGATCTAGGTCTTGGAAGTGTTGGATTCTTTTATGGAAGAACCTTTAAGGAATTTATTAGAAGGCTATTTACAGGAAAACTTGCTTTGCATTGTAAATATAAAAGAATTGCATATGAAATGAAACAAGTTTATGATAAATATACAAAAGAATTATATCTAGAAAAGTATTAAGAGGAATCTATGTGCATACAAGCATTACTATTAACTATAGGAGTTATTCTAGGAGTCGTAGTCTTTCCTTATATAATTGGAAGAATACAAACAAGATATTTAAACTCCTCATTGATATTAGTATTTTGTAATGATTATACAGATTATTGGTTAAGTGGAATTATTACTATTGGTATTTTTGTATTAATTGTTCTTAGTATTTATCTTCTAATATTATTATATTTTTGTTTTAGTATATTTTTTTGTAATTGAGATAAGGATGCTATAATAATGATATTTATTAAAAATGATGCAGCTATAGAAAGAATTCATCAATATGAAAGACAGTTAGGTATTAATCTAAATAAACTTGCAGATGCAAATCTTAATTTCTTATTATTTGGTGGTGCAGTAAGGGATAGTTTATTAGATAAAGATTCTTGTAAAGATTTTGATATTATCTTTCTGGAATTTCCTGGTGATCTTAGAAATGTTTTTCCAAACTTAGAACATTGCTCTGCATCTAGTTTAACAGAATCGAAATTTCTTAAAGGAAATGGGTATAGATATAGAGGAGTAAAAGTACTAGATGCTATGTTTCTAAAAGAACCAGAAAAATATTATAGCCCATTAATACAACTATTCGATGTAGTAAATCATGTAGATGTAAATATTTCAGGTATGGCGTATCATCCATATTGTGGTATTATTGAAGTGATTCCCGGTGCTTCCAAATTTATACAAAGAAAAATATTTATGATACATACTACAGAATCAAACTATTTTATGGATAGAAATGAAGAAAGAATTAAGAAATTTGAGGAAGATGGTTGGCTTAAAATAAATTAGTATATGGAGATAAATAATGCCTTATATTAAACAATCAAGAAGAACAGAGCTAGAACATATTGTAGTGGATCTTGCAAAAGCAGAGATAAAAGCAGATGGTGATTTAAATTATATCTTATTTAAATTTTGTAAGTATTTTATTAAACCATCATATAATAATTATAAGAACTTTATTGGCGAATTACGCCAATGTGCAACTGAAATAGAAAGATCTATTTTAGCTGAATATGAAGAAAAACGAAAAGAAGAAAACGGCTCGATATGATTGAACTTATCTGTTCAGTTTAAAGAAAGAAATAGTATGTGAAATGGAGTTATAATAAATGATAAAAGTATATATAGCATCACCTTACAGTAAGGGTGATATGGGTATAAATGTAGGGAATTCTATGAGATGTGCAGATAAATTAATAGATCTTGGATTTGCACCCTTTTGTCCATTACTACTACATTTTCAACATATTATGAACCCTAAAGATTATAATACTTGCATGCGGTTAGATTTAGAATGGTTGAAACAATGCGATTGTCTTTTAAGACTGCCTGGTAAATCCAAGGGTGCAGATATAGAAGTTAAGTTTGCAAAGAAAAATAATATTCCTGTTTTTTATGATTTAGATGAATTATTAAAATGGAAAACAACTACAGAAAGTGCTCAAGTTATTACAGATGGAGAAAATATCTGGCTTAAAAGATGCCCTGAATGCGGAAAGAAAACAATGGAAGTAGTTAGACCAGGAAAGGTGCAATGTTCTAATTGTGGTTAAGTAATTATTACTTATATTTACACCAGGATCATTTATTATGGAAAGAGAAATTATTATCACTTTAACTAAAGAAGAATTATTTATTATACAAGATGCTTTATTCTCTCATTTACTGAGATTTGCACACACAGAAGAAGTAAAAGATATAGGAAGAGTATATTGTAAAATAGATGATTTGATTCCAGAAGACTGGTGTTGGGAGGACGAAGAATGAAAGTTAAAGATACCTTAATTACCTTATGTTTTATGAATGGTCTTGCGTCTATAATAGGTTTCGTTTGTCTGACAAAAACAAATATTATGATGCAAATATTAATTATATTTATATGTATTATAAATATCGTCTCAATGCCCTTAGCAGAAAAAAAAGATATGGCATATAATCTGATAGCTTTAAATAGTTTTAGTGTTGTCTTTTGGATAGGTGCAGTATTTTATGAATTAGCACTATCTAATATAATATCTTCTATTATATTAGGTGGTATAGGATTACTTAATCTTATATCCTTATATATTTTAACAGATATTATTGTATTTCGTAAAGGTAATTAATATGAATATTATATATTATATTATAATCGGTATATTACTAGTTATATTTTTATTACTTGCTATTTTATTTGCAACATCTATAGATTAAATAAAAAGGAGAATAGTAATGATTAAAATTAGAGTCGAAGCAACAGATATCTTTGCTGAGGTAGATAGAGATAATGTTTGTTCAGTAGAGATTGTTACTACAAATGTAAATTCTGATGCACCTATCAGTGAATTTGTGGATCTATTTTATAGGGCTATGATTGGATTATCTTTTACGAAGCAGACTATTGTTGAAGGCTTAGAAAATAAGGTGGAAGAAGAAAAAGAAGAAGAATGTTAAGTTGGATATTTGTAGGAATTAACATATTAGGATCTGTTCTTAACGTATTTAAAAATCGCTACAGCTATGTATTATGGTTAGTAGGTAATATAGGATATTGTATTATAGGCATTTACAAAGAAGATTATCCTCAAGTTGTGCTATTTTCTATTTATAGTATAACAAGTATAGTTGGTTTATATCAGTGGTTCAAAAAAGATGAAATTACTAAATAAAATTCCATTTGAGTTAGACAAAGATACAATAAAAGAATTTCTGGAGTACGTAAAAAAAGATGATTATGAACATTATGATTTTTCTCGGATGTTTTCTAGATTGGATAAGTTGTCTTCTAAAAAGAAGTTTTTAATAGGATTTAGCATAGGTTTTATTTTAACTAGTATGTACATTGTACTTAATTTCATTTTTTAAAATGAATCTATTTAATATCAAAACAGAAAAAACAATTTCAGATACAGGAAAGAAGTATCAATGGTATCTTTGTATAGGTATCATATCTAATAAAAAATGGAAATTTGGTTTTGTAAAAGATTGGTATGACGGACCTATTTATTATATTCATTTAGGATTTTTCACAATTGGTATGTGTGAAGATAGAAAAGAAATTTTATGAAAAAGAAAGATTTAGTATTTCCTCTTTTAATTCTTGTAGCAGTATTTGTATTTATATATATTTCTTGTATACAGTTTTTTAATAAAAAGAAATAACAATGGAATTACTTACAAGAACAGAATTCAGAGAAAAAGTTTTCCTACGTGATAATCATAAATGCGTTATCTGTGGTAATCTATCCAAAGATGCACATCATATTATGGAAAGAAGATTATTTAACGATGAAGGGTATTATTTAGATAATGGTGCTTCTTTGTGTGCCCTTCATCATATTGCAGCAGAAGAAACAATTCTTTCTACAGAAGAAATTAGGCAAGCAGCAAAAATAGAAAAGATTGTTTTGCCAGATCATTTATATCGAGATGAAAAATATAACAAGTGGGGCAACATTATTTTATCTAGTGGTTCTAGAATAAAAGGTGAATTATTTTTTGATGAAAGTGTTCAGAAAATATTAAAACCAGTACTTTCTAGTTTTATAGAATATGTTAAATATCCAAGAACTTATCATTTACCTTGGAGTGAATCTAGAACTAAGGATGATAGAATATTAGATTCTTGTGATATTTTTAAAAATAAAGAAGTAATTGTATCTATTAAAATGGATGGTGAAAATACTTCTTTATATCATGATTATATTCATGCTAGATCTATAGATAGTGATAATCATATAAGTAGAAGTTGGGTAAAGAATTTTCATTCTACTATTATGCAAGATATTCCTAAAGGATATAGGATCTGCGGTGAGAATTTATTTGCTAAACATGCAATACATTATCATTCTTTGAAATCCTATTTTCTTGGATTTTCAATTTGGAATAATTTTAATGAATGTTTTGATTGGAATTCTACGCTTGAATGGTTTTCTCTTTTATCAATAGATCCTGTTCCAGTAATATACTGTGGTCTTTTTGATGAAGATAAAATAAAAGATAGTTTTGAAAACTATAAAAAGCAATCAAAAGATGAAGTAGAAGGTTATGTAATAAGAAATTCTTGTTGTTTTCCTTATAGTCAATTTAGAAGTAATGTAGCTAAGTTTGTTAGAAAGAATCATATACAAGATGTAGTACATCATTGGAAATTTCAAAAGATATTAAAAAATGAGAGATTATTTCTTTAATAATTATAATTAAGAGAAAATACAATGATTGATTTAAAAGGATATAAAGGTTTCGTTTTATTAAAAAACGATAATTCCAAAGAAGCACAAGCTATTATGATTAGTTGTGCTTTACAAAAAATTCCTTATATAAGATTGAATAAAAAAGATAAAAGCAGATAAAAGTAAAAGAAAATAGAAATGCTTCTTTTAGAAGATAAAAGATATTATGTATATATTTACTTGGATACTAGAAAACAAGGTAACTTTATATACCCAAAATTACGTAATCTAGGGTTAGATTATGATGAAATATTTGAGTATCTTCCTTTTTATGTAGGAAAAGGATGCGGTTCTCGTGCAGAAGATGGATTAGTATTTTGCGGGTACAATCCATTTAAAGAACGAATTATAAAGAAAATCACAGATTGTAAGCTAGTACCTTTAATTTTTAAATTAAAAGAAAATCTCTTAGAAAAAGATGCTTATCTTCTAGAAAAGAACGTTATTGCAAGTATTGGTAGATTTGATTTAGGTAAAGGTCCTCTTTGTAATTTAACAGATGGTGGTGAAGGTCCTTCAGGAAAGATACTATCGGAAGAAACGAAACAAAAAATTTCAATTCGTATACAAGAAATTAGTAAAGATCCTTTAGTTAGAGAAAGATTAAGAAAAGCAGCTTTAGGTAAAATAAGACATAGTATGCCGCATAGTCCTGAAACGAAAAAACGAATAGGTGAAGCAGCAAAAGGAAGAAAAGATTCAGAAGATACTAGAAAGAAGAAAAGTAATTCATTTAAAGGAAGAAAATATTCTAGTGAACATAATCAAAAAATATCTAAAGCGTTAACAGGAAAGAAACTTTCGGATGAACATAGAAAAAGTTTAAGTGAAAGTCATAAAGGACTTATACCAAAAAATTCAATGGCTGTTCAAAATATTGAAACATTAGAAATATTTAATTCTATTTCAGAAGCAGAAAGAAAATATAAAGTAGATGGGCACAATATTGCAAAATGCTGTAGAGGAAAAAGAGAAGTGTGTGGCGGATTTCATTGGAGATTTATTGAGTCTTAATTGAATCACAGCATCCATATTCTTGTGGATGGTATGGTAAAGACCATGAGAAATATTGTCAATGGGTTATTGATGGTTGGATTTATATGAATAAAAAATAAAGGAGATTTTAAATGAATACAAACACGACTACCGAACCTTTAGTTTCAAAATTACATTTTAAGACAAAACAAATTTCTGAAGTAATACTTGGGTGTGAAACTCTTGTTACTGATATTCAGAATTCTGTAGTTGAACCCAAACCTATGTCTTCTGATGATAACACAGATACAAAAAAATGTTATGCTTCTAAAGGTGATTTATTAGAACTACAAGATAGATTAAATACTCTTTATTATACTGTAGAAGTATTATGCAAAAACTTAAGAGAAATTAGAAATGAACTTTGTTCTCAGCCTTTACAAAAAGAAACTAGATAATAGAAATGATATTATTAATAACAACTATTATCTTAACACTAATTTCTATAATATTTATAGTATTTGCTTTCTGGAGAGATTCCTGCGGTCATGAGATGGAAACAATGATTATAATTCTATCCTATTTAACTGGGATAGCATTTGCTGGTATAGCTTTTATTTTTTGGATTATAGTTTTACTTTGTAAAATATTTTGTGAGTAAAATATGAAAGAAATAAATCATCATGCAATAGTAGAATCTTTAATTGAATTATATTCCGAAAAATTCAATAATTGGGAATCAGATTTTTTGAATAATATGTTGACACAAGAATCTTATTCAGATAAAATGAAAGATAAGATTATTGAATTAAATAGAAAATATAGAAGTAAAAGGTAATTAAATATGAGATGCAAATCTTGTGGTGCACACTTACAAGATAGTAAATGCAGATATTGTGGTGTAGAATATAATGAAGAATCTATTCCTACTTCAACTGAAGAAATAGCAGATGCTATCTGGAATCCCGATACACTAACATATACAGAATTTTGGAAAGAAGAGTATGCTAGATATAATAGAAGTAAAAATAAAATAAAAAAGTGTTGCAAATGAAAATATTTATATTAGAAGATAATCCTGATAGAATGATAGCATTCAAATCTATTCTTAAAGATCATACTATAATTCATGCTATAGATGTAAAAGAAGCAAAAGAAAAGTTTGATAAAAATAGACCTTTTGATTCTATTCTTTTAGATCACGATCTTGGCGGTGAGATTTATGTAGATTCGGATTTCTGGAATACTGGTTATCAATTTGTTAGATTTCTTACTACGTATAGATCTGAGGATATTAAAAACACACAAATCATTATTCATACACAAAATCCTGTTGGTGCAGAAAATATGCTTCAGCTATTTATACAAGAAAATATTCAAGCAAAAGTAATACCTTTTCCTATTCTAATTAATCAAATTAAAATAATGGAGTAAATTATATGAAAAAAACTCTTACTATTCTTTTTAGTTTAATTACTATTTCTCTTTTTGCTATAGGTGCTGGTGTTCAATCTGGCAAAGGAGATACAGATAGAGAAGCATGTCAAGATGCTATTAATCATGCTCCTTGTAAATTAAAACCAGGTGATTATCATTGTGATTGCACTTATAATGGTGAAATTTGGATGTGCTCTTTTAAATATGAGTGCGATCCTAATTCTATAAATCTAACTAAAAAGCAGTAAGAATTTAAATTATATTCAATATATATTATGAATATATTTATATTAGATTATGATTTGGAGAAATGTGCACAATATCATAATAACCGTCATCTCGTAAAAATGATAACAGAATCTGTTCAGATCATTTCTACTGCCTGTAGATTATCGGGTCTGGATATAGGTTATAAAATAACGCATAAGAATCATCCTTGTGTTAAATGGGTAATGGAAAGTAGAAAAAATTTCTTTTGGTTGTATTGTTTAACAATACAATTACAGAAAGAATGGAGATTAAGATTTAATCATCCAAATCATACTCATCATGGTGCAGTAAAAGTATTATATGGATTACCAGTTACTATATTATCATTACCAGATAAAGAATTAACTCCTTTTGCGTTAGCAATGCCAAATTATTGTAAGACAAATGATCCAGTAGAAAGTTATAGAAATTATTATATGAAAGAAAAGCGACATTTAGCAGATTGGGGGAATAGAGGAACACCCTATTGGTATAAATAAAAAATTTATATAGGAGGTTTTAAAATGAGATTAAAAGTTATTTCTGATGGTACAATTGATGGTACTTATGTTGTTTCTGATAAGGGTGAAAAGCTTCAGGATGTAGAGTATATTTGTTGGGAAATGGATTTCGTTTCTAGAACTAAAAATTTAGTAATTAGCTTAAAAGCAGATGCCCCTGTAATACTAGAAGGTGAATCTGAACGACCTATAACGGAGAGGAATTAATGAGACAATCTTTTGTAACAATTAATTGGAGAAATAAAGTAGGTAAAAGAGGTCTAACAGAAAAGACATTGGAGACTCTTAGAAAACTTTCTTTGAAATCAAAAAAGAATGGATCCAATTATGAAGATCTAGTTAATAAACTAGAAAAAGATTATCATGATTTAAAACAAGTTCCTATCTTTGACTTACAAGAAGAAATTAAAGTTAATAATAAATATGTAAGAGTGATAATATGATTCCTTTGAACGAATGTAAAGACGGATATCTTTACATTGTAAATGCTAGAAATGCCTATCTTGGTATCTTTAATAAAGAAACTAATGGATTTATTATCAGTAGATTTAAATTTGGAGATAACTATCTATTTACTGAGTACCACTATGAAGCTAGTAAAGGTTTTGGTACTTGTAAACCTTTAGAAGAAGTAGAGAAGTGTCCTTATGAAATCTACACAGGATTAGAATATAAAACTCAATCTGAAGTTCTTGATTATTTAAATAGCAAGTTAACTGAATTAGAAGAGCATGTTGGAAAATATAAACAAGCTTGGTATGAAGAAGTAAAGAGGAAAAGAAATGAAATTAAATGATAAATGTGTCGCTCCCTTTAAAAGTGAAGTTATTCACAGGCCTTGGGGGCATTTTGGACTTTATGCAGACAATGTAATCTCGACTTCAAAAATTTTATATATTAAGCCCCAAGAAAAACTATCCTTGCAGTATCATTTTCAGAGGGCACAATTTTATTTGCTTTTAGATGATAGCTTCATCATAGATTATAGTATAAAACCTGTTCCTAAAACTATAATAGATAATCCTAATGAAGCAGAAAGAATAATTCAATTAGAAGAATTTTTAAAAGATAATCTAGTTACAGTAGAAGCTAATGAAGGAGATGAATTTGGTTTTCATGAGTTTGTAGTACACAGAGCAACTTATGTAGGAAATCGTAGTTACGGCAGAATTCTAGATCTGGCTTTTGGTATCAATGATGAGTCAGATATTTTTCGAATAAAAGACTTATACGGAAGGGAGAACACAAAATGACAGCAAAAAAGAAAGAAGAAAAATCTGTAGAGATTAAAGTTACTATCAAGATGGGTAAAGGAAAGAAGATTACTCTTGATAATGATGAAGCAAGAGATTTATATTACAAATTGAAAGAGATATACGATAAATATTATCCATATACCATTACAACATATCCATGGGTTTATGGTAATACATCTCCGTGGAATTCAAATGCTACTACAAGTGATGTAGATACATATACAACATCGTATAGTGATAGTAATATAACAATTACTGCGGAGAAGAATTAGTATAATGGGATTATTAGAAGATCTCCAACATGCATTTAATGTAGATGGACATCAACCTTTAAATGACTGGTCAGATGTAGTCAATGAACTATCAGAGATTATTATTACTTATCCAGGTGTAGGTTCTAAAAATTATATAATAAATGGTGCTATGGATATAGCACAACGTGGTACTAGTTTTTCTTCTGTTGCTAATGGTACTTATACTCTCGATAGATGGAAATATCATAAATCTGGTGCTGCTGCACATACGGTTACCCAAGATACTGATGTTCCTTCAAATTCTATTTTTACAAAAAGCGTTAAACTAGATTGCACTACTGCTGATACATCTATTGCAGCTACAGATGGAACATCTTTTAGACAACATATTGAAGGATATGTATTTAAAAATCTTGTGGGAAAAACAGCAACACTATCTTTTTGGGTAAAAGCCACAAAAGTAGGTATATATTGTGTTTCGTTTTTTAACAGGGGATTTGATAGATCGTATGTCTCAGAATTTACAATTAATGAAACAGAAACATGGGAATATAAAACGATAACAGTAACCTTTGACTATTCAGACGGAACATGGAATTATACTAATGGTATTGGTTTAACTGTTAATTTTACATTAGCAATTGGTTCTGATTATTACACAACACCTAATACTTGGCAAAACGGAATTTATGTTGCAACCTCAAATCAAGTTAATGGAACTGATTCTACTGACAATAACTTTTGGTTGACAGGAGTTGTATTGAATGAGGGTACAGAAGCTGCTCCGTATCAGCCTTTTGGTGGAACATATGAATCAGATTTTCAAGCATGCGAACGAAGATATAAAAAATCATATGCTTTAGCAGATCCACCTGGTACAGATACAGTAAATGGTTCTGTTCAAAGACAGGCTAGAGCGACTAATGCAATGGCAGGTTTTGAATGGCAAAGAATGGCAGATATTCCTACTGTTACGATCTATTCTACTAATGGGACAGCTAACAAAGTAACAACGGATGTCGATGTAGATATTGGAACTTCTGTTACTGCTCTTTCTGTTGGGGCTGTTGCATGTAGATCACTCGTAGACTCTGGTAGAGGTTTAACCTCTGGCGTTTTTTATCAATTTCATTATACATTAGAATGCGAATTATAAACGGTATTAATCAATGGATTATAACAAACATTATATAAGATTACAGGGTAATACGATTGTAGCAGCTTTTTCTGATGCTTTTCAACAACCAGAAAAAGATGATATATGTGTTAATGAAAAAGGAACTAGACATTTTAATTTAGATTTATTTACAGAAGATACTTACTATAAATTAAAATGGGATGGAGAAAAAATTGTAGAAAAAACTAAAGATGAAATTTTTACTCCGGATGTTTTAGCAGATATAGCAGATAAAGAAGCAAAAGAAGAATTAAAAAAGATAGATTTAGAATCAATTAGAGCAATTCGAGAATATATATTAAAACAAGAAGATTGTCCAGAAATATTAAAAAATCATGAAACTGCTGCAATAACAGAAAGAACAAAAATTAAAATATGATAAGAATAACTAAAAATAGTGTAAAGAGAAATAAGGTACCAAAAAGAATTATTATTGGACCTCATGTTATTACAGTTAAATTAGTTAATGGTAAAAAGATAGATAATGATATGGGAGAAGCCAGATTTGCTACATTAGAAATTCTAATAAACAAATCTGCTCCTCCTGCTATGAGATATTCTACTTTTATTCATGAAGTAGTTGAATTTATCAATTATATATATGAATTAAAACTTCCACATAATAAAATCACCGTTTTAGAGAGTGCTTTATTAGGATTAGCATTGATAGATAATAAATCTGTCGATGAAAAAAAATAATAGAGTAATTCTATCCAATTCATATAATTAAGCATATCGGGGGCGTAGCTCAACAGGGAGAGCGGCTAGACTACAGTCTAGCATGGACTGAGGTTCGAGACCTCACGTCTCCACATTCTTTTTTAAAGGAGATATCATGTATAAGATTTGTATTAGTGAATCATCGCAAGCTGAAAAAGTACAGTTAATATTTAATCATCCCAAAATTAGTTGTGCTCTCGGTGGATTTACTTTTCTTGAGGGAATTAAAGATAAAATAAAAGGAAATACTATCAGCTGCTGGCATTGTGAAGATACTTCTGGTAATATTCTTGGTGCAATGATGGCTGCTGGACGTCCTCAAAGTCATATTTTGAAATTTGGTAGTGTTGGAACTGTTCCAGAATATAGAAGACAAGGTATTGGAACAGCTTTATATTGCTCTACTATCTTTCAAAGCATTTTAGAAGGTAGAAGATTGTTTGAAGATACTATTGTAGGTGATAATGAAGAACAAAGAAAGTTTCTTCTTCCATCTTTAGGTATTCAACTGTCAGGGGAGCTTTTGCACAAAACTGCGACAGGAAAAACACTTTGTATTTATCAGTTATCTCTTTTAAATGAAGGTTCTTTTGAAAAAGTTTGGGAGAGGTTTAACAAATTCGGTCATTCTATTGAGTTAGTGGAAAATGAATATACTGCAGATCTTTGGGACAAAAATATGCTTATCATTCAGAGGCATATGCCCCAGTTAGAAGCCAAACTTTCACAATATCGTGAGATAATTAGGGAATCTAAACTTGTAACTATTAAATATAAGCCTATTAAAATTCAAAATAAGAAATCTGAAAAGAAAGTAGAGCAAAATACTCTATTTGAAGAAGGAGCGGTATGAAAATCAAGAAGAGAGTAATATACTTTTCTTCGTTTTTAATAATTATTTTTGGTGGATTAGGAATAGGAGTGATAAATCACTCCTATTTCTTTAAATCAAAGCCAGAAATAACACATGAAATATATATGATGAAAGATGCAAAAAAAGAAACTTCTTCATCTATAGAAGTTACATCTAATGGAATACAAATTCATACAGGAAATATCATTATAGATGCTATTATAACAAGTATCTCTGGATTAGCAGTATATTTTAGTAAAAAAGGTATAGATTGGTATTTCAAAAAGAAAGAAATTGAACTGGAAGCTGAAGTAAAAGAAATAGGTGTATAATATATTCTGGTGTAGCTCAGTTGGAAGAGCCTTCGGCTGTTAACCGAATGGTCACTGGTTCGAACCCAGTCACCAGAGCATAAAGATAAAATATGAAAACTGAAAAACAAATTAAAGATAGAATAAAGAAATTACAAGAAAAATTAAAAGATGGATCTTATAAAAATATAGGTAGTCCTTTTTTTAACTTTGATGAATACATTAAAATAGATAGAGAGATAGAAATTTTAAAATGGATTCTAAAGAAATAAAACATTGTAATAACTGCGTCTTTATTAGTATCTATCATTGTTTTCATCCTAATGGTGATTACGGTATGAAGAAATCTTTTTCTGAAGAAGAAGGTTTAAATTGTAAAAATTGGAGACAAGGTGAATTAAGACCTATTTTAGTTGAAGGATTTAGTAATTGTTCTAAATGTGGTAGATCTGTTCCTGTAGAAGAACTTGTTAATGGTGGTAAAGGTATTGCTTATTGTAAGGAGTGTAAGTAGATGATTCCATTTATAGCAACAAGCATTTTTATATTAATAGCTGTACTTATTATATGCATTGTTCCAAAACGAGATTTTGTTGCTGATATAATTAGTGGTATGCTTACTTTATTTTTCTTATTAATAGACATAATTGTATATTTAATATTTTGGATTATTTATCTAATAGTAAAATGAATGATATAATAAAAGACATCTACAAAGCAGCAAAAGAAATATCTTTATGGCCTAAATGGAAAAGAGATATATCTGGTATAGAAAGTGATTATACTATTACAAAGATAGATTTTAGTAAGATTGAAAAATTATGTGAGAAGCAATTTAAAACTCGTGGATATCCAATAAAACATGAAAATAAATACTTTAGCTCTAAAGAAGAAGAATCAGTATATAATTGTATAGTAGATTGGAAAACAACAAGATCTACTACTGCTTCTTCTGTTTCTGAATATTTGAATATACCAGTTAAAAATGTTATTAAGCATATAGAGAATCTAGAAAAATGTAAATATTTAGTACAAGATATGTGTTAAAGGTATGATACCATGAAAATAAAATGTAAAAGATTTTGCAGTCTTTACTGTTCAGGAACAAATCAAGAAAGTAGGGAAGAAATGATAAATAATATTATTGACGTAGAGAATATTCCAATTGAAAATATTATCAATATTTCATCAAATTCTGATTTAACTTATGCTACTCTATGGTATAAAGAATAAAATGCTACCTTCAAACAAAAGGAGATTTAGAATAATATGGAATCGACAGATGTATGGCATCCTATGCATCCTTTAAGTGTTTGGAAGGATAACAATACTACACAAAACAATTATGTAGATCAGAAAACATCTATTGAAGTACAACAATCTGAAGTACAACAATCGTTGGGTATTGACGTAAATACTGGCAATCAATTAATGCTAATGTCTGTGCTTATAGTGTTAGCTTTAGTAATAGCAATATTAATAATTAAAAAATAGAATAGAATTAATGAAGATACAATCTATAACATTTAGAGCAGTACTTAATGCAGTAGCTGAAAATAAAATAAATAAATTTCTAGAAGAGTATAAAAGTTCTGCGAAGGATGTTATAAATATTACAGTAGAGTATATTCCAATGAAGCCTAGTGATGTTACTGTGTGGTATAGAAAATGAACAGAATAACACCAAATAACATTACTGAACTCAAAGAAAATGAAATCTTTGTCTTTGGATCTAACATTTCTGGTAGACATGGAAAGGGTGCTGCTAAAACTGCTATGTCTTGGGGTGCTAAATATGGTCAAGGTGAGGGTATTCAAGGTAGAACATATGGTATTCCTACAGTAAATGCTTCTATCTCTAATAAACTGACTATTGAGAAGATTAAAGTATATGTTGATAGATTTATACAATATGCAAAGCAACATCCAGAAAATATTTTCTTAGTAACAGAAATAGGTTGTGGATTAGCAGGGCACTCACATAAGGATATATCTCCATTGTTTCAAGAAGCAGCTACAATAGAAAATATATTTCTTCCAACAAAATTTTGGCATAAATTACTAGCAAATCAATCGAGGAGATTTAAATAAAATGAAAAAAATTTATATGAGTTTAGTAATAATTTGTCTTGTTATATTTGCTGCTTGTGATGCAGAAAAAGAAATACCTCTTTTCTTAGTTACTAATGTAACTGGTTCTGTTTCTTTGGGTTGTGATAGCAATGATAAAGTTATAGTTTGTTTAGAGCCTTCCAATTGTCAACCAGTAGTTGATTGTGCAAGTTTAGGTAAAACTTGTATGACAGGTCCCTCAAATTGTGATGGAAGTAATGCGTGCTGTAAATAAGAAATAGTTTATTATTTATATAATAAATTTAAAAGTGGTCCGATACTTGAAATGACAAAAACCCTCCAATTTTTAGTTCATCTCAAAGACCTCCTGCACCCCTAAAAGTATCGGATCACTTTTTTTATTTGAATTTAAAATCTAAGGAGCTTGAATATGTTTAAAATATTTTTATTGATTTGGTTTATCTGTGCCTGTGTCTATTTATATAATACGATTAAAAAAGAGTTAGTAGATAAAGAATTTATCTCTTTAGGTGAATTAGCTATTCTTGTTCTTATAGCACTTATTAGCCCTGCAATATTAATTTTTGAGCTTTTAGTGAAAATAATTAATTCTAATATTTGGGGAAAACCTATAATTAAAAGAAAAGAAGAAAAACAAGAGGAAGAGGTAGAAAAATGAATTACTTTAAATACACAGTAAATGGTAGACTTTATTTTGTTAATTTTAGACATTATCTTACAGCTAGACCAAGAACTAAATGCTGGATTCTTGATTATGATCTAGATAGAATTTATGTAGGTACCGCCAAGCTTAATATTATTGATGGTGATACATATGATGAAAAATTGGGTGAATCTATTGCTTTTGAAAGAGCTCTTGCCAAAAGAGATAGCACTATAAATAAAATGAAAATTGCTGTTCCAAAATATCTTGAAAATCAAAAAGAAAGTGACAAAGCATCTCTTGTTAAAAAGTTTAAAAGAGAACAAGCTAAATTTGAAAATTGTATTATAAGCAGAGAAGAACCAAGCGTAGTTCAATTTCCAAAAAAGAAGGTATGATATATGGAAGAATATATTTATAGATGTAATAAATGTGAAAGATGTTGGAATTCAAAAATAAAAGATTCCACTTGTCCGTCTTGTGGGTCCAAAAATGATGTTGAATTTAATATCCAATATAATCTTTTTGAGGATTATGATGACAATAAATGATAAGTGGTTTGCTTATTATAAATCAAAAGATATAGATCTTCGTAATGAATTGATAGTAGATAATATTCAATTAGCAAAAAAGACTGCAGAGATTATGTCAAGAAAGTTCTTTACTGCAGATCCCAGTGTTATTCTATCGCATTCTTATATAGGATTAATTCATGCTGTAGAACAATATAATCCTACATTAGGGTATACTTTTAGCACTTATGCTTCTAAAAGGCTATCTGGTGCGATAATAGATGGATTAAGAAAAGAAGGTACTCTTTCTCGATCTAAGAACGAAGAAGGAGAACATATTTATTCTACAGAAAGTATAGAAAGTAATATAGTTGGTTTTCTAGAATATGTAGATAAGCATTCTAAAAATGATTTAGAAGAAAATTTCATGAAAGAAGAAGATATGAGAATGCTGGATTCTGCTTTAAATACTCTATCAGAAAAGGATAAACAATTAATTCTTTCGTATCATGTAGAAGGATTATCTTATCCTCAAGTTTCTCAAAAGCTTGGTATCTCTATTAGTTATATAGAAAAAAATAGAGTTAGAATACTTGAACATTTAAGAAAGTATTTAGTTAAAACTTATAAATTAGAAGGAAAGGATATAGCAGCATGAAAATATTTAATGCATATTATATATATGCTCCTGTATGCAAAAGGTATGGTACAGGACATTATAAAAGAGCGTTAGATCACATTGCCAAATACCCTTCTTTTAAAGCAATAGCAAAAAATAATATTTCTTCTATTAAGATTAAACAAGGTGACGTAGTATATATAGATGTAAAGAAATGTTCATTCCTTCTAGCTTATAAGTTATATAGAAAAACACATCATCTGATATTTATAGATGATTTTGGTTTAGGTGCTAGACTATTTAATAGAGAAATTAGAGTATATATACCGCATTGGAAAGAAAGATTAGGAATTAGATGTTATACAAAATCTTCTTTTAAACCTATAAAAGTATATTTATATGGTGGAGGTTTAGATCCAAAAAAAGCTATTTTAAGACAATTAAAACAATTTAAAGATTTAAGTAACATATATAGAATTTATATACAAATAGGTAATAGCTTTTCCAAAAGCTATATTAAAAAACTTAGATGCTATTGTGATAAAAACAATTTGCATGCTGTTTTTATAGATCATATAGATCTTAACTTGGTAAGGTTAAGCAATTATGATCTAATATATATGACTTGGGGATTGCATTATCTAAAATATTATGATACATATAAAATAATTCCTTTGGCATTTGATAGACATACCAAAAAATTAATAAAATATTTTTGTTCTAATTATCTTTAAGGAGGATAGAAATGATCTATTCTAGATATTGTTCAATATGTGGAAAGGAGAAACAAAAAATTCAATCTGGTTATGATCCGAATACTGGAAAAGAACTTTATATTTATACAGATTGTGATATAAAAGATTGCAAACATGGATATCATAGCTATAAATTTATTTATGGAAAATGCAGAAACTGTGGTGAAAGACCTTATGCAGGAGAAGGTATGTAGTAAAAATATAAAATATTTTTGTAGAGGATAATATATGAAAAAATATATCACTTATGATCAGCTTAATCATCTAAATGCTTGTCAAGTAGAATTAAATAGATTTAAAAAAGCTTTCGGTGAACAAGTATTATTAACAAGGACAGTTATAGATAAGTATTGTAATAGGTTCGATTTTACATGGGCTGCGAGAAATTTATTATATCAAAAAGATTATAAAAAATGGGCTACGCTTTTTAATCGTAATAACGATAAAATAGTAGATGAGAAATTAACAGAAAAACAGGCAGTAAAATCTGAGGCTATTTTATTCTGGAGATTGTATAAAGGACCAAAACAATTATATAGAAGAATGGAGGATAAAACATAATGAAAACAGAATATATTGAATGTGATTGTCATACAGAATTACTACAGTTAGAATTTGAAAATGAAGAAGAAGTAAATGAAGAGATTGATAATAGATTTCTTTATATCTCTTTTTATAATCTAGGTGTTAATGATTTTAAAAGACCATTAAGATCTAAATTACGCCATATCTGGCATATTATAACAAAAGGAACACCCTGGTCTGATCAAATATTATTAAGAAAAGAAGAAAGATTAAAATTAACAGCATTTTTAAATTCTTTAAATGAGGAAAATAATGTTTCCAAATGATAAATCAGAATTATTAAAATATTTTCAGAAAAGGACAGATCTGCATAGAGAATTAGTTCAAAAATACTGTAATAAGTTATTTGAAATAGATCCTATTACTTTTAAAGAAATGACAAAAAGAGGTGAAGATCACGATTTAAGTAAATATAAAGAACCTGAGCTAGATCCGTATCTTCTTATATCTTGGGAATATAAAGATAAAGATGAAGGAAAGGAATGTGCAGTTTCAAAAGCACAAAGAAAGGAAATGAATGATGCTACTGAACACCACGTTCATACCAATAGTCATCATCCGGAATACTTTGATTCTTCTTCTACTATAAATATAGAAGATCGTGATAAGAATCCTTCTAAAATAGTAGATTCTACTAATATGACTGAATTAGATATAGCAGAAATGTGTTGTGATTGGTGTGCTATGTCAGAGGAGAAACGAAATAATCCTTTTGAATGGGCTGATAGCAGAATAAATAAAAGATGGAAATTCACGGATGATCAGGTAGATTTAATTTATTATATTCTTGAACTATTATGGAAATAACATTTAAAATAAAACTTGAAATTTCAGAACATTTATATCAACAAGAATATTGTATTAATATAGATGCTACATCAATTTTTGATAATGGTGTTATCTTTCTTTCAAAAGAATTATATGATATATGTAGTCACTTATCAAAGGAAGGAATGCAGACCTTGCCAAGAAAGTGTATCAGGGTAAGTCCTAGTATTCTTGGATCTAGAATATTTGATAATCGTACCTGGACTTCTCTTCCAGGTACCAAGCCTGCAAATGTATCTGCTTCTGGTACAACTATGATAGGACCTGTATGGGTTTCTACAAATTCGTATACTCCACAAAATACTGTTTCTACTAATCAAACAGGTCAAACAGGTTTTTATACACAGTTATCAGCTAGTGTTAATAATTCTAAAGGATTCTGGGATACTTTTAAATCAAACAAAGTTTCAAAAAAGAAAATTAAGAAGTTAAAGGTATAATTAAAATGGCATATCATTTACCTAGTGTTCATCTAACTAATATTACACTTACAGATAGAAATAACTTTTCTGTTATATCTGATACATTATTAAAGAATTCAGAGTATTATATAGATAGTGATAGATATGATCATACAATTATACTTACATCACCTGAATTAAGTAAAATATGTAAAAAATTAAATAAAGAAGGTATTACAAATCTTTTAAAGAAATGTACAGAAATACATAAAATTGATTATGACCGAAGAAAGCTAGGTACTCCTATTGGGACTATGAGTTCTACAGGTGCAACAGGTATATGTGCACAAAGAGTATATCCTCCTACATTTACTGTTAATTCTATGCCTAATATATCTATGAAAGATATTGCTGAAAGACAATTTGATATAGTAACAAGAGAAATGATAAAGCATGAAGACGAAGAAATTTTAAAAGATTTACAAAAAGAAGCAGAGAAAAGAAAAGAAAAAAGTAGATTACAAAAAATTGCGGATGAAGTTTGGACAAGAACATTTGAAAGATGGAAAAGCAAATAATTGTATTACAACAAAGATGACTAATGAAACCTTTTAGTATTACTAGTAGCCTACTATTACAACATTCTGAATACTATGAAAATCAGAGTAGTATATATCCTTGTGTATATCTTTCCGTTGAACTATATGATATCTGTAATAATTTATCAAACGAAAGTATTTTAAAGGTTCTAAAAAGATGTAAAGAAATATCTGGATTTGAATTTGAACAAAGAAGATTAAAATCTTTTGATACTTCTATTTGTATTCATAGAGTCAAACAATCACAATGTGATTCTATAATTAAAATGATATTAGAACATATGAAAGACGAAGCTTCAAAACTGATGAAGAAAAGAGGCAATATGTGATTATAATACATGATAAAATAATGCATCTAGATAAAGAAAACACTTTTATATTAATAAATTCTTCTTTTAACAATATAGAATATGCTATAAATATAGACGGTTTGTATTATAAAAATAGAATTTATGTATCTAAAGCTTTATATCAATTATTAAAACAATTATCTTTACAAAATATTATAAAAGTTTTAAATAGATGTAGGAGAAGATTATTATGAAAAGAATATTTATTAAGGTATATTTCGTTTCGTTGGGTTACGTTCAGATTTGTTGAGTTTTGTTGGGTTATACTGCGTTTTATTATGTTAAGGTAAATTATATTAAAAAGAGGTTTAAGTATATATGATTATTAAATTACTAGTTTTAGCAGATGTTCATGTGGGTTCTATTTATGGTCTAACGCCTAGAAAGTATTTTAATGAACATACAAATTCTTATCAATTATGGGCAATAAACAAATGGGAAGAATTTATTCAAAAATATAAATATCCTGATTATCTAATTCTTAATGGTGATATAGTGGATGGTCCTGGTGGAAAAGATGCTACTACACTCTGTATTCCTGATATGGAGGATCAAGTAAACTCTGCTGTAGAATTATTATCTCCTTTAGTAGGTAAAAATACTATAATCTATGGATGCAGCGGTTCAGGATATCATACAGGTAAAGGAACGGGGTTCGATGCAGATAGACAAATTACACAAAATTTAATTACATTACATAATGTAAAAGGAAATCATTATAAAAAGGAATTTAATTTATCCTTAAGTAAATATAATATGCCAAGTATTAACTTCAGACATCAAGGGAAAACACCATCTTCTGAAATTACTGCTGCTTTTAAAAGATATTATAAAACTAACACTGCAAAAATAGGAATGATTGTTGCTTCTCATCTTCATAGAATATATGAGGCGCATGATGGAGTGAAAATTATTCATACACCCTGTTGGCAGTGGGAAACAGCATTTATGGGATCTGATAACCCTGTGGATATTGGTGCTACATTAATTCAAGTAGATATCGATCAAAAAACTATTAAACACGAATTTATAGAATATATTCGTCCCCAAGAATTATTTGAAGATATGCAACATTGGGAAGATATTTCTTTAGAAAGAGAAACTGAATTAAGAAAAATAGAAGTGGAACAAAATAAAAAAGAAGTAGAAAAGTTATCCAAAAAATTTAAGGAGATACCAAAAGTTACAATAGAAAAAATTAGACAAGAAATTAAAAAAGAAGATAGTATTCAAAATCTTTCTCTTCCTTCGATTGCAGTAGAAAAACGAAAAGAAGAAAAGAAGAAAGAGATTAAATTTCCAGAAATTTCTTCTAGTTCTTTATCTAGAAAGAAATAAAGTGATATGTTGCAGTCGGTTCTGTTTAGTTGAGTTGAGTTTGGTTGAGTTTTGTTGAGTTGAGTTCAGTTAAGGTAAGAATTATATGAATATAAAAAAGAAACTACAATATTATAAAGATATGTTAGATAAAGGATACTATCCTACAAGAATACAAAATTTCTTTTGGTGGATATATGTTAATGTTACTTCTCTATTTTCTAAATATGATTATTCTTTAGAAATAGAAGAATGTCAAATTGTTAGAGCAAAAATAGAAAAAGAATCTGTAAAGTATTTGCACTAGAACTTATAAACTAATTAAGTTTGGTTGCGTTGCGTTTCGTTGAGTTAAGTTGTGTTGGGTTGTGTTACGTTGAGTTGGATTTCGGTATAGTAAGGTAAAATATTTTAAAATAAATGAGGTAAAAGTAAATGAAAGCAGCAATAGTTGAAATTGAAGGAGCAAGTCCTTTAAGTTTTTCAAAGTATTATGAAGTTCCAAAGAAAGAAGGAGAGAAGAATGCAGATTATGAAGAGAGAACTTGGAAGGAAAGAATGCATTACAATGAAGAAGGTTATGTAATTATTCCTCCAATGGCTCTAAAAAACTGTCTGACAAATGCAGCAAAGTATTTGTCTGAAAGAATTGAAGGCGAAGGTAAGAAGACTTGGACCAAGAAATTTGAAGCAGGTCTTATGGTGGTAGATCCCATTGTTCTTTCTATTAAGAAAGAGGATGTTCAAGGTGAAAGATTGCTTGTTCCTGCAGATGGAACAAGAGGTGGTACAACACGTGTACCTAGAATTTTTCCAAAGATAGAATCTTGGTCTGGAAAAGCAAAGTTTTTTATAGTTGATGAATCTATTGCTACCACCCAAGGTGGAAAGGTATTTGAAAGGCATTTAGATGTAGCAGGTAAATTTATAGGATTATTAAGATTCAGACCAAGTCAAAATGGATACTACGGTAGATTTAATGTTAAATCTATTGAGTATATAGAAGAGTAAGTTAGGTTATGTTTAATTCAGTTGAGTTGAGTTACGTTGGGTTACGTTCAGTTATATTAAGTTATATTAAGTTAAGGAGATTGTTAAAATAATGAAAAAAGTTCCTGCTAGTTTTAGTGTTAAAAAAGATTATAAAGATTTAAATCTCAATAAAGATGAATATTACTGGAGAGATCACGATAATGTTTATCTTCAAGTATTTGAAACAGAAAATGGAATGAAATATCCAGGATTTTTCTTTTCTACAAAAATAGTTTCTAAAACTATTGAAATTAGTGATTCGGATCTTCTTTCTTTAAGAAAGAAAAAGATTATTACTATTCCTGTTTTTCAAGAAGAGTCAGAAATAAACGAGAATAGTTTTCTATTAGAAAAAAATTGTATATCAGATAAGGTATAGTATAATGAGTTTCAATTTATTACGTTGGGTTGGGTTGAGATAAGATCCGTCAAGTTGTGATAAGATATGCTAAACAAACAAAATGCAGTAGTTAACTACTGCATTTTGTTTTATAGATTACTTACATGTAAAATGGATACCAAGTTGGTTGAAATTTACTTACTCCTTTTTCATTCATCCACATCGTAATGATCCAAAATCCGCTGTGATTTGCCAGCCTCTTTCCTCGCATCCATCTGCTTTGTAAACATATTGCTCCAGTACTAATACAATGAATATTTCTTTCAAAAAAGTATCCTTGTTTATGTACATGCCCTGCCAATAAAACATTAGGTTTCTCACCGCCAGAAAAAGCTTCAACTAGTTTTTGCAGTCGATAAGAAGTAGCATAGCTAGAAGAATCTATTCCATGCCATAACATAATCTTAATATCACCTAGTGTAATAATTCCTTCATCATGCCCTAGAAAAGTGGCTCCTTGTTCAAAGTGATTTAATTCATTACAAATATCTTTTGCTATAATTGCACCAGAATTATTATTTTCGACATACCAACGGTCATGATTGCCATCTATGAAGTACCAGTGTTTTCTCCATTGTGAAAAGCATCGTACAGCTCTTTCTTTCTGCCTTTGATATCCTATATCCTTGAGTTCGTATACATGACCTGGTCTTCTAGACATTCCGTCTGTTAGATCGCCTGTATGACAAATAAACTGACAATTTTGCTTATCACATTCCTCTATTGCTTGTTCTAGTAATTCTTCTTTGAAATAGACACTTCCAATATGTGTATCACCCATCGCACCAAATGTTACTTTCTCACCATCAAAATTTAATTTTGGAGATGAATGTTCACCTGGTATAATCCTTGATCCTTCTGCTATAGATTTAAGTTCTGCTTCGCTAAATCTTTCAAAAATCTGTCCAAGATAAATCTTTTTATTTATATCATCACTTACCTGTTCTTTATATAATCTTTTATACTTTTCCAATGTAGATACTGTAATATTAAAAGATTCTCTAGTTTTTTCTTCTCCTTGTTCTAAGCAAAATTCCATTATTTCCTGTAATCGTTGTTTGGAAACGCTCATTTTCTTAATCTCCTTTATTTAAGTAGAAAATTTGGGAAGACATTTTGTTCTGGGGCTTTAGTTCCTTTACTAAAAACACTGCTTACTCCTATACTACCTGGCGTTCTATTAATAGGTAAACCAGCAGTAGGTGCTATCATAGGAGACTTCATATATTCTTGCATCCCTGCAATGCCCCTTAATGTGGGCAAGCCTACCTGCATAGGATTAGTAATAACATTACCTTGCACCGCTTGTTGCAATACATTTATATATACTTCGAATACGACTCTAGCTAGAGCATCGGAGGCATCCGAACTTCCCGAAGAACTGTGATCAACTTTCTGACCACGTATCAAATTAAGTTGTCGTAATTCTTTAAGTAGCCTATCGTTTTGAGGCATTTCTATAAGACCATTATAAAATAATGTCTTAAGAATCTCATATTTCTTTAGATTTTCAGAAGGATTAGTTTTTTCTGTCATTATTCCTTTACTAAATAATCTTTGAATAGATTCTGTACTATTCCACTGGTCAAATACTACTTTCTTAATATTAAAATTTTGGTGGAGTTTAAATATGATTTCTTCTACATTAGGAAAGTATACTGTTACACGTTTTTCTCGATCTGGAACCCAACATTCAATAAAATCTATTATAACTTTATATCTAGTATATTCTATTTCTTTTCCTTCTGTATTTACTGTTCTATAAGCTATAGTTTCTCCGTGTGCCATTGCTACAACAAACGCATCTTTCTTTTCACCCTGGTCACATGATATATAGTAATCTTTCATTTTATTGGGCTTAACTATTTCCAAAGATTTACCTATATAATGTCTAACACTTAGTGGTAATCCATCTCTGTCTACAGATTCTTGAAATTCCCTATCAAAGAAAATTACTGCTTGTGAATTCTTGACAATACAGGATTCTATTCTTTCAGGATATTCAAAGAAAGGACTTACTGCTGAGGGTGGTATAGCAAGAAAGTCTCTTCTAAAACCTTCTGGACTCTCATTTCTTTTACTCTTGAAAAAGCTTTGTTCTGGGCTAAATCCACCTGGTATAATATTGCCATTTGCATCCTTTAGAGGATTCATTTCAAAAGTAGTATAATGATATCCTAGCATTCTTTCTGCTTTATCAGGGTATTGCCTTCTTAGAGTATGAATAATACCACTTTGTTCTCCGCCTTTAAATGTACCAGATTGATATAATAATCTCATGCCATAATCATCTTCATACATAGGAGATGTAATAGTAACAACCTTAGAAAAAGGCATTAGAGATGTTGCTGCTTTAGCTACACCGTCATAAATAGCTTGTGCAACACGCTTTTGTGATTTAGCTTGTATATCATTCTCCGCTACATCAAAACGAGAAAGCTCATCAAATATACAGCATGCTGAAGTTTTACCTACTGCAGTTGCGGAGTTAGAATTTAGCGATAAAATAGCAACATTCTTTTCATAAAATTCTATACTTTGTGCTTTATGTTCAAATAATGAATTTACAGGAAGATGTTCTTCTCTTTCTCTCTCTTTTAACCATCCTATATACTTTTGATACCAAAATGAATCTGTAATAAGTGTTTCAAAGGTAGCATACGCCGTTTCTTTCGCTTGTGCTTCGGAGTTAGCAATAAATTGTATAGTAAGACGTTGCCCTTTAATCTGATGCAGCTCTAATGCTGGTTCCTTCATAGATAGTAATCTGTGCACTTGAAATGCAGCTATAAATGCTGCTAAAGCAGATTTACCACCACGCATACCTGCTATAAAAACACCTGTATCGTATTTTGGATATCCGGAATCGTCTAATGAATATAAATCGACAAGAAAGTTTTTTTGTAGTGGTCTTAGCTTAGTACCCAAAAATTCTTCGTGCTCACAGAATTCGACAATATCTGTAGTAAAACGTACTGGGCATTCTTTTTTACTAGGAGTTAAAAACGTGGGTAGAGTAGTAGTTGAAGGAGAATACGAGGGATCTAATAATCTGCTAGTTAATAAATCTGACATTGTTATAAAAATAATAATACAAATATAATCTTTAAGGTATTATTTGATATTTAGTAAACTATCAAAAGTTCCTTTAGAAAATTCTTCTAAGAGTGTAGCTGTAACTTCTTGAATAGTCAATTTATTATGCTTACACTTTTGTTTTACTTTCCAATGAATTTCACTGGAGATTAATACTAATATACTTTTTATCATTTTTCTATATCTATTTTTGTCTCATCCTGAAACATACTGCTAGCTTCAAGTTCTGTAAGAGTATTTTCTTCTAAAAATACTTGAAGTTCCAGTTTAATTCTTTGTATAATTTCGTAGACTGCGTGGTATGAAATTCCTAATTTTTTTGCAAGTTGAGTACACGAGGAAGATCCCAAAAAGTAATTATAGCAAACTTCTTTTACTGTATTACTCTTTGTTTTTCTTTCTGCTCTTTGCATAATAAATTCTTTATATTCTTCTTGCATTACATAGCTATTATATCTCTCATAAACACTATCCTTACTATTCATAAAAGGATCTGCTATTGCATTATCAACTATAACAGTATCTACTGGAATGTAAGATTTTCTTTTTGTTCTTTGACTCCATGCTTTAACTTGTCTTGGTAACATATTTCTAATGTAATAAGGGAAGGCGGAAATGGAAGGATTATACCCATATACTAATCGTATAAAGGTAGCGTAAGTTTCTTGAAGAATATCCTCATATTCTTCACAATCTTTGATATAAAAGTAGATCTTTCCTGCTATCTTTCTGATAAGAGGATCAAATACAAATACAATAAAGGCCAGTGCTTTATCAGAATCATCGTTTTGAGGATCTTGAGCACACAATACTGCTTCTTTTATTGTATCATATAACTCTTGTGTTTCCAATTCTGTTCTATTTTCAAAATTTCTACTTACTTTTGCATTTTTATCTAATGATTTCTCATTGAGAGAAATTTGTTGTTCTTGCGTATCCATTTAATTATAGATCTCTTCTCCAAATATGTGCTCATGTATATATTAAGCACTTTCATATTCCTCTTGTAACTTTTTATAAAAACTTTCACGAGATCTTGCCGATCTCTTTAATGGAAACTGAAGCTTTCCAAATTGATCTTTTAATTGTACTGCATTATCTGCATAATCGTATACTTTAGGTAGTAATATCTTATCTTCTGCTACACGTCTAATACGTCCTATTCTTTGTTTTAGTTTTGGTAAATTAGTAGATGGACAGGTTAAATGCAGTGCGGATAGAGAAGGGTAATCTAGACCTTCTTCAGCGATGCTTCGCTGTGCTACAATAGCTTGTATGCTATTATCTTGTCTGATTTCTTCCCAATTAGATTGCTTGCGTGTAGCTCCTATTAATAATACAACATTATATCCTAAATCTAATAAATATTGATAAAGATATTTACAATGATCTACTCTATCTGATAATATTAAAGGCTTATATCCTTCTTTTATGGATTCTATAATTTTTTCTAAAATTATAGTATTTCTTTGCTGATTTTTAACCAGTAGGCTTAAAAGAGAAACATAATCTACTTTTGTTACTCTTGCACCATCAGCCCATAGTTTTCTTGTAGGTGCATCTATTTTACAATTAGTCTCTACTATTTCATAGGTAAAAGAAGTAACACGATGTTTCAAGTCCTCTGCTCCTATAGAAATAAGAACAGGGCCTAAAATATCGAACATTAATATTTCTTTTTGATCTTTTCTTTTAACAGTACCTGTTAAACCTATTCTATATTTAGCAGGTATATTATTTACTACTAATTCAAACATTTTTGCTGGTGTATGATGGCAATTATGTACTAATATATTTTCCACAAAATAGTTATGATTATCTTCTATTGTAAGATCATAGACATAATCTTCGCCACGCAAGATGTCAAGTTTTCGTGAATCTGCGAGTGAGTAAAGCGTAATACTTTCCACCCCAATCCTTGTAAGAATATATCCTTCTTTTTGTCTAATTGTATCTGTTGTTTGTTTAAATGAGTATCCCCATCTACTTCTATTCCAATTTTTAATTCTTTGCAACCAATATCCAATTTGTAACAAGTTGGATATCCTGAAGTTCTTCCCATTTTGGTAGGAACTGGACATTCTTTTATCCAAATATCTTGTATGAAATTCAGAGAATCTAATAAAGATTGATGTTCTTTTGAACATGCCCGCCCATTTCCGCAATGTTCGAAACAATTTAAATCGTAAGTACCATTTTCTCGATTTTTTTGTACAGCTTTTTTTGCTATCTCTGGATCCTTTGAAGGATTGTTTTCCAACATTCTTTTGACAATAATATCTCGATATTTCAAATTTGTTCTTGTCATTGTCTCGCTGCTCGTTTTTCTGACATAAGCTTTTGAACATTCCCTTGAACAATATGCTCTTCCTGTCAGTCTGTAAGTTTCCTTTGTTTGAGTTCCAGATAATATTTCCACATCTTTTCCACAAATGTAACAGGGAATAATTGCAATCACTTTGTTTTTCTTTTTTCTTCTCGATAGTTCTTCCATAAATAATAGTATCCACAGTAATAAGTTCATCATTTAATACAAGATTTTTAGCTGATATCCATCCTTTAGTAGTATATATGTTATGATCTTCTGTACAAACAATACTTTTACCATTATTAAGTTTTATACTTATAAGATTTTTTCTTGATTTTTTTTGTATATTGTTAACTACAGATTTCCATTCTAATTCTTTAGTAGTCTCATTCGTAGTTAGAACAATATCTCCTTTTTGTACATCTTTAATATTTTTATATCCAGAATTAGTTAATACTTTAGAATACCAAGGAAAGCATTCATCGACTATAACTACACCATATTTTGAAAAGATATCTTTATTTTCTTTATACATCAGATAAACGGAATTAATAATTCCGATTGTTATATCACCTTCCCGTTTCTCGTCACCATCTAATCTTCCTAGAGTAAAATCTCCTTGAAGTCTTCTTTTAATTTCTTCTTCCCATTGTGTTCTAAGTCTATGTTCATGTACTAGAATAAGAGTAGATTTTTTTACTTTTGAGATAAAACCCAAAGCAGCAATTGTCTTCCCACCGCCCGGTAGCATTTCTATCAATCCACCCTCATTAGCTTTTAAAAGCTCTATGATTTCTAACTGCTGGGGTTCTAATCTTGTGTCTGTTAACTCGATATCTATATCTTTACCTTCATTTCTGTTATCTAAGTGGCGTAAGGATATATTATTCTTTTCTAGAAAAGTTTTAACTTTCTTAATAGCACCTCTAGGTACTACTATGCATTTTTCCTTTGTTTCGGATTCTTGAAAAGCATAATGTGCAAGAAAAGGACTGCATTTTGTGGTGCTAAAACCCATTTTAGATTTTTCAAAATATTCTGGATTTTGATAGGTAAAAATCTTAGCTAAATCATTTGCTTTAGCACCTAACTTACATAATGGAATATATATTTTATCTGAAATTATCACTTGAATATCCTGCTATATTTGGGTAGCTCAGAAAGATTTTCTGATTTAGTTAATGTATCTTTTAAAACTGCTAATCCTTTATTAATCACTTCGCTTTTGGAAAGAGCTTGACCATATTTTTTATAATATAGTTCTCTAACCTCTTTATCTAAAGAACAATAAAGGTTATAATCAGACATATAGATACAAATATTTCTACCATTCCTCATAAATACTTTCCTTATAATCTGATAGATAACAATACAACAATTCAAATGCTCTTTCTAATCTAAAGTAAACTGCTGGAAAAGAAAGATTAACTTCATCACATATTGATGCTTGCATTAAAGATGATTTGGCTGAATCAGGACATACTGGAACATCATCCATCCATAATTTAATAATCTGTTTTGTTTTATCTGGTAATTTATTTATAGCAGCTTCTATATCTAATTTAGTAATCTTACGAGTTTCTTCAGAATTTTCTGGACAAATAATAACAGAATCTAATTCTACCTCATGAAAATAAGTTTGCTTTCTAGCTGTTATAAGTTGTATTTCTTTTGCAATTTGATGCTTTATTCTAAAGTAGATATATTTTCTAACTAATTCTTTAGTAGGAGTTTTATTAACTCCTTCCCATATTCCTAGATTTACCAAGATTTTCCAATCCTCTGCTTCATATGATGGGAAAATCCTGGAATATTTATAAGAAAGTTTATTAGATAAAGGTTCATAACATTTAAATATTTTACCTAGAATTCTTTCTTTCTTAAAAGTATTTTTTTCTTGCGTATATTCTACATATAATGTTTCTACATTAGAATTCATGTAAAGCCTCCGTATAATTTGATAGCTATTATAGTTGAAAGTCTTTATCTAGTGAGAGATCTTCATCAAATGTTAATTCTGAAATAACTTGAATAGTTTGATCCTCCTTTTCTTGTTTATGTTGAAAAGCATTTTCATCTCTTCTTAGATTCTTTATTCTAGATTGGAGTATTTTAGGTAATTGTAATCCAGAATTTATAATTGTTACTTTAACAGAATCTTTTAAAAGTGGATCTGTAAACATACCCAATATTGATATAGCATTACCTACGCGATGCTTTATAATATCAAATATTTTCTTTGATATCAAGCTATAATTTCCAGATTGTGGTACGTCTATCGATACCAAATAACATTTGGATTCTTTATAATTATATCCTTCTACAAGTTGAGGATGAAAAAGTAAAGTACTTAGCTCCTCTTCACTTTTTCCACAATCTTCTGTGGTTAGATAGTATCTTCTAATATCTGTATAACCTTTTCCATAAGTTAAACTTCTAATTACCTCACCTCTATCTATAGAACCTAAACCTTGTTGAGCTGTTTTATTTTCACGTATAATTTCAGTAGATGAATAGAAAGTAGATAATATCATTCTATTTATCTTACCCCACCAAGTATCATCTTTTCCTACTTCTTCTATTAATAATTCATTATCTACCAGCATAAAGAAATCTGTTTCAAGTTTTAAAAGTTCTTTTAAAGTAATCAAGGAATTTTTTGCTGTTACGATGCCTAGCATTTTAGGTGGAAGAGTATAAATTACGCCTACTTTATACCCTAAACTTTTTGTATATTCTACTGCAGGAGCAATAAAAGATCCACCTGTTCCTCCACCACCTCCTGCAATAAAGATTGTAACACCATTCTTATTGCAATTCTTTCTGATAAAGGATTCAAATTTACTTTTATTATTTTCTATAATTTGTTTTCCTATCTTTAAAGATTTACCTGTTCCTGTTCCTTTTAAAACAAGCAATCTATCGGATTCTATCTCATATCCTCTTTCATCTATTTCGTCAGAATTAATAATAGACGTATAAAATCCCATTTTTTCAAATTCTTGAGATATTCGTAGACCGCATTGACCCAAACCTATAAATCTAAAGAATTTATTCATTCGATACTCCTTTAATTGATAAAGATTGCATTATTGCAAATGATTGTAGTGTATTGCGTGTTAGATTATTACATACTTCTATATACGTACAATTAATGCATTTTTCACATTGGTCTACAAAAGCATTTGCCTTAGATTCTTTAAATGCTAGTATATGTTTTAAACCAGAAACAGTCATACTATTTCCTGTAAGGACTTTGTCAGAATTAGCACAAACTTCTGTTAGATCTACATTCGCTCGATTGATTTCTGGTATACTTTCAGTAGGTGCTATAATATCTGTGTCTTCTATTTCTTCTATCTGATTTAAAATAGGAAGAAGCATTCCACCCATACAAGAAGGTAGATTTTTCTTTTCTAATCTGTCTATAATAAGTGAGTCATATGTAGGAGGTAATTTTTCTAAATTTATTTTTAATTTCATTATTTGATTCCGTAATTTAAATATAATATATTTCTTATAATGCAACAACTACCATTTAAACTTATAAGGTATCTATTCTATTACAATTATAAGAATTTCTTATATTTTGATTAAAAAAACTACCTTTAGATTGTGCTTCTTTAAATCTGTTATAAATAACTTCTGGAACTTTTAGATACTCGTAATATATACCAGTTTTGAATCTGATAATCATTTTGCTACTAGTTGAATCATATCCTGCTGCATCGATATTAGATGAATCTACTTGCTCAAGGACCATTGTAAAAACCTCTCTGATTTTATAAATTCTGCTATATCTACTTCTTTAAATATAGATTCTAGCATTTCTTCTAGTGTGCATTCGTTTGCATCTTTTTTAGATACGGGTGGGCACCATACTCGTACCTCTAAAACAGAAGATAGCTGTAATGCATCTTCTATTAACTGTAAACTAGCATTATCATTGTCTAACCCTAAAACTAGAGTTTTAAATCTTTTTAATGCTTCTCGCTGTTCTTTAGAAATTCTATTACCCAAAAACGCTAGAGATTGCCGTCTGGTTCTTTCAAACCAAATTTTATCAAAAATTCCTTCAAATCCATAAACTTCTTCCGTATTAAAAGGAATTGTATCGTATCCAAATAAGATATCCTTTCTTGGATATCCTACTACTGTATCACCTTCTTTATGATAACCATATACTTTTCTATTAGAAAGAGGACTTCTAATAAACCAAGTTCTTAGCTTTCCTTTATAATAAATAGGAATATAAATCCAGTTATGATAGGGTTGTCTAGGAGTATTAACCTGCCGTATATTCCATCTATGAATTTCTTCTTTAGTAAATCCTCTTTGGTATTCTAGATAAAAATTAGAAGTAATCGGTAGTGTATCTAATTCTCTAACTTCTGTAAATTCAGAGCATTCTTTTTTCTGAGATCTCTTTGACATTTCTTCTATAAGATGATTGTATACCTCTTCTTCGGTATTACCACCTTTTGTCTGCTCAATTACATATTTTTTTGCTTCATTATCATCTAGCTTTAATTCCATTTTTGCTAGAGTAAAAATATTACCTTTAGTTCCGCAACCAAAGCAGTGAAACTTTCCGTCATCTAAATGAACAAACATGGAGGGTTCTTTTTCGTTGTGATGAGGATTTAAACATTTAATTCTAGCATTATTACCAGATTTTTTATATGCTATATTAAGATCTTTAAGTATTTTTTCTACGTTATAGTTTTGCATATCTATTTAAATAATTTTTTAAAGAATCCTTCTTTCTTCTGTTCTATGATGGGTTTAAAAGAATCACAGTTAAATAATTCTTTTTCCAAAATAAATTTATTTCCATTAATCTTGCAATCTAGATAATAAAGATGAAATTCTTTTGTCAAGAGATTTAAATTTTTACAGGATTTACATATATCTACATCAATTATATTCATATGGGTACGTCCTCAGGATCTATATCTTTTTGGGCATTCAAAGTATCTTGAAATTCTGGTGTAATAGCACTATATCTAGTTGTTATTTTATCAAAAAAGAAATTAATAATCTTATTCCCTTCACCCATCCTCTGTTTAAGAATAATTACTTCCGCAATAGATTCATTAGGATCGTCCTCTAATTCTTCTGGTTCTTCTCCTGTTCCGTATCTATATTCATTTTCAGCTATCTGTTTCTTCATTGCTGTTTCTGGGTCATACCACGGTCTATGCACTGCTAAAATTAAATCTGCTACTTCTTCCCAGGCACCTGAGTTTTTCAAATCACTCATTTTTGGTCTTTTAAATTTTCTTCCAGATTCTAATCTATGTATCTGTGCAACAGGTATAATACATACACCTGTTTCCTTTGCCATAATCTGTACTTCATTTAATTTCTTTTCATAATCTGTAGCAAAACTATCACTATCTTGAAACTCTCTTATTTTACCAAATAAGTCTATTGAAACTACTATATATTCTTGTTTCAAATGATCTTGTAATACCATTATTTGTTCTCGAATAGTATCCAGATTTTGTGATGGCGTATCATTAAATCGTAGATACTTATTAGTAGCTAATCTATCAAGTTCATATTCTAATAGTTTCTTTTCTTCATCTGTTAATTTATCATAGTGCTTTATAATTCTTTCTACACTTATTCTCGAATTGTAAGAAGCTAGTTTACTGGCTAATGCATTATTATCCATTTCTAATGCAAACTGTGCAGAATAAATACCTTGATTAGCAAGGTTATTCATTGAACTTAAACACAGAGAGCTTTTACCCATCCCAGGCAAACCTGCAATAATACAGATACCCTTTGGTTTATATCCTTCAGTTAAATATGCATCCAATTGTGTAAATCCAGTAGTATAAAAACCTTGAGAATGTTTGCGATATTCTCTATATTCGTCTACGACTTGCTTCATATCTTTGAATTGAACTTGACTATAGGAATATCCTTTTTGAAGGATATCATTTACGTTTTGCATTCTTGCTGCTAAAAAGTTTAAATCTGATCTAGGATTTAAACATGCAGTATATATGGATTTATGGAATGTTGTTACTAATTCAGATTTAATCTTATCTAATTGTAGTTTAGAAATATGAGTGTCATAGTTTACTTCACCAACTTCTGGAAAGTTTTGAATTAAACTATCAATAAAGTTGTAATCTACATTATATCTTACAGGACAGGATTTTGACTTTAATAAAACAGCATCAGAATTAATATCCATCTTCTGTTCTTCTACTGCTTTAATTGCCCATGCTACCACTTGATTTTCTTTGTATCTAAAATCAAGATAATCTGTTTTTCTTATAAAAAGATCTCTATTCTTTTTATTTTTAAGAGCATTAGATAAAATTAATGCTTCATTATCTAAATCTATTGGCAATTCTGGTAGTGCAAAGGTATCTGACATAGATTCTATTTATACGTCCCTATCATATCATTTTGTATAAGATAATCTAATTGTTCTTTAGTAGAAATTGGAGAATTTAAGTTATTTTGAATTCTCCAGGCTTCTATTCGTGCAAATCTTCTTGGTGTGATAAAATATTGATATTTACTTGAGTCCATAGGAACTCTTTCAGTATCATAAACATCAAAAATTACATCTTCACACTTGAAGGTTAATAATTTTGCCATATTTATTTAAGATGTTGAAGAATAGGTGTAAAAGATCCTTGAAGTCTAACTTCTTCCACAGATCTATTAATAATTATTCTTAATTGACTAAAAATATTGTCAATACTTTTAGCACTAATATTAGATGTACAGATTATATGCTTATTATCATTTAATAAATCATTAACAAACCCAAATAACTGAGATTGTTTATAATTTGTAGGATTACATCTAGTGGTATCGAATGCGTCATCTAAAATGTATACTTGATACCCTTGTAATTGCTGAAAATATTCAGATCTTGAAGAAAAATTTGTAAACATCTCCATTAGTTTATAAAATTCAAGAAAAAGAACTTTCACATTAACTTTTAATAAGCTATCTGCTAAAACAGTAGCTAGGGTTGTATGACAAGCATTATCATCTGTACCCCAAATCCATAGAACCTGAGGACCTTCTAATAATTTTTGAGGGTTATCTATATAATTTTCTAAAACTTTAAGATATTCTGCATTTGAAGCAATAACTGCTGGTAATAACTTAGGCTCTAGCATTTTTGCTAGAGCTTTATAATTATCAAAAGAATAATCCCAGTATCGAACCGGGATTCTGGCTTCTATTCTTTTTTTTCTTAACGATTCTTTCTGTATTCTTTCCAGGCGGCATTTACACGGAGTAAATTCTTGCTCACCTGTTGCAGAGATTACTGGCATAAAGCCCGTTCCGCTACAGATTCCGTAAGGACATTTCAATATATTAACCCTTTAAATGGTATTATACTATATAATATTATATTATATAGTTTTTCTAAAAAGAAACAATAAGATTTTCTTGAGATTTTAAAAAATCTTGCCATTCTATTATATAGAAGGTTCTTCTTTCTTCATAGAATACCAACTTTAATACAATGGGATCACCTTGAAAGGTAGTTAATGCAGCGTATAAATCATTATATTTAATAGTTTTACTTTTCTTACTAGAAGTATAGAACATAATAGAGCCTACTTCTGCTTCTTGGTTACAATAACAAGATTCTATACATGCATAGTTCTGAAATATGGATCTATTACTAAATCCAAATCTCAAAATAGGTAATTTTCCTTGTTTATGTGCTTGTGATGTTAATTTATCTATTATATCTAACTTAATACTGTATCTATCTGATATAACAAATTTATCTTCTATAAGAAGAAATTCATTACTTGCATCGCCTCTTTTAAACCAGACATTTCCAGAACCTACATGTCTTTGTCCTGAAATATCTTTTGCAATTTCTTTTTCTCTCTTGGTGGATATCTTCTTATAATTCATCTAGCACCTTTTTATAATATCATTATATAATTGTGAAGTGAAAGAAGGATCCATTGCAAGAGCTTCTCGTAAAGCATTTTTACCTTGAAACGTTTTTCCGTTGCAATCGAAATAAGGTCCTCTTTGCTTTATTAGTGAAAAAGCGATACCTAAATCCATTATCTCTTTAATATGATCTATAGTACCAACAGGAAATTGTGGAGTTGCCTTAAAGTAATAATCATATGTGAACATTTCACCTGGTGAACTTATTTTACTTTTTTCTGCTCTAACTCTAGTTTGCTGACCATAATAAACAGTCCCCCAAGCAGCCTCTCTTCCGTTTTGATCTAGAAACTTATCTCTTTTAACTTCTAGAGCAAGAGAAATATGATGAGCTAAAGCATTACCGCCAGAGTATGAATCTGGTTTAGCATACATTGTACCTAATTCACTTCTAACTTGTGAAGTAATAAATACTGTAGGTTTATATGCTTCGCCAGGATCAAGAAGATCATCTGCTGCAAATGCTGCACCAATCTGTCTCATTAAAAGACCTGTTAATTTTGCTTCAACACCCATTGTTGCTTCTTCTGCATCTCGTTTTTCCACATACATTGGAATTGCAGCTTGGATAGAATCCCAAATAATTCCATCTACTTCTCTAGATTTAACAATCTTCTTAACAATATCAATACCTTCGTCCATAAACTTGGGTTCTGCAACCAAAAGATTATCGATATTAATTCCACAAGCTGACATATAATCGGTTTCTGGTATCTTAGTAATTTCTTGTTCTTTTATATCTAGATTTTGTAGCCAAGTTTCTATGTTTTTTATCATAGATTGTTCTACATCTGTTAGTTTATCTTTAGCTTTAAGATCTTTTAGAATATCTACCTGTTGATTAAAATCATTTTCATTGATTTCATCGCCAGTATTTCTATTTGTAATAGATCTAACTATAGTAGGTCTTGGTTCTTCTACACCTAGCGACTTTTCATAATCTAGAAGAAGAAATATCTTACCTTGTGCTTTTCCACAATTACACACAGGTATATTTTTATAATTAACTAAAATATTTGTCCATCTATCGTATGTTTTTGCTTCAAAATATTCAGGAAGAACACCTTTACAATGTCTGCATAGTCTCTGATTATAAGCAAGCATTTGGTAAAGCTGACTATTCTTTCCGCTACTTTTATGACCATATAATAAAAGAATTCTTTTATAGGTATATCCACCACCAGTAATGTGATCAATACCAAAAGAACCACTAAAATATCTTTTAACTGCAAAAGATTTAGCTTTAGTAAGAGTAGTAATTTTGGTGGTACCAAATTCTTTATTTATTTGATTAATTACTGGAGATAGTTCTTTATCCGCAACAAATGTACTTTCTTTCTTTTCTTTAACTTTTACGTCTGCCATATCTACTCCTTAAGTTATTTTATCCAATTATAGGTTTTATCAAGTATTCGTATCCCATCACCCAGCCCAGAAGGTATTTCGAATAATTCTAGAAAATCAGCTGGTAACTTATTATAAGCTTCTTGTAAATAAGCACACATAACTTCTGGATCTTTAAAATGATCATCATTTTCTTTTAACATATGAATATATTCTGTAAGAGCTCTAGAACATCTTTCTTCAGACATACCCTGACTACCAAGAAAAATTGATAACATGGTATAAAATTTTAAACTATTTAATACATCCTTTTCAAATGTTATTTTACCAAGTGTCTCCATATTTTCCTCTAATTTTAATTTAATTATCCATTCCAAATATGATTGGCGATTCCTAATATTACTATAACTATAAATGGGCTTAAAATCCAATACAGTGCAGCGGTACTATTAATAAGAACACCTATAGGTATTGCTCCAAATAACCAAATCCAAAATAATAATCTTACTATTCTACCAAGAATTCTTTTTTTTCTACTCTGGTTTTGAGGTGGAGGATTATATATTACCATAAATATCCTTCTCCTTTAGAACAATGAATTTACTTCTACATTACAGGTTCTTTTACCTTGTCTTTCGAAATCTAAAAACACATTTAAATTAGCAAATACTCTTGCTTGATTTCTTTCACCAAATAAATCTGAAGGTGTTATAAATGGATATCTCTTGCACAGATATTCTATATATTGATTTACTTGTTCAAGAAAAGCTTTATTACCTTTTTTATGTGATTGCATTAAAAATTTATATCCATCTGGACCTTTACTTGCTTTTTCTACAGAAACACTAATTTCTTTTTTGGAATATACATCGTCGTCACCTAACACAACCTTTCCTTTAGAATTAAAAGGTATAGATAACTTTCCATACATTCCTATCATAAACCAAGAAGTTGAATCTACACTAAACCAATCGAATGATTTCATTAAATCAAAAGATGTTACAGCAAATCCATGAGTTCTAACTTCCTTCGGTACTTTCTTAAAAGTTTCGTCCAACCAAATGGTTCTCTGAGGTGTCATAACATCATTAGAAGGAGATATACCAATATAAGCAGGTTTTGTATCTAATAATCGTAATAATGCTTCTTCTGAATCACCTTGGTGGAATACATGAATTACATTATCAAATTCATTTCGCATGATATCATAATTCTTAAATCCTTCCTCTATTGCATCATTAATTTGCTGCATAGTAGGTGATTCACCTTGTTTTCCTGGAATAACGTCTAAATTAACATACCATACTTCATTAAATTTAGATCTGTGTTCTTTTTCAAATTTTCGTAAAAATTCAATATATTCCATTACATCTAATTTACCACCTGCATTCCAAACAGAAAAAGCTCCAGAATCTATAATAAGATTTACGCCATCTATACCTTTATCTCTTTCTCCTGTTATAGGATTAATAGCATCTGTGCCTTGAACATAATCCAAAGCTTTTACTATCTGCTCTGGATAATGCTTGGAGCCAAGTAAGTTCTTGGCTCCTAAGTATTTGCAGATATGATAATAGCGTATGAAAGCAGAAAGAACTAATCTCTCCATCTATTGCCTTATCTCCCTTGCATATCTAGAAAATTCAACATGAAAATCATAATTATACTCACCTATTGAATCAAATACACGAATTGGGTTGATATCTAAACCGCCCCTACGTGTGTACCGAAGTTCTACACGTAACCATTTTGGGTTAATTTTAAACATGATATCGTGCATAATTCTTTCACAACACTCTTCATGAAATTCTCTGTGATTTCTGAAAGAAATTATATATTTTAAAACAGAATAAGGATCCAATTGCGCAGAATTTGGTTCATAAGAAATATAAGCAGTTCCCCAATCTGGTAAACCACTGTGTCTACAGTTAGATTTAAGTAAATCTGTCTTTAGAAAAATAGGATAATTATATAATGAAGGTTGAATTTCAAGCAAATCTGGGTCATAATCATATGAATACTTATCACAACGTAATTGATCTATAGGATAGTAATACTTAGCAAAATCATGAATATAATTTGTTTCTATAAAGTATGCTTCTATAGAATTACATTTAATTGCTTGTTTTAAATCTTGCTTAATAATATCTATTATATTACCTTTACCTAATTTTTCTACTATAGTGTTATTAAAAGAATTAAAATAAAGTTTTAACGATTTAGATTCTATAATAGATTCACTATCTGAATCATAAGCAATACGAATCATTTTATTTACAGGTTTTCCATTTCTATCCAGATAAGATAATTCATAACCATTCCATACATCTAGACCTACAAAAGGAATATACTCATATCCAATTGCTTCACGTGTAGGTTGTCTTTTAACTGGAAGAAGCAGAGTAGGATCGTACTCATTAATATATGCTGTTCTAGAACCTAGAGGAGTTTTTAGATTATCTATAACTTTATCTATAATCTTTTTTGCATAGTCATCTAACGATTTAATTGATTGTCTAACCTTTTCTTCTTGCTCGAAGTGAACATCTTTTGAAATTATCAAAAGCCAATCTTCCCACATTCTATCGAAAACCCAGTAAATAATCTCATCTTTATTTTCATATGATTTTACATACTCTTCTATTTCTGCAATATTATAAATAGAATATACTGCAAATCCAGTACTTCCTGAAAGTTCTACACCAGTAAATTCACATTTATAATTTGCTTTTCTGAGTTTTTTAAAAGCAAAACATTTAGATATAAATTCTATTATATTACTCATACATACTTCCTTAATGTAAATTTGAAGGATCACCTTTATCAGTGATACTTTGCATAATTGCATTACTTAAAATATCTAAAGTTTCTAAAACAGTATAAGCTAAATTTCTAATCTCATCTTCTGATGCCAGTTTGGGATCATTTAATATTTCAATAATTCTTTGTGTGGTTAGAAAATGTACTGTATCATCATCTCGTATAGTATCCATTATTACTTTTTCTTTCTTTCTAAAAAAATTATTAAACATCTAAAGTACCTTTCTTATCGTAACTATGTAATACTGCACCAACTTTAAAAAAATCAGACATCCTACAAGAAATAAATCCTGTTCTATCATCTTCTTTTTTTGAATCATTCCATTTTAGATTTCTGGGATAGTTGAAGTTATTAAGCTGAACTGGCATATTAAAAATGCCACTATCTATAGCTTTTCTTCTATCAAAAATTAACCACTTTGTTATTATATTACTAGTATTTATATGACCAAAGAAATACCTATCCCAAGTTACTTCATCTCTTTGAATTTTATAGTATTCACTATATTTTTGATTAGGTACATCAGTATGATCATAAGTATGCACACGAAAAGTTATACGATCCCAATGCGGTTTATCATTTAATAATCTACATGCATAACTGACATTAATTGCTTTTTGAATGATTATAAAATCAGATCCACCAAACTTGTCTTCTTCAAAAGAACATTCATGTAAATAAGTTTTAGAAGGAAGCAGTTTAATGATTTGTTGAACATACTGATATCTTTTTTTAGATATCTCTATATTTTGTTGTTTAGTATATACCATTATGTATTCTTTTTAACTAAATTTAAAAATTCTGTTCTAGTTTCTAGTTTTTCAAAACTTCCGTAGACTTCTGACGTAGTAGCACTTGAATTAATAGCACCAACGCCTCTGCAAACCATGCAATTATGTACACCTTTTACCACACAAATAGCACCTTCAGGTTTAACATGTTCGACAAATTGTTCAATACATTGTTTAGTAAAATCCTCTTGAAGTATGGGTTGTTTAGCTAAGAGTTTTATAAATCTAGGAATCTTCGAAAGACCCAACATTTTATCAGAAGGTATATATCCAAAATCTACACGATAAGCTACAGGAAGTGCATGATGTGGACACATTGAATAACAATTAATTGAATCAATAATTATCATTCCTGTATAATTACTTGGAAAATTGGTTTCTAATATTTTTGTTACTTCGTGTTTTTGCGAAAGACCTATACACATTTCTACCCAAGCTTTTGCTATCCTATAAGGTGTTTTCTTAAAATTAGGATCATCCAAAGAAATTGTCGAATATGTTGTTAAGGGACTGGTAGATTCTGGTGCTGTTACTTCACCTAAACCCTCAAGAAGAAGTCTTGCTCCTTCTTCCATTTTCTTAAACGATTCTTTTTGGAGTAATTTAATTAGTTGTTCTTCCATATATTAAACACCTTTTATTTTAACTGAAGCAAATTTTATAGATTTATGAAAGTCTTTAAATTGTTCTAGTACACGAACACCAAATTCGTATACATGCAAATCGATAAGTTCTTGTAATCCTATTGCTGGAACAGGTATATTCATATCTGTATCTATATTAATACCTACGTGGATTAAACCAGAAATATGACTTACTGTAGCAATAGATACAGAAAGCTTCTTCCAAACTTCTCCATCCAATGTTTTAACTAGAATATCATCACCTTTCAGTTTAACTAAATAAACTATAATATTTGATTCTGCTAATATATCTTTAAGAACATTTGTACAAATCTGCATAAAAGCTCTTTGATATAGTACTGCAGTTTCTATATTGATGTTAAAGATCTCTATAATAAAGTTAAGAGCTTTAGGCGACCAGATATAATCATTTTCTTTTACATCTTCAATATCTACCATATGATCAGTTTTTACATCCATTTTTCCTTCAAAAGCAAAAACAGAATCTCCTATCATATTAGCAGTTTTAAAATTGAATAGACTATGAAGTTGATCACCTATATAATCTATATTTTCATCTGTGTAATAAAGCGTATCTAATGAACTAAGCATTAATTTCTCCTAAGTGGATCTTTTACACCAGCTAGCATAAATCCTTTTTCTCTAACCCTACATGCTGGACATACACCACAGGGTTCGTCTCTTTGTGGATTATAACAAGACCAGGTTTTTGAAAAATCTACATCCATATCAACACCAATACGAATAACATCTTCTTTAGTATTAGTAATAAAAGGTGTTAAAATTTGATAGGGTTGATCGTACTTTGCAGCAATCTGTAAAGTTTTTTCTAATGCATCATGAAATTCTCTTCTGCAATCTCTGAAAACATCGAAATCTTCTCGTGTTGGACTAGTTGCAATTACACCGGCATTTACTTTATCTGCATAACTAGCTGCGATACTAATCATCATAATATTTCTAAATGGAACAACTGTATTAATTGTATCTTTTAAATCATCTGGAGTTCTAATAGATTTGTCTACTAGAGAAGAATCTGAAAGTATATTGCCAGTTAACTTTACTTCTTCTAGAAATAATCCTAATTCCTTACATGTTTGTTGTGCGGCATAAAATTCTTTTTCTTTATGACTTGATCCATAGTTAATATAAAGAGGAAATACCTTATCATATCTCTCTTTCACCCAATACAGCATAACTGTTGAATCTAAACCACCAGAAAGAAGTACTACGCAATTTGTATCTCTACCCATAATCTTTTCTCCTAAGAAAATAAATTAGGAAACGGTCAAACAACATTTCTGTTGATATTTCTTCCTTAAAATTCTAATATATAAAAAGTTTAGGTTGTCCATTTTCATCTCTTTTAACTACTATATCTTCTGTATTACTATTATCTATTTCATATTTATATATTTTAACAATAGGTTTATCTTGATCTGCACTACCAAAAATTTCTATTCTTTGTATATAACCTAGTGATTTTCCTTCTAGATCTCTAACACATAATTGATAATTAGAAGCAATAGAATGAAGATGATCACAGCTACAATCATTATAAGTTTTACCGCAAGAAGAACAAACAGTAAAAATTCTTAAATCTTTATCAAGACCCTCACATCTTGCAATAATATCTAAATCGGAGATATATGTGTTTAACGTTAATTTAATAGGTTCTGCATTATGACAATCACCAGAATCGAGTGTAAATGCTGCTATATTCTTTTCAGAAAGAAAAGAAAGTATTTTACACTTACCATCAGAAGTTGTAATTATTTTCATCCTTCTTACTCCATAACTACACTTAATCTTGTAGAAATAATCTGTGATAAGAATTCTATTTGTTGCTCAGTAAATCCTACTTGTTTTGCTTTTTGAATAAAATTTTGATCTAATACTTTATTAAAGGTCTCACTACCGAAAAACATTTTATTTTTCTCTGCTTTTGGATGTAAATTCCAGCATGTATTGCAGCACTTATAGGTATGATATGCACCATTTTTACAATAATAATTCATAACATTATACTCCTTTTTTATTGCCCCAAATAACTATCTGTTGTCTGGAAGATAAATTCCATCCTTTTCTTAGGCAAACAGGGACAAGTAGTTTGCTTGATTTTCTAATTTCTTCTATTGAAGTACCTTTAGGCATTAACCAAATATTATTATCTAGATCCAATTTATATGATTTTATAAAATCTAAAACAATACTTAGTTCTTCTTCTGTTCCTATAACAAATTTAAAGATATGATTCGTATATAAAAATCTATCTAAAATTTCTTGATTATATCTTTTTATTATATCTTCTGAGTATAGTTTTGGTGAAACAATCCATAAATCTACGTCTTTTTCCAATTCTCTATCTTTATGAATCAAACCATTTGTTTCTACTTCTATAAACCAATTATAAAAATCTTTAACTAAAGATGTTAGTGGGTTTAAATCTTGTAAAGTTGGCTCACCACCTGTTATAGTTAGCATATTAACTTTTGGATTTGCAATATACATCATACTTAAATGTGCTGAAATACCTTGATAATCATATTTATCTCCAGATTTCCAGCTATATTTAGAATCACAGAAAGGACATGAAGCATTACATTTTGCAAGTCGAATAAAATGGGAAGGAACCCCTTCATGAATTCCTTCTCCCTGTATGGACGTGAAGCTTTCTGTAATATCTAAATTCCATTCTTTTTCTGTCATATTGCCTCCCAAGGAAAGATTAACCAAATATGATCGTCATATTCTTTTTTGAAATAATTTGGTTTAAATTGTGTTTTATTTTTTATTGCATATGTAAGTGTAGTTAATTCTTTAATATAATACTTCTTTGATAAAAATTCTGTAATTCTTTCTAAGGATTCTCCTTTATCAGATACATCGTCTACTACTAATATTCTATTATATTCTTCTTTTCTAGAAAGATTACATTTAATCTTTGTATTACTATCATATCTAGAAAAATATAGTATTTCTACTGGAACATGAAATTTATGACTTAGAAGAACTCCTATAGGAAGACCACCACGATGGACTGCTAAAATTACATCTGGTGTTTCTTGTACTCTTAATTCTCTACAATAGGCAGCAATATCATCCCAATTAACAAAATTAGCCTTTTTAAAAGACATTAAAAATCACCACACTTAGTTAGTATCTGAATGAGTGTAAACTAAAATATCATTCCCATTGCATTCGGTAGCAATACCACATCCTGTAGCGGTTTCCCATACCGCTACCTCTGCAACAGAAAGTGTAGGATAATCTTTTTGTAACCAATCTTTAGTAAATTTGAAAAGTGATCTTGCCATATTTTCTGCTGTAGGATTTTGTTTCATGATAAGAACTCTTGAAAATTTATCTTGAAAAAAAGCTAGAATTTCACAATCCGGTTCCTTAGACCAAAAAACAGTTGCGTGATCAAAAAGATCTATAAAATCCTTAATAGGTTTTAAATCTTTAAAATCTATAATCATTCCTGCATGATCTAGACCACCTTGTATTGTTACTATCCAAGTATAGCTATGACCATGTATATTATTCTTGCAACGAATCGATGAAGCTTCTCTTACTATATGGGCTGTTTCAGTAGTAAATTTTTTTTGTATTTTCATTCTACTTTTATCCTATTAATTAATTATAATATAAAACTATTAGATATTTCTAGCTATTTTTAATATAGTTATAAACACTTAGAAAATTAGAAAATTGTCCTTCATCCGTAATTAATAATGGTGCTTTTACATTATCACTATATTTGATATAAATTAAATCACTAGGTATGGATCTAACCAAACTTGCTAGTAATCTAATATTTAAATAAAATGTAATATCTTCTTTCGGTGAAACTGCTTCAATACTATTTATAATCTCTAATCCTTCCTTTGTACCTTCAGAAGCTGCTGCTAATTGTAGATTACCATCTTTAGTAAATACTGCAGAAGCCATTAATCGTTGGTGTATATCTGCAAATGGTGTTAGTTTTTCACTGACTTTTTGCAATCTAGATTTCTCCACTGCAAATTTGTACGAATAATTAGAAGTTATATCTATGATTTTATTATAATTTGGAAAAGCACCATTGATTTGTGGAGTAATCATTTTTAAATTATCGCATTCTATAATATTAAGATTATTTGCTTTGTAAATTAGAATATCTTTATTCTCTGGTAATGATGATATCAAATCAAGACTCTCACTCAGTAAAAATACTGTATTTTCTTGCTTTATATCATTAGAATATACCCCGCATATGTTTCCGTCTGCTGCTACAAAATTACCATCAAACTGAATGCCATTTAAAAAAGGTCTTGCCGCATCATTCGCAATGCAAGGATCCAAAAACTTAAAAATTTTACTAAATTCTGCTGCATTAGTAGTTAATAATACTTCAGATTGTTCTGATATATTTTCAAAAATGTAACTTAAAGAATTTTCAGAAGAAAAATAGTTAAATTTATAAGAACTATTACCATCTTTTACAACTAAACGAGTTTCTTTAAAATCAAAATCTAATTTCTCTTGTTCACTATATTTTACGACATGAGAAATGCCTTCTGCATCAATAAGATAACGAGAATCTTCGCAATTTACTTCTCCGTATGAAATTTGTAGACCATAACTTGAATCGTAAGCGTATAATGTTAAATTATTATTCTTAAAATCCAATTGAACTTGTGAGTATAAAGGTGATCCACCACTTTTCTTGCTTTTCGTTGTTATTTTGCTAATATAATTTAAGCAATTTCTTAGATTTTGAGTTTCAAGTAAAACTTTCATATAAAATATCCTCCTATTTCTTCCATCTCGTTAAAACTTCTGCGTCTGCTACTAATGGAATTGTTACTTTTGGTAAATTTTGTGTCATAAAATATGGTAATTTTTCTACCATTAACTCTACTTCTTCAAAAGGCGTTTCTAGAACAATTTCATCATGTATAATCATGATAGGTTTTGTTTTTAACTGTTTCTCGTCTATAAACTTTTGAATTCTAATAAGACCAAAACAAGCACAATCACTAGCAGTGCCTTGAATTGGTGTATTTACGGCTTGCCTTAATGCACCTTCACGAACTTTTTGATCTGAACTGTGTACATACGGCAAATATCTACGTCTTCCGTGCAATGTTTGTACATATCCATTCTTTAAAGCAAAAGATTTTGTTTTATCTATCCATCTTTTTACATTAAAATAAGTATTGTAAAATTTGTCAATAAAATCTTGTGCTTCTTTTAATGAAATATTCACATCTGAAGCTAATGAATTTGCTGACATTTGATACGCAATACCGAAATTAATATTTTTTGCTAGAGATCGTTTTGCTTTATGATCTGGATTATTTTCTTTATCAAATATCTCTGGTTTTATACCAAACATTGCACATGCAGTATAAGCATGGAAGTCATATCCAGATGCAAAAGCATCTATCATTTTCTTATCGTCTGCCATCATAGCTAGAATTCTTAATTCTGCTTGTGATAAGTCAGCAGTTACAAGTTTGCATCCCTCTCTAGGAATAATCATATTACGAATACGGTTATCTCTAGGTATATTTTGTATATTAGGTGCACTAGAATTATGAACACAGATTTCATTAGCAATAAAATTTGGATAATTTTCTATCTCTAAATCCCAAACATGATATTTACCTGCAGGTTTAACTGATAGAATTACATGATTAGTTGATATATCATAATACTTTAATAATCTTTTAAACTTATCTTGACTTATATGCAATTCACCTGCACATCTATATATAGGATATTCATAATCTTTATATTTATCCCATACTTTAAAAACATCTTCTTGAGAAATAAAAAACTTACCTCTTGAGAAACAGTCACAAAGTTCTTTAAGATTGATACCTTCTGTTTCACATTTTTGTTTATATGTTAAAAAATCCATTGGAATATGCGTAACTATACCTTTGGCATCCTTTAACATTTGAATAAGTTCTTCTTTAGTTTTATAAATATATGTTGGATTATCTTTACCATATTTTAAAGATTGTAATCGTTTTGCATGCGCTTCTGATGTATGCATGTGCCTTTCACTAACTATTCCTTTTTCGTATAGCAATCTAGAATGATATCTATTATGTTCAGCACTATCTAAAATTTCCAAATTAGAAATTCTGTTATTAGAAGGATTGTGATCTATATGATGAATATGTGTCTTTTTAGGATCTGCCTTAAAATATACTCTTTTTATAAATCTTTGTTCGTCTTCACAAAAAGAATTTGTACCATATAGTCGTGGACGAGGATCATAAGAGTAAGTTTTTCCTTTTCTTAGGTGATATACCTTATCATAATGTTTTAAATCTTTAGCTTCTGTCCAGCCATTATACTTATGTAGTATTCTATGTTCAGGTGTACAAATTAATTCACCTATTTTTCCATTTCCTGAACTTTGCCATTTAACTCTTACACAATCACCGTATCCGCTATATGATTTATTTAATACTTTAGAAATAGTTAAATTTCCATCATTATCATAATTATAAACAAAATCTCCTGGTTGGACATCTTCTATATTTTTTTCTTCTCCTACTATAGCAATCTTGGTACCTTCAGCTATACAAGATAATCTGCCAGTTGCGGTAGCATGCTGCAAAAAAGATGTATGAATTCTTCCAGTAACAGGATCTACATGATTTTTAAATCCATCCAAGTATGTAGAATTTTCTTTCTCGAGTTTTCTGTATTCTACAATTCCATTTAAAATAGGATGTTTTTTAGCTAAATACTCTATAGCATTTTTATCGGTGGAAGGCATTTTTACTCCACTTTTTCCACCATTAGTCATATATTCTTCTTCTACTGGAATTCTTAAATGATCATAAATAACTTCTCTTAATTCTTTTGGTGAATCCATATTAAATTCTTTCTTTACTTTCTTAAAAAAAGAATTTTTTATTTCTGCTGTTCTAGCACGATTCTCGTCTAAAAGCATATCTATGTAAGGAGTATCTAGAAGAATACCGTTCTGTTCTAATCGTTGTAGTGTAGAAGAAAGAGGCATAATTAAATCATAAAATACCTCTTTAAATTCTGAATCTATCTGTGGTTTCAATCTCTTATAAATTTGAAAGGTAACATCCGCATCCATTGCTGAATAATACTCTAAAGCTGTTAGTTTTGTAGATTCTAATTTCTTTTTAAGCTTGTCTGAAACAAAGGTTACATAAGTCTGTAATTCTTTTTCTTGTTCTTCATTTATTATAAAAATATTTGGATCTTCTTCTAATAATGTTCTTCTTAATTTCTTTGCTGGTGTAAACTTTTCAAGAAATTTACCATCTTCTTCAGTAGATAAATGAGAAAAATATTCATTTGCGATATTAGTTTTAACTACTGGTTCTGCCATATCATCAAATAAAGAATTACATTCTACTACTGGAACTCTGATTACTTGTTTAGTTTTCTCTGACTTCTGTTCTTTTTTCTTTTCTTCCTTCTTCTCTTGTTCCTTCTTTATCTCCTTTTCTTTCTTCTCTGCTTTCTTCTGCAATATTCCATTTTGATGACCTGCTATTCCACCAAATTCTTCTAGAATTGCTTTGTAATTTCCTTCTCTTGTTAAAAGCCAAGACATAACCTCCAAACTATAAAGAGATTTTCCTTCACCTTCAAAAGTCATTGTAGTTGTATGATAAGCCAATTGGGTATCAAAATAAAAATTTGCTACATTAATACCAATAGCTTTTAGAAAAGCAGTATCAAACTTGCCGTTTTGAAATACACATTTTAATTCTGGTTTTTCTAGAAGTTTTTTTAAGCACTCAAAATATGGAAGTATATCTATCCATCTTATATGTACACCTTCACCGCATTTTGCACATAAAGAGATATCTGTTATCCTATCTTTTCTAGGATTTAACCCTGTTGTTTCTAAGTCAATGGCACATTCTTCAATAGTATTTAAATACTCCAGATATTCCTTAATTTCTACAGGATCCTGAAGTGATCTCGGATTAGAGTTAATTTGTCTTACTCTGGGTGCTTTTAATAATTCTATAGCCTGATGAAGATCTTGCATAAATTGCTTTTCTACAAGTTTATCTCCACTGTATCCTAAATAAGCAGGATGCCAAGTAGGTACAATATGACATTCTAATTGTGGATGATAATACGTTCTTCCACGAACAGATGTCATACTTAGACCCAAATGTAATAATTGAGTTACAGGTATAGATCCTAGAGTTAATATTACAGTAGGTTTTATTTTATCTATTAACTGATATGTTTTTGCTGAACATAATTTTATTTCTTTAGCAGTAGGTGTTCTATTATGAAGAATAGTTTCACCTTTTCTATTTAAACTTTTAGAAGTAGGTCTACATTTTACAGCATTACTTATATAATATTTGATATTTAATCTATCGAGATATGCTTGTAGTCTTTGTCCAGAAGAACCTACAAAAGGTAATCCTTGTAAGTCCTCTTGTTCTCCTAAGGCTTCTCCTAAAATAAGTAATTTTGCTGATGGATCGCCCCTTCCTGTAACACAAGGATGCTTAGCATCCTTCCATAATCCACATTTTTCACATAAACTATTATGATACATTTATCTCTTAGGTCCTATTGGGCTAACTTCTGCTTCAGAAATATAATGGGTCTCTACTTTTCCAGTATCCAAGGCAGTTTGTAGATAAGAAAGCATCTTATCCCTATCAAAAAAGGAGTAACTTATAATTACTCCTTCCACAATTAAGGTTAAATCGAATCTTTTCATATTAAAAGATTTATATCTTGATATTTTTTTCTTATAGATAATAAAACTTCTTCTTGATATTTCTTAAGCTCTAAAGACGAATTGGGTGTGTTATATATCTGATAATCTCTGCAAATTCTTGCAAGAATATATGCGTCTGCTAAATCGTTCTGTCTAATTTCTATATTGTAATTTTTATAGATATCTAACATTATTGTATCTTTTCTACTTTGTCCTTGACCAGAAGCATATTTTTTTAACTGATTAGGTGCTATTAAAAGATATTCTATGTTTCTTTTAAAGAGATGTAATTTAAAAATTCCAGCCCATTCACCTAAATCAAATAATCTACCTTGTTCTGTGCCTAATGCGGGACTCTCAATACAACAATATAATATATGATTCTGATCTAAAAATTCTATTAAAGATTGTTCTAAAAAAAATAATCTTTCAACGCCTCTAGAACCATCAGGAGGCGTCAAAAGATATTGTTTTACTATGTTTGCAGATTTATCTAGAATTACTAGACCACTGGAATTCAAAGAAAGATCCGCCCCCAGACAATAGCACATGTATTTAACTTACTTTATACTCTGTTTTACAGCTCGGACATATTGTTTCAAAAACTGAAAACAGTGTGCCGCATTTAGCACAAGGTTCTTGAAGAACATTATTACAAGCAGGGCAAGTTACAGAATTCATTGGAATTTCTTTTTTACAATAACCACAAATCTCCTTAGCTACTGGGGCTGCTACTCTAGAAGCTACTCTAGAAGGTGTGGCTGCTTGAGGTGGAACTGCTACTTGAGGTGCAGGTTGTTGCACTTCAACTTGTCCTTCTTGTTGTCTTGCTAGAGATTCTAGTTGCATAATCCAGTTGGTACCTTTGATTGTATCTATTCTGGATATTGTATTTCTTAGATACTTCAAGATATCAGAAGATGATGTTAGTTTTGCTTCTTTCTGTAGATCATTTCTTGTATAAGATTTTTCATCTTCTGTTAATGGGCCGATAACTACATTAGGAACATTTGCACCGGCTTTTAGAATATTATGTTTTGTTCCATAACCTGTTCCTTTCTTAAGATAGTTGATATCATATTCTGATAATTCACCATCATTAAGACGAACATCTTGTAGATTTTTATATGCCATAACTCCCATTTTTAGAAGCTTAGTTTGCTTATTTTCTTTACACCAAAAATAAAGAGTACCACTCTCATCTTTATCGGGATTTCTTTGAATAGCATTAAAAATATATTCTTCTCTGGGCTTCCAAGATCCTGCATCACCGGTAGGATCATTATTGTAAGCAACTCTGAGTAGAAGCTCTGGATCTTTATCCTCCCATACATATTTTCCTTTGTTAGTAACAGGATCTTTTACTGATTCTAGAATACCGCCTTTATAAAAATTCTCTTTATCACCTAAAAGTTTAAGAAGAATACTTTTACCTTCAAAATCGTTTTCAAGAATAAAAGGTCTTTTCTTATCATCATCGCAGATAATCCAAGATACATAATAACGTTCAACACCATTAGGTGTATCTACTAATCTGATAGGATTAGGTACTTCTTTTTGAATTTTAATTTCCCTGATGTTATAATCAGTTTTTTTAGATCCATCAAATTCATCAATTTGTGAGGCATACCGACTCATTTTATCATTTACATCTGTCATTTTAAAACTCCTTAATTTATATTAGCTATCTGGCCTTATTATATGGCTAGTTATGCTTTCTTATTAAGATATAATTCTTTATATTTCTTATCTATTTCTTTAATCTTTTTTAAATGCAAGCGATTACTTGTATAGGAATCATCTAACAAACATGCTACAGCTCTGGGGTTAATTATGGATAAACTTTCGTTTACAGTTACCTTAACATTAGAATTATCTAACGTAGTAGATGTAATAGAATTAATTCTTTTACCACCTAAATATCTACCGTCTGTCACTGCGAATATAGCTCTTAAAGGTAAAAGATCAAAACCCATATCAAATATATTAACACCCCAAATACTTCCTATCAACGAATAATCTAGTAATATCTGTTCTGTTATTTTATCAAAATCCTGTGCTGGAAAGTTTTCTTTATTTTCTAGTATGTCATTACTAGCCAAAGTGCTCATTAAAAATTTATCTACAACAAGTCGATGTCTTTCTACTTCGTATTGCACAGTTTCTAAATTAGATTTGGTAATTCCTTTATATGTAAAATCATCAGAAATAACTTCATTATTTTGTTCACTTGCTTTTAGCAGCATGTGTTTGAATATTCTATCTTCTTGTGCAATTACTTTTTTTAAAGCTTCCTCTTCAGTTGTTCCCGAAGTACTTAAAATAATATCTTCCAAAAATGAAACAGTTTTTTCTTTATCCTCTACACAAATTTTAATTACTTTATCTTCTAGTTGAATTGCTTTGATTGAAGGTATATTCTTATCTTTTTCGAAATATATACTTCCAGATGGATCTACTTCTCTTAAAACTTTACTTGCTAAGCTATTTTCTGTAAATTTTTCTCTTAGATTTTTTCCATTCATGTTATTGCACCTTTCTCTGTATGAGCATTTCTTGGTATCCAAGTATTGCATGCAGCTTATAAGAATAGTTATCTATGGATGCAGCTGCTGATCGTATAATTGCTAATCTATATTTTTCTTCTCTTAATCTATGCTGAAAAAGAGAATATTCTTCGCTATATGTAGTAATAATAATCTTTTCTTTTGCACCTTCTGTTCTTACTACTTTTGTCTCTCCTACTTGATTACCGGATCTATCATATTTAGGTTCTTTTTCATTATCTATTTCTATCCATTTTTCTGCATACCACTTGTTATATTCGTCTTCTAATTGCTGTACAAGTTTTGTTTGTGTATCAGCAATCATTTTGTATCTAAATAAAGTTCTAGGTATGTTATTTAATTCGAGTATAATCTGTTCTAGATTATGTGGATCTATTAATTGAATATCTTTTGAATCAAAGCTAACTGCATAGGATTGCAGATCTTCATAATCCAGCCCATCTTCTGGTTGCTTAAATTCTTCTATAAAACTAGAGAAAGGATCTTTTTCTTGACTAATAGGAATTCTAGGCATGATTATACCTCTATTAGTTCTTATAATATAAACTAATAAAAAGATTCTTAAATTTTTTTAAAAACTTAAAGGAGTGACAGAAGATACTTCAAAAGTATCATCAAATTCTGGAATGTAGCAATAAATCTTATCATTTAATATTCTTGTTATAACACCTATAGTTTTCTCTTCATCTACATACACATATTGATCTACTTTGGGTTCTTCAGTAGATTGCTTTAAAGAAAGTTCTTCTACTAGCTCAGTAGGAACTTGTGCTGTTCTGTTTAATAAAGGAAAGAATATTTGACTTATGTTATCAGAAATACTTATCTGTATTCCTTCATAACTATCTATCATAGGTCTATAAATACCTAAAGGTTGTAATAATCTAAATGTTTTTAGTGTTTTAATAGGTTTAATATCTTCTACCCATTTTCTGGATTCTTTAGCAAATTTTGTTCTATTAGAATATAAATAACTGTAAATAGGTAACTGTAGGGTATCCTGCGGTGGAGCAAGAGTTTGAGAATCTACATAAATAACAAACAAATTAGAAAATATTTGTCGTTTATATTCATCTAGAGTATCTTGATTTGCATAGATAGGTAAACCAGGAGCATTATCTGGTATTTCTTGATAAGTAAAAGGAGGATGACATTCTACATAGCATCTACAATCTGGGTGACTTCTACTAAAAATAGGTGAAGGAGGATTATGCTGAGAAGCAAATAGTAACCAATCAATAGTAAAAGATAAACCTTCTAATTCATCGCAAACATCTACTTTCGGATGGGATTCAGCTAGATGCCAAATAACATCTCTGTATCCTAATGAATCGAGATATTTAAAGACATTATAAGAATGATCATTTTTCATATTGTAATCATCTGGAATAGGTAATGTCCAGAGATGAATATCTGTAGGTATAGGTGGTAAACCTGTTTCTTCTGGTTTATGATAGGGTTGATCTATTGGAAGAAGTTTAGATTCTTCTGCAGGTGCAGATATTTCTTTTTTTTCTTCAGGATCTTGAGATTCAAACATATTTTCATTTATGTTTTCAAGAATCTCTGGAAGAATAGCTGTTTTCTTTTTTAGAGATAAATTATTCATATCTATTTCTAGTTAAGTTATGGTAATGCGTCTAGTAAAGATAAAATAAATTCTAGAGGTTCTAGTGTTTGATATTTTTTTCTTTCTTGTTCTGGTGTATTTTTTAAAAGTAAATAATATTCTTGAATTGTCTCTACAGAAAGATCTGCAACAGATAATGCAGTAAGTACAAAGTTCTTATAAGCTGTATCTCCTTTCTCTTGAAAAAGCGGATAACTATTATAAAGATAATAAGGTAATTCACTCGGATGATTTGCATCAGGATCAAAATCTTGAGATGCTATAAATTCTGGGGAATCTGTATCTGAATATAGAAAAGATAAATTTCCAGACGTTTGTGTTAAAAACAAGAATAAGTCTTGCGTAAGCTGATTCTCATATTTAATTAAAAAGTTCTCAATATCTATATCATTATCATCTTCTGTAAAAAACATACCAGAAAATTTATCGTATTGCCATCTTCTATTATCATTCTTATTAATAAGATTGTAAATAGGACCATTAGAAAAATATGTATTAAAACTATCTCTAGTAGTACACCAATCTGTACCCTTACCTACTTCACAAGCTTGTTCTTCTGTTTGTGGGGTAAAAATGATCCAATTTTCATCTTCATACGCTATTGGTATATTTTGTTTTAGTTCATTTATATCTACATATTTTGTGTATTTTACGTTAGATTGATATTCAGAATTAATTAAATTTTTCAAGCTTTCAATTGAATAATCATTAATATCGGCTGAATATCCTTTAGTTCTTAAATCTTGTTTATGATTTTCAAATTCTTTAAGATATTGAAGATAATTAGGTATATCCTCAAGAAAAGTAAATTTAGCTTGTATATATGAATTTCTTGCAAGATTTGGATTAGTATTTTTTATTCTATCAATACTCTTAATCATAGCCTCATATTGTTTAAATATCCAAGGAATATAACTTCTTGGAACTTCTTGTTGAATAAGAGTTAATTCTTCTTGTGTAAACCATTTTGAATACTTCTTAAGAAGATCGGAAATAATATCTGAAAATTTTAGTTCTGTATAAAAATCTTGTAATATTTTACTTCTCATAACCCGCACTCTTTCTTAAATTGACACCAATTACAAAATTGATTAGAACAAGCAGGAAAAATGTTATCTCGTATTCCGCTAACAGCTTGTCGTAGTTTTTGATGAACACTATAATCATTAAAATCTGTTCTATCGATTAATTGTTCTTTACTTTGTTTGATATAATAATATCCTATTTTTTCTACAGAAAATCTTTTGATTAAATTTTCTATTGCAAATATATAGATTCCTAACTGTATACTTTCAAAAAGATCGTTTAAAAAATTACTTGTTACTTTGTTATCAATAATATATATTTTATTATTAATAAGTTCTAATTTATCTATTTTTCCTGTCAATAAAAAATCATCAAATTCTACTTCAAAAGGAACTTCAATACCAAATTTTCTTTCTATTTTATTATTCTGAAAGTAAAATTTTAGATATTTAAAAAGATTTTCTTTTTGTGTTTCTTCTTCTTTCTTTGATTTATAGTTTAAAAATAAATAACTTTCTTGATTTATTTCTGAATATTCTTTCTTGTATTGATTAGGTATCCAGTAATAATTTATTAGTTCTTTTAATTTACTATCTTCTAAAAGAGAATTATGAAAACTTTCTTCTTTATATACTTTCTCTAAAATATCTGCTGCTGTTATACCAAAGAATATCTGCCATTTAGGTTTTTCTTTTATCTTTTCTATATATTGCTTTTTATATCTAAAAGGACATTCTAAATAAGTAGATATCTTACTATAACTGTATTTCTGTTTCATTTACTTGATTAAGTAGCATCAATAGTTTTTCTACTTCGTTTGGAACTGTATCTTTTTCTTTGAAGTATTTACTAACTTCTACAAGTATACTTAAGTATCCGTATCTTTGTAAAAGCTTAAAAATAAGATTACCATCTGAATAATTTAAAGAACCCATTAACTTTTCTAATTCTGTATCTAGATAATTTTTATCAAAAGCTATTTCCCTTAATTGTTTAATAGCATTTTTATCTATAATTAATTGTTCTAAATCTCTATGAACATAGTCTAGTTGAGTTAGAAATTCTTGTTGAAGATTATATAAATCGTCTGCTTCTAAAGATTTTAGAAAGTCTTGTAGAACTAAAAAATCTATACAATCTTGTTTTGTTTGTTCTATATCATCTATTATTATATCTAAATATGGTTGTGCTTTTCTTTTCGCTATTTCTAAAATAAAACTTGGATTAGAATAATCCGGCTTTTCAGGTAATTTCAACCAATCGTCTGTAGAAAGAAAATAAATAGAATCGTATTTAATAGTATTTAATCTTTCTAAATGCTTGCCAGACAAAAAATAAATATCTATTCTATGATCAGTATTTGGTACTTTTTGGGTTAACCAGTAAGATTCTCTTCCTTTTTCTTTTAACCATTTAAGAAGTTGTTCGTCACTTAAAGTAGAAAAATCTGGGTTATATTCTAAAAATAAATCTATATCAATAAAAAGCTTAACATCTAAATCAGAATAATCAGTGTAAAAATAGGTGGCAAGAGAAGAAGCAATCATAGCTTCCAATATCCACTTATTTGAACCTTTAATATTAAGATAATCAAAAAAATTTTTTAAACATGCACCAAGAAATTCTTTAACTTCTTCTTTCAAAGAAAAATCAGAATTCCAAATTTCTGGCGAAAGAATAGATTTTTGATAATCTAATATAGAACTATATTTTTTCACGAAATTCTAAATATTTTATTCTTGTGTTTTAGCTAATTTTTCTTTTATCCAAGATTCATATTCTTCAGTAGAAGCTTTTTTTCCTTCTTTTAAAGGTTCTTCTGTTTCTTTAGGTTCTTGAATAACCTTCTTTTTATCTGTCATGGATTCATATTCATCCATTTCTGATTTAGCTATAGCAAAATCTTTTTTCTCATAATCATCTCTTTTCTTTGTATGCATTTTAAATAATGCACCCTTAGAAATAGGTTGCATTCCACCTGTTTCCCATTGCACACAAACAGTTTCTCCATCCCAATGTTCTTTTACTACAGTACCAAATCTTCCTGTCATTCTTGATTTAACACTATCACCAATGCCGATGTCTTCTTGTTGTATAAAATAATCTGCAAGATCTTCTCTTCCTGCTTTTTTAAGCGTTCTTCTAACCATTTGATTAGAAACTTTTAGAGCGTTTTTAGCTAACCATTCTGTCATTTTTTCAAGACGGTATTCTTCAGGTATATTTGATATAGCTATCCTGTAAAGAGGTACGTAATATTCTTGTTCAATTCCCATCGTAATTCTCCTGTTATTTTAAATATCTACCTGCTTCTAGCAAATGAGAAGCTGCAATTTTTATTTTTTCTATTATATCTTTATCCTCTACAGTAGTTCCAGAATCTGTCATAATATATTTTACTGTATTAGCATAAGGATTACATATTGCAATAAATCTTTGATTATCCAATACGAAATAAAGATTTACTTCTGCAGAAATATATCCTTCATATTCAATATCAAAGGGTTGTTCATCATGATATAAATGTAATGCATCTTGCGCTGCTAATCTATTATAAAAATCTTCAATATCCTTATTTATTTTCATTCTATTCTCCTAATTAATAATTATTGGCTGATCATTATCTAATATGATTACAGCAGATAAAATTGCTTCACTATTCTTAAGATTATATCCTGCTGTTACTATAATTTCTTCTAATTCTATATCGCTGAAACAAATCTTTCCTTCTTGAAATTCAAAATCAAACCATGATTTCTTTTCTGGATTATCAAATTGATAAAATTTAGATTCTTTATCGTAATGTGGTATAAAATATAATGCTTCTTCTTGTTGCTGTGATAACGAAATATTAGGCTCTAAACCCTTACTTACAACTATATAATCATTAATTTGAATACATAAGGGTAATTTATCTAAATAAGATATTACTTCTAAAGTACAAAGTTCTTTTAAGAAATCAGGTAATTTATCTTCATTATAATCTTCAAGAAAATCTATTTCTTTCTTTCCCTTTACTGAATAACAGTTTTTATTATCTTTCAAAAAATAAATAATATCTAGCAAATTCTTATAGTTCTCGTTATCTATAAAATTACCTGTTAGTATTAAGATATCTTTATAATTAAAATTCTGTTCATACAGAATATTAATTAGTGCTTTATAATCACCTTCCAAAGCACCAACGATAAAGATTCTTTCAGAGTTTTGTTGTGTTAGATTAAGAATATTCATAACTATTCATTACTGTTTTAAAATAATAAATAGTTTCGATAAAAATTAAGGTTTAGTAGTTGATTCTTTTTCAGAAATATTGACTAAATACGAGGGTTTATTCGTAGAGTTTTCTTGTTGTTCTTGCTTGGGTTCTTCAGCAACAAATTCTTGTTGAAAATAATTAGGTCTACTTACAGGTGAAGCAACTCTTGGAGTTTTGTTTCTAGGTGTAGGCCTTTCCTTTGCTGCATATTCTTCGCTATCTAATTCATCTTCTATACCAATAATAGTACCTTGAAGTTTTTGTATTGCGTTTTCTCTGTCTATAAGATGTTGTAGTGCTATTTGTGCTTGAACAAGAATATCTGCTAAAAGTTCTTCAATACTTTCTGACAACCTTTGACTTTCAGATTTGGATTTATTAGATAATAAAGCTTGAAGATATATAGTAGCCATAGAAGCATCGTTTATAATTGCATCAATTGAGTTCTTTGCCATAATTAATACCTACTTGTTACCTAATATTCCACCGGATCTTAATATTTCATCTTCTATTGGACTTAAATTTTTTGCTAATTCTGATCTTATTTCTGCAATAATTAAAGTATGTCTTGGATCTTTTTCTAGTTTAAGAAGTGCAAATTGCAAACTATCTATTAATTTAGCAAAAGTATTTAATTTCCATTTGAGTATAGCATTGGATAATTCTACTTGAGAAGCAGGAAATAATTTTTTATCTCGTAACGAGACTATCTTCTCCATTGAATCCTCTATTTCACCCGCTGTTTTATTTAATTGAATAAATTCTTGTTTATCTATATCATCAGCAGTATCTACTTCTAAATGCGCTTTTAAAAATTCTAATCTATTCATTACTGCTAAATGCCTTCTAGATTTAGATTCTAGAATTGCTTGTGTAGCAGCAAAGATATCCATTTCTCCTTCAAAGATTTTATTCACCAAAGCAAGATCTGCAGAACTAGTGCTATCCTCTTTTAATGCTATAAGTTTTCTTTGCCTTTCCGCAATTATAAAATGATTTTTAAAATGTTTTTCTAGATTAGAAGGTGTTACTGCAGCAGATTTCATTCTTCTAGCTATTTCATCATAACTTAAATGATCTCTAGCACGAAGAAGATTGATTTCCATATGATTAGATTTTTGACAGATAGGACAAAGATGCGATTTACCACCTGCATAGTATCCATATAGATCCTCTAGTGTATCTTGTGAGTTAGATACACTTACTGCAGAAGAACATGCAGGTACTACAGCTGTTGAATCTATAGATTGTTCAATAATTTCAGCTTCTTTAACTTCTAATTCTTTATTCATTGTTTTGTAGAACAGGAAACAATTTTTACTTTGTTTACTTTCTTTCCCTCAGGTTGATTAGTTGTTAATAAAATTCCATCTTCTGTTGGTATAGCATAAGCTTCAAGATAAGAAAATTTCTTTTTATCTAATTCGCCTATATGCTTAAATCTAGACAAAATATCTCTTAACGAATATTGTTCGTTTTCTATAAAGAAAAGAAAATCTTGAAAAGATATATAATACTCTTCAGATTTTTCTTTTAGAATTTCAAATTCAAATAGATCTAACTTTTCTTTTTGTTCATTTATAGCTTGAGTGTGTTGATTAGATACTTCTATTTGATTTTTTAATTTCTTAAACTTCTTTAGAAAAGAAAATGCTTTTCGTATCTCAAAATTCATGTTAATTTTCTATCTCAATTATATTAGAAAATCCTTTTAATTCTTCTGCTGAAAATAATATTAAAGGATTAAATCCAAAACTGTCTCTTAATATATTAAATATAATAGAAGTAGTTAATTCTTTAATATCCAATTCTTGAATAGCTTTTTCACAAAGATATACAAAATATTGTTTTAGATAGTTTCTAACAATTGTTACAGATTGTGGAAAATCAGGTTTAGCAAGAAAATCAGGTATTGCTTGTATCATACTACTATTTACTACGTGATCCGCATAACTAGATTTTTCTAGTTTTATTGCAGTATCATTTTGTGCTTCTTTTGCATGTTTTATATTACCGTCTATTTCTATAAGAGACATATGTAATTTTTCTTCTTTAATTTCCAACTTTTCTAAATCTTTAGAAAGCTTATCTAAATCTTGTAAATTAAAAGATTTATATTTTTGAAATGTAACATCTAATTCTTCTAATCTAAATTTAGTTGTTTCTTGCATATCTCCTAATTCTTTTATAGTATTAGTAAACATAGCACCTTTATCTTGTAAAAATTTCTTTTGATCTAGGTAATATTTGAGTTGTGTATTATCTTTTTCTTCTGCTGCATTAATATCAGATAAATGACCGTCTATTTCTTTAATAAGTTCTAGGATTTCTTGATATTTTTTTAGATAACTATTTTTTTGTTCTTTAAGATATTTAAAATCGTCTGTTAGAGAATTATACTCTAATTCGTACTTATCTTTAAAATGGGCGAATTGAATTAAATTATTCTTCAAATCACGTAGTTCTTCTCGTTTCTTTTTATTCTTTTCTATTTGTTTTATAATTTTTTCTTTATTATCTTGCAAATCTTCTATTACTAGGCTATAAGAACTAATAGATTTTTCAGATATTTCTCCATCATCTATTTCCTGTATTGCATCTTTTCTTTCAAACAAATTTCTTAAAGGTGTAAATGAATTCTTTTGTGCTTCTTTGATATATAAAAATCTAAAAAGATATTCAAAAGTATCGTATGCGTCTTTTTCTTGTAATGTAGCAATAAAGAAAGGAAATAGCTTATATTTTTCCATAAACTCTAATTGTGGTGGAATTATAATTCTACCGTCTTCGTGTACCACACGATAAACTAAATTGTTGTAGTATACTTCTAAAGTTATAGAAGTTCCTACAGGAAAAGAGAAGAATTTATCAAACATATTCTTCATCGTTTCAATCACATAAGAAGGAACTTTAGACGAGGATTCTTCGAAATCATATATAAAAGAATCGTCGTTTAATGTATACTTAAATGTTTTAAAAGAAATCTGATTTAGGTAATCAAATATATCTTGAATTCTAACGAAGGTTGTTTTATAAGTAGAGTCTGTTAGATTTGTATTTTTAAGAAACTCCTCATATAATTTAGTTAATATCATTTGTACTGCTCCTTAATTAATTAGTAGATATTCTACTCACACCATCTTCTCCCATCATTACTTTTATCAAATTAGGAAAATCTTGGATATTATCCACATGTGATATAACAATGATTTGAGAAAACGATTTTTTAAGTTCCATTAATATTTTTTTCACGATTTCTCTATTATGATTATCTAGAAAAGCAAAAGGCTCATCTAAAATTAGAAAATTTAATTGCACACCTACTCTGGATGAAATAACTTTAGAAAAACCTAACCTTAATGCCAGATTAGCTATAGTACGTTGACCACCTGATAATCTTTTATAATTTCTTCTTTTTCCATCTATAGTAAAAAATACTTGAAGAGGTTTATTAACTTTAGTTAGATCTTCTTGAACTATAATATTCATTTCAGGAAAAAATGAATGAATAATATTACCTGCTTCTTTTTCTATACAAGAAACAGAAGATGTTAAAATACTGCTTGGTATTCTTGTAAATTCTTCTTCTAGAATTTTGGAGATAGAAAAATCTTGTTCTTTTTCTTTTAAAGTTTTTTCTTTTACATCTTTTTCTGTTTGTAATATAACAAGATCTTCTCGTATTTTATTTAATCTACCTATATCTTGATGTAATTTATTAATACTTTCTTCTATTTCTCTAGATTCTTTTTCTAAATCTGAAAGTATTTCTATACTAATAGAAGAAGTAAGTAATTTTTCAAGTTCTGCAATTTTTAAATCTATGAATTTTTCTTTTTCTTCTAATTCTTTTAGATGTTCAGAAAATTCTTGATGCAAAGAATCTTTAGTTGTAATCCTTGAAGTTATAGTAGATATTTGTTTAGATAATATTGTTTCCTCGTTAATAAGATTATCTAATATCTTATCTTTATCTGTTAATAAAATCTTTAGATTTTTTTGATTTAAATTATCTATCTCTTGTTTAAGAAATGCTTGTTTTTCAAAAATATTATTAATATTATTTACTATACACTGGATTTCTTTATCTAAGGAAAGATGTTTAGCTATTATGAATTCTTTTGAGATTTCTTGAGTACAAGTTGGACAAATACCTTCCTTTAGTTCTTTTTTTAACTGCCTTAAATGATTTAATGCAACATTATGCCCTGCTAAATCTGAAGTTAAAGAATGAATTTCTTCATTAAGTTTTTCTACAGCAATATTTACTATATCTAAATCTACTTTTAATTTACTTCTTTCTTGTTTTATTTTCAGTAAATCCTGATTGCATATTACTAATTTTTTTTCTAAAGGGAGTAATTCTTTTGCGTCATTAGCATCTTGTAAAGCTAGTTGTTCTAATTTACTAGAATAATATTGTTTCTTAGTTTCAATAACATGCTTTTCTGAGGTATAATCTCTTAATAATTCCCTATTATTTTTAAAATCTTGTAAAGATGTAAGCTTTTCTAATAATTCTTGTTTTCTAATTTCTTTATAAGAAAGATCTTTAGCAATATCTTCTAAATTAGATATCTGAATAGTATAATCATTTATAAGTAGATTTAGAGAAGAAATAGATTCAGATAAAGACTCTAGATCTTTTTTAATAGAATTTTTATCTTTTATTATAAGTTTAGAAGCAGAAGACCAAATATCTATACCTAAAACTTTTTCAATATAATTTCTCCTAGTAGAAGGATCTGTATCTACAAGTTTATTTAATCTATCTTGTTCAAAGAAAATAGAAGCTGTGAACATTTGATAATCCATACCAATTACTTTCTGAATTTCTTCTGTTCTTTTATCTATCTTAGGATCTCCTCTAGAAATTCCATTTTCAGTAAACTCTAAATAAGAATCTGGATTCTTTCCTCTTTCTACTTCATAAACAGTATTACCTTGAGAAAAAATAACTTTAACAAAAAATCCATCTTTAGGTGATAATTGATCATTAATTATTTCTTCTATCTTATCAAATTCACCTTTTCCAAAAAATGCATAGTTTAAAGCAGATACAATAGTAGTTTTACCTGCACCTACAGATTTAACTTCATTACTACAATAAGAACCTACAATACCAGTTAAACCTAGTGGTATTTTAATATGAGTTAAATCACGGTAAGAACCGAAGCCTTTTAAAATAATCTCTTGTATAATCAACGTGTATTACCAGTAATTAAATCTAGATAAGAAAAACCTTTATTAATTAAATCTTTCTTTATATCCATAGATAAATCTTCTTTACTATCAATATCTTCTTTTAGCAGTAGATAGGGATCACAATTTGTTAAAAAAGAAGATATAATTTCATCTGAAGAAGCACTTTGATTCCACTTTATATTACCAAGTAAGCAATTCTTAATAGATAATAATTGTTTAATATGGTCTTCTGTATTTATATCTTTTTCTTGTTCTAAAGAAAGAAAAATTACAGAATTATTTTGTAATCTTCGCATTTCAATAATTCTTTCATAATCCATATCTTTAGGAATATAAATAGAAATAAACTTTCTAATAGAAGATATTTCTTCAAAAGAAATATTACCTTGTGCATTAAATAATAAAAATCCTTTTAATATATTACAATCTGTTATGTCTTGGTAAAAACAACTTCCTGGATAAGCAACTGTCATATGTCCTTTTTTATATGATTGCTGTTTGTGCATGTGACCAGAAAGTAAATATAAATCTTTAGAATAATGAATATTATTTATGTCAATAATATCTACACCTTTTGATATCATTATAGATTCAGTTCCTATTTTTGCAGTACATTCTTGAATGTGAGATATTATAATAGTTTTAGTATCTGCAGAAGATATAGCTTGTAAAATATTAGATTCAAATTCTTTTTCTTTACTCTTCATAGTATCAGAATAAATATATGGAATAAAATTAAGATTCCATTCATTCCATTTATACTCTGTAGGTTGAAGAATAAGTTTAATATTTTTAGTATTCAAAGAATTTAAGAATATTAAGCTATTAGAATATAGTGCTGCATCGTGATTTCCAGGTATAATATAAAATGGTTTATTTAACTTATCCATTTTAAGAAACCAAGAAATAGCAAAACTTATATTTTCTGAACTAGGTTGGTTAGTATGAAAGAAATCACCACCACAAATAATTGATGTAATATCAGAAGCTTGTGATCTAGAATAAATTGCTTCTAAGACTTTTCTAGCTTCGTATTCAGCGGTAGTTAGTCCTTTATTATCATAAGAAGAGTAAGTTTTAATACCTAAATGTAGATCTGCAAAGAATAAAATCATTTAATATCCTTAGATTTTGGAGAAGAATTAAATAACTTATTTTTCAAAGAACTTCCATAAATTCCAAGAGTTAATCTCTTATAAAAAATTTTTAGTAAATCTATTCGTTGGGATGTAGAAATAGGTTCTTCATCCATATCTTCTGCAAGTAAAGGATCTGGTGGTTGTTGCAAGAGTAAATCAATGCTTTGTTCTAGCTTAGAATATAATTCATATTGTCTTTTAGAGATGATTTTAAACATTGTTAATAACCAGTTTCCAATTAATTAGTTTCTTACAACTAGGGCATGTTTCATTAAATCCATCAAATTCTGTATTACATCCTGAGCATTTATATAACCATTTTAATGCTTCAATTGGATTATCATATAGTTGTTTAAGTTTTATAGGATAAATTTGTTCTTGTGATCCTTGTGAATTAAATAAAGGATTAGATTGAACAGAAATCTCTGGTTTGTAATTTTCAACACATTTATTAAAATAAGGTATAGTTAAAACCGTAGCAGAACCAGACTCTATTTTCTTTTCAAAAATATCGATCGTTTTTAAAAGAGCTTCTTCTCCATAATTATCTAATAAATAATTTAAGCTTTTAGATCTTCTTGTAGTTAAATTTAAACCTTTTTCAGTAGAATAACTTTTTTTAGATAATTTCATATAAAAAAAGTATACTCTTTCTCCATTATTTTGACCTAGCTTAGAAATACATAATTCTTTAAATTCAGTAGTAATAGTTTTCATATGGTATAATATATATAGAATTTTATAGTTTTTCTATATATTTATATTTATACTATACATATAATAAAAAGAGAGAGTATATGCAGGATAAGAAAAAAACAAAAAAATTACAACAAAATCATTTTAAAAAATGGCCAGTAACCGTTATACGAAAAGAGTTAATAGATATTAGTGGGTCTAATAATAAAGCAATTTTGTTAAATCATTTATTATATTGGACAGATAGAGGATTTAAAGAAAAAGAAATACAAGAATATCTTGAAGAGGAATTTACTGATAAAGAAATCAAAGAATGTTGCTGGATACATAAATCAGGTAATATATTTAAACAAGAAACTATGCTAAAGTCTGATGAAGCAACAATACGTAAAGAATTAACAGAACTAACTTATTTAGGATATATTAAAAGAAGAAAATCTAAACAGTATTCTGCACAAAGTAAAAATACTTATGAATATAGAGTAAATATTAAAAGAATTATAGGAAGTTTATTAACTATTAATTTTCCTTTAGAAGAAGTATATATAGATTTATTTCCATCGTTATTTAAAGATGAATACATATCGAGTTTAGATAAAGAAAGATGTATTAAAGAGGAAGTAGTAGCTAAAAAATTACAAGAATTACAGAAAGAAAAGGATATAGAAGAAGATCGTAAAAAATCTTTAGAATTAACATTAAAAAGAAAAAAGAATGATAAACTTATATCTATTTATCATAAAGAACAATCAATGTAAACAAGGCAAACGCCTTGGTTAAACAAGGCAAACGCCTTGGTTAAACAGCGTGCCCGCCTTGGTTAAACAAGGCAAACGCCTTGGTTCTATATAATAGAGAATATATAGAGAATATAAATATAGAGTAAAATATAGTACCTGCTTATTTTATAAGCAGGATGATATTACTATAATATATTTATTTACTAAAGGAAAAGAAATGAATTCAAATTATTCAAAAGAAAATGACTCAATACCTAGAATAATAACTCAATTTTTCAGTTCTGTAACTGAAGTTCCATTTGTATATCAGGGACAAGAATATCATCCTATTACGCTTACTGTTTCTCCTGGTCTTTTGCGCGGTTTTACTTGCCCAGAAAACTGCGGAGCATGTTGTAGATTTGTTTCTATAGATTATCTACCTTCAGAACAAACACCTCCCAGTATTGAAGTAATAGATAAACCAGTAGATTTTAATAATAAAACATATACCCTTAAAGCTGTTAAAAGAACTGTTAAATATTCAGATAGATGCGAACAATTAGATAAAACTAATGGAAGATGTACAATTCATAATTTTCATAGTTTCTCATGTGATTTTGAATTAATTAGATTTATGCTTCCTAAAGATATAACTAAACCTTCACATCTTACTAATAGATTACGTGGTAGATATTGGAAAATGATAAAGCTAGACGGCACTAAAGGTGCTTTATGCAGAATGACTCCTCCTACGCAAGAAAGTATAAATGATGTGAAGAGAAGATTACTTAGATTACAAGATTGGTGTAATTTCTTTGAAATTAGATCTAAAATACCTAGAATAATACAATGGATAGATTCAGGTGATACCTCTAAATCTTTAATATTAAAACCAGAAATATAATTTTTGTCTTATACTCTCTTATTTCCTCTCTTAAACAGAGAAGTTTAATTTTTTTTAAATTTCTCTGTTTTTTCTTTCTTTTTTCACTTCTATTGAGTTAACCTTAAAAACTACCTTTATATTTTTAATTTTTCTTTAGAAATTATATTCAGTAAATACTTATAACTGAGGTGCATTATCATGCCAGAAATTATTCAAATAAATTCTAAAAGAGGTTTAGTAAAGTTCTCTTTTCAAGATCTAATAGATCTAAATCTAGATAGATATATACGAACATCATTTAAAGGTATTGGAAAAAAAGGTCTTCTTTTAGACACACCCTTTCAAGATGCTGCTGCAAAAGTTTATCAAGATAAATATCCGCAAATGCAAATTCATATTGCGGAAAAATGCATGCTTAATCATGATCATACTGTTGATGTGGTATTAAAAACCAGTAAAGCAGTTTCTGATGAAATGTATAATCAACACTCAAATTCCATAGTTATCAAAAAGCAAGTAAAGTCTAGAGGCTAAAGCATGAAAACTAAGATAGCATTAACATTAGATTACGAATTTAATTACTTTCCAACAGGTGAAGATACTGGTTATGTTAAAGACGATCAAGCACCCGAAGATGAAAGTAAATACAAATATTTTGAAGAAGATGATTCTATTACTTCCGTACAAGATGTAAACGGAGAAGATATTGTTGCAGGTGATATTGTAGATTTAATTGGTGATTTTTCTTATACTCAAAGATTTTCAAGACCTCTTCTTCAAATATTAAAAAGTAAAGGCTATCTTACACCAGAAGTAGAAGCTTTTGTTGAAAAATATTTTGGTATTACTAGACAAACAGAAGCAGAAGGTGATATAAATACTAAAATATCTATTTTAGACGATATTATGCTAATAGTGGGAGAGTTAGTATCAGAAAATCTAATAGCACCAGAAGCATATGATAAAGTTAAATCTGATCTTGTAACTTCAGGACAATCTTTAATACAAGTTCTTAAACATAATGGTACATATAATAAAAATATAGCAGATTATTTATCTATCAATTATGGTATTACTGAAGATACAGATATTAAAGCAGAAATGATTAATACTAATACAGGATCGTTACCTAATCTAATTTCTGTACTAGAGTTTTTAATATCGCACGGTTTAGTTCCACAAGAAGCATACGAAGAAGTAAGTTCAGCTTTAATTCAAAATGCCCCATCTTCTGCTATTAAGAGAGCGATAGTAAGATACTTTGTTTCTGATTTTAATCCAGAAGTAATTTTTGAAGAAAAAGAAAGACAAGATTTTGAAGCTTACAAGAAAGATCTAAAAAAACAAATAGATAATGAACTTCTTCAAGATTTTTACAAAGTAGATGTGCAACAACTACGAAAAGATATTATTGAAAAAAATAAACCTCAATTATTAGAACTTAAAAAGAAATTAGATCCTGATACTTTTCAAGTTGAAGCTAATAAAGTAATTAATAGTAAAATGATTTATCAAATAGAAAAAGCATTAGGTCCCAACAAATTTGATTTCTATGCTCTTTCCAAAGAAATGTATAATAATGAATTAGAAAAATTTCAAGTACCTTGGATGATTGTAGAAATACTTGATGAACAAAATAAACCTACTGGTAAATTTAAAGAAATTATACCTTATAGTGTTGCAAAAGTAGAATATCCAGGTGAAGTACAAGAAAATGAAGATATTTATGCAAAATCTGTAGATACCTGGATAAAAAGACAAAAGGTGAATATAATGAATGCTTATATACGACAAGCAAAAGAATTAGATAAATCTGCAAATATTAACCAAGAAGAATATAGATTATATAATCAAAGTTTTAATCAACTAGAACTTCCAGAAGAATATATTAAAGAAAAAGATCTAGAAGAAAAAACCTTACCCGAAACTAGCAAAGAAGCTTTAGACATCGAGTTATGCGATAAAGAAGCTAAATTTCTTAAAGCTCTTCAAAAAGCTGCTTGTTGTGATATGTGTGGCGAAGAACCAGAAGAATTTGCAATAATAGAAGTATTAGATGCTTCTAAAGATATTCCTGAAGAAAGCGAATATTCTGAATTAACAGAAGAATTATTTCAACTAGCGAAAGAATTTTTAAGAACAAGTGAAAGTTCTTTAAAAAATAAATATGCTATCGAAATAGACCCCAATAGAGATCAATCCTTAAATGCAGAAATAACAAGACCGGATGCAAATGGACAACCTTCAGTTATTTGGATGGGATTATTAAAAACAGCACCTGTCGGTCTTGGTAGATTTAGAGTATATAATTCCATTCCTTCACAATCTAATGACGAAGTTCAAGTTCTTTTAAATAGTCTAATCAACATGCAACAAGGATTTACTACTTTAGACGAATTGCAACAATATTTTATTCCTTATGGTATGAATTTAAATATTGTAAGCGAAGTACAAACAAAAGGAATGTATGCTAGATTTAAAAATCTAGATGAGTTTTTAAAATATGGTGAAGAAGAAAATAAACCAAAATCTAATCCTGTATATGATCAAGAAGGAAAACTTCATTCTAAAGAAGAAAAAGGATCTAATGTTAATAAGCAAGCGGACGATAATACTTCACATCCTTTTCAACCATATGAAGTTAGCGAACAAGATCAACCACCGGTAACATCTACCCTTCAAGAACAGCAGAATCCTAATGATGTATCAATGATAGATGGTACTAGAATATCTTCTTTTACAAGTATAGATGATCTTCTTAAACACGCAGGTGAGTTTGGGAATCTGGCTGAAAAAAACGATTTAGGCCCAACAGAAACTTCTAATGAAGAAACACAACAACCTGGTTTAGATACAAAAGAATAAGTTTCGGAGTACTAAGAATGGAAAAATTTGCTCAAGCACAATCCTGGTTAGATATTATTGAAAAAATGCCTTACCCCAGAACTTGGGAAGAAATTGCTCAAGCTATAGAAGAAAACGGTAATATTTCTTTAGAAGAATTTAAAAAAGAATCTGAATCATTTCGTAAATTATATCTTGATATGCTAGATTTTTCTGGTAAAGGCGGAGTATCTAAAAAACTTAATTCTATGTTTAATGTTGTAGAAAGAATATTAGATATTATTGGGCATAATCCAGAAGAAGCTGATCCTGAAGAAGAAGAATCTTTATTTGATTTACTTATAGATGAAAATGAAAAAGATATTGTAGCAGAAGTTAATCTTACAACTAAATACGCAGAAACTGTAGCAGGTGTAGATTATATCGATCCACAAGAATTCAGTTTTTATGAGGATCCTACTAAAGAATTAGCAAAACAACAAGCTTTAATTGCTAAAAGAATGCTTTTAGTTTCACCTGAAGAACGTGAAATATTACAAAACTGGTATGATGAATTAGATCAATATAGAGAATTTTACAAGCAAGAAAACATAGAAAAAGGTTTACCACAAAAACCTAAGCAAAAAATAACTCCACAGTGGTCTGGTGCATATACAGATTGGAAGGGTTGGGGTAAAGGTAATACTCCTGCCGGTGGATGGGAAGGTAGAGAGCAATGGAAACCAGAAGGAATCACAGAGATATCACCTATTAAAGATCCGGAACCTAGAACAGAAGGTGGTAAACTTAAATGGTATGAAGAACAAAAAAACCTACCCAAAGAAGTAGTTAAGATACCAGAAAAGAAACAAACATTTAGAAAATCCTCTATTGAAGATCAAATAAAAGAAGAAGATGTACCTAAAGATGAATTGCTTAAGGGTATTGAAATAGAAAGTGAGCACGATAATACTATAACAGATATTTTTAATGAATTAGATAATCGAGATCCTTCAGAAACTGAACTTCTTGACGCACAAAAAGATATAGCTTTGGATCATGAAACAGAAGCAGAGAAATATACAGAAGAACCTAATTATTATGAAGATTATCTTATTCCGATGGAAGAGAAAATGAAAAAAGATATTTCTTTAGCAACGTTTAAAAATATAGATGAGTTATTAAAATATGCAAGAAACAGCAAGTAAATTTCATAAATTTGTTAAATTTCTTTATAATTCATTGAAGATAATTCTTATTCTTATTTGTTTAAGTGCTTGTATTGGTATAACAGTTCAATATGATTTACAAGCAGGTTTAATAACTTTTTCAGCATGTACATTAAGTTTTATTTTAGGAAAACTTCTTAAAAAAATTTAAATATTATTATGTAATATCAAAAGGAGAAATTTTATCATGAAAATCAATTCAAACACAATAGTTCTTGCAAAAGAATCAGATCTTTATAAAGAACTAGAAAATGTAATAACTAAAATTGCTGAAGAAAATAATATTAGTAATATTAAACAAGCTTCATTAGCTGTTACAAAAGATAATGGATTTATATCTTTTAAAGTAGCAGAAGGAATTGGAACTTCTGAAGGTATTGATACAGGTAGTCTTCCAACTGGTCAATTAAAAGCTAGAATTCAAGAACTAGAAGAAGCTATTCCAGGAACAACTGGTGATTATAAAACCATGCTAGAAAATGAACTTTCTTCTGCTAAAAGTCAATTAGAAGGAGAAGAGACTTTGGTAACAGGAACACCTTTTCAAGCCGGTGAATTTCAAGCACAAGAAGGAACTTATGTAGATCCTTATACTGGTGAAACTAAAGCTACAAATCCTTATGGTAATTTAACTCCTGAACAAATTGCTTCTGGAAAAATGAGTTCTGTTAAAGAAGGTCTTAAAAAAGTAGCAGAAATGTATGAAGAATTAGAAGAAGAAGGATATAGCGAAGAAGAAGAAATTAGTAAACTACAAGCTATTTATAATGATGCAAAAACTTTAATAGATATGCATGATTCAATGGATTATACCGAAGGTGACGAACTAGAATTAGTACGTCAGATAGTAGAAAAAGGAAAAGATATTATAAATCTACATGGTACTACTATCTAAGTTATCTAATTATTGTTTTAATTAAATGAAATGAATATTTTTTGAAGGTAAATAATGAGTTCAACTTACGAAAAGAATTTTGAAAGCATGTATCCTAGCTCTATTAACTCTAGAGCTTGGTTAGGCGATTCTTCTGAATCCGGTGCTAGAGAGAAAACTGCCGCTACGTATAATTCTACTAATTTTGGTAGTTTAGCAACATTAGGCCTATCCTCTGGATTAGCAAATGGCGGATTAAATATTCTTAGAAACTCCTCAAGACGTTTCTATGATCCAGAAATTACTACTACTGCTATTTATCTACCTAGATCTATTAAACAAAAAAATAGATGGCGTAGATGGTTTTATGATCATGATGAGGTTGTTGGTGCTGTTCTCGACATGCATGCAGAGCTTCCGTATTCTAAAGCAGAAGTAGTTTGTGATGATAAAATTATTAAGCAACATGTACAAGATTGCTTCGATCAAACACAATTCTTTTCTATGCTTCCTGCTATTGATCTTGAATATCTCAAGATAGGCGAAGTATTTATTAACACACCTTGGGATGATGAAAAAGGAATGTGGAAACACATCATTATTCATAATCCTGATTTCGTTGAATTATCTGCTAGCCCATTCGCAGATCAAGAATATTCAGTAGAATTAATCCCTGACGATGAATTAAAACATCTAGTAAATTCTACTAAACCCCAAGACCAAGAACTCAAGAAAAGATTACCTCATGAAATCATTAAACGAGTATTATCTGGTAAAAATTTAATATTAGATCCAGACGAAATAACGCATATAGCAAGAAGAAGTAATCCGTATGATTTACGTGGAACTTCAATCTTAGATCGCATTTTCAGGCTTCTCATGTATGAGGATAAGTTACGAGAATCTCAGATTACTATTGCTGATAATTTTATTTATCCTTTAAAGCTATTTAAATTAGGAGATCCACAAAAAGGTTGGATACCAAGTGCAGATCATCAGATGGCATTAGCTCAAATGTTACAACAAGCTACCTTTGATCCTAACTTTGCTCTAATCTATCATTATGCCCTAAATGTAGAATTTCTTACAGTAGCAGATAAAGTAATGAAATTAGACAGAGAGTGGGATGAAATTGCTAAAAAGAAAATGATAGCATTAGGTGTAAGTCAACAATTTATGACAGGAGAAGCTACATATGCTTCTGCCAATGTTGGATTACAAACACAATTAGCTAGATATAAAGCTAAAAGAGATTTATTTGAAGTTCGTTGGATTCAGAATAAGTTTCTACGCGGAATGGCAAAAAGAAATGGTTGGTATAGAAGAGATAAAAGAGAAATTGTCGGACAATATAGAATAGCTAGAAAAGGAAAAGAATTAGAAGAGCGCTTAATTATACCAAAATTAGCTTGGCATAAAAAACTAATGCTTAGAGATGATCAAGCATTTTTAACTTTTATGAATAATGTTTATGCACAGGGTAAAGGTCCTCTTTCTGCATTAACACTACTACAATCAATGGGTTTCGATCTAGAAGAAGAATTAATTAAGAAGAAACAACAAAAAGAATTAGAAGAAAGAATTGGTATATATGCACAACCTCCTGCAGCTGGTAGTATAAGTGCTCCGATGTCAGCATTAGGTTCAGCTTTTAAAGGATTAAGAAATAAATTTGGTCTCTCTAAACCTAGAGAACAAGTTAATTTAGATATCGAGCATATTGCACAAGATAATGAATTTATAAGCGAATCTAAAACTGCAGAAGTAATACAAGAAGAAGTATTATTACATCCAGATCAAGTTAGACAGAAAGAAGCAAATATAGAGTTATCTACTTCTAAGTATATGGATGCAGTAGAAGAAGAAACTTGGAATAAAAATTTAAAAGCACAAGAAATTCCTGGTCCTGTTTCCTTACTTTTTTATAAGATAGGAGAAAATCTATCTAAAAATAAACCTGTTGAAGATCTTATTGATAATTTTAAAAAGCTATATATACAAGGAAAACTATTTGCATATGGAAAAACAGGTTTTGTTCCGTATACACAAAATAAAGAATATCAAGGATTTACAGATTTATTAATCTCTAATGAACTAGAAGGTTGGGCAAAAGAATTCTTTTTTAGTAAACAAGCTGATATTAAACAATCTAATTTTTGTTCTAAGATAAAAGGATTAGGTGTAACTGCTTTTTGTTTTGGGCAATTAAAAGGATTTAATGAACAAGGTATTTATAATGTAAAAGTAGAAAATATATTAACAAAAGAAGGACAAATCTTTCCAACTGATGAATTATTAAGCAAAGGAAGAAATCTTGCATTTTTATTATCACCTACTTTAGAAGTATGTTTATTATCACCAGCTACTGAAGGATGTGATGAAGAATTCGGCAATAAATTAGATTCTCAAATAAGACGTTATAAAGATTTTTATGTTGGAGATATTAGAGTTGGTTCTTGTCCAGTAGATTTAATAGATCCTACTAGACGATTAATATCTAAAATATCCAAGTTACATAAAAAAGCTAGATTTGATAAAGTAGAATTTGTTGCAGATATTATTGATATTCCTGAATGGGAAAAAATAGAAAGAGAAAAACTTGCAAAGCAGTTTTCTTCTACTGAAGAAGACAAAGAATCTAAATCTGCTCAATTGCAAGAAATGCTAATAACTGCTAGAATGCAGCAAGAAAAAATAAAATATAGAGGATATGTTCCTTTCTTTTTACATAATAATATATTATATGCATCTAAATGGATTGCGCAAGAAAACGATTCTATAAGTAATATCTTTTTAAGGAATTTTGAGTTTATAAACGAAGATCTGGAGAAGAAGATCAGAAAAGCTTTTAAAGAACCTGATTATAATCTTTCTTCTGAAGAATTAGATACATATAAATTATACCAAATATTATATCCTATTTATTCAAATCAAGAGATAGTAGGATATGAATTAAATGAACAAAGAATTAAACAAGGAAGTATAGACGACAAACTTATTAAAGGGAAAGTTTGGGATAATCAAGGTAAATGTTTAAATAAAGAAGGATCTGATCAATTACAAAGATTTAGAGAAAATTTTACCAAGTGGATAGATTACCCACATCTTTTAGATAAAGAACTTCAAGAATCATTCGATAGATTAGGAGATTAATTGTGAAGAATAAAATTATAACTGTTACTAGTACAGGATTAAGTACTCATACTTATCAGGTATACAACTGCGAAATGGAAATAACGTCTACTGGTCGTTGGAGTCAAGGTACAAAACCAACTGTTATTTATTTTAAAAATACTTCTGGTATAACAGTAGAATTCAATTTTATAACTAGACAAGAATTAAAAGAATTTCAAACAAGCCAAACTAATTTTGCAGGTGTTAGAATCTTAAATGATGATTTTTTTATACAAAGAGATCTTATTGGAAAAGAATTTCTAGAACCACAACCTTCTTATTTACTTATAAAAGGTGTAAGCGGCAGCGCTAGTGGTAGTATAAGCATATATTGTTTAAATTATGTATAATCATATTAATCTAGTAAATAAGATATACAAGAAATTAGCAGAAATAAGTCAAACAGAAGAACCGCAAAATAATCCTATTTCTTCTAACCAATCGCCTATCTCTCTTACTAATTTAGAGGAAGGTTTAGAAATGCAAAAAAATACAGATCAATTCATAAAGGAAAAAGAAGATACTCAATATAATTACGCTTCTGTATACGAAAATCTTCTAAAAAGAAAGATAGCTTATCTTACATCTCAAATTTATAAATATAGTTTTGTATCTCATTGCCCTGGACATAAGAATAGTCAAGGAGAAAAAGCTGAGTGGTGCATCAAAGATCACAATGATGGACATATTATATCTTCTCATAAAACAGAAGAAGAAGCTAAAAAACATTTAAGGGATATGCATACCCATAAGTAGTCTATTGGAGGCATTATGGCTAAGAAGAAAAATGAAGATTTCAAATTAAGTTCCAAAGAAGAATTACAACTTCAAGTTCAAAAAGAATTAAAAAAGTTTATTAGGGAAGAGAAGAAAAATAAAAAATCTAATAAAGAATCTTCCACAAAAGAAGATAATACTGAATTAGATTTAATAGAAATATTAGCTAAAGAGGAATTAAAACTTAAAGAACAAGTGAAACTTGTTTCTAAAATGACTGATATTGAAAAAGCTGAGTGGTTATGTGAAAAACATAATGAATACATTGCTACTATGAACTATACATTATGTGCAGATGTTTTAAATGGAACAGAATATTATGAAAGATTTCTACTGGTAGCATATCTACAAGAACTCTTAAACCTATTAGCAACATACGATATTGAAATTACTAAAGAAATGACAAGCATCTTGATAGAAAAAGGCGAAGTGGAACTTTTGGCCATTTTGAATGTGATGAATTTTATTTAATTGCTATCATGAAAAGAATTGCATTTATATCATCAGATAAAGAAAAAGAAATTATTGTATGGATTAGATTACAAGATCCTTCTTCCAATAATGATAAATATAATATTCTTGATTTTATACAATCTAAGTTCGATTTAGATTTTGAACATGCAGAAACACTTTACTATAAAGCCCTCCCAGATGGTCTCTCTATTGAGCAAGAAACTCAAGTAAAAGAAATAAGTAAAGAATTAGCATTAAATAGCTCTTCTGTCGAAGAAGTAAATTCTATATTAGATGATTGTGTAGCTATAGTTTTGGAAACTAATAATACAACATCTGATATTATTTCTGAGTTTCTAGAATTAGCTCAACAATGTATTAACTTAACTTAAAAAAATTTTATATAATTTTATATTTTTTTAATATTCTATAATCTGGAGATTACTGTGAATACTTCTACGTACAAAATGGGTGAATTAAAGCCGCAAGAATTTAAGCAATTTAGTTCTAAAGATAAAGAAAAGATTGCTTCTATAATTGAATCCCAGAAAGATCATATGATTATTTCTAAAGCAGTAGAAGATTATGTATATGCTACTACACGGGCATTAGATGCAGGTGATTATTATGGAAAAGTAAATAAATCTGCGCTATGGGAACATGCAGTAAATAAAAATTCAGATTACTTTGATATAACAGAACTTGAAGATCTAAATTCAGATAAAAATATCAAAAGGTATTATTCATTCAGAACAGCAGCAATGTATAAGAATCATGAATCAGATAAAATAGAAAATTCAATTGGATTGGTATTCGACGCTGTATTAATAAATAAACCTTATGAAGATATGCATGTAACAACTTTATTTGGAATAGATAGCATTAAAGCACCAAAAATAGCAAGAGATTTAATAAAGTACCCTACTCGAGTACCTGTTTCTATGGGTTGTTCCATAACTCATTCTGTATGTACTGCATGTGGAAAAGAAATACTTAAAGAAGCAGAAATTTGTGAATGTTTAAAATATCACCGCGGTAGAAGAAGAAACGGAAAAAAAGTAGCAGAACTTCTTAAGGGTGTTGATTTTTTTGAGTTATCAGTAGTAACTTCACCCGCTGCAGTCAAAGCCTATGTTATAGATGCTATATCAGAACTTGTACCGGGTAGATTATTAAAAGTAGCAGATGAAAATGCTACTTATGCAAAAGAAATTTCTAATATAGTATATGGAATGATTGATAGGGCAAAAACTTCAGAAGAGAAGAGAAGAATAGCTAATCAATTTGATAGAATAATTTCTAATCTTGAAAAACTTGTTTAATAAATATGTTTACTATAAAAATAAGTGCAGATACGTATTTAGTAATCAAACCTATTAAATCAGCTGCAAATCCTCATTCTACTGGACAAGGAACAGATATTCATGTTATGAAAGTAGCTCCTGGTTCAGAATTTGGACAAGGATATATTGTAGAAATATTTGATTATGGTCAAAAAGTAGATGAAAGATTTGTTCAAACCAAAAAACAGGTTATGGAACTTGTTAAAGAACAGAAATCTAGATATAATACTAATAAAGCATTTGAAGAAGAATTAAAGCTTCATGTTACTTATAAATCACCAGGTGGTCAAGGTTTTCAACATCAAGGATCTTCACAAGGAGAAATAAAAATGGATATTGATCAAATTCTTTATGAAAAAGCAGCTAAAATAAACAATTTAGTTGCATCTTTAGAAGATCCCAAAATCCCAAGAAAAGAAAAAATTGCATTAGATCCTGCAATGCAATCAACACAACCTAAATCACCTTCAATACAATTAGATAATTCTGGTGAAGAAATTACTTCTAATGAACAATTAATAGAATTTATTAAGAATGAGCTTGTAGAATATTTCTCAGATCCTACTAATGTAACTCCTGATTCTAGGATGACACAACAATCTAATGTTCAGGCATCTGTACATACAGAGAAAAAAGCATATGCACCAGGCGAAAATCCTGAAAATGTAATTTCTAAGTATTTCTCTAAAATAAAAGATATTATTAATGCAGAAGATCCAAGTCATACAACATTTAATCTAGACGAAGTAGTAGAATCATTAAAACATATCTTTAAAGATTCTGGTCTTCCTGGATGGAATGTTTTATTTAAAACTGCTGGAATAGAAGAAGATAAGCTTGTTTCTAAAATAAATACTGATAAGGAATCCTTATCTATTAAAAATACTTTAGAAAACACAGAAAATGCAGATGATCTTATCGAAAATATTGCTAAAAAAGAAAATAAAAATGAAGCAGAAACTCTTCTTTCTAAACTAAGTTCTGAACAGTATCTAGATGATTTAGAAGAAATGTTTAGATATGCAGCAGATGATTTTTGGAAATATCTAAAGAATTATAAGGGAATAAATACATTAAATAAAGTCTATAGTGAATGGCAAAAGAAAGTTAATCCATTAGTAATTAATCAAGATATGAATCCTATTTTAAAATCTTATGTATTAAATAGCATAGAAGGTTATATCAAAACTTCTAGAAAAGAAGAAATTCATAAGTATGCTTTTAACTCTGTAATTGATAATTATAGAAAAGCAACTACTATTATTATTAATGAAGGTGAATCTGAAGAACCATCTATAATTAAAGAACAAGAAGATAATGCACCTATACCTGAATCTACCGAGATAGCGTCACAAAAAATTCCTCTTGTTGATCAGGAATCTTCTGTACCTACTCAAGAAAACAGAACACTTTTAGATATTCTCAAAGAATAGACCAGAAAATTTGATTTTTTTAACTTAAAAAATATGGTCGTTTTTCTATTTTTACAAGTTAGAACACCTATAGGCATATAAATGGCAGAACCATTACCCATTACACCAACAGAAGGCGAAGGAAGTCTAAGTCCTGATAAAATGCCTCAAGATCATACACCTGTTGGTATGGGTGGTACTAATGTAGATGCAAAGGGAGTTGCCGGTACTGGTAGACCACCATTGCCGGGTGGTGGAGGGGCAATACCTCCTATCGGTGGCGGCGGAGGTGGTGGAGTACCACCTGCAGCAAAAGGTCCTGCTGCTCCAATGCCAGTAAAAACACCTGAGCAATTATTAGATGAACGCTCTGAAAAAAGATTAGAACAGGATATAAAAGATATTTTAATTCTAGAAAAACTAGAAGACTCTGAAGATATTATATCTTTAGAAGATCTTGGTTTAGATATTTTAATACGAAAACTAGTAGATGAAAAAGGATGGCGTGTAGATCGCCTAAAAGAACTTTTACCGTCTAGAGACGAAAAAGGTATAATACAATATTTTCAAGATCTCTTAGAAGGTCGTAAAAAATCTGATACAACAAGTGATGTAAATCAAAAACCATTAACACCGCCTATGCCAATGCCAAGTGCTCCGTCTATGGCAAAAGCGCCAATTGGTGGCCAAGCAAGTGCACCTGCTACTCCTAAAAATGCACCTGTTCAAATGCAACCAATGCATGCGCCTAATATACAACCACAGATGCAGTCACCTAAAGCAGCTAGTATAGGTAAAACAAATAGTGTTAGGAGTACTTATATTATGTCAAAAGAAGAAATTCTTGTAAACAGCGGAAAGCTAGAATCTGTTACTAACATTACAGATTCTCTAAATCAACTATCTTATGCTATAGATAGCGCTTCTCAAGCAAGAAAAGCCTATGCAGATGCAGTAATTAAAAAAGCCGGTCTAGATTCATTAGGAATGGGTCTAGGTTTAGGTAAAGGAATGGAAGAAGAAATGCCAGAAACTGATCCTCTTGCAATGGGATCTAAAGAAGGCGATTTGAAAGATGCATTAAAAATGCTAACTGACGTTCTTAAAAAGTTTCTTGATGAAAGAGGTTCAAGCAAACTTGATGCAGATTCTGCTATTAAAAGCGATGCTATGATTGGCAAAGCAAAAGACGAAATAGGAAAAGGAAAAGATATGCTTTCCGGTATTGGAAAGCCTAAAGAAGAAAAGAAAGAAGAAGGTCTCAAACCTTTTGAAAAGAAAGAAGAGAAAGAAGAAAAAGAAGAACCAGTAGAAGAAAAAGCAGAAAAGATGGCTATGGATGCGGCTGCTGGTGGTAAAAAAGTAAATGTTTCTTCTGCTCAAGCAGGTGAGCCTGAACAAGGAAAAGGAGAAGGCGGAGATCCAATGAAAGCTACAATGGGTAAAAAAGAAGCTAAAGAAGAAATTCTAGAGAAAATTAAAGAAAGAATGACAAAACTAGCTGAAGCTAGAAAAGCTAATCTATATCCTTTCAAGCAGCCTAAAGAATACCAATTTTCAGATATTAATGCTGAAATGGCAGGAAAACAAAAAACAGAAATTGATTCAGATATGAAATCTGGAGAAATGACTAAAGATAAAAAAGAGAAATTCCTAGGTCAGGGAAGAGAGAAAGGCGGAAATCAACCTAAGGATCCTGGAATGGAGATTTCTAAACCTGCAAATAAAGCTGCAGAAGAACAAATGATTACAATAAAGCAAGCTAATACTAAAACAGCTCAAGAAGTAGAAGAAGCTGTTGCTAAAATTAAGCTTGCAATGGAAGTTGCTTCAGTACAACAGTTAAAGGATCTTATTTCTAATCCTTTAAAAGAAGCAATGGTTAAAAATATGGTAGAAGCTGGTATAGTAAAAGAAGCTGCAGAAGCTATTGCACATAACTCATTCTTAGATGGATATCAAAAAGCTCAAGAAGAAGTTATATCAGAAGCTTTTAATCATCTCGCAAAACAAAACATTGACGAGTTTATTAAAGTAGCATCTTTTACAAAGAAATACTCCGGTGAATTCAACGCTTCTGTAAAAGAAGCTGAAGAAACTAAACCGCAAGTAAAAACTGCGAGCGAAAAAGGTTCAGTCGCTCTCCGTGGATCTCAAGTCACCAAACAAAGTGACACAACTTATCGCGATTTCTGGCGTAATGCTTACGCAGAACAGAGATCAGGAAAGTAATTATAGGAGAAATGTATAATGTCAGATTTTAGTGTACTACCTCCAATAGGAAGAACTGGTATTAACAATGGAACAGGTGTAAGACGCCTTTCTAATATGCCAGTAACTGGTTGGAGAGATGTATCCCCAACTGCTACTTTCGTAGCAGGTCAATTAGCAACTCTAGCTACCGATTCAAACGGTAAAGTAGTTGTTGAAACTGTAAATAGCACAGGCGATAAAGTTATAGGCGTTTTCTTTACTGATAACACTACTACTTTTTATCGTTCAGCTTATGCAGAAGAACACACATTTGGTGAGAACGCAGCCACTCCCAATGTTATCTATGTAAATCCATATGTAAAAGCTAGTTCATATGTTGTTTGCAATGCAGCCGACACTGCTACTGCAAGCAGATATACCGAAACTACAGATTTTACTATCGATGTTACAAGCGGCGCAATTACAAATACTCTAGTCGGTATTGGTGCAACTGCTACTGTATATGTAACTTATATGTATAAAGATATTAACCTTTCTGGTATTAATCAAACTCTTGGGTCAGGCAAAGCAGCTCTATTAGAAGATTTCGGTGAGATCGCTACTCTACAGTACGATACTACATCAGCCACAGCTTATGCTCTTAATGGTTCTATTTATTATAACAGTTCTGGTTATTTTACTGCTACTAGCGGTTCTTCAGCAATAGGTTTTATTACTAAAGTTCCAACTGCCGACGATCCCGAACTTTATATAAAACTAGATTTGGTATAAGGTAGGGAGGAATTAAACCATGGCAAATATATGGAATGAAGGTTTGGAAAAGAAAGAAGTTATGAATAAAACCGCTGAAGAAAAAACCAAGAAAGTAGCAAGCAGACTTTATAGTGAAGAACTATTAGAACCCAAAGGATATGGTGGCGTATCCTCTGATGGTAGAGCACAAAAAGGTTCAAGCAGACTTTTCGATGACCAAGGTCAACTAAGAGCTTATGACAAGAAAGATGCACTAACTCAATTACAGCATTTTGCTGCACTAAGAGAAAAACGTGTTGCCCACGACAAGGCATACTATACACCAGAAGAAAAACAACAAATCATCCAAGCTGCTCTTTCTGGACTTCCTGAAGAAAGACTTCGCTTTGGTGCAGAGATGATTCCTCTTGTTCTAGATCGTCTAGACTATGAAGGATTTATTCGTCAGGTATTCCGTACACATAACTTAGCTCAAGGCCAGGTTAACTCGTACGAAAAAGATATTAACGTAGTTGCTCTTGTAACTAACGAAGATGGTCAAACAATTGGATCTCAAGTACGCGGCCAGAGAGTATTCCCACCCGAATTTCTCGTAACTGCACTACCTAAGATCACTGTGTCTGAGATTGCTCAAAGACAATTTGATGTTGTTGAGCGTACTCATGACAAAACTACATTCCAGATTATGTTAAAAGAAGACCGCCAGGGCTTAAAAGAGCTCTATGCAGCTTCTACTCTAAACAACGATGTTGTTAATATAACTGGAACAGTTTCAAAGTCTGCTCTAGAAACTCTCCAATATGAAGTTGAGCGTTGGAGATTACAAGTAGACAAGTTCCTCATGAATCGTGCTGAATTAGGCGATTTGAAGAAAAATATCAATGCTATAGATTTCGATCCTATTACTTCAAGAGATCTACTTCTAACTGGTATTTTTGGTTCAATTTGGGGAGTCAATGTTTACGTAACTGCTGGTGTTGACGAAGCCGGTATTGAAAGCGTTTCCGTTCCTGCTGGTATGATTTTTGCAGTAACTGAAGGCCGTTACCTTGGTGCAATGCCAGTCCGCGTTGAGTTAAGCGTATTCCCAGCTGATCAGTTCGTATTTGGATATCCCTCCTATGGTTGGTTATTCCTAGAACAAATTAGCCAGATCGTTCTTAACCCAAGAGCAGTTGCTGTTGCAATGAAATCCAGCGCTACCGTCCCAACTTGGATGACAGCGTAAGATTTTTTAGCAATATATACTCTTCAATGATAGGATGCTCCAAAAGAGCATCCTATTTTTTTATACTTAAAATACTATTAAAACTTTCTATATTTTTTGTAAAATTATATACCCAGAAGGGTAAGGAGTTTAAATGAAATGAAAGAACAACAAAACGTCTTCAATCCAGACATTGATTCACAATTGAATGCACCTCAATTTGATAAGAATCTAAGAAATGTCAATCCTATAGCACCAGAAGCTATTATGGAAAAATTAGCCGTACAACAAGAAGCAGAAAAAGAATATGCTAAAAGAAGATTAGAAGAATTGAGTACTAGAACTAAAAACTTTCAGCCTATTAAAGATTCCAGTTCTTTTGATCAAGAACCAGAAATCCCTGCTTCAAAAAAAGTAGAATATGTAGAATATCCTCAGATGAAGCAAGCAAAAGAATTAACAGATTATAACAATGACGAAGTACAAGATAAAATTGTTACTACTCAAGGTGCACCTGCTAAATCTACAAAACAAAAAATTCAGGAAATGAAAGCTAGATTAGATGGTGATATTGGATTTAATTCTAAAAAATCTCTATCACCTCAACTTAGATCATTCTTCGATGAATTTGGTGAAGAAACCTATTATGTTAAAAACGTAAGTAATGGGCATGTCGTTATCTCCGATCTTGATAGAGGACAAAACGGTGTATCTGGTGAAAATAAAATTGCTCGTGGAGCAATAGTTGATCTTCTCGAACAATACGATCTAGAAACACTTAAAAAATCCAGAGAACTTCGTGTAGCTATGTCGAGTAGAGATGGTAAGGTTCTTCTACAAAGACTTACACCAGAAGAATATTTAAAAGAAATTACTATTCTAGCAGAAAACAAAGAGAAAATTGAACAGTTTAAAGTGATGTCCGAACTTAAAGCTGCAAGTGGTCAAGCAAAACCTAAAAAACCGATTCGTCCAGTAATTGAAGCTAAACTTCTACAATTACAACTAAGTTATTCTGATCAACCTCATAAAGGTATTTCTCCTGTAGAATTTATCCAATGGGTCAATACAGAAAAACTAACCGCTGATGAATTAGATTATATTCTTAGCGGCGTAGATGATAAAGATATTCGTATGTTTGTTTATTCTAAAAAACAAGATCTTTAAGATCTAAAATAGGATTATACAATGTTACTAGACTTTGATATAGTAGAACAATTATCAGATGGTATAACTTTTACAACAGAAACATTAACAGAAGATGATTATCGTTGCTATATTGTATATGATACATCTACAGGTTATACCACTCTAAGAGATTACTATGTATGGAGAGCTGATACATATACTTCTACTGGTCTTACAGATGCTGTGGGTTTAGTAATAAATAATAATTGTTTATATCCTAGATTAACTCCTCCTATTACAGATTATAGTGAATTAAATCCTTTTCTATTTTATATGCTAACTAGCCAAGAACATCAAATTTTAATGAATGTTATTGATAGATTGGATTTAGTTAGAAAAAGATTACCTAATCCTGGAACTATTATAGAAGACGTAGATGGATTTGGTGATAATGGTGTTGCATCAGTTGCAGGAGGATATTATAAGAAATTCGCTATTAGCGAACTTATGCGATATATAGAAGGTTCATTAATAGAAATTAACTTTTATCCTCCTGTAACAAGTTTTTATTGGGAATTTACTACAGCAGATACTGATAGAATAAATAATCCTTATTTAAGAAGTACAGGTTATGCTGTTCCTTATAATTTTGTAGATTTAATTGTACAAGGTGCAATGATTCGAGCTTTAATGAGCTGGGGTATTTTAGAAGTAGATTTAAACTTTTCTACATCCGACGCAGGACTTACTATTACTTATGATAAAGTTGGACATGTACAAAGTTGGTATGATAGACTTTTAACTTCTTATACCCAACAAATGGGTTTAACCAAAATGAACTACGCAAATCATGCGGGGGTTGGTTTAGGAAGTTTGCCGTTTGCGGCGGGGGGAATTTTCGGTTCTGCTTTAGGTATGATAGAACATAGTGGTACTATTCCATTAACCTCAATGTTAGGATTTAACATTAGAAGCAATACACCACTTTAATGTACTATTATATATAATAATATATGAAATGAAAAGGAAGATAGTATGATTAAAGTCAAAAAATGTAAAAAGTGTGGAACAATAGAAAATTTGCACACTACTACCATAAAAGGAAAAACATACGTATGTAACATCTGTCAGGATTGTTATGTCAATAATTCTAAAGAATGGAGACAAAAACAACTTAATGGATATAAAGCAGAATCTTTTACTATTAAGTATTGCAAATATTGTGGAACTACAGAAGATTTAAAAACAATAACTATAAAAAATCAATTTATGGAAGAAACCAAAACAGTAATTCAAAATGTCTGTAATACTTGTTTTGGTAAACAAATAAGTGAAAGAACTAAGGGGAAGTCTAAATCAGAAGAAACAAAACAGAAACTTAAAGAAGCAAGTTTAAAATGGCTTGAAGATCCAGAAAATAAAAGAAAACAAATAGAATCTCGTGGCCTCGATTATGAAGATTTTTTAAAAAGACAAGAAGAATCAAAACTTCCTAAAACTTGTAAATATTGTGGAACTACAGAAAATTTAATTACTAGGAGTATCGAGAATAGATTAACTAAGGAAATTAAAATAATACAATATACCATATGTCGAGAATGTTATTTAAAATATCATAGCGGTGAAAATAATCCTTTTTTCGGTAAAAAACATTCTGAAGAAACTAAACAAAAAGCAAGAGATTATATAAAAAATTGGTATTATAATACAGAAGAAGGAATTATCTGTAGACAAGAAAAAAGTATTGCATCAAAAAAATGGGCAGAAGAGCATCGTGAAGAATTACTTAGGTATAGTCTTAAAGGATGTCATTCTCAAAGAAAAATTTCCTCCATTGAAACTAGACTAGCTAATGTTCTAAAATGGTGATTTAAAAGATAAAATACAGACACAATATCTTCAACAACAAGGCTTCATTGTTCTTAGATTCTGGGAAAGAGATATTCTTTCTAATTTGGATAATGTAATTAGAATCATTGAATCTTTTTATAAATTTAAAACCAACAAAAGATTTTTAGATACTTCTTATGATGAATATTTTTCTAATTTACATGGAAATGTTATATAGATCATGCAAAGAAGATTATCTAATGTACTTTATTCTGTTACTAGTTCTACTGGATCTTATGTTCAATTAAATTTTCCAGACGGATCTTTATCTTACTTTGATTCTCCCATTAAACAAGAATTTGATAATGTTCTAATAGATAATATTGGAGACGGTGATATTTGAGTATCTTTTAGACCCGGATTAGTACTAACCTCCAGTATTACAGGAGCTAAAACTTTAGTTTCTAAAGATAGTTTATATATACAAGAAAGTATACTTCATATTACTATCTATTTTATACAAAGTTCAACAGTAGAACTTATTTTACTTCTAGATCTGAATAATGAAGATTGTTAAGAAAGATAATATTAAAATTTCTCTTATTAGAAAAGAAGAACAAATAGATCTTCGTATTGTTTTATCCTCAAATAATAGTATTATTATTTGTAATCATGAAAATATAGTGTATGTATAAATATGGCACTTACAAGCATTTATCATGAAAGTCTAACTACTAGTTGTGGTATTCATATACCATATTCTTTTGAATATACTTCTAGAACTACTAGAGAAGCTGATATCAGTTTCGATTCTACTGATATTGGAAAACTAGCACGACAAACTGATAACAATTCTTTGTGGATGCTTATTGCAATTTCACCTATAACTTGGTCTGCTATAACTGCAGAAACAGGTGCTCCGGGTGATATGTTTAAGTATATTTACGATACCAACAACGATGGTATTGTAGATAATTCACATCAATTAGAAGGGCATAATTCTACTTTTTTTACTTCCACAGGACACTAGCATTATAGAAATGCTGGACCAATAACAACCCCGGTATTGACAGATAATGGCGATGGTACAGCAACTATATCATCTACAGATGTAGTATTATTCAATAATACTGATTTTGTGGAACCTGCAGCAAAATATACTATTGCTGGCGATACTTTTACTTTTACAGAAGGATCGGAAGAATATGTAGTTGCAGACTATAATTCTGGTTCACCAATTATGAGAGTAGAAACAAATAAAGCTCTTATAAATGGAAGTTCTATTGTAACATTGCTTATTTGTTGGAGGCAAGACTCAGTAATACATTCTGTTGATGAAGATGCATATGGAATGGGTCTTGCAAATAAAATAAATAGAATGTTATATAATACTCAATCTTATAATAGAAGTATCGATGGTGGGTTAATTTTATCTGAAAGTTCTTCTCCTATAGCTAGAACAATCTTGGTCAGTGCATCTATTGTATATGCAGCTGCTACACCTTATGTAGTTTCTACATTTAATTCAAGTACAGATTTATTAACTCAAGTTAATCATGTTGGAGGAAATTGGACATATACTAATGTTTCTGTTTACGATAATCAATATTATGATAACGGTACAAATGCTGTTTTAATGACAGATAATAGATTTTCTAATAGATTCTTTTATAGAAGCATTGGCGATGTTAAACAGGTATTTTACACATTAGGACAGATTCAATATTATAACACAGATGAAACTTATCAAGAACTCCCACCAACTCCTCCTTTAGTACTAAGAGATCATTGTGTTTATATTGGAAGAATCGCAATTGGAAAAAATAGTAGTACTGGCGTAGTACACCCTGCTTTTGATCATATAACAGAATTACCAGAATATATATTTTATGATAGCTCTGGGGTATTCACAGCACCAACTATAGTTGGTAGTAGCACAGGGATAATAACAGTCGGTCAAGGAGAATATCTATTATATTCAGATTCAACATATACAGAAAATACTTTAAATAAGTATACTATTTCTGGTGATACTTTTACAATACCAGATGATGGTATTAATCATTATATAGTAGCTAATTATAATTCTGGTTCACCACAATTAGAATTAATAGATGATATGGAGGCTATAAATCAAAGTGATATAATACCGGTTCTTAGTGTATTTAATCTATTAGGAACAATTTTGTATATCTTTTGGGATGAAATGGCCAAGGGATTATCTAATAAATTATGTGATAGATTAGTAAAAACAGAACAGTTTACTGTAGAAAAAGGTGGGTTAATACTATCTGAAGTTGCAACTAGACTAGTAAATATAACTGAGGGTAGAATTTGGTATGGAGCAGCATATTTAGATTTACCAGAAGTGCAATCTAATGTAGCAGGTCAATATATAGCTCTTTGGTATCATAGTAGCGGTACGTGGACAAGAACAACGTCTACTACTTATAATAATACACAATACGATAATGGAACAAATTTAGTTACTCTTACAAATAATAGATATGCTGTTAACTGGATTTATAGGGGATTTTCGGCAGATCCAGTAAATGTTGTTCAACGACCAGTATCAGTTTTAGGACAAGGTGATTATACATTAGAACAAGCAGTAGCAAGTCTAGAACCAGATCCTTTACCACCAGCTATACAAAATTTTTGTGTTTTAGTCGGAAAAATAATTGTTAAAAAAGGTGATAGTACCGCGACAGTAATTATGCCATTAGCGCAAGAAACTACTCTAAGTAGTGTATTTCCACATAATGGTTTACCTGGATTACAAGGTGGGGCAATTGATGAATATTATCATTTAACAGCAGCAGAATATACAGCATTAGGGCATTTATCGTTTAATATTACAACACAAACAACCACCTATACAATATTAAATACTGATGATGTAATTTTGTGTAATGGTACATTTACAGCTACACTACCAGCAGCAACAGGAACAGGTAAAGTATTTCATATTAAAAACATAGGAACAGGAGTTATTACAGTAGCTGGTAATGGAACTGAAACTATAGATAATGAATTAACACAAACTGTGAATAGTTATGAAAATTTGCAGGTTATAGATGGTTCTTCCGGAAATTGGTATATATTATAAAGGTGCAACATGTCATACTTTAAAGCAATAGAACAAAATGTTAAGATATCATCTGGAAATAGTTCAACTGTAAATTTAACATCTAGTGGCATTTTTACTGGAGTTTCAGATTCTACTCTAGGTGTCAATGCAATACAGGTTTCTTTATATACAGATCAAAAATGTATCGTATATGTTGAACAATCACCAAATGGCACTAATTGGGATATTTGCGATGAATACGATTACAATGAAAACGAAAATTTTGGTATTACTGTACAAGCAGTAAATTCGTATGTACGTGTTCGTGTAACAAATACTAATTCAAGTGCTGCTACATCATTTTTCAGATTACAAACAGCTCTTTGCCCGATTGTTGAAGCATTACCAAGAAGTTTAGATGATCATGGAAATTTAAAAGTAAGTATAAACTCTATAAAAGATGAATATGGATTTGAAGCTGAATGCAGTCCTATGAATCAATTAAGAGTTACTCAAGTATATAAATTAATCGGTGGAGTTGGTTCTGGAAGTCAAGTAGATCCAAATTTTTGGTCTGCTACATTAGCAAATGGTGGTACTGTAGTAGAATCTAGTGGAGAAGTAAGAATTAGAACAAATACTACATTAAATGGCTCTGCTATTATTAATTCAAATAGAAATGCAAGATATGTTGTTGGTGCAGCAAATTATTTTATAGGAGTGGGACACACAGATTCAGGTATTTCTGGAAACGTAAGACGATGGGGGGTATTTTCATCAACAAATGGTGCATTCTATGAAATAAACGGAACATCTTTTAGATGTGTCACCAGAAATAATAGCACAGATATAATCACAAGTTCAGGATATTTTAATGGAGATTTGGGGTCTTCGTATTCTATTGGGACTTCGATTCATACTTATGAAATATATTATACAACTACTCAAGTATGGTTTTCTGTCGATGGTAATTTATTACATACTACATCAGCCTCAACAACACCATGGACAACAAATATTCATCTTCCTATTAGAGCAGAAAATACAAATACTGGTATAACAACTGATATCAGTTTGTATATAAGAGGAGCTACAATTAATAGATTAGGACCTCTACAAACTGATTCATTATATAAGTATATTTCTGGAGCCAGTACTACTGTCTTAAAATACAGCCCCGGTCATTTATACAGATTAGTAGTGAATGATGGTGCTGCTGGAAGTAGTATTACGCTATACGATAATACTGCTGCATCTGGAGCAATAATAGGAATAGTTAATACTGCATCTATTGCTACACCAACAACTCTTGTATTTGATTGCGGATTTTATACAGGATTAACAGTAGTTATTGTTAATGCGGTTAATGTTACAGTTATTTATGAATAGAAGTATTATTTCTTAATATTCTTACTAATTTTTACTTAAATAGATATTAAAAATTTTTAAATTTATGTAAAATAGAAAAAATATTTTTACATGAATATTGGTATGTTATGTTTTCTTGGTTAAGCACACTCCCATTATGGTTTCAACTTTCCTTTGCTATCATCTCCTTTTTGGGTATTATTTTTATGATCGGTGTAATAATTAAAATTATTTATCAAGCTATTAAATTAGGTATTAAATGGAAATCAGGAGATGATACCATAGAAATAGGATCAACAGATAGCAGTACAAAAAAAGAATCAAAATTTAGAAAAAATCCACATAAGGAGTGTATGCATAATAAAGATATCATCTTATTAATACATGAAAGCAATAAATTACAATATGAAAAATTATATGTGATACACATCGAACAGTTAAGAGATCAAATGAATTATGCAGAACAAAAATCTGATGAAATAAAGTATTATATGCTTTCTCTATATCTTGATTTACTGGAAACTAAAGGTATTAGTAGTGTTGTTGGCAGCATTAGTACAAACTGTTATAGGTTACTTTTAAAAGATATAACAAATGAAATATTACGGGATGTTCGTCAAGCATTTAGAGAAAATCATTTTATAGACATGAATGAAATAAGTTTCGATAAATATATTAACGATAAATTTGAATATATTAAAAGTAGAACTAGCGAATTACTGAATCAAAACTATTTCTATGAGGAAGTTATAACCAGAGAAGAACTATATACTTATAATATTAAAAATGTAGAAAGAATTAGAGAACTAATTTTTCAAGTTTTTATGCATGCAAAAGAAGTAGCAATTAATTATAGACAAAAAGAAAGAGAATTAGACGAAAAATTGCAGAAATTACTAGAAAAATATTTTTAGAAACCTTAAAGAATAATTTCCTTTTTAATATTTTCTTGTAAACTTGCAATATTATATTTATTTTCTGCAATTGACATAACCAAGGAGAATATACACAATGTCAACTTATAAAGGCGTAATTAGATTCATATCAGAAACCAGCGAAATAGCTTTAGTAGAAGAAACACCACTTGTTCAAGATCAAACAATTGCATCTACTGAATTAGCATCTACTGGTGCGGTAACATGGGAAGGTACACTTCAACCAATTATAAATGAAAATTCTCTTATTATTAAGATAGCTGGAACAGAAGCCCCTCATGCAGAGTATGCATTAACCACATCGACAGGTAGAAAAATTTATACAAGCACTGGTGCTGGGTATATTGCTGCAGACGGATTACTATATACTGCATCTGGTTCTTATGATATGAATAACTGTACTGCATTATATGGAACTGCATTTGAATTAACATCAGAAAATATTCTAGATAAAGTAACAGGAACGATAGTACTTAACTTTGCTGTTGCTAGTGCACCAACTGCTGGGCAAGAAGTTCGTGTTGATTATACAAGAGATTATTTCAACGAGACAATAGGATATACAAGAACTAGAATGCTACGCGGTGATTTTTCAGATCTAAGCGTTGATGATATAATTTATTATGATTATTCTGAAGGCGCAAGCGAAGAAGAATTCACAGTAGATGTCGAGCGTCCTGGCCAAGCTTAATGAAAGATAAACTTCATCAAGAACAAGAAACAGATTATTTTGATATTTTGTTTCCAGAACTTCAAAAAAAGAAAGTAGCTGTTAAACTGCCTTCAATAAAAGATAGTACAAAAAAAGAGATGGAGAAAGATGAAACAACTCCATCTCCTGCTGCTTCTAAAAAAGAAGAACCAATAGAAGATACAGATAATATGGATCTTCTTAGAGAAGAAATTAACAAAGCTATTGAAGACGCCAAAATTACTGATGGAATTGAAAGAGAACTTCAAGATCTTAAAGACGTTGTACAAGATCTAGAAAGAGAAGAAAAATTTAAAGTTCTTAAAGAGGAATTAAAAACAGACGTTCTAAAACAAATGGAACCTCTTCAAAAAGAACTAGAAGAACTTAAAGAAAGAAAAATTCCAGAAAGAAGACAGTTTGAAACGGATGGAGCTTATAAAGAACAACTCTATCCTATAGCTACTAATGTTCTTGATAAGATTATTATACCCTTAATTAATATTGTTCCAGATTATAATTTAATTTCTACTCAAATTTCAAGTACTTATGAAGATGGTACTATTAAGAATGGTATTGTTTCTATAAATATGATCATTCCTAATAATGATTATAGATATGATTTTAGAATAGATTTAGTAATTTTAAATGGATTAATTCAATCTCCTTCTTATTGTACAAGAGGTAGAAACTTAATACCATTAACTCAAAAAGACTTATATAATGAAATAAATACATTTTCCTATAGAAAATTAGAGCCTAATTATAATTACAAAAAGAGTCCGTTTAGCAATACTGGAGAAAATCCTCTTAGAAGACCTGATAATCAAAAATTCTACGAAGTAGATAATAAAGAACCAACTCCAAGCGCAATTTCAGAGGACCATAAATGGAAAGCTCATCTAGAGCGCGGATTGATATAAAGGTAGATATATGAATGGAAATGCCTTTCAAACTTGTGATTTGCCGCTTGCTACATTTCTTCGTTGCAACGGAATAGCACATTCTTCAGAATACAATAGTAGAACTAAAGAATGGAGTTTTAAAGATGAACTAAAGTGTAAAGAACTTGCACAAAAGTTTATTAATGGAGAAGCCAAAGTAGATCCATTACAATATGAAATGCACAGAAGAGCATTACTAAGTACTGCTAAAAGAATTCGTGGTGAATAAGATTAACGAATATAATAAAATTCTTGATTTACTTGTTTGTACATCAGTTACAATATCAGATCTTCATGAAGAAAATAAGAAGATAATTGAATTACTAGAAGAATCCTTAGGAAAAAAGGATTCTATTTTTTTGAGTGATAGTGAGAAAAAATTACAAATGTGGTTATCTACTACTAAAAACAAAATAGTAGGAAATACTTATAGAATACCAGAATCTTTGCATGAAGACTTCAAAAAGAAATGTGCAGAAGAAGGTTATTCTGTTCAAGAAGGTATTGCTAGATTAATTCAGTCTTATGTTGATGAATCTTTTATAATAAAAACTAAATAGCATAGCAAGAATTCGCTTTCTTGGGACCGTCATAGAAGACCCTAGATAATTTAATTATTATCTAGGGTTTTTAATAACTTAAGAATTTGTTATAAGTTTTTATTTTTTATAGTTAGTTAATAAATTGGATAATTTAATATGGGTCTAAATTTAGCAACAAATCAATGTTTAACAGCACCAGTTAGTATTTCTGCTCCACAACCTTTCACATTTATGTGTTGGGTAAAAAAAGCTTCTACATATTTTGAACCAATGTCTATGATTAGTTTAGGAGATGTATCAGAAGCTTTATCTTTTAATGCTATGCAAGCACAAAACGAATGGACAAGAGCAATTTCTTTTGCTGCTTTTGCAGCTGCTTCAGATGCTACACACTTAATTGATGATGATGTTAATCACTTTCTTTGCGCTGTTTTTGGTGCTTCTTCCATAGTATTTTATTTTGATGATAACACCCCTACAACACAAGCTTGGAGTCCGTCTGGTTCTGTAGCTTTTGATCTTATGGCTGTAGGTCGAACAGCAAATTCAGGTGGGGCAGAATTTTTTACAGGAACAATAGAACATGCAGCATGTTGGAATGTAGCACTTAATTCTACACAAGTTGGAAATTTATATGCATGCACTACAGCACCTTCTGAAATTAGTGGACTACAATTTTATTTTCCTTTTTCAGATTCTTTAACAGATAGTGTAGGAACACTATCTTGGTCAGCTTCAAACTTAGGCTCTCCTACATATACATCATTAGGTATAACTTATCCATCAGGCGGTGAACCACCTGCAGGTGGTTCAAATATATCTTCTAAGGTAGTTTTATATTTAATGCAACAGGGATTCATTTAATATATGGCATTACGATTTACTAGAGCTAGTGAACAATATTTATACTCTGCATTAAGTGTTAATAGAGTACCTATGACTATTTCGTTGTGGGTTAGACGTGCATCTTTAGCATATTGGTGTACATTAGCAGGTGTAGGAGATGTAGATCAAGAACGTCAATATCAATGTATACAAACTGCAGATGACCAGATACGATCTATTGGATGGGCTGGTGGATCTGGGTATACTTCTACACATTCTGGTAATCCTGGTACAACAAATTGGTACCATTGTGTAGTAGTTTTTGTAAGTGATAGCATAACTTTTTATTTAGATAACGAAGCACAAACACCTGGGGCATGGACAGCAGGATCAATTAGTATAGATCAAATAAGAATAGGAGCTAATTGTTCTTCTACTTTTTACGACTATGCAGATGATTATATAGAGCATGTTGCAGTGTGGGATGTTGCTTTATCAACTGATGAAATAGCTGATCTATATAATTGTGACGTAAATCCTCTTGATATACAATCTGATCATCTTTTAACATATACTCCTTTAATAGATGATATGACAGATGAATCCGGTAATCTTACCTGGACGGCAGTTAATATGTCGTCTCCATCTTACTCTACTTCAGGAATAGAATATCCTGCAAGCAGTGGTAGTTCTTGTACACTTACTTATAATGGAAATGGTAATACTTCAGGATCAGTACCTACCGATGCAAATTCACCTTATGAATCTGGAGCAACAGTAACAGTATTAGGAAATACTGGAAGCCTGGCAAAAACTAATTATACCTTTGGTGGTTGGCAAACAACCTCAACAGGTGGTACTCATTATGATGCTAATGATACATTTGTTATATCAAATAATACTACGCTATATGCAGATTGGACAGCCACCTATCAATATAGAACAATAAATCATACTAATTATGATCCTTCAAGTTACACTAATGCTGAAATTTTAAAAGCTGCAGCAAAGAAAGTATACTTTGAACATGCTTCTACTGGTCAAGATATTGTAGGAGATTCAACCACAAATTCAACTACTGGTAATAACTATGACGATTCTGCAAATTGTGGTTTAGCTCTGTTATATGCAGAAAATAATAGATATCTTTGTGATAGAGATTCTGCAGAATCAGCCAATGATTACACTTGGTTTTCAACACATACAGGTTTACAGGATAATAACCGTGGAAATCCTACTCCTGCTACTAAAATAAGTGGATTCGTTGAGATGTCAGCTAATATGCGCGGTGCTATTGATATTGCAATGTGGAAATATTGCTGGATAGATGTTTGGCCTGAAACTTCTGGTTATATTTCTGATGGTGCAGCAGCGGCTGCATCCGATATTGAGGATATAGAAGCATTTGAAGCAGCAAATCCAAGTATAACTGTTGTTTGGTGGACAATGCCTCTTCAAGATGATGCAAGTTATGCTGCTAGAGAAGCATATAATTCTGCAATTAGAACTTACTGTTTAGATCATGCAAAATGGTTAATAGATATTGCTGATATAGAATGTTATAATACTTCTAATGTTAAGCAAGTAGATGGAAATGGTAGAGAAATAGCAGAAACTTCATATATGAGAGCAGATGGTGGACATCTTGGTACAGATGGAAGACTGAGAATGGGAAAAGCATATTGGTCACTTTTAGCTGCTATTGCAAATGAAAATTTAAATCCTACTACATATAAGAAAGAAATAATATTTGAGACTATCTCTTCTATGAAGAAATTTATATGTATAAAACGAGCAATTTAAACGAAAAGATACTAAAATTATATAGAAAAATAATATATTTTACTTACACACTATCTTATCTAAAGTAATAAGGGTAGCAGAATGATATTCCCACTAAAATACAATACAGCCAGTCAAGAAGTTCCATTAGGATTCTTTTTAGACACATCTACTGGAAACATAGAACAAACAAGTTTAACTATAGCAAATACTGATATAAAGTTGTGGAAATCAGGTGCTACTACTTTAGCAAATAAAAATAGCGGTGGTGCAACACATATTTCAAATGGTATTTATTATTGTGTATTAGATGCAACAGATACTAATACGTATGGGCCATTAGAAATTTTTATACATGTTTCTGGTGCATTAGCATTTCATAAGGTATGTACAGTTATAAACTCTGATGCATATGATGCATTAATGAGTGCTTCTTCTGGATCTATTAGATCTACAGTAACTGCAATGAGTGCAGGAGTAATAACTTCTACTGCAATAGCAGATGAGTTATTTTATACCTCAGATCAAATTTCTCAAGATGTTTGGGAATATACTACAAGAACCTTAACAAGTTCTGGAACTGCTACAGTCAATGCAGCAGATGTATGGTCTTATTCAAGTAGAACATTATCCGGTGATCAGTCTTTTATACTCATTGGTAATGTAAGTGGTAATGTTAATGGTAGTGTTGGAAGCGTAGTTGGTAGTGTTGGTAGTGTTACTGGAGCAGTTGGTAGTGTTGCTGGTAATGTAAGTGGATCAGTTGGAAGTGTAGTTGGTGCTGTTGGTTCAGTAGCTGGTAATGTTAGTGGTTCAGTAGCTTCAGTTACAGGAGCTGTTGGTTCAGTTACAGGAGCTGTAGGTAGTGTAGCTGGTAATGTTAGCGGTTCAGTTGGAAGCGTAGTTGGTAGTGTTGGATCGGTTGCCGGTAATGTTAGTGGTTCAGTAGCTTCAGTAGTTGGTGCAGTTGGTAGTGTTGCTGGTAATGTTTCTGGTTCGGTTGGTTCTGTTTCTGGATTGACTACTTCAACAATAGCTTCATCAGTATGGGGTAATTCCTCAAGAACATTATCAGGTGATCAATCATTTACACTTATTGGAAATGTTTCAGGAAATATAACAGGATCTGTTGGATCAGTTACAACAGTTTCAGATAAAACAGGATATAGTTTGGCAAGTACACAATCATATACCTTAATTGGTAATGTAAGTGGTAATGTTAATGGTTCGGTAGGAAGTGTAATAGGAGCAGTTGGTAGTGTTGCTGGTAATGTAAGTGGATCAGTTGGAAGTGTAACAGGTAATGTAGCTGGTTCAGTTGCAAGCGTAACTGGTGCTGTAGGTAGTGTAGCTGGTAATGTTTCTGGTTCAGTAGCTTCAGTAACAGGTAACGTAAGTGGCAGTGTTGGATCAGTTGTAAATGGAGCAACATTAATTCAGATTAACTCATTAGTATCAGGTATACGAGGAACTGATAACGATTCTTTAAAGACTGTATCTGATCAAATTGACGGTATTTCAGTATCAGGATCTACACCTGCTGAAATTTGGGGATATGGAACAAGAACACTTACAACTAATATTCCTACAGTTCAAGAAATAGTAGATGGTGTTTGGGATGAGTTAATGGTTAATCATACCAGCACAGGTACAACAGGAAATCAACTTGCTACTATGGGTACTAGTGCAGGATCAATAACAATAGATCCTTCATCTATTTGGAATTATGCTACTAGAACAATAACAGGTGGTACTATTGATACAGTAAGTGGTAATGTTAATGGTAGTGTTGGATCAGTATTAGGTAATATTAGTGGAAATGTTATTGGATCTGTTGGTAGTGTTGCTGGTAATGTTTCTGGTTCGGTTGGTTCTGTTCTAGGTGATATTAATGGAAATGTTTCCGGATATGTAGGTCGTGTAGTCGGCAACGTAAGCGGTTCTGTTGCTTCTGTGGTTAATGGTGCTACTCTAACCCAAATCAATTCATTAGTTTCTGGAATAAGAGGGACTGATAATGACAGTATTAAAACTATTTCTGATCAACTAGATTCTATCTCAGGTGCTACACCTGCAACAATATGGTCTTATTCATCTAGATCATTATCAGGAAATCAAAGTTTTACTTTAATTGGTAATGTTTCTGGATCTGTAGGATCTGTTACATCACCAGTAACGGTAGGAACAAATAATGACAAAACAAATTATAGTCTCAGTGCTACTCAAACCTTTACTCATATTGGTAATGTCAGTGGTAATGTTACTGGCTCTATTGGTTCTGTTACCACAGTAAACGATAAGACAGGATATTCATTATCTTCAACACAAACATATACCTTAATTGGTAATGTAAGTGGTAATGTTAATGGTAGTGTTGGAAGCGTAGTTGGTAGTGTTGGATCAGTAGCTGGTAATGTTTCTGGTAGTGTTGCAAGTGTTGTAAATGGAGCAACCCTAACACAAATCAACTCGTTGGTATCTGGTATTCGTGGTGCAGATAATGATTCTTTAAAGACACTCTCGGATCAAGTAGATAATGTTACAGTATCAGGTGCAACAGCACAAGCAATTTGGGAATATACTAATAGAACTTTAACAAGTTCAGGAACAGCTGCTATTGATTATACCCAAGTAGCAAACGCCGTATGGGATGAATTATTATCTCTTCATACAGTAAGTGGTTCTGCAGGTAAACAACTCTCATCTACAGTAACAAGTTCTGGTGCTGTATATGTAAATATTGCAGGAGCAGAAATAGCAGATGCGGTTTGGAATGCAGAAACAGCTACATATAATGTAGCTGGATCGATGGGTAGAGCTTTAACAAGTACCGGAACTGCAGTTATAGATGCTTCAGATGTATGGAATTATGGAACTAGAACATTAACATCAAGTACTGGAAATGCTACTCTTGCTAATCAAGAAATTATTATAAATCATCTTACAGACATTAAAGGTGATGGATGGACAGATGAAGATTTAGTAGCAATTATGACTGCTATAGAAAACGGAACTTGGGGTGGATTTGGAGTATAAAATATGAGTGAAAGATATACAGCAAATGTTTCTGAATCTACTACACTTGAATTTCAGTTTTTACGGGCTGGAACAGCATATGATGCATACTCTGTTAATAAAGTTACAATTCATTCTTTATATGCTGATGCTGTTTCAAATTCTAATATAGTAGAAACAATTTCATCTGGGAGTATTACTAGAGTAACTACTGGATTATATCAGTATACTGCATCTATAATTACTACACCAGGAACATATTTTGATAAAATATTTTTAACACCAACAGATGGTGGAACAGAAATCTCTTTTATTAATACTTTTTATGTTTCAAGTGAATCTGTAAGCACAAATGAGTGTAATGTATATGGCACTATATTAGATTCAACAGGTGAAGCATTTGAAGGTGTAAGAATTTATGCAATACCGACTACAGTACCTGCTTTTATATCAACTAGTACAGGATTAGTTGCGATAGGATATGAACCTAGATCTACAGTAACAGATTCAAATGGATATTTTACTCTAGCATTACTTAGAAATCTTTCTTTTAATATTACTATTAAAGAAATAGGATTAAGGGATACAATTACTGTACCCGATGATTCAAGTGTAAATTTATTTTCATTATTAGGAGCAACAGTTCAAGCATCCACAACACCTGCGGATACGAATTGGACTTGATAGATAACATAGATGAAAAACTATAAAATCTTTGTAGATCTTGATGGAGTTCTCGTCGACTTTGACAAGAAATTTGAACAAGAATTAGGAGATAAACCAGAGGTTTTATTTAAAAAGTATGGTGATGATTTTGTCTGGGATATCTTGGATAAGATAGATAATTTCTGGTTTGATATGGATCCAAAACTAGATGCAGAAGAGTTATGGAATTTCGTGTTACCATATAACCCATCGATATTAACTAAACCAGCTAAATCTGTATATAGTTGTAAAAAAGATAAAAGAAAATGGGTAGATAAATATCTAGGTGAGGATATAAAAGTTCTTTTTGAACAAGATAAAAGTAAGTATGCAACACCTAATAGTATTCTAATAGATGATCAGGAAAAAAATATCTCTAAGTGGGAAACTGCAGGCGGTATTGGCATATTGCATAAAAATTCACAAGATACTATTAAACAACTAAAAGAGATATTAAATGCTTGAAGAAGTATATGAAATATTAGATTTAATAGAATCTTCTATTTTAGAAATAGATTCAGAAAAAGAGTCTTCTTCTATATTAGAAGATATTGGATATATGACAGAAAAAAGAAGAAAGGAATTAAATCTAAGAAATGATGCTTATGAAGCATTGCAAGAAATAAAAAAATATTTTAATAATCAAAGAACTTTGTCTTCTGAAAAAACAGATCAATTAATGTCAGTAATAGATAAATTTTTTGTTGAAAATAATCAATCATTGTTTGTGATAAATACTATTTTACCATTTAGATTAGAATATCTTCCTTAAGGAGAAATATATATAAATACAAAATATGAAACCAAATTTAGAAAAAAGAAATCCTTCTTTAGAAGATATAAAAGAATTTTTTAATAAATATGATTTGATATTATTATCGGATTCAATAAAAGATTGGAATTCAACTTTAAAGTACATCTGCAAGTGTGGAAAGGAATTTGAATCTACTTGGTATACTTTACAAAAGAGAATTTATCCTTATTGCTATGAATGCACAAAAATAATACAAAATAGACCGAAAACAAAAAGTTTTGAAGAAATACAAGAATTTTTTACAAAACACAATGCCGTTATACTATCTAGTAAACAAGATTATTCTACAATGAGAACAAAACTTAAAGTTAAATGCACAATATGTGCTGATATTTTTACAACCACAGCAGAACGTGCTATGCGTATTATAACTTATAATAATTTTAATATTATTTGTGATAGTTGCAGAAATACGGAAAAATTAAAAAAAATAAAAGAAGAAGAATTTTTAAAAGCAAAAGAATTATTTAAAGAACATGGATTTGAATTACTAGAAACAAGTTATAATATAAAATCCAAAAAAATGAAATGTAAATGTAAAAATGGACATATTATCTATAAAGGATTAGATCAAATAAGCTATAGTTGTTCAATTTGTTCTCATAGTAAAACAGCAAAACAAAATTCTATAAGACATTTATTAAACTATCAGGAAGTAAAAGAATTTTTTGAGAAACGTAATTGCATATTGTTAACTGAGTATATCGAACAGCTAACTATACGTACACCCTTAGAATATATATGTAGTTGTGGAAGACATAATTATACTTCTTTCGAAGTTTTTAGATATAAACCAGTAGTCGATAACAGGGTAACCTGTAAATCGTGCGGTTATTTAAATAGAGAAATACGAGAAAAAGAATTATATACTATTCAATGTAAAGAATACTTAAATAATATAGGTTATATATTACTAGATACAAATATAAAAGAATTATCTTCTACTGATACACTACAATTAATTTGTCCAGAAGGACACCATACTTCTTTATCTATAGCTTCTTTAAAAAATGGAAGAAAATGCAGAATATGTACTAAAATAGAACTTAGGAAGAAAAAATGTGGTGTAAATCATCCAAGATATAACCCAAACTTATCTTTACAAGATAGATTACTCAATAGAAGATATATTGAGTATGAAGATTGGAGAAAAGCAGTTTATTCTAGAGATTTATGCACTTGTCAAGTTTGTGGAAAAACAAATTGTAAATTACATGCACACCACAAAAATGGATTTGCAGAACATAAAGAATTACGAACAATTTTAGAAAATGGAATAACTCTTTGTGAAACATGCCACAGAGAATTTCATTCTTTATATAGTGTTTTAAATAATACAGAAGAACAGTTTAATGAATTTTATTTTAATAAAGTTTACAAGGAGGTGGATTGTGAGGTGGCCAATTAGATCTAGAACAGATGTACGCGCGGTTATTGATCGTCATCTCATATACGATTTTACTATCTCACAACTTCGTGTAAAAATGCGTGGTTGTGGAACTCCTTGTACTCTTTATAAAAATGTAGCAAATACTTTATATGGAACTGCACCATCTGGTGAAACTAAATGTTATTGTTGGGATGAAGAAAAAGCTCAACCAGATAGATCTCATTTCTTATGTTTAGGTACCGGCTATCTTGGCGGATACCAAAAATATGGATATGAAGAATTTGTTGTATCCACTCCATCTACTGTTACAAAAGATGATTTTATTACAATAGCTGGTGATTCTGGAAGTCTATTTACTATATCTTCAAATACTAATCGAGAAGGTATAATTACTACTGAAAGATTTACATTAACTAGATGTGAAGCTTTTGATAGATTTCTAATTAACGATAGAACAGATCCAACTTTAAATAGAATAACTTATTATTATTCTACAGACGATATTAATTGGAATGAAATTTCAACATCTACTTATTCTACTAATAACTTAGCAAATAAACAAGGTACTTTTACTTTAACTAAAGGTACACAATATATTAGATTTAGAATTGTTATGTTAAAAAGAACGGTAACAAGTCCTTCACCTGAATTTAATTCTATCAGATTTAGATATAGAAATCAAAAGAATTTAATAGATATAGATCCAACTTATTCAGCAATTGATTATCCTGCTTTCTTGGCTGCAAGAGATCAAGAAAGAACAGAAATTACAGAAGGTCCATATGGTTGGGCTACTGTCCGTCCTTTAAGATGGTGGGTTCTTCCAGAAGTAGTAATTGAAAATTTTGATATTATTCAATTTCTACAAGGAACATTTGAAAATCAATTTTATGAAGTACAACAATCTACTTTTCATATGCATGGACCACAATTAAAAATGATCCATACAGATTTTATCACTGCTTATTTGAGAGATAAGCAGGATGTTGTTAAAATAATACAGTATTTGTCTTAAATAAGTAAATTTATTCTTTATTTTTCTTAAAAGTATAGGAGCACTAAAATGAGTAAAGAACGAGATAATAGCATTTTTTCATCTTTATATGGTGATTCTTTTCTTGAAACTGAAAAGAGAAAAGAAATACAAAGGAGACTTGCGTCCTCCAGATTAGTTAAATTAACACCTGATGTAAAAAAAGAAGTGGAAAAAATAGGACAAAATACTTACAGAACCAAAACAGGTTCTGTAGAATGGTCTATTATTTTAGTAGATGGACAACCACATCTAGCTAGAAGAGAAGTAGATGAAGAAGGAAGAGAAGAAAAGATAGCTAATCCCGATGCACCCATAAAGTAAAGAATATGCGAGAAATACTAATAGAATCTATTATAATAAATCCTTCTGTTGTAAAAGTAGTACCTACACATTGCCCAGGTAGCGATAGAGAAGATATTTTAAAAGATCAAGATGGTATTCCTTCTTGTGTAGTAAATACTTCTATTTGTAAATATCTAAATATGGTATATTTTAATATAGATGAACACAAAGAAACTTTATTGTGCGAATTACCAGAAGAAGAAACTACTACTGAAGAATCATAACGAATGAGTATAGAATCTAATCAACACCCAGAATCGTTTAGCGGAGATTTAACACAATTTAGCTTTCATAAAATAGAAAGACAAACTAAAAGTGTGTTAAAAGATATTCTTAATCAATTCTTTTCTAGTTCAGTTACTAGTTATAAGATAGCTGTTCCTGAAATTATTATTTTACAAAATACAGATTCTGAAACAAAGCTAAATATAGAAAGAGATTTTCCTTTTTATGAAAGGAAGATGCCATTAATTGCTATTTCATCTAGAAATAAAAGAGAAAGAAAACCTTTTTTAGGTGCAGATGATTTTATATATCAAGATGCATTAGAAAGTACAGATGGTAGTATACAATCTTTTTATAATATGTATGCTAATATGTATGATGTTCCAGTAGATTTGATAATTGCTGCTATGTCACCTGATATAAGATCTCAAATTAGTGAGTTAGTAGCATTATGTTTTTCTCATTATTACCGCTGGCCTTATTTATATAAAGGCGATAGCGAAGAAATGTTTAATATTATACCTACTACTACACCAGTAGAAATAACAGGAGAAAATGAAGTAACTGATATTAGTACACAGACTCTTATATATACGTGTACAGTAAGATTAAATTCTTTTGTAGAATATATATTTCCTGATATAGGAGATAATTGGAATATATTAGTTACAGAAGGATTTAATTATATGGATAGAAGAACTTCTACAGGTAATGAAACCTTATATGTTCCTATCTATGTCTATGGAAGCATGGGAGAAATAACCAGTACTGGATATTATACAAGTACGGGGTATAATGGAAATGATATAAGATGGTGGGCAGATTATTATACAGTTGAAGAAGAAGAGGATGTAAGAAATCCTTTAGAATCTTATGATTAATCTGTAAAACATATAATTTAGGTAATTTTAAATAAAGAACCTTAAAACTAAAAAGACAAACTTAATATTTCAAGTAATCATAATTTGAAGGAGCATCTCCGATGGCAGATTCAGGATATACACTTCCGGGTGTAACTATAACAGAAATAACACAAACAGCCACTCCAAATGCGTCAAGCTCACAAAGAAAGCCTTGCTTTATTGGTGCAGCTAGCCCATATAAACGAGAAAAAAATGAGGCTATTACTAGAACATCTAGTGGTCTTGTTGATCAGTTAACATATTATACTACAGGTATTTATGAAATTGAATCAGCAGGTACACAAATAGGATTAAATGACCTAGTAGAAGATACGGATTTTACAGTAGATACTACTACTGGTGAAATTACTTGGATTATTAATACAGAAACCAAAACAATTTCAGGCGGAACCTATGGTGCTGATCTACTAACCTCATTAACACATTTTAGTGCAGTAGGTACTCCTGTTGCTGGCGTAGATGCAACTGGTGGTTATCAAGAAGTTGGTTTAGATGTAGTTCATACTTCTATCTGTGGTTTGGTAGGAGATACCTATTATTTTACAGTAAACGGAACAGAATATTACTTTAGTCTAACAAGTACAGGCGCATCTACTATGGATTACGACGATGTAGTAGACAGCATGAATGCTGCTCTTGTAGGTGCAGGTGTAACAGCAAGTTTTGTTACTAACGATATTCGTGTAACACATGATACTGCAGGTGCTGGAAATAATATTGCATTAGCTGCCGGATCCAGCGGAACGGACCTATTCTCTTCCTTAACAGGTTGGGATTCTTTTGATACAGCAGTTCCTGGTGCAGATGCTACAAGCGGTTATGGTGGATTTGGAATGACTATTACTGCTGGTGGTGGACAAGCCTCAGGTCTTTCTGCTGCTTCTAGATATTATTTTACTTTAAATGGCACTGAATATACAATATTAACAGCAAGTACATTAACATATGCTGCTATAGCTGCATTAATAAATACAGCAATTACAGCAGATGGTTTTACATGCTCTGCTGCGACTACAGATATTGTAATTACTAATACAGATACTGGATCAGATTCTACTGTTACTATAGAAAGCGGTACTGCTAAAGCTGCTTCTAATGGACAAATGGAGTTTACACTTTCTAGCCAACTTATTATAGCTAGAACAGCAGGATACGCAGAAATAACAGCTACTGTAGGTGCAAATACTTATACTTTCGGTATATCTGATGATATAACTCCTACTGATACTACTATTAATCTTTCTGGAACAGAAGCAGAATTAAACGCACTATTAGTAGGAACTGTTCTTACCATTACTACTACTCCTAAAGTAGCAGATAGTGGAACATACTATGTAACATATACATACAATAGACCAACTACAGATTATAAATATAAAGAATTTAGTTCTTATCAAGATGTATTGGATGATCTAGGTGATTGTATACCTGCTAATCCTTTAGTAATGCTTTGTGATTTAGCACTTAATTGGTATGGTGTACCTACTATTGCAGTTATTCAAGTTCCACCTTCAGATCAAAATAGTGATTATGTAGCTGCTTTACAGAAATGTAAGCATAGAGACGTACAAACACTTGGTGTTTTAAATACCAGTGGTACGGTTAGGAATGCTGTTATAGCACATGTTAACGATAGAAATTTACCACAAAACGGTAGATATAGAATGTATTATACAGGAGCAGCAGCACTAACAGATTTAGGTGATACAGATGAAGCTAATTCAGTTTGTGGTATAGCTTATAGTATACGAAATGAATCTGTAGTTTATATTAATGCTACAAGAGCTACTTATTATTATAAAGATCCTACTACTAAATTAGATACAGCTACAACAGTAAATGGAGCTTTTATAGCAGCAGCAATTGGCGCATATAGAGATTCATTCTCTTATGCAGCACAAACAATTTTAAGACATACTATTCCGGGTCTAGAGTTATTTGAAGAAGATTTTGATGATTATTATACAGATGATATGCTTAAATTAGCAGGTGGCGCAAGTGCTCTAGTATGCGGATTAGGTTCAGATAGTTCTTTAATTATTAAGGATGATTTAACTACTGATAATACTAGTGTTGAGAAAAATAATATTAATATTATTACTGCTAAGCATTATATTGCTAAAGATGTTGCTATTCAACTCGATAGAACATTTATTGGTAGATTAATTACAAATAGACCTGTATATAAACAAACAGTAGAAAAATTCTTAAACGACGTATTTAAGGATTATCTATCCAAGTTAATTATAGAAGAAATAGATCAGATATCTGTTACGTTACCAACTACAAGACGTGACACAGTAAACTTCAGATATTCATATTACTCAGTATATACCAATAAATACATGGAAGGAGAATACAGTATATCAGTGTAATTTACCTTTTTCCTGAGCTAGAAAAGTCAAACCCTGAAATTCATTATTTCAGGGTTTTTTATTGAATTACCAGAAAAATAATAGAAAAATAACCTAAGATACTATTATTATATTTTATACTTATTACAGGATTTAAGTTTATTTAATAATTAAGGAAAATATATATGATAGAAAAAAAATGTAAACACTGTGGAACTACTAAAGATCTTAGAACAAATAAAAATGGTGTTATCTATAATTGCTGTATTACTTGTTATAAAACAATAGAAGTTCCTGATCAAATTTATAAAACTAATGAAGCACTGCAAAAGAAATACGGTTCTTCTAGTTTTGGTATGCTAAGATCTGATCGTTGTAAACAAATGCCTAAAAAAGAACCAACAATTACCAAAAAAACTTGTAAATATTGTGGATCAGAAAATATTGTTAAGAAAGGAAAATATACTTATAGATCATGCGAATTACATTGGAAGCAATTTCAAAAAGATGCAGATATCAAAAGAAAAAAAACTAATTTAGAAGTAAATGGTAATTCTAATTTAATGAAATTACCTGAAAAAATAGAAAAATTTAAAAACACTATGTTGAAAAAATATGGTTGTGAGTATCCTATGCAGAATCCTGAATCTCTTGAAAAAAGAGGAAAGAATAACATACCAAAATTTGGCAGCAAAGGACCAATGAGTAGTCCTGAAGTACAAGAAAAAAGTAGAAATACAGTTCTAAAAGAATATGGTGTAACAAGCGTGTTAAAATCGCCACTGATACAAGAAAAAATAAAAAATACGCTACTCGAAAGTTTAGGTGTAGATAATCCGTTGAAATCCTCTATTATACGAGATAAACTTAAACAAACTAATCTTTTAAAAAGAGGCGTTGAGTGGCCAACACAATCTGCAGAAGTAATAGATAAAAGAAGAACAAACGATAGGTTTAAATATTGGGATACTTTTATAGAAATATTAAAACTAAAAAAATTAGAACCTTTATTTACACAAGAAGAATACAGTACTGGAAGAGATTTATTTGCATTTAAGTGTTTAAAATGTGAAAAGATCTTTACTACAGATAGATTTTATGCACAAGGTATTGGATGTTCCTGTTCTGCCTACAGATCTAGATATGAAGAAGAAATAGTAGATTGGTTAAAATCTATAAATATTATAAATATAGAAACAAATAAAAAATATGGAAGAAAAGGAAAATCTTCTTCATACGAACTTGATATATATCTTCCAGATTTTAATTTAGGAATAGATTTTCACGGTCTTTTCTGGCATTCTGATCAAGTACAAACTAGAAAATATCACCAGGATAAATATGTTTTTTTTAAAAATATTGGTATTTATTATATACAAATTTTTGAAAACGAATGGTTAAGTAAATGTAATATTGTTAAATCCATTATTTTATCTAAATTACATAAAACTACAGCTATATACGCTAGAAAATGCAATATTAAAGAAATTTCTTCTATACAATACCGAGAATTTTTAGAAGCAAATCATTTGCAAGGTTATGTATCAGCAAATATACGATTAGGGTTATTTTATGAAGATAAACTTGTTAGTATTTGTTCTTTCTCTAAATCTAGATATGATAAAAGTACAAATTGTTATGAATTAATACGATCTTGTACATTATTAAATTACTCTATTATAGGTGGTTTTCAAAAATTGTTAAAATATTTTGAAGATACTGTTAAACCAGAAAAATTAATTAGTTACATCAATGTAAGATACTTTGACGGTTCTAGTTATTTATCGTCTAACTTTAATATTGATATACTAACAGCACCTAATTATTTCTATTTTCATTTAAATAATATGTATATTCTCTATTCTAGAGAAAAATTTCAAAAACACAAACTGGAAAAAATATTAACTACTTATGATAAAAATTTATCTGAAAGTGAAAATATGTTTAAAAACAAATATCTAAGAATTTACGATGCTGGAAATCTTAAAGCTATTAAAGAATATACTTATTAATAGTTTCCATTTAATTTTTTTCAGAAAACCTTAAAAATCAGTAATAAAAATCATATTTTAATTCAAATGAATGATAACTAGGTAATCTTTGTAATATAATCTGTAAGGAGATCATAATATGGCTACATCACGAATCTTCCCAATGAACTGGGCAACCGGTGGGGGTGGAAGAGTTTCAGATACTGATACTGTACCAAAAGCAGCAATGCAATCTATTACCATGGCGGTTCGCTTTGGTGATGGTAAACAATTTGCTATAGGATATGTGCAACAATTTAAATGGACTATGACTAGAGATAAAGAAATTCTTCATCAAATAGAAGCTTATCCTAATGGTACATTTGAATCTGCTACTAATCTAGCAACTGCTAGATTTGGTCAGACCTTTTATTGGCCAGGTGAACCGATTGAAGTTATACCTGGAAAAGTAAATGGCGTGGACATTACCTTAAGTAGATATGCTTTATATAGTTCCAATCTTCTTAGATCTCTTATGAGAATAGACGGAGCAGGTACAGAAGATACCGAGCAAATACAAAATAATAATGAGATTCAATATACCGGTGCATTACAAAATCCTTATGTATCTCTTATTCAACAGGTTAGACCAGTGTATATTTATCAACAATTCTTATCTCCTACAGTAGGAACTATTGTATTTGGTAGGGTATTTGAAGAATGCTGGTTTACAGATATAGGTGAGGATATACCAACAGCAGAAAAGAATGGTCCTATTCTAGAAAACGGTACTTTAACTGCTACTAGAATTCGTCCTATTCTAGCTGGTGCATAATTATGCAATCTAGAGATTTAGAAGTGTTCTATAGAAAACTAGCTGCAGATAATAACAGATTTGCAGCAGATTTATTTAGACACACCATATATCCTGCTTTTTTTGAAGATGCCGTATGGACAGATGTGAAAGAATTTGAAAATCAAAAACAGGAATTAATATCTCTAATAAGCAGGTTACAAATTATAAACGGTATTGTTGAATTTAATTAAAAACCAGTAAAGGAGAAAATGAAATACAAATGAAACAAGAATTAGAAGATTTTAATCAGAGTGAATTTTTAACAGGTCCTCAAGCTCCTTCTAAAATGAGAGGTATTCCAATGCCCCCAGGAGTTATGATGCATCCTGATGCAGAAATTGAAAAAGAATTAGATTCATTTGCGGATACAAAATTGCATCAAGAACCTCAGTTTATAACAAAAGAAAGAAAAAATGAGATAGATGCAGAGATAGAGAAATATCTATCTAAAAATACTTTAGCAGAAGAACGGCTTTTAAAAGAAGTCGAAGCTGTTAAAAAGAAAAACGAAGCTGCTCCTGAGCATCCAAGAAATATTTTAGCTGATTTATTAGCTAAAGGTGAATTAAAAAAGACTTTCGATGTAGCAGGTCATACTTGGACACTAAGAGCGCTAGATCAAGGGGACATCCTTTTAGCAATGGATGATCTTAAGGATAGTATAGAAACCGAAGCTGGAAGAATTACATCGGTTGTCTTTTCAAAAGTAGTATATTCAATAGAAGCCATTGATGGCATCCCTATTTATCAATTCTTTCCAGAAATACAACCTCAAGATCACCCCTCTAAAATTGACTACATTATTACAGTCAAAAAATCTTTAAGAGCTTATCTAGTTGGTATGGCTCCTAGAATTATAGATCTTCTTTATTCAAAATATCTTGAATTAGAAGATGAAAGAGACAAAGCGCTAGATAAACTAAAAAACTCATAAGTCGTCCATTTGAAGAATGGGAAGACGCAGATGAATTAATGGGCGACTTCAATTTCATGAAACTTTTCATCTGCGCAATGAATGGATGGAATCCTTACTCTGAAGAAGTTAAGTCAATACCTATTAGTTATTGGCTTATTGCTATTCGCTGTAGACGATACAAACTATATGAAGAATGGACTGATATGATGAGACCTCACGGTGAATTCATATCCAGCATAGTAGCACCAGAAAACTATGGTGAATGGAAAAAGTATCATGATCAAAAAGAAAAGAATAAAAAACAGGGTCTTCCTGATACAGTAAATATGGGTGATTCTCATTATGCTTCTGCAGATACATATTATGATCCTACTAAAGGATTGGTTAGCATGAAAACTGGAGAAGTTCTTATATCAGATAAGGATATGAAAGATAGATTAAATATAGATGGAATCGCAGTAAGTATATAGGATATTATTATGCCAGATCCAAAATTAGATCAAGTAATGCTGGATGTAAAAAAAGCTGCTGAGGTATCTAAAGGTGCTACTGCAGATTTAACTGAACAACTAAAAAACGCAGAAGCTTTAAAAGATATATTTTCCAGCATTGATTCCACCCAGAGAAAAATGTTAGCAACAGAATTAGAAATGGATGAAGCTTTATCTAGATCTAAAAAATCTGTTAGTGAAACAAAGGATGCATTAGATAAAGTACCTTCTGTCCTTAAAGCAGCACAAGCAATACAAGAAAAAACAGGAAAATCATATCAAGACGCTTTAGAAACTTTAAAAAAAGCAGCTGAGGAAACTAAAAAACATACTGCTGCTAATAAGGCATTACTATCAGCAATTAAATCTGTAGAAGGTTCGTATAAGAAAGTTTCAGAAGAAATAGGAAAACAAGTTAAAACTTCTAAAGAAATAAATAAAGAACTCCAAATAAAAAGAAAAAATTTACAGGATATAAAAAAATTAGCATCTGAGGTAGGGGCACAGTTTAAATTAGTTTTTGGTGCAGCAGGTGCAGCAGGTCCTGAAGGTGCATTGAAAAGTATGGTAGGTACTGCTTCTGCTTTTGGTAGATTTGGTACGGAAAAACTTAAAGGATATACTGAAAGAAGAAGAGAACGAGAACTAGAAAAAACAGGTGAAATTTCTAAAGTTACAGGGGCACTAACTGGTATATTAAAAGGTATACCAGCAGTAGGTGGATTTATAGGAGGAACTGCCAATGCTTTAATAGAATCTATGATGTATGATTACAAAAGAAGATTACAGCAAAGAGTTTTTTCTGCAAGAGCCGGAGCATTAGGCGCACCTGGTGGTATTAGTGTAATGGCAAGTAGTCAATTAACTAGAGAGGAATTTACCCAGTATGGTGAAACAGCTTTTAGAAAAGGTATTATTGGGAGAACTAAAGAAGAAGCGGAAGAAGAAATTAAAGGATATGCTCTAATAAGCAAAACTTACGGTGAGGATATTGCTTCTGCATTTACCTCCAGTATAATTCAATCTTCTAATTCAGTAAGAGATACGTGGAAGATTGTAGAACAGACTATGAGTCAATTTAGAGAAACTGCAAAACAAGCAGGTATTCCTTTACAAGATATAGCTAAATGGATAGGTGATAGTGCGGTACAAGCTAGATACCTAGGTGTAGATATGGAAACCGTAGCCAGAGTAACTCAAGGATTACTAAAAAATCAGGAATTACTTTTTAGAGCTGGCATTACTAAACAAAATATTGGAAAGGTATCTGCAGACATTATTGGTGGAAGAGCACAACAAGGAATGGCTGTTAGTGCATTCTGGGCCAACCAAATAGGATTAAAAGGCTCATTAACTCAACAAATGGAACAATATATGTTGGGAGGAAAATACTTCAAAGAAAGAGAAGGTGGCGGGTATTCTCTAGAAGAGTCCGGGATAACAGGCAGAGATATAACCTTAAGAACAATAAGAGAATTTCAAAAACTAATTCTAAGTGGACCTGCAGGGTTTCAAAAAGGTATGGCTGCAATGCAAGCTGGAATTGCACCTATTAAAGATATGGAAACGCTAAGAACATTAATGCTAACACCTGCAGAAAAATTAGATGAACTAGTACCAGCAATACAGCAAGAAATGAAACCACCAGATGAAAAGCTAGGACAGTTGGTTAAATTTGAATTAATTACACAAAAATGGCAAGATAGAGTTGCAACACTTTTGGTACAACTTGCAAAAGGAGAAGCAACACCTGCAAAAGCTCTGCAAGCGTATAGAGAAAGTAAAAACGTATTAAAAGATATTATAGGAATGGAAGAAGGTGGAAAGAAGCATATTGGTGGCGTTATAAAACGAGGAACAGTAAGCGAAGTTCTTACAAGTGAATCTATGAAATCTCTTGGACGTGATAGTTTTTATGCTTTTAATCCTTCGCATGATATACAAATTGGTTCTCCGCAAACTACTAAAAATGCTATGAATAGAGTTAGTGGCGGAATGGGAACTTCAGACAAAAAAATAGAAATTACTTTAAATATAAATGGATCAATATTAACAGATAATACCTTTCTTAATAAAATAGAAGAAGTATTTGCTAGAAGAATGGGTTTAATAGGTGGATAATATATGGCAGGCTTAACTCCTTTTTTATTTTCTTCAAATATGCTACAGCAAATGGCTTTACAAAAAAGATCATATCTTAGCACTAATCTAACTAGTTTATTAACTAAGGGTGTTGTATCTGATTCTACACAAATAAAAAATTCTTGGTATGAAATGTGGATAAATCCTTCTTCTATTACTATACAAGATAAATATATTCAAAATAGACAGCATACAGCAGGTTCTATTGTTACTTTTCATTACAGACAAGATGTAAAAGTAATCACTGTGGAAGGTGCAGTTGGTTGGGTTCAAATTGAATCTGCTTCGCAAAATGCTGAAACTGGTGCTTTTAACCTTCTAAAAGGAAATACTAATTATATTAAACAAGGATTAAGAAATACATATAATTCGTATACAAGAAATGGTCAAATAGATCCCAATAAATTAAAAGCTCAATTAAATAAATGGAATCCAAGTCTTTCAGAAAGTAATAGAATTAAAGCTGGAAGACACGCAGATAATACAGATAATTCACCCAGATTATTCTTACAAAGATTAAAAGATTTAGCAGATCAACCTGCATATTATTATGATAATGATGGACAAGAACATTATAATGTAAAATATATAAAGATGTATACAAAACAATTTCCTACTGGTGTAATAGCAGAAGGATATTTCACGTCTTTTCAAGTACCAGAAACTAAAGATGATGCACAAACAGTTCATTATAGCTTTGAATATATTGTAGAAAATCTAAGAAAAATTACTATTTCACAAAGAGTTCCTGGTATGTATACATCTACTACTAATCTACAGAATGGAATGGTTAAAATACTATAATGCCTACTCCTATTGAACGCTTTAGAGATAAATTAAAAGCTGAAGGAAAAAAGCTAGTAGTAAATACTACAGATTCTTCTGCAAATGCACAAGGTATAGTATTTGGTACATTTGATAAAACATATCCTGTCTCTGCTATAGAAAGAGAAAGAGAAGATGGTGTAACTTTAGTTAATTTAAGTCCTGAATGCAGAGTTTTTTTATGTGGTGCAGAAGTAACTAAAGATGTTATAGGAGTAGATACCAGTTATGATGATGCTGCAAATGGTGGTTGTACCATAACTTTATCTAACCCCAGAGGAAAGTATAATGTAGATATTACAGATCTAATAGGAGAAGCCAATCAAGGAAGATGGAGAGAAGATAAAGATATTTTGCAAGCATATGAATATCCTTGGTTAAATAAACAAGGATCGCCTTATGATAATGTATCTACTAAAGTAGAAAGATCATTAAAAACAGATTTAAACCCATCTGATTTTTCTGCGGCATTTGATAAAATAGGTAGAAATACTGTAGAATCAGATATAATTAATAGTATAAATTCTCTTACTAATTTAAAGATAAATGATAGTATGGGTATTACTAGAATGTTATATGAAATAAAATTTCATAGTAATTGCCCAAAGAAAGCAGGTGAGATTATTTTTGATTTTAGAGATCCCATATATGTATTTTTTAAAGGAAGATTTTCTTCTTACTGGTATTTTGGATTTAGTGGTGTAATAAGTGGACTAGACCAAAGTAGATCATATGGATCTGACGATATAATAACTATACAAGGATCTGATCCTTTATATATTTACAAAAGAAAGAAATATACTGATAAAGGTTCTTTAATTCGTGCTGCTTCTCATGAAAGTGGTATCAAAGGACTTGCCAATAGAGGACAAAAAATTGAGTCTGGGCAACCAGGTGCATTTAATACTTTAGTTAAAGTAATGTTTTTCTCACAAGATGAAAGACAGTATAAAGCTATAGAAAATAGTCATTTTTACTATACCTCTGCTAATACTTTAGCTAAATCTAATAGCAATCCACCACCATATAATACTTCTAGTAGCAGTACAAATTTAGAAAGGTATATGAATGTGTTTCGTGAAGCCCACGAGTTTAAAACAGGAGTAAATTCTAATCAAAATTATATTGATGGAATGATGTGTAGAGAATTTACTTTAAGAAGCGTTACTTCTGGTTTATTATCTTCTCTTACGAGTATAACAGGTGCAGGATTAAATCTTGTTAATGCAGGATTAAATCTTGTTGATACCGGATTAAATACAGTAATGAATCCTGGCACTATGATACCTATAGGTAATACCGGAACGATTCAAAATCTAAGACCGTTTACTGCACTGACTGGTTTTGATTCAAATAGTTTACAAAATCAAATAGATAAAGGGCTTACAAAGTTTCAGGGTAAAGTTATAAATACACTTGATAGTAAAGTACAAAGTGTTTATAAAACAACGGAATTAGGTGGTAAAATAACAGAAGCTGTAGCACAGCAAATAGGAATTGAATCTGGAAGACAAACCAATTTTGAATCTTGGTTTAAACAAGATAAACCTTATTTAGCTGATCCAGATTGTTTTAATCTGGGTCCTTGGAATGATATCTATTTACAATATAACGAAATAACTATAGAAGATTTTAAAGAAGAGAATATCAAACCCTTTTATGATACTTCTGTAAGATATTGGACAAAAGATTATTCTCTAAAAGACGAAGCCAATCTTGTATCTAAGGTTGGTAGTGCTTTAATAAATGAAGCAGTTTCTGGTGTAGATAAGCTTACTGGAAAAGCTAAAGTAGGTACTGCAGCCAGTCAAGCTATCAATGCAGTTTCCAAAGGTTATCCCTTTAACAATTCAATTGATACTACTAAGACTGGATGGCAAAGTAATAGTGGATTCGGTGTATGTGGTATTCATCCTGCCCTTACATATGATTTTATTAACAACTTTCATAGAGTAGAAGATGTATATAATGCAGCCATAAATCCAAAAACCGGAAGACCTGATTTACTTGATAGTATAGTAGTAACACCCTATGAAAGATTAAAAGAAATGGTGTTAGGTAGTCCTACAGAACTCAGTGCAATAGATAGTCCGGCACAAATGGGAACTCAGAAAAATTATTTTAGACCTAGATTATTTTTCTTATGGCCCAAGAAGTTTAGAAAACGTGATAAGGATCGTTGGACTATAAGTGAATTACTTTTAACAGAAGAAAACATAACATCATCCTATGATGCAATAGAAAAACTTACAAATGATGAAGAATATTGTGTATATTGTTCTCCTATGGGTGATATCTTTATAGAACCTATTATGTATGATTTTCATCCTTCTAAGTTTATGTCTAAAATAGAAGAAAGAGATCCTGTTTATGATAAAAAACCAGTTTACTTTAGAAATTTTAACAATACCACAGATGGAGAAAAGGTAGTATATAGAAAAGATTATGCTTACTTTTTTAATACTAAAGCTAATCATCCATTGTTTATAACTCAAAAAGATACAATGCGTGTTAGTGAAACAATTAAACCCGAAATGATTAGAACTAGTGTTATTGTTGAAGGAAGTAGCTCCGGTGGGCAAGGAATGATAGATGCTACTCTAGCTGGTTTCATGCGTGTTGGTAGATATTTTACTATTCATAAAAATATAACAGATGATACTAAAAATAAAGAAGCAATGAATTTTCAACCTGGCATATATATTGCAGATGGTTTTCCTAACGTATTCCGTGGCGACGATTCTCTAGAAAATTGGACAAAAAAGATTAAATTAGGAAATAGAGTAGATGAGCTTACCAGTAGTTACAATTCTATACTTTTAGATACGCTATTAGCAGATAGAGGTGATAATACATTATACTCCTTAATTGAAGAATCTGGTACTTCAGCAGTAAATTTCTCTAAACAAAATATTAAATCTTTTGCACATTCTGATATTGCTGCTGTTCATCAAAAATTGCAAGTTGAGTATAGTGCTACAACTATTCAACAATTTATTATTGATAATGCAGGTAGTCCTTTCAAAGATTTAACAGTATATTCTTGGATTGTACTAAATCAGGTATGCCCCAATATATATAAACTTATTCAGTATTTATCAAATAAGGATATCCAGAGTACTACAGTTGGATCAAGTTCTAATACATCTGGTACTAAAGCTATTTCAGATAATTTATTATTATTTTTAGGAAAATATAATATTAAATCTACTAAAGGTCTTGCTAATTTATCTATTTCTGATATTGCAGAAGTTTTTAAAATAGAAAGTAGAGCTGGATCTTCACAACCAGTTAAAACTTCTTCATTAGAAACTAGAAGCGTTGGCTCTGTAGAAGCACTATTAACTACTGAATTATCTCGTGCGTATGAAATTTGTCTATTATCTGGCAATGGTCTAAAAAGCATGATAATACAAGGAATGCATGATAACATAAAAGATTTATTACCAGATACTGCAGCTTTTCCTATATTAACCAGAGGAGATTTAAAAGTATTAGAAAGAAGCGGTTTATATAATCCTAATACAGATTTTGTATCTAAATATGGTTATAATCCGGGACCTACAATTATTAACACTGCAATAGATAATGGACAAGAAGCAGTAAGATTTGCTAAAACACTTTTTAATAGAATGACATCGCAAGCAACTATATTTAGTATAGATCTTGTAGGAAGGCCAGAATTTTGGCTAAATCGTCCTTACTATCTAGAAGATAAGTACTCTATTGGCTTGCTTACCACCTTTTCTATAAAATATGGTATAGAACAACCATTTACTAGTTCTGCTACTCTTTCTTATATAAGAAGAAATTCTATTACATACTCATATTCTTTAAATGAATTGGATACTGTTGCTAGCCCAGTTTTAGGTGTAATGCCTTTTGCTAGACCTGATACTGGTATAAATTTAAATATAGGAAATATGCAAAGTACGCTTTCATTACCGGATACTACCGAAACAGTTAACTTACTAAATAAAACAGCATTTGATAGTGCATCTTTAACCGCATTATCGCCTACTTCTAGAGGTGTATCGAAAGTTACTTCTCTTTCTAAAAATAAATTAGCAAATAATGCTTCTACTCTATTAGAAGATGCATTAGGTTCCAATTCACATTCTAATAGTTATTTTAATCAAAAAGCTTTGAAATATTATAAAACATTAGGAACTTTAACTTCCTCTAAAATACCAGCAACTGACGAATTTTATAACACCGGAAGTTGGGTAGGACAGGGCGTTGGCATATTGGGTCAAACTATAGCAAATTCTGTTGCAACTTTTCTACCTACAATTACTGGTAATCCAGTTAATGGTGGCTTATATGTAGCACATGATTGCATAGGGCACTTAAATTATAATGACAGTGTATATGCAGCTGCTACAGATAATAAGATAGTTACAGAAAGAAGTACAGCAGAAAATCAAAATCTTCCAACTATAGGAAGAAAGTTAGGTGATGATATTCTAACAGAATCTCAAAGTAGTGCTCTTGAACTTAAAATGATAGAAGTTAATAATGCTTTTATTACATTACAAAATAAAGAAAAAAGCTTAAAAGAACAAATAGATATAATAGATAAACTACAGCAAAATATTAATAAAGATGAAGAGGATCGAGATATAGCATATCAGAATCTTAAAACTTCTAGAAATAACTATAATTCATATCCAGAAGGTAGCAGCGAAAAGTTACAAGCAGGAAAAGACAAAAATAAATATTATAAAGAATGGAAAACTTTAGTAGAAAAAGTTACTAAAGAAACAAATACTAAAAATGATTATGATAAAAAATTAACTTCTGCCTTAGAAGACTATTCTACTTTTGGTCAAACTATTTATAATGGTAGTGTGTCTTTCGATAAAACTACTAAAACTAGGAAGAAACCTTCTAAACCCTATGCTACAGATACAACTAGTGATGAAAACGAAAAAGAACAACAAGCTAAGTTAAGCAGTTTACCATTATTGCAGCAACTTTATTTAACAATACCAAAGTATTCTTATTATAATGATACTACTAAAATAAGGATAAAATGGACAATACGAGATGATACAGAATTACCACAAAGCACAAGTAAGAAAAAAGCAGAATTAACAGCTGCTAGCGGAAGTAATTTAGCAGGCGTAGGTGCTGTTTCTAGTGGATTAGGTTCCAGTAGCTTGGAAGAACAAAACGGTTCTTGCCCTAGCTATATTATTAAGAAATAAATGAATAAGGAGTAATAGATGGCAATATCGTTTCCAGGTAAACCCCATAATAATGCTTTATATGTAAGTCAAAGCATTCAAGGACCTATTTATTATGCAGATATTACAAAAGTAGATTCTATGCGACAAACTATGTCTGTATATGTTCGAGGATTACACGATGTAGACGAGGTTGCAATTAATCAAGTATTGACACTAGCAGGATCTGGAATACGATCTCTTCCTATTCCTGGTACTGTTCTAGCATTACTATATAAAGATAGTTCTGGTAAAAATAAATTTGGGTATCATCATATAGGATACTTTCTTCCAGAGGATGTAGTAGAAACATCTTCTTCAAACAAACAAGAAACAAAAACAGGTGCAATTACATTATTAAGATATCTAGATCCAGGAGAAGTACAAATCATTAGTGCAGGACAGGCAGAAGTATATTTAACTAATGATGGGAGTGTTAAAATAAATGGGGGATCTGGAAATTTTATAGAATTAAGCGAATACTCACAATCTATAAATATGTTAGCAAATGATTTAGATATAGAAGTTTTGGATGTGAGTATTAAAGCAGGAAGAGTAAAAAGAGTTTTAGAAGACGATGCTTCACAAACTAATATCCCCCAAATTATGAGAGATATTACTAATGAAGGAGAAGAAAACGAAACAGTTACTACACACACAGAATTTAGAGTAGATATTGGAACTAAATATAATAATGAGACTGGAAATCCTTCTTTAGAAACAGATGAAGATACAGGATTAGATACGGCGCCTACAACAGGTACTTTAGCTTTTGCAAGTAAAGTATTTAATCAGGTAGGAGATCCAGAAAAACTATTGAGAGATTTGGATACCGTAGTAAATTTTCTTTTAAAGCTACCTTCAAAAATAAAAATGGGTGTAGATGAAAATGGCAACTTTTACATTGTAAATGAACAAACGGAATCTTATTTTAAATTTAGAACAAATTTTTCAACTTCTGATGTTGATACAACACAATTAGACTTTGTTACCTCTGAAATGGCTTTTTCATGTAACAGTGAAAAATTTAGTATTATTAATAAAGATAATAATGATCAAATGATGTTTGGAAAGGATGAAAACGGTAAGACTGAATTTAGCGTAAGATGTAACAATAATATAACATCATTCAGCGATAAAGAAGGACCCAGTTTAGTGCATTCCAGCGGATCTGGTATTTCTTTTACAGATAATGGGGATATCATAATTCAACATAAATCTGGTGGGTCACTTATGTTAAAAAATACTGGATTTGATATAAGTATGTCAGGAGGAGTTGTTACCATAGCTTCTAAAGATGTAATTGTAGCAGGAACAGATACTATTACATTAGGTGTACCTTCAAGTTCTGCCTCCTCGGAAGTACTGTTATTGGGAGAAGCTACTGCGGACTTTCTAGATCAAGCTTTCGATAATCATTTACATAAAGGTCCTATGGGTCCACCTATGCTTCCATTACTTATGAAAGTAACAGCTACTGTAGCAGGACAGTTACAAGTAGCTAAAATAGGTGTTAGCGCAAATTAAGGTTAATTTAAATGGTACCTCCTTTTTTAACATCCTCAGGTGTTGTTTATAAATATGATACTTCAACTGGTGTATATGAAGTAACAACAGAAACGCCTGCACCTATAGTTACTATAGATGAATCTGGTGCAATTACTATTATTACTTCTACTGGATTAGAATTAACTAGTGGTCAATTACCTGATCAACCAGATCCTACACCACCGGATTTACCTGCTGGAATAATAGTAGATATAGATTCTTCTGCACCTTTTTTTCCAAAAGTAACAGTTAGTATGACTGGTGTAGATATTGGATTACCCATTTCTTTTACATTTCCGGGAGTAGATTTTAATCAAATTTTAGGTTTTCCAGGTTCTCCTGAAATTCCTATATCTATAGGTACAGGTCCTTTTGATTTTGGTCTTCAAATTACCTTCAAATGCCCAGGATTTCCAACTTGTGGTGCAAAAACACAATGTACTTATACTAAAAAAACACCTGGGTGGCAGGTGGATCCTTCAAAATGGTTTCCTTTTAAGATTCCAGGTATACCTGCAATGCCTAAATTACCTAATATACCAGCTTTTAATATTTCTGTGCCACCAAAATGGATGCTTCCACAAGGATGCCCTAATTATGTAAGATCACAACAAAATGAAGTAGGTGGATAAATGAACGAAACTAAAATAGATAAATTAATATTAGATAACTTGAAAAGATATAAAGGTAAAGAGAACTCTTTAGATAACCTATCTCATTTATTCGCAACGTATTATATAGGTTGTTTACATTCATTAACTGTGAGATTTAGCTTCGGTGGTATAGTAGTATTGCGTACACCTTTAGAATTACGGCAAGCTTTTATAGATAAAATGTCTGATATAATTAAAAAGAATGAATACGATTATTTAGATAATGTTGCTTTAGAAATAATTAATAGTTTACATTTCATGACTAGATTTGGTAATATCAATATAGACATTAATGATCGAGAAAAACAAAAGTTTATAAATATATGCAATTCTTTTAAAGGAAAAAACTGGAATGATATTATTCATTCATTTGTAGATGCTACATACGATTTATTGTGTGGTTGTACTATACAAGGCGGACAATTATTACTAGGCGCAAGAATGTGGCTATAATTAATTTATTATAGAAAGTGATATATTTACAATGCAATATTCAGTAAACGATCAAGATGTTCAAGATTATCTAGAACAATTAGCAGCACAATCTATTACTGTAGATACAGATACAGATACCGGTGCTCAGAATCTTAAAATTATATTGGATACACTTGAAGACAATTTAATAGAAATTAAATATACAGATACAGAAAAATTAAATCATTTAATTCAAAGAAAACTTATTATAGATAAAAGAATTGAATCGTTAAATGATAACTATTTTAATACTAACGCATTAGATCAACGATATATAAAATATAAACAGGATATACGTACAGTAAATGAAGTGCTAGATTCTGCATATATGACAATGATTCAAAGAACAATAGATACTAGTGTAGATTCCGGTATGCGTGAACTTTATAACTGTAGAAGAGAGCAGGCATATCTAGGGTATCTTATTAATAGCTTACAAGAAGAAATAAGCTATATGACTGATTTAGAGGATTCTATTACAACTTTAAAATCTAAGATTGACGCGTTATAACTTAAAATTCTTATAGCATTCTTATTTTTATAACAAAAGGTCTACTATGGCAATAGGTTTACAGTTTGTGAATGGTGATTTTGTTCTAAGCAACAAAAGACTAGTTTTCGTACAGAATATAGATAAGGTAAAAAGAGATTTTGTAAAATTCTTAGTTACAGATAAAGAGACATCTTCCAATAAAACTACCTATACGAGATATAATCCAAGCTATGGGACTAATATAAATAATGTAGAATTATATAAAAATCTTACACAAAAAGCTACATTAGATATGTTAGAATTACAATTAAGTGATTCTATTAAATATTACGTTACGTTACAAGAGACTAGAAATAATTTATCCATGTCTGAAGTAATTACAGATCTAGTTTTTAGTGTTTATCAAGATTTAAATAATGCACAAAAGATTAGATTTAATATTCAATTAAAGGTAGCTACTGGACAAACGACTACATTGAATCTTTCTCAAGAGGTATAGAAGTGGATTTTAAAACTGCTACTGATCTTAGAACATCATTAATAACTAGTTATAATAGATTAATAGATATCGATCTAACGGATGGTACACCAGAAAAAGATACCTTTGTAGAAGCACCTATAGAAGGTCAATTATTAGATATTTGGACAGCATTAGAATATTTATATAAGTTGCAAGCACCTTTTATTTATGCAGATCAACTACTAACAGAGGATTTAGATGTTATATGCAGAAACTATGATGTAGGCATTATACCTGCTACATATTCTACTGGTGAATTAACTTTCTACACACATAACATACCAGCTGCGGATATAATTATAGATTCTAGCAAAGGTGGAAAAAATGCTGATGGTACCAAAACTTATACTGTTTCTGGTTACTACGTAATACCTGTATCGGATATTTCTTCTTATTATAATGCTACAAATTCTAGATACGAAATAACGGTAAATATTATTGCGGATATGGCTGGTCCTGATGGGTCTATTGGTGCCCAAACCATTACACAACTTACTTCTTCAATTAATGGAATAGAGGGGTGTATTAATAATGATGCTATAACTGGCGGCGATGCAGAAGGATCTTTAACAGATAGATTAAATCAAGTTAGAACTAAATTTAAAGGTAGAAGTCTTAGCACAACAGCTGGATTATTATTATATGTTCAAAGCTATTCACCCACAGCCACAGTAGTAGGATCTAATGATGCATTAATGCTTAGAAGCGAAGGATTAGGCGGTGCTATAGATATTTATATTAAAGATCAAATTTTAGAAGGTGTAACAGATACTATAACCATTACATCCACAGGATTAGAAGGCTATATAGAAGATTGTGCATATACTAGCACAGGTATAATACTAACATATCAACCAGTAGATAGTATTACTATGGTTATCAAAAATGGTACCACTGTAGATAGCGATTATTATACTCTAACTAAAGATACAGGAACTTTAGCAAAATCCACCAGGAGTAGTGATAAAGTTGAACTTAATAGTGATGGTATTGCCGCATTAGGCTATTTTCAAGCAAATGATGAAATAGAAATACGATATAACTATAATAAGCTTTTAACTACTATTGAAAGTGATTTAAATTCCGATGTAAATGCCTATGATAATAGAGATTATTTAGTTAGAGAACAATCTGAAATTGGAATAGATGTATACGCTTTAGTTAAAGTAAATACGGGTGTAAATATTAATACTGTAATATCAGCAGCAAGTCTAGATATCGGCAGTTATTTAGATTCTTTTGATAGTTCTGAATCTTCTAGGATAGAACTAATCGAGATACTTGATATTATTAAGAATACCTCAGGTGTAGATAACATTAATGCACTTACTGCTACATTAACTGCATCTGATGGAAGAACGGCCACAGCTAGTGGTGATATACCGATGTATTCAAATGAGTATCCTAAAGTCGGAACAGTAACCTTAGTAGAATGGACTTATTAACTATAAATTAATTTAAATATAAATGAAGGAAAAATTAAATGAAAACGATTGTTATAATCGCATCAGACGTTGTACCATTACCTATTAAAAAAGAATATTTAGATTCTTTATCTGTACAAGAAAGAAAAGAATTTAAAAGTAAATATACTTACGCAGAACCCGCAGGAATTAGATCTTGGAAATTTGCTTCAGTTCTTGCAGAAAAATATGAAGTACTTTTGTTAGTTCCAGATATAGCATTACCTGATAAATTAAAAGAAATTGTAGATTTTAGTAATATAAAATTTGAAATAGGATCTTATAATTATCGAGTTTCTTCTTGGAACTGGACACAAGAATTAGACAGAAAACTTAAGAAAGCTAATTTTGTTATTGTACAATGTAATTCTGGATCTGGAATACAAAATTGTTCTGTATTACCAAGTACAGTAAATTTAATCGTAGATGGATATAACATACTACCACAGGAATTATCAGGAAAGCTATTAACACATTCTATGATTTCTAGAAAAGTTTTTTGGCAAAAAGCAATGATGTTATATAATGATCTAATTACTAGATCTAATTGTCTTCTGGTAGCTAATGAAAGACAAACATTTTTTTATGAAGGGTTTTTTTATGGAATAGGAAAACTAAATTATAGTACCTTTCAATTTTCACCTTTACTGAAAGTTCCATATGGTATAGAAAAAAAGGAATTTACAGAAACAAATTTTAATATATCAAGCAATAACTTAAAATTATTATGGTATGGAACAGTGTATCCTTGGGAATGTCCTGAAGTTCTTATTAAGGAATTAGCAGATTTTGATAAAATTAGTATAGATTTTATCAATATTAAGCACACTAGGCAGCCCAAAGTTTTTAATACCTACTTTAAATCATTTTTTGATAATGTACCCAATATTTCAAACATACAAATAATAGATGATATAGATTTTGATCTCGGTACTGCACATGAAGAATATGATTTTGGTATTTGTCTTAACAGAAATTGGATATATGAATCTTATGTACATAAAACTAGAGCATTAGAAATGCTTGCAAATCAACTCCCTATTATTATTAATGATCTAGATAATTTAAATACAGAATTAGACTTTTTAAAAGATAATATTAGAAATGTAAATATACCCAGTATAAAAGAAAATTTGATAACAATATGCGAAAACAAAAAATCTAGTAAGATATCTAAAGATTCTTATGAAACCTTTACAAATATTTTTAATTGGAATAACACACTTTTACCGGTAATAGATTATATTGAAAATTTTTAGGACATATAAGTGATAGCGAGCATAACTAACTTTGCGGTTTCTTCTATTACAGTAGAAGATAATGTACAAACTATTATTTTTGAATTTGATATTCATACTGATCCAAATATTGGTGGTTATGAATTATTTAAATCTACAGATACTAGTGGGCATTCTATTAGCTGCGATATTAAAGTAGACGAAAGTGCTAATCAAAGTTCTACAATAAGCACATATAATGACTTAATCACAAATAAAACTTATTTTTCGTATACAGTACCAGAAGAAGATTTTGGTAGAAAAATCTTTTATTCTGTTGAAGCGATTGCAGCTAATCAAGAACATTCCGCCAGAACAGCAGATTTAGTTGTATATACGTTATTATCTACACCAGAAAATTTAGTTGTAGGATATGACAATTATGATACAAGCTTATCCTGGGATGCATTAGATACTACAGATTCTAAAAATAGTCAATTAAGTAATTATGCGGTATATAGAACAGAAATGAGTGTACCTACAGATGCATATTTAGATGCAGCTACAGGTGCTTTGGTATCCGATGCTTTTACTTATAAAAGCTATGTATATGTAATAGATATATTAAAGAAAAGTATTTGGTATGGTCAGGTATCTATTGAAGGAGTATTTTTTGCTACAGATTCTAATAGAAGTAGCTTTGTATTTGATCAAAGTCAGGATTATTCTGCAAGATTTAGAAATTTAGCTATTTATGTAGTAGATTATTCTACTACACCTTCATTACTTGGATACACAAAAAATACATCATATACAGATATCACAGCAAAAAGAAATTGTAATTATCTATATTATGTTGCTGCGGTTAATCCAAATAGACTACTAAGCAATTATGCTACTTATCCAATAATTACACAAGCCTTACAAGATAAATCTCCCTATCTCAGATCGGTGGATAATTCTCCTATTGATTATCTGCAGCAACCTTATTGGAAGTATCTTAAAAATGTTTTAATAGATCATAATTATTATAATAAGAATAAATTTGATATACCTGCTTTGAAAGGTAAATACCTTTTTAAAGGGTATTTAGGTATTAGTAATGCTAAAGTAGATGTTTATTTGAATGGTAATCATAATCAGTTTGTAATTACAGATTCTTATGGTAATTTTGAATTCGGTGTTTCTTTATCAAAAGGAACTTCTCATTTACAATTGCATGCCAGAGATTATAAAAATATAGGGTTTTCTAGAAAATCTACAAAACAAACAATAAATATAGTAAATTTATATTCTTTCTTTGCAGCATTAGGTAAGGAATATACAGATATATGGACTGAAATTAATTTACAAAAAGATGATCTATCCTTAACAGAAAGTAGATTTGAGGCTTTCGAAGAAAGAATATCTTCCTTAATAGAATATTATAGGGATATTTCAGAAGAAGCAGAACCTTACAGAAATATTGCTATAGCTATCTATTTAGCATATGAATACGGTGGATATCGAGAGGCTTTAAATATCATATTAGATGCTTTTCAAGAAAATATTGATGAATTTGATCATTATGAAATTTACTATAATAATTCATTATATGATCCTAAAAAAACTAGTAGGAGTTTTGTAATTAATAGTTCTACAGGAGAATGGGGATTAGAAAGAGATAACTATTATTATGGTGTTACATCAGTAAATGGTGACCAAGAAAGTTCCGCAACAACACTACGTATAGATAATCGCTGGTGGCCAACAAGTACGGGATTAGAAAGCAGTACAGGATATCAAGGTTTTAATGTTATCATGTGGCCAGAAGTAAATGGAATTGAAACTTATAATGTATACAAGTATAAAGGATCTAATTCTGTATATGACTATAGTAATTTAACCTTTGTTAGCCAATTGCATGCAAATTTATTTGTAGATATCAGCAATAATAACCTATCAACATCTACGAGAACACCTCCTTTATATACCTTTACTTCATTTGATCATCCAACAGAAGTTATAAATCTACCTAATACTAAGGTATCTAGTGAGTATCTTGCACAAAGAAAAGCTACTTATATTACTATAATAATATATGCTGTAGATAATGAGGATATACCAGATTTTCAGTTGGATAGATTATTAAGTGTATTTTCAGAGGTAATACCACCAGAATTAATTTATAGAGTTGTATATTGTAATGATTCGACTTCTGAATTTTTAGTTTAGAAAAAATTAACTAAGTTATACTATAAAAAATGAAATGAAAAAGCTATGTATCCTATCACCGGATGCTGTAAATTTACCCCTTGCATCAAACTGCCCAGATTCCATTTATATTAATGGAATTCTTTATTCAACGAAATCTAAATGCTGCAACGCAGCAGCTACTGGTATTCGTGCACAAAAGTTTGCAGAATATCTATCAACTGATTTTGATGTAACTTTATTAATACCTGATTTAAATCATCCGGGTAAAAATAATATTGATTATAGTAAACTTTCTTATTCTATAGAATCTTATAACTATAAAAAGTGTTCTTGGGAGTATTCCAAAGAATTAAAAAATATTCTTTCTAAATTTGATATTGTTATTTTACAGTGTACAGGTGGTATAGGGTTTAAGAATATTGTAAAATTAAGACCACACATTCGAGTTATTTTAGATGGTTATATACCACTATTAGCTGAATTTCCAGCAGCAGTTAGCTATCATACAGATGAAAAACTAAAAAAATATCAATGGTTGACATTACTACGTCAATATTCTGAACTTTTAAAAAGAGCAGATCTTATATTATATGCAAATGATAGACAAAAAAGATATTATGAAGGCCAATTATTCTTATTAAATAAACTTAATGTAGATAATTATAAGAATTCACCTTTACTTAAGATTCCTTATGGTATAACTTGGCATAAACCTGTAACTAGAGAGCATTCTGATAAATTAAAATTATTATGGTATGGACCATTTTATCCATGGTATGATTTCGAGAATTTAATTACAAATCTTTATAATCATTCATCTATAAAAATAGACTTTTATGGAATACAGCATCCAAGATTTACTAGATTTCTACAAAAATCGGTAAACTTGGATTATATAAATACATCTTCTAATATGAAAATAATAGGTGAATATAATTCATTAGATCCTAGAAAATTATTTGAAAAATACGATGCTTGTATCTGTCTATCTCAACATTGGCTAGAAAATAGATATTCTCATCGAGCAAGAATTTTTGAAGTGATGTCATACGGAATGCCAGTAATTATTACTAATAATTCACCTATTTTAGAAGAATCTAAATATTTAGATGATAGACTTATTTATGAAATTGTAGGTGGTGATTTTATTCGTGAAGAATTGGAAGATATAAAAGCTTTTTCTAATCTATTACATATAGATATTTCCGCAGAACATGAACTATTATATTCTCAATATAATTGGGATTCTATATTAAAGCCTCTTAAACTAACGCTATTAGAAGAGATGAAATGAAATCTAGACCATTGCAACTCCATCTTCTTGCACAAGAAGACAAGTATACCTCTTGGCTCCAAGTTAATAAATGGAATTCAAGAAAAGAACAGCAGTTAATACACACTCTTAAATCTTTATCATATCAACCTTTAATTAGTATTATAATGCCTGTATACAATGTAAATGTTTCTATTTTTAAACAGACATTACAAAGTATTTATGAACAGGTGTATGATAATTGGGAACTATGTATTTGTGACGATTGCAGCACAAATACAGATTTAATAGAATTCCTTAATGAATTACAATTTAATGTAAAAATAAAAATAACTAAGACTTCAAAGAATTCAGGAATTTCAGAATGTACTAATACCGCAATTACGCTAGCTAGCGGTGAATTTATTGCTTTTGTTGATAATGATGATATCTTATCACCAGACGCTTTAGCAGAAAATATAATAGAATTAAACACACATAATACTGCAGATATTATATATTCTGATGATGATAAAATATCTGTTTCAGGTGTTAGATATGAACCGCAATTTAAACCCGATTGGAACCCAGAATTACTTCTTAGTTACATGTATATAGGGCATCTTCTAGTAATAAGAACTTCTTTTTTTAGACAATTTACAGGTTTTAGAAAAGAATTTGATGGATCACAGGATTTCGATTTACTATTAAGATTATCAGAAGTAACAAAAAATATTTATCATATTCCAAAAATTCTATATCATTGGAAAGCAGTAGATGGATCGACTGCAAAAACTGCGCAAGCAAAACCAGAAAGTTTTATTGCAGGACAAAATGCTATAATAGAAGCATTACAAAGAAGAAATATTCAAGCAAGTGTTTCTAGACCAAAATGGGCGGTAGAATGGAACTGCGGTTACTATGAGTTGCATTTTCCTTCTTCTGGACCTGCTGTTACTATTGTAATACCAACTTTTAATCAACATACCATTTTGGATAGATGCATTAAATCCATTATCGAAAAAACTCAATATTCTAATTATGAGATATTAGTTATAGATAATGATAGCAATGACCCAAAAAGTTTAGATTATTTAGATAACTTGCCTTGCAGAGTTATTAAAATTTCGAACGGTGAAGAAAAATTTAATTTTTCTAAAATAAATAATGAAGCTATTAAACACGTTAAAACACCTTATGTATTATTTTTAAACAATGATACAGAAATTCTTGCACCACAATGGCTTAATCAAATGGTAGGTTATCTTAATGTACAAGATGTAGGAGCAGTGGGTGCAAGATTAATTTTTCCTAATGGTTTAATTCAACATGCTGGATTAGTTCATGGGTATAATAATGGTAGAGTAGAACCAGCATTTAAAATGATGAAATCAAATCATGGGACGTATATGGCATTTGAAAGATTATCTAGAGAATGTTCAGCGGTAACTGCTGCTTGTATGCTAACTAAAACGGATTTATTTAAGCAAGTATGTGGATTTGATGAAAAAAACTTTAGTGTAGGGTATAATGATCCAGATTACTGCCATAGAATAGAAAAACTTGGATATAGAATCGTCTATAGTGCTAATTCTATCTTATTTCATCATGAAAATTTTACACGAAGAGTAGAAAAGTATAGTCGAGATGATATACGAAATGAATTTACATATCGTCTTTTATATAAAGATTATAAAGATAAACATTATAATGCAAATCTATCGTTTAAAGATACAACATTTAGCATAGAATCTTCTATTGTAAATACTTCTAAAATACCTTATGCAATTAAAACATTAGGATTTGCATATAATCTTAATTTAGAAGGATCTAGCTATAGTAACTTTGAAATGATTTCTGGTTTAAAAAGAAAACAAATACTGGATCCTGTAATATATTGCTTTCAAGATGGACCTCTTAGAAAAGAATACGAACGAGAAGGTATAGAAGTAGTTATTAAACCTTCTCCGCTATCAAGAGGATTTTTTATAAAAGAGTATTTAGAAGGACTTGAGAATCTTAAGAGTTTAATTAAACAAATAAATCCAGAAATTATTTATGCAAATACGCTGCAGATGTTTTATGGTATAGATGTAGCAAAACAATTAAATATACCTTCTATTTGGAATGTTAGAGAAAGCGAACCAATCTTTACATATTATACACATTTTGGTGAAGATATTCAACAACGAGCCTTAAATTGTTTTTACTATCCTTACAAAGTTGTTTTTGTTGCAAATTCTACTAAACACAGATGTCTTCAGCTAGAAGCAAAAAATAATTTTACTGTAATACATAATGGTATTAATACCTCTAGATTTTCCGAATCGAATAATAGACAAAAAACTAGAGAAAAATATAATATAACAGACGATCAAGTAGTATTTTTATCTGTTGGTACAGTCTGCGATAGAAAAAATCAACTAGATCTACTGTTAGCAATAAGTGAACTACCAAATATCTATTCTAATAAATATAAAATTATTATTGCAGGAGATAGACCTTCTGGGTATAGTTCTATGCTGCATGATCTCATTTCAAAGTTTCCAAAAGAAAAAAGAGATAATATAATTATGTTACAAGAAACTTCTTGTGTTCAAGAATTATATGAAGCAGCAGATTGCTTTATTTTAACAAGTAAACTAGAAAGTTTCCCTAGGGTTATATTAGAAGCTATGCATTTCGATCTTCCTGTAATAACTGTTCCAACAATGGGTGTACAAGAACAGATATTCAATAAAGTAAATGGAAAGTATTATCCATTATCAAATTCTAATGCACTTATGATTGAAATGGTTTCTATGATACTTAATCCAGAATTAAGAAGATATTATTCTACTAATACCCAAATAATTAAAAAAGGAATGACAACACATCAAGAGATGCTAGATAAGTATGCTGAAGTTTTTCAAGAAGCTTGGTTAGCTGGGGAATCTAGATAATGTGTGGTATTGCTGGTATTATAGATTCTTCATTAACTAGTACTATCTCTTCTGACTTGATAGAAAAGATAAGTACTGCAATGAAACACAGAGGACCAGATTCTACAGGATCTTTCTATAAAGAAAATATTCTTCAAGTAATGACAAGATTATCTATTATAGATTTAGATCAAGGAGATCAACCTTTTCTTTCGCCTAACAAAAAATATGTTATATTTCAAAACGGTGAGATTTATAATTATAAAAAGCTTAGGAAAGAATTAGAAGCACAGAATTATACTTTTGATACACATTGTGATACAGAAGTAATTTCTATTGGATACGAAGCTTGGGGTATTACAAAACTACTTGAAAAATTAGATGGAATGTATGCTATTTCAATTTTCGATACAGAATCTAATACTTTATATCTAATTAGAGATAGATTCGGTGAAAAACCTTTATTTTATTGTATCAAAGAAAATAAATTTGCGTATTCTTCTTATTTAAAAACATTTAAGTATTTGAATTGGATAGATTTTACATTATCTAAAATATCTTTAGTATATTATATATGTCTGCATTATATACCTGGGCAGTATACTATATTCAATTTTATCAAAAAGGTATTACCAGGTCATTATCTAGAAATTAAATTAGAAAATCTTTCTATTAAAAATATTTGCTATTATAAACCTAAGCTAGAAGTAGGAACTGTTAAAAAAGAAGAATTATTACTAGATTTATTGCAAGACGCTGTCTCTTCAAGATTAGAAGCAGACGTACCAGTAGGTATTTTCTTATCTGGTGGTATAGATTCTAGCATAATTACAGCGTTGGCATCCAATATAAAATCTAATATCTCTACATTTTCAATGGGTTTTTACAGTAAGAATTATGATGAAAGTACTTATTCTAATCTAATTGCAGAAAGATTTAAAACAAATCATACAAATTTGATGTTTAACGAAGATTCTTTTTTAAGTTTGCTATCAAAAGTAATTAAATACCTAGATGAACCAGTAGGTGATCAAGCAATTTTACCGGTATATTGGTTGGCGGAACAATGTAAGGGTAAACTAAAAGTTGTTTTATCAGGTGAAGGTGGTGATGAAATTTTTGGTGGTTATTCATATTATCCAAGATTTACAGTTGATTCTAATCTAAAAGATATATCTAATAGATTTATTTCTAAAAATTTTAATTACACTCCTTCTGGTTTTCCTCTTGTCGCATCTATGCAACACGCATTTTCCTTATTAAATGAAGAATATATGTTCGATAAGGATTACTGGGAATCTTCTTGGATAGAATGGTTAAATTCCGCAAATGATTCTATACAATATGTTACTTCTGCCGATTTAACAACATGGTTACCAGACGATTTATTAGTAAAATTTGATAGAATGACTATGGCAAATAGTATAGAAGGAAGAGCTCCTTTTTTAGATCCAAAAGTAGTAGAATTTGGTTTAAATCTTCATGCTGATCAAAAAATCTTCGGTACAGAAAAAGTAATTTTAAAAAATATCGCAGAAAAATTATTACCAGAAGATATAATTAAGAGAAAGAAGCAAGGATTTGTTCTTCCTATGGAAGATTGGATTACTTCTTTTTTTAAAACTATACCTATACGAGAATTTGTAGAAGATATTAACTTTCCTTTTTTTAATACAATCAAGCTAGGTATGACAATAGGAACAAATCTTAATAATCCAAGATTTGTTTTTTCTCTTATTGTACTACTTTTATGGTATAAAAACTTTTTTCAAGAGTAAATATATGAGTAATAAACCCGTTCATATTTGTATGACAACTTTCAATCGAATAGATTTCACTAAATTAACATTAGATTCTTTGGTAGAAAGTAGAAAAGTAGGATACCCATTTATTCTTACAGTTGTAGATAATAATAGTAAAGATGAAACTGCAGAGTATCTAAAAAATAAATGGAAAGAAGGAATTATACAAAATTTAGTATTATTAGAAGAAAATCTAGGTGTTGCTAAAGCAGCTAATCTAGGTTGGCAATTAGAAGATGATACTTATTATATTAAATTTGATAATGATATTACATTTAAAAATCCTAATTGGTTGCAACCTATGGTAGAAATTGTAGATAATGTTCCGCAAATAGGTATTCTAGCATATAAATTTGAACAACAATCTTTTCCATTAAAAACTTTTGGTAATTATACAGTTCAACAAAAAGTTAATGGCGCTATCGGTGGTGCTTGTGTTTTAATACCTAAACGAACTCATGATACACTTGGGTATTGGAGAGAAGATTATCAAAAATATGGGGAAGAAGATGCAGATTTTTCTTTTAGGGCATATTATGATGGTTTTATTCTAGCATATATGAAAGATAATCTAGGTATACATTTACCAGAAAATTTTGGATATGAAGCAGAAGTAGAAAATAAGCAGCAAAATTATCGCGCATGGAAGGATATATGTAATACCACAAATAGACGTATATATCATGAAAATGTTATGGTATATTATAAAGATCCTAAAACTAGATATATTTCTTCTGCAATGCGTATAGAAGATTTTAAAGATAGAATTTATAAGGGTGAGTAATAATGAATAGTTCGTTTATATCCGCCAGCGCATTTCCTACTAAAATTTTACAGAATCCCATAATGCATGGGGATAAAATTATACCCTATCATGTACAACTATACCCAACAAATGTTTGTAATCTAAATTGTTCTTTTTGTAGCTGTGCAAATAGAAATAGAAAAGAAACTTTATCTTTAGAAGATATTAAAAGAGTTATGTCAGATGCTATATCATTGGGGTGTAAAGCTGTTACAATATCTGGTGGTGGTGAACCTACACTTCATCCTCAAATTAATAAGATATTAGAATTTTTAATTATCAATAAAATTTCTGTAGGTATGGCAACTAACGGTATTAGTTTAAGTAATGTGGACAAAAATTTATTAGATTCCGTGACATGGTGCAGGATTAGTCACAGTGATGATAGAACTTTTAATCCTCCATATAGAAATGTATTGTTAAATATTATAGAACAATGTAAATATGTAGATTGGGGATTTAGCTACGTAGTTACTGCAAATCTCAATAAAGATACACTAATAAATATTATTAAAACAGCTAATGATTATAATTTCACACATGTAAGGCTTGTATCTGATCTACTCGATTTAGATAGTACTCAAAGTATGAAAAATATTAAAGAATTATTACAAAAAGAACATATAAACGATTCGCTTGTTATATATCAAGGAAGAAAAGAATTTACAAAAGGGACGAAAAAATGCTTGATTAGTTTATTAAAACCAGTTATAAATGCAGATGGAAACATTTACCCGTGTTGTGGTGCTCAATATGCATACGATCCACCATCATTAGAATGTAGTAAGGTAATGTCTATGGGAAAATTAAGCGATCTAAAATTTATCTATGAAGAACAAAGATATTTTAATGGTTCAATTTGTTCCAGATGCTATTATAATGAATATAATACAATACTTGAAAAAATGACGGAACCTCTAAAACACAAGGAATTTGTATAATGATTAATATTTCTGTTGTTACTCCTGTATATAATACTAAAGCTGAATATCTGCAAGAATGTTTTGATAGCATTTGGAATCAAACATATAAACCTATTGAAAGTATTTTTGTAAATGATGGGTCTACTAGAGAAGAAACACTTAAATTTCTAGATTCTATTAGAAATAAAGAAAATGTAATTGTTATTGATCAAGAAAATAAAAAAACAGCGGCAGCTTTAAATGCTGGTATAAGAATTATGAAGGGTAATTGGTGGGCCGGATTAGCTTCTGATGATATTTGGAAACCATACAAACTTCAATTACAAACTACTTTAATTAACAGAAATGCCGAAGCTAAGATAATTCATGGTGATTTTGAGTTAATAGATGTAAATAAAAAAGTTTTAAGTATACATAGAGATCCAGTATTCCCTGATTTACGCCAACAGCAGAAATTTCTTATTGCCTCTTATTTTGGAATGTGGAGTAACTTACTTATAGCAAAAGAAGTTATAGATGATGTTGGTATGTTTAATGAAGAAGTTTTAGGTGTAGAAGATTATGATTTTGCTATAAGACTTTCTACTAAATATAGATATTATAAAGTTCCTGAGATATTAACTTCTTATAGAACACACCCAGAACAAAATACACATACAGATTTTGGCTATCAAGGAAAAATTGGTAGACAATACGATTTAAAATGCCATCAATTAGCACAGAAACTCTTTGGTTAGGAGAATATAATGATAAAGTTTTCAATTTTAGTTCCAACAGTTCCGAGTAGATTAACAACATTTTATCCAAGATTAATCAATAGTTTACAGGAACAAATCAAGAATAGAGATGATATTGAAATTCTTGGATTTTATGATAATAAAAAAAGATCTGTAGGTTTAAAAAGAAATGCACTGCTTAACTTAGCACAAGGTGAATTCTTAACATTTATCGACGATGATGATAGAATAGCAGAAGATTATATTCAATCTATTATGGATACTATTTATGCGAATCCAACCGCAGATTGCATAGTATTTGATTGTATTACAACAATCAATGTTACAGAAAAAACAACCTATTCAAAATATAGTAAAGATTTTGCTTATAGTGAAGTAGGTGATCAATGGCGTGGTAAACCAGCACATACCATGGTATGGAGATCTTCTATTGCTAAAAGACATATGTTTCCTAATATTAATAACGGAGAAGATGTTAATTGGGTTGTTCGTGCATGTAAAGAGATTAAAAATGAAGTTAGAATAGATAAAGTACTTTACTATTATGATTTTAATTCACAATCCACGGAAACAAGATAGTTATGAAAGTACATATCGTAACTGAAGGTAATTGGATTAAGAAGTTTTGGTCTGATAAGATATTAGAATATAATCAAACAGATATGAATTATTCAGTATCTTATGGACAGAGATTTGATGTAGATATAAATTTTTATATTTGCTATAATGTATTTCTAAATTTTTCTCAAAAAACTAAAAGAGATATTGCATATGTAACACATATCCATGCAAATGACCCAAAAGAGCACAGCAAAGATTTGGGTGGTGCAGATTTTAATAGATTTAAACTGATGAATGCTTGGGTGCATCAATCGCAAAGAAGCCTTCAACAGTTTCTAAATCTTGGATTTCCTCAAGAACGTAATTACAACCTCACTTCTCCTATAGAAATACATAAATTTAAACCTACTATTAAAATAGGTATTTTTCAGAATGGCGAAGTGGTGGGAAAAGGATTATATTTCATGCTGGATCTTGTAAATAGATTTAACTTGAGTAATTTTAAATTTATCTTTTGCGGTAGAGGATGGGAAGTAGTTACAAATAGAATGAATCAACTTGGTATAAGAAATGAAGTTTATAGATACACACCAGATGAGTATAAAAATGTAAAACAAAGTGAATTATACGAAAAGATAGATTTTCTTCTTATACCTTCGTTATGGGAAGGTGGTCCAGTAGCACCAGAGGAAGCTATGGCTTGCGGAATCCCTATAATAAGTTCAGATGTAGGATTCATTCCAGAATTCAATGTAGAATATATGTTTCCAGCAGGTAATATAACTAAATTAATTGATATTCTGGTATCAATTGAAGATAAAGTACTTAAAAGAAGACAAAAAGTAGAACAACTTACTTATATTAATTTTAATAATAAATTAAAAGAAATTTTTAGTGAAATAATTGAAAAAGGATATTAAAATGAATTCTGATAAGACAGCACTTGTAACAGGAGGAGCAGGATTTATCGGTTCTCATTTATGTGAATATCTGATAAGTCAAGGATATTATGTGATTTGTCTAGATAATTTTTTTACAGGTTCTAAGCAGAATTTATATAAACTTTCTGAACACTCTAAATTTGAAATTATTAGACATGATGTAACAGAACCTATCTATTTGGAAGTAAATGAAATATATAATTTAGCATCACCTGCATCACCGATTCATTATCAATATAATCCTGTTAAAACAATAAAAACAAATGTAATGGGTTCTATTAATATGCTAGGTCTCGCAAAGCGAGTAAAAGCAAGAATTCTTCAAGCATCAACAAGTGAAGTATATGGTGATCCGGAAATACATCCACAAAAAGAAGAGTATTGGGGTAATGTAAATCCAGTCGGACTCAGAGCATGTTACGATGAAGGTAAAAGATGTGCAGAAGCATTATTTTGTGATTATCATAGACAAAATAATGTAGATATAAGAATAGCTAGAATATTTAACACATATGGACCTCGTTTCAACTTAGAAGATGGTAGAGTAATTAGTAATTTTATAGTTAATGCATTAAAAGGCACTCCTTTAGAAGTTTACGGAGATGGAAGTCAAACACGATCTTTTTGCTATATCAGTGATCTTGTTGAAGGATTATATAAACTTATGCAATACCCAGAATTTCCAGGACCAGTAAATTTAGGAAATCCAAATGAGATGACAATACTCCAAGTAGCAGAAAAAATTATAAGATATACCGGGTCTAAATCTCAAATTATTTTTAAAGAATTACCTAAAGATGATCCTTGTAGAAGAAAACCAGATATCTCTTTAGCACAAAATATATTAAATTGGTCACCAACAAAATCTTTTGAAATAGGATTAAGCAGCACTATTTCATATTTTGAAAAACAATTAATATTAAAAGGTGATTTGTAATGAATGATAGTTTTATTTTTAATAATAAACAATATCAATATCATACTCAGAGTAAAGTAGAAAGAATAGTAGAACTACCTATTATCTTTGACTACGTCCAACAGTTTAAAGATAAAAAAATACTGGAAATTGGTAATGTTTTATCTAACTATTATACAATAACGCATGACGTACTCGATAAATATGATATCTCATCTCGTTGCATTAAACATGATATTGTTAGCTATTTAACTTCTATAAAATATGATTTAATTGTAAGTATCTCCACATTAGAACATGTAGGCTATGAAGCTCCGGAGATAAAAGATCCTTCTAAAATTAAAAGATCAATAGAAAATATAAAAGATAATTTACTTGCAAACAGTGGTATGTGTGTTATTACAATACCTTTGGGATGGAATAAGATTCTTGATGCACAGATAGATAAGAAAGAAATTATTTTTGATGAAATATACTTTATGAAAAGAATTGAAGAATATAAATGGATTCAAGATAATGATACCACAATTCTTGGAGATTTCTATGATAATCCTTGGGGTTGTGGTAATAAACTACTTATTGGAATATTAAAAAAGGAGATCTAATTGAAAACGTTATTTATTAACATGGCATGGGATGCAGCTGGATGTTCTTTTAAACAAGCTGAAGCTATTAACCTACATACTAATTGGAAAGCCAGACATTTCAGAGCAGTAAAAACTTTTTATAATACATTAGATCTCGGACCAGAGAATTATAATAAAGAAGAATTTATGCAACTAATACGAGAAGCAGATATTCTTCATTTTTGCTCAGCTACACACACGTATAATAGCCCACATAATTTTGGATTCGATTGGAATGATCTTGTAAAAGATAAAGTTAAGATTTTTCATGATTATAATAGTTTTATGGGAAGATGGAGCGAAAGAGCAGAAGCAAAAGATATTTGGAATAAAAAAGAAGAGATAGGTTATAATGCAATCTTTTCATCTATCCCACAAGCTCTCCAAATTTATAAAGACTGTGTGTATATACCAGATGTAGTAAATTGTGACTCTGATGAATACTCATATACTAACATAAATAGAAAAGAAGTAATAATAGGTCATTTCCCTACGGGTGATCCTAATAATAAAAATACTAACGAATTACTCGCAGCTATTAATCAAGTGAAATCACAAAATAAAAATATTAAGGTAAATATTCATAGAGATTTAGCTAATAAAAGAATCATTGAAATCAAGAAAACATGTACTTTAGGATTTGATGCAATTTGGAGAGGTTTTCACGGCATGACTACTGTAGAAAATCTTGCGTTAGGAATACCTACAATGGTAAGTGCAGATGGAAATTTTGAAGAAACTTTTAAAGAATTTCATAAAACTGATATTTTTCCTTTTGATCGTGTAAATAATATAGAAGAGATTAAAAATCAGATATTATATTATTGTAATAATCCAGAACAATTAGAATATCGATCTAAAGAAGTTAGAAGTTTTATGGAAACTACTTGGTCTTATAAAAATATTGCAAATAGAATTGTTCAAGAATACGAAAAACTTTTGGAGAAGTAATAAATGAAAAAAATTCTAATTTTAGGTGGCTGTGGATTCGTGGGTGCTAACTTATCTCTTTACTTTGCGGAAAAAGGATATAAAGTGACTGCTTTTGATAATTTAGCAAGAAGAGGTTCAGAATATAATTTAGATGACTTCAAGAACAAAGGCGTAAAGTTTGTTCACGGTGATATCCGGTGTAAAGAAGATTTTGATAATCTTGGAACTTTTGACGCTATTTGTGAATGTAGTGCACAACCTTCTGCTATTGATGGATATAATAACCCATATTATGATTTTTCTAATAATACCCTTGGATTATTTAATGTTCTAGAATTTGCTAGAAAACAAGAGAATAAACCTGCTGTCATCTTTTGGTCAACAAATAAAGTATATAGTGGAGATAAAATCAATTCTTTTGAATTGTATGAATCTGATACACGATACAGATGGATCCTACAAGAAAGTTCTACTAAAGGATGGGATTCTAGATATGGTTTTTCGAATGAATTCAGCATCGATGGTGGACAACATTCTATTTATGGAATGAGTAAAGTAATGTCTGATCTTGCCTGTCAAGAATATTTCGATGCCTTTGGTGTTAAAACAGTTGTAAATAGATTTTCTTGTTTGGCAGGACCGCGACAATGGGGTAAAAGTGCACAAGGTTGGGTTGCCTGGTGGGCTATTGCAGCTATGTTTAATCTACCATTAGTGTATATTGGATGGAAAGGAAAACAAGTAAGAGATGCTCTTTTCATTGACGATATTTGTAAGTTAGTTGAAATGGAAATTGATAGTATAGATAAAGTTAAAGGACAGGTTTTTAATATTGGTGGTGGAAAAGATATTAGTCTATCGCTTATTGAAGCAACTTCTTTAGTAGAAAGAGAATTTAACAGAAAAATGAAGATTTCTATTATAGAAGAACCAAGGAAAGCTGATCATGTTATTTATATTTCTGATATCAGAAAAATAAAAGAAGCAATTGGTTGGGAACCTAAAATTGGTGTAGAAGAAGGTTATCAGCAAATTATTCGATGGGTAACAAATAATGTAGAACTTCTTACTAAATTATATCTATAAGGTATTGTAATGACAAATGTAGTTTTTTGTATAACTATGTATAATGAAGTTAATACTGTTCAGTTTAATATTAATACTATTAAAAAACAATTCTTCGGATCTAAAATAATAGTAATTCAATCAGAATCTGATCGGAAGATAGAAGGTGCCGATATCTATGAAGTATTGCCTAACTTAGCTGGGGCAGTTCCTATTCATGAATTACCTGCTGTAGCAGTAACGAGAAATTATAATTTAGCTTTTTCTAAATTATATAGTACTTATTTTAGTGCTCCTTATATAGTCGCTATAACTGGAGATACATTGATTAGCGATATTAAAGGATTAGATAGAATTTACAGACAAATGTTAGATAATAAAAAAGTATTAGCTGTATCACAAGCTATAGGACAGGATTTTCATAGCTCAACTTCTAACCCACCGGTCATTTGCGGTGGAAGGTATCAATTTGATGGAATTTCAGATTTTATGCCGCAATTTTTTATTGTAGAAGGAAATTTTGCATATAAAACTAAAGTATTTTCAAATACGCAAATAACTAATAAATATACTACAGAACAATGTTTAGGTGATGAATTTTGTAAACACGGTTCTTTTAAAGATCAAGTATTGGTTTTGTCTAAAACAGCATATGGTTTTTCTGATGGTATTAAATACCAAACTAAATGATTAAATGTATAATATTTGATTTAGATGGAGTCTTATGTGATCTAGTACAAGTACATAGACACGCATTGGATTCTGCATTACTAGAAATTTGTGGGTATACTATTTCGGAATATGAATTTTGGAGATATTATAACGGTATTCCTTCAAATGTTAAACTACAAATGCTTGTTAATAGGGGAATTCTAGATCCAAAAGATAAGGAAAAAGTATGGAAATTAAAACAAGATAATACCATAAATGCAATTAAATCTTGTTTATCCTTAGATACACAAAAAATAGAATTACATACATATCTAAGAAGTAAAAACTATAAATTAATTTGTGTTTCTAACTCTATTAGAAACACCATAGAATTAGCTTTAAGGCAAACAGGTCAGTTGGAATTTATGGAGTTTTTTCTGGGGAATGAAGATTTTGGTATAAAACCTAAACCAGATCCTTATTGTTATTGTCTGGCTATAGAAAAAATAAAATTAAATACGCAAGAATGCTTGATAATAGAAGATTCTGAAAAAGGAATAACTGCGGCTATTAAATCTGGTGCGCATGTTTTAGAAGTTAAGAATCCAAAGTATGTTACAATAGAAAACATTGAACGGAAGGTTAAGAATGCAAACATCTGAAGAATTTAAGTATACACAAATGCAAAAAAACTGGTATGAAACTAATGCTAGAGCAAGTTATTATACAGATGGAAAATGCTTAGAAGATCATATCGTAGGAAATTTTCCAAATCAAGAAAAATTTCCATATGAACAATGGCTATTTAAATATTATATACCTTCTAAAGAGCATATCTGCTACGAATATGGATGTGGACCAGGAAGACAGATTAGAAGAATTTTTAATTTATTTAAGCGGGTAGATGGCGTTGATATTTCACAAAAGAATCTGGATAATGCAAAACAATATATAGGATCTTCATATAATGGAATTTTAAAAGTAACAGATGGGACACAAGTTCCTTTAGAAGATAAATATGATTTTTGTTATTCTGTCATTTGCTTACAACATATTCCTTGCTATTCTATTAGAAGAAAAATACTAGAAAATATGCTAGAAAGTTTAAAACCTGGTGGAAGAATAGCAATTCAACTTGCTTTTGGCCCATCTATGAATGGAACACCTACCTTTGGTTATACAGAAAATTTTTATGAAGCTACTACTACTAATGGGAGACTAGATTGTAGAGTGGATACAAGACAAGAAGTTATTCTAGATTTTTTAGATATAGGTTTTAAAGATGTTACTACAGAATTAAGTAACACAGTAGATGATCATCATCCTTGTTGGATATGGATTTATGGACAGAAACAGATTTGACGACCATTATACAGAATGGCGTTCTAAAAGAATAGCTGCTATTGAGAAATATTTTACTAAAGAATTTTTCCAAGGTAAAACATTAGTAGAATTAGGTGCAGGATTTGGTGATATTGGATATCATTTTTCTACCTTAGGTTCAGCTGTAACATGTATAGAAGGTAGAAAAGATAATCTTGAGTATATACAATCTACTTATCAAAATATTACTGCACTACAAAAAGATTTAGACATCGAAAAATTTGAAATAGAACCAGTAGACATTATTATAAATATGGGGTTGTTATACCATTTAAAAGATCCTATTTATCTTTTACACACTTCTTGTAAGTTTTGTAAATATATGATTCTAGAAACAGAAGTAGTGGATAGTTACGATCCTTCTAAAATTATATATTGGAAAGATGTAAAAGAAGATTATGATCAATCGTTGCATGACGTAGGTTGTAGAATTTCTGTTGGTATGATAGAGCATATTTTAAAAGAATATAAATTTAAGTTTGAAAGGTTGGAAGATTCTTCCTGTAATTCTGGCCCGCATAAATATGATTGGATTATTAGAAATACAGGTACTTGGGAATCCGGTCAAAGAAAATTATGGTTTTGTACTAAGGAGGAGTAAAATGCATATAGTTATACCTATGGCGGGACGTGGGCAACGATTTATAGATGCAGGATATAAAGATCCAAAACCTTTTATTCCTATTAAAAGTAAACCTATGATCGAATGGGTTATTAAAAACTTGGATTTTACCACAATATGGACTACTAAAGGATATGATTTTCATAAACCTACTTTTACTTTTATAGTTCAAGAAGATCATTGCAAGAAATTTCAGTTTGATCTCAGAATTAAAGAAGCTATTACAGCAGCATGTGGTAGAGATATAGCAGATAAAACAAATATTATACAAATAAATTATATTACTGAAGGTGCTGCTTGTACTGTTCTGAAAGCAAGGGATATAATTAATACAGAAGAATCTCTATTAATTGCAAATAGTGATCAATATATAGACTGGACTGTGTATTTATTTATGCAAGCAATAGCAGATACAAAAGCAGATGGATGTATTCCTGTTTTTCATGGAACACATCCTAAATGGTCGTATGCAGAATTAGATAATAAAGGATTTGTTACCAGAGTAAGAGAAAAAGAACCTATTTCTACTTATGCTACTGTAGGTATTTATTGGTTTAAACATGGTTCAGATTTTGTTTGGGCTGCTGACGAAATGATTAATAAAAATTTAAGAGTAAATAATGAATTTTATGTTTGTCCTGTATATAATGAATTGATAGTACCAAAAAATCAAAAAGTAGTTGCATTTCCTATTCCGACATGCGCAATGCACGGATTAGGTACACCAGAGGATTTGGAGGAGTTTAAGAAATTATATGAAAACTAGTAAAATTCAGGAAATGATTCGAGGTTGGTTTATTGGAAACTTTTCTCCTACTGTTTGGAAAACTGAGGATTTTGAAGTAGCAATTCAACGATATAAAGCTGGTGATACAGAAACACCACATATCCATCGAGTAGCTACTGAAATTAATGTAGTAACAGAAGGTGCTATAGAAATGAATGGAAAAGCTTTTATGGTAGACGATATAGTAATCATAGAACCAGGCGAAAAAGCACATTTTAAAGCACTTACAGATGCAGCTGTTGTAGTAGTAAAAGTCCCATCTTTGATAGGAGATAAATATACAGACTAATGGGAGAATTATACCTTCATAATTTAGATAGATATAAATGTAATATTTTTATTGAAACTGGTACTGGTAAAGGTACTGGTCTAAAACATGCATTACAATTTCCTTTTAAAACTTTTTATTCAATAGAAATCAATAAAGAATTGTATGAGTACTGTAAAACTAGATATATTTCAACTAAATTAACTTTATTAAATATGACTTCTTTGGAAGGTTTAGAACAAATATTACCTGCTATATCTAAAGAAGATAAGATACTATTTTGGTTAGATGCACACTTTCCTGGAGCTGATTTTCAACTGGGATCGTATGATGATGAAATAGAAGAAACTATTAAGCTACCCTTACAAACAGAAATTGAATTAATTTATAAATATAGAAAAGATTGTAAGGATAGTTTTATTATAGACGATCTTCAGCTATTTGAAGAAGGAGTATACGAATTGAAAATGCCAGATACTTTAACTTCCAAATATAAAAAGAGTAACAAGTTTATTTATGATTTATTTGAAACTACGCATAATATTACAAAAGATTATAGACATCAAGGATTTCTAATATTGAGGCCAAAAGAATGATACTTATTGCTCATAGAGGTAATCTTACAAGTCCAGATAAGTATAATGAAAATCATCCAGACTATATTTTAAAGGCATTAGATTCTGGATATGCCGTAGAAATTGATGTATGGTATGAAAATGGAAAATTTTACTTAGGGCATGATGGACCCTGGATTACTACTAATGAAAAGTTTTTAATGACAAAAGGATTATGGTGTCATGCAAAAACTCCTAAAACCTTAGATATGTTACTTGTATTAAGAACTAATTGTTTTTTTCATAATACAGATGCTTGTACATTAACTTCGAACAAATACATTTGGACATTTCCAAATAAAGAGCTAACACCTAATTCAATTATAGTTATACAGGGATATCCAAAAGATATTAATATTAATTCATATTCTTGTGCAGGAATATGTAGTGATTATATTAAAGAATTCAGATATGAGTAATATTAGCTTATTAATAATAAACAGAAATTATAGTAATTATATAAAAGAAGCGTTAGATTCTATACTTAATCAAAGTAAATTACCAAAAGAAATAGTTATTATAGATGATTATTCCACCGATTCTTCTTTTTCTAAATATATAGAATTGCAAAACTATATTTACGGTAACAATCTTAATATAGATCTTATTGTTACTTACAACTCAAGTAGAAAGGGTGTAATTGCTTGTAGAAATATTGCTGTTAATCATTCTTCTTGCGATTATCTATGTTTTTTAGACGCAGACGATTACATATCAACTACTTATCTAGAAGATACATCTAGAATATTAGATAATAATCAAGAAATAGGTATTGTTTATACAGATTTTATACTATTCGATCAATTTGCTCCACCAAGATACTATGATGTACCACAGGAAGAAAAAGGTGGAGAAATACAAAAAGGATATTTTAAAAGAACTTTTCCAGAATTTAATGAAGAATCTAAAAAATTATTACAAAATAGAAATTTTATTCATGGAGGTTCTATTTTTAGAAGGAAATGCTTCGAAGATATTTCTGGATATATAAAATCAGATATACCAGAAGATTATAGTTTATACAAAAGAATAGTAAACTTTGGATGGAATGCTAAAAAATGCAATACTTGTCTTTTATTTTATAGGCAACACTCTAATAAACAATTTAATATTACTGGTGAATAAATGATTTTACTTGTAGGAAATAAAGGACTACTCGGAACAGAAACAGAATTATATCTTAGATCACATTCTATTGCATATGTTCCATATGATAAAGAAAGCGATATAAGTATACTAGACAATTTACATAATATTTGTAGAAATAAAGAAATAGATTGGATTATTAATTGTTCTGGTATCTCTAATGCAGATTTAGCAGAAAATAATCCTTCTTTAGCTTATAAAGTAAATGTAGAAGGAATAAAAAATATATGTGAAATAGCGAAACAGTATAATAGCAAACTTATTCATATTTCCGATGTTCAGATATTTAATGGTAAAAAAGATACAGAATATTCTGAATTTGATATACCAGATCCTATTAATATTTATGGAAAATCTAAACTGGAAGGTGAAAACATTATAAAAAAATCTTTAGAAAAGTACTTTATTATAAGATCCTCTTGGTTATATGGAAAATATGGTATTACCTTTGTATCTACTCTATTTAAACTTATAGGTAAACAAACACCAAAAATTCAAATCGTTGATGACGAAACAGGAAGTCCTACATATACAAAAGATTTAGTAGAAGGTATTTTTAAAATTATAGAATCCAATTCTACCAGATATGGTGTGTATAACTTTAGTAATAAAAACAAGACAGATTGGTTTGAATTTGCTAAAGAAGTTTATAGATTAATAATGATTTATGAAGTTTTACCTAGAACCCTACAAAGATTTGTGACCATTGAACCTATTACTAGTAGTGAATATAAAACATCTGCAAAAAGATTAGTAAATTCTTATCTAAATAGTAGAAATTTTGAGAATACCTTTGGTTTTCAGATACGTCCTTGGAAAATAGCATTAGAAGATTTTATATCAACCTTAAAGAAGTGAAAACATGAATGAACAAACCAAAATAATTGATCCTATCGTTGAAAAGTGGAAAGAAAACTATAAAAGAAATCTAGAAGAAGGTGTCTTCACTAGACCAAATTCTAGATATCTTAAGTTTTTGATTAATAATACCTTTTATAATAAGATACCTTGCGTTTTAGTAGCAGCAGGACCATCTCTAGAAAAAAATATACATATACTAAAACAGTATTCTGAAAATTATTTAATTATATGTGCAGATGTAGTTTTATACAGATTAATGGAAGAAGGAATTCATCCAGATTTTGTTTGCACAATAGATCCTAGTGATTCTTTCTCTAGATTTTGGAAGGGGGTGGATACCTCTAATTGTAATTTTATTTGCCCAACTACTGTAAGTTCTATTGCATTAAATGAATGGAAAGGTAATGTATTCTTTTTTAACCAAACAGATAAACCTGGATCTGAAAAACAAAAAGTTCTATCTGAAATAACCACATATACGAGCGGTGCTGGTGATTTAGAAAATAATTACTTTGTAGGTGCTACAATGTTTTTATTTTCTAAAATATTTAATCCTAGTTCTGTTATTTTTGTTGGATATGATTTTGGATTTACAGATAATAAACCGTATTGTAATGGATTTCTAGAAAGAAAACTTTATGATACTACGGGTGTTGGAATGGATGTTCTTATTAAAAGAGAACTCAATCACGATACAATTATAGATATTGATACATATTATATAAAAACAACTAAATTATTACTTCTTTATAGAAATACTTTATTAGATCTTATCTTTCAAAACAAGATAAAATGTATAAATTCTACAGAAGGTGGTATTTTAACTGAAATTCTAAGAATGCCGTTAGAAGATTCAGTTAAAGAATTTTGTGTTAAACCCATTAAAAAAGTTCCAGTTAATGAAATACCAAAAAGAAATCGCAGATAATAATTACTTAAAATCTCTATTTGTTTCTTATTATTTTAACAAAATACGAATATATGGAGATTTTGTCTAATGAACCAATTATACTTCCCAGGAAGAGTAGTAGATTTATATAGTGAAGATTACCAGTATCTTCAAGATAATGTTTCTACAGAGGTATTAAAAATACTAAAAAGTATAGTATCTGGTGAACTTTCTTCTTCTATTATTAAAAACTTTGTTTTACGTGTAGATCCTTCCAATAATCTATATTTAGAAGTAACGCAAAATAGTGGTACTGGGTTAGTAATTACAAATAGTGGTCTTTTAATAGAATATAATTCTGATATTTCTAGTATTGCATTATCAGACACTACTTATGGAACTGTTAATAATGTATATGCTAAGTGTTCTTATGTATATGGATCATATAATAGAAGAACAGAAACTATTGTGGAAGGAGAGAAAAAAGCAGTAGATTTATATGACGGAACACTTATTTATAACAGAAAGATAGAAGATTTAGAAATTGTAGTATATACTGTTGCAGAATATAATGCTTTGACTGCCGCACAAAAAGCAGAGTTAGTATTTTTAGGTTCTACTATTGCACAAGGATCTGGTAATCCATTATTATCTGTTGATTTGAGTTCTGTAACGTATTTTGCTATAGATGTAGTAGAATCAGAAATACCTGCAGGGGCAGAAGACGACGAATTTTATGGAACAGCGGATAACCTAGAAGAAGAACTTAATAGAATAAGAACAGAAATTAGAAATATTAAACAATCACCTGATTGGGATACTTATCAGATAGGTATATCTGCATCAGACCCAGATATGAATAAACTGCATTTATCCGGTGTAGCACCTAATGTTTATGAACAATTTGATTATGAATTAACAAGTAGCGGAACAGCTATTAGAATTAAGACGGGAAAAGCAATTGTAAATGGTGCTACTGTTATAACCTATTCTAATACAGATTTTAATATTGTTGAACAAGGTCAAGTTTATATTGGTAATTATACAGCTAGAACTAATCCAGAAACACACATAGTAGGAAATACACAACCAGTAACATTTGCTCTAGCTTATTCACCTGTAAGTAATGTACACTTAATAGAACAATCAAGCGGTAACGCTTTTATTGAGGGTGTAGACTATACTATAAATACCAGCACAGGCGAAGTTACAACTATCGTTGGCGGAAATATAATGAACGAAACGGTAGATTGTTATTATAGCTATCCTGGAAATAGATGTGATTTAATAGGAGTAAATAATTCTGAATTAGTATATGAAATAGGAACAGGAGATCCTGCAGAAACTTCTAGTGTTCTAAGAGTAACAAGTACAGGTATTCTTCCTTTATGGATCCTTTACCTACAATCAGGAGAAACCAGCTTAGTAGATGCTAGGGTTATTGATGCCAGAACATATTTACAACCAGTAAAAGAAACTCGTCAGTTAGATTATTCAACTATTTCTCTATATCCTACAGATGGTAAAATATCCTTTACAGATTCGACCACAGGAGCAATATCCAGTACAGGTTATACTATAACTAGTACAGGTATTACAAGTAGTGGTATATATTCTTATGTAACAGTTACAAATAGTGTAGATTTAACTGCATATATGTTTACTAAAGAGAATGATTTTGTGTGGATACTTTGTAGGCCAGTAGTTACTACAATGTATCCTGCAGTAGATGATACAGTATATTTAACGTTACATTATGAAACTTCACCAGGTAGTGGAACATTAGATGGTAGTTCTACTATTAAACTACCGACAACTACTTTTGCTAGCAATATCTTTATACCATTACTTTTTAAAGATACTGAAATAGCAGACGGTATTACAAGATTTAAAATTTCTATTTCGAGGGGGTCTCAATTCGATTTTTCTTGTATTCTTATAGGAAATAGCGATTTATTCTATCAATCTTCTTTAATAGAAGGATTATTAAGTAACTTAGAGGCATACGTAAACCGTGGAGATATTTCCACAAGTATATTTAGTAATATTTTTATTGGGCCAATGTCTTTTATTTCTAATATATCTAGCATTCATAATATTGCAATAGGACCTGCGTCTCTAACGGCTAATACCTTTGGTAACAAAAATATAGGTCTAGGTGCCGGTACTTTAATGGCAAACACCTTTGGAAGCAATAATATTGCAATGGGATTTCAAGCTTTGGGTGCAAACATTTCAGGGGATTCTAATATAGCTATTGGTCCTTCTACAATATCTCTAGGTGAGAATGCATCTTATAATATTGCTATGGGTGACGAAGCCTTAAGAAACTGCGGTGGTGATGCCACCCAAAACATTGCTTTGGGTTATCGAGCAATGCGTAGTAATTATTCAGGCAGATTTAATGTTGCAATTGGGAATTCTGCATTGTATTACAACACATATGGTTCGCATAATGTAGCAATAGGATCTAATGCCCTAGAACGCTTAGCATATAATGGTAGTACAGATAGATATAATGTAGCAATAGGATCTAGTGCACTAGGATTGCATAATGAGGGTGATTTAAATACTGCTATAGGGTATGTATCTCTATATTCGCATACAACTGGTAATTATAATACTGCAATAGGATCTTATTCTCTTTATAGTAGTCAGAGTGCGCAAAGAAACGTAGCTCTGGGATATTATGCAGGATATTATAATACAGCATCTGAGATGTTATTTATTCACAACCAAAATACAGGTTCAGAGGCAGGTGATCTTTCCAGGTCTCTTATAGTAGGTACCTTTAATAGTGTTTCTGCAAATCAAAATGTTACTATTAATGGAGATTTAAAAGTAGGCCATAATGTTTCTATTGCAGGTGGTTTGGAAGTAGGTAAGGTTAATTGGACATTTTGGGAGTTAGTAGGTAATGAATTAGCTATTTCTGGTAATGTAGGTAATCCAGCTCTTTGTTCTTTGAATAGAACAGATGTTGCTTTTGTTGATAATGGAAACGACAAATTAAGAACATATAGATTTAACGGAACTACATGGACAACAGTTGGTAATGAATTAGCTATTTCTGGTATTGTAGTTGCACCAGCTCTTTGTTCTTTGAATGGAACAGATGTTGCTTTTGTTGATAATGGAAACGACAAATTAAGAACATATAGATTTAACGGAACTACATGGACAACAGTTGGTAATGAATTAGCTATTTCTGGTATTGAAGGTAATCCAGCTCTTTGTTCTTTGAATGGAACAGATGTTGCTTTTGTTGGTAGTGGAAACGACAAATTAAGAACATATAGATTTAACGGAACTACATGGACAACAGTTGGTAATGAATTAGCTATTTCTGGTACAATAGGTGCACCAGCTCTTTGTTCTTTGAATGGAACAGATGTTGCTTT